TTGTAAATCGTATACAAATACGGTTATATTTTTATTAAAACAATATTACGTATTTTAATAGGGGAAGTATTTACACCTTTATCATATTAAAGAATAGTAAAAAAGTGTATATTAGGGTTTTTGGAAGGTACTGTTTATACATTTTTTTTACTATATAAATACTCATCGTAAGATGAGTGGGGTAGGCTTAAATATTTAAATATTATCTTTATCTATTTATAGAATAAAGAATATATATTATAACATATTATAAGCCTACCCCACTCATCTTACGATGAGTATTTATATAGTAAAAAAAATGTATAAACAGTACCTTCCAAAAACCCTAATATACACTTTTTTACTATTCTTTAATATGATAAAGGTGTAAATACTTCCCCTATTAAAATACGTAATATTGTTTTAATAAAAATATAACCGTATTTGTATACGATTTACAATTGTATCGTTTATAAAGATCAACAGAGGTAACAGAAATTGATTTTACTCCTTTCGAAAAATATTTTTAATCGAGGTAACAGAAATTGATTTTACTCCTTTCGAAAAATATTTTTAATCGAGGTAACAGAAATTGATTTTACTCCTTTCGAAAAATATTTTTAATCGAGGTAACAGAAATTGATTTTACTCGAGATATAGTTATGTTACAAACATGTGAGAAAAAATAATAGGTATTATAGATCGGGATATGAGTGCGAGAGTAGATCTCATACCCGAAGGGGAAGAAGTATCATCATCTAATCAGTATGATAAATATAGACCTATGCTTATTATCTTATTCATATCTTGTGTAACTGTTTCAATTATTTCATTCTCTCTAGGAGTATTATTTGAGTATCGTAGAAGATATTACCAATCTACAGGAGAAATATGTTTTGACGGAATGTGTGTTAGAAGTCTACAATATCTCACAGCTGAATTTAACTACTCAAAATATTCTTGTGAATCTAAAGGTTTAAGAATACCTAACGATAAGGATATGGCGCATATAGATAGATTACTCTATTCGAGAGAATTTGACGGCTTCTGGATGAAAGGAATTGTATATTATCATGACAATAAGTGCGGATTAACCAAGATGGGTACTACATCTTTCGGTATATATCCTACTCCGTGCACCTATAGAGCACACGTAGTATGTTATAGAAATATTACAAGTTCTTAAAAAATATTTTATACATTTACGAAAATAACTTTTATATTAGTATCATTGTTAAAATTAATAACAATGTGTTAATTACGAAGCTGATTTGTATCTCTGTTATTAGCATTCTACTTAATCTGAGAGCTAGTTATAGAGACCCTCCTTCGTGTGATCACGATCTTTCGAGGTTTCGGTTCTGTTACTATAAATATTACAGGAGAATTCTCGTGAAGGATGCTAACCAACCACACACACGGAGGGGGGGAAAGGTCTGTGATTTTCGTCGCTAATGAAATTAACTCATAAGGAAACTACGGAGTTTCTGGATAACTAACGTTTAATCCTACATCTCCTTTATGTAACTACATTTATATCTACGCTACTAGGTACAAGAAGGTCCCTGCTACAAAGATCGCTAGTTTGTGTTCTAAGAAAATAAAAATATTTTTTACTCGTAGTGATTATAAAAAGTGCTTTGCGTTGTTAGATAACTATTATCCGTTTTTTTACATACAAGATACCTTCTTACAGCGCATACTGAAGATATTACTTTAGGAACCTCGGTTATTTTACTTCTGCTTCCATAAGCACACTCGTTCTCCGGATCAAAAGTCGAAGCATCCGTACGGTTATCCACCCAGAAACTTACTCTATCATCTCCGATCCAGATATTTTTAAGAGCTCCCATTTCTTTTTCTGACTTACCTATCATATCATATCCCAACTTCTCACATCTTAAGATACCTTGTCTAAATCCTACTCTTTCTCCAGTTATCAAGAAGCAGATTCCGTTATGACTTATCCACTCCTTAGGACAATGAACGACTAGATTATCACTATCTGCAGTCACGATAGAGGAAGACGTAGTGATAGCGGTGGTAGTATCATCTTCCGAAAAAGAATCCCGTTTACAATCGCGTACCGTTATTAAGAGAGCCACAAACAAACAGGATGTTATCACTACACTCGTTAAACACATACAGGTAATAGGTAAAATATACCTTTCGCTATTATCTCGTAGGAACTTCATTTTTTCCTTGTAATATTCAACCGTGTAGGTCATTTTCCTGTTAGTTATATTTTATGTATTTATTTATCAAAATAATTAGATCTTCTACCGTCTACGTAAATAAAAGATATAATTGTTGTATTTTGTATTACGGGATACTTACATACAAAACACGCGTGAGGTAACCTCATTTATACCCGTATCTTCTAATCAGGAACTAGCAAACTTGTTCCTCACTCGATGTTTCGTACGCTAAATATAGAATACGCTCCTTTATCTCATGTGGTATGTAATACCAGTATCTATTACTGGTAAGTATATCATTTATTCCGATAAAGTATTTATCAAAGTCTTCTCGAAATTTTAGAGACTTACTCATAGATTTTTTTTAGCATATTACCATATTTTCTAAAAGTCAATACATCTAATCCTATAATATTCTCATTTTTGACCAGTCTCGATAAGAGTCTTACATCGTCATGTAGTAAGAATACGTCTAACGAGTACTTAGGAGTAAGTTTTATAGCTTTCATTCTTTGTATTTCCGCCTCATATTCTAATTTATTGTTCAATAGATATCCATGTTTATTTACTAGCTCGCTATTGATATTATGTCCCCCATTAGTCGATTTATACATCTGCGTTACTATATAAGGAAGCATAATATCTAACATATAAGGTTTATATACAATCATAGATACTACAGTTTCTCTTTCGTCGTTTACATAACTAGTGTCAGCCCCGTTTTCTAGTAATAACTCTGTTATTTCAGTAGAACGGAGGCACGCGCGCATTAAAGGCGTGTATCCGAACTTGTCTTGAGTATTTACTTCGGCACCGTAATCTAATAACAGATGTGTCATCTCGATGCATCCAGACTCAACAGCTATAGATAAAGGAGTTTGTAGAACTATATTCCTGCAGTTAACATTGAATCATAGATCCAGTAAGAATTCAGCCATATCAATATTCTTAGTTCCAACAACGCGGCATAATATATCACTATCCTTATCGCAATCACAGTAGTTAATAACTGTTTTAACTATTTCTAGATTTCCAAACAATGCAGATAACTCAATTAGAGATAAACCCACGGGATCTAAGTAATCAATTTTATCACTCGCGCCATTCTCTAGTAATAATTTAACTAATTTAACGTTTTTATTACGGACAGCATTAGTAAGTGCGGTTCTTTGATCATTATCAATATCGTTTATTCCTACACCACTATATATTAGTATTTTTGCTATTTCCAATTCATCGTTCGTTATTCTTTCCTCCATCGCTTTTAATTCGTTATCATTGTACAGCCGAGTTCCATTGAATGATTACTTAATTATAGCTATTTCTACGAAGCTGCATAATTGTAGATGCTCGGCTCTTCTAATATTTTCTTGTAGAAAACATGTTGTATGGTTATCACTCAAAAAGTACAATGTATAATAATAAGCTTGAACATGTGTTAATAGATGCAGATAAGTACGATTAAATTCGTCTTTATATTTAATATCTTTCGAATATTCTCTGAACAGAGCTTTAAATACATTTAGTCGTCTTGTTTCTATAATCTGATGTAATATGTTGAACGAAAACTTAATATCTGTACTATCTACACCATGAATGCAATTTAAACGTTTAATACAGTTTCTTATCTTACTCTCTTTATCTATATCTTGATTCAACTCATATAATCTTTATGTCTTGTATCACTTGTTCGTCCTTCTCTACATAAGTGCTAAGATATAATCTATATAAATCCATCTACTATGATAAAAAATCCGTGTTCAAACTGGGAGTGTTTTTGTATCTGTCAATATCGATGATAAGTTTTATATTTTACATTAACACGATGTTACCATCAATCAGTAGTTTTGAATTATTCTTTAATTTTTCTGTATAATCTATCATAGATTTCTTCTTTATTCATATTTGGTGATTGAGACTGCATAGAGCGGTTTTTATCGTTGTTTCCACCCATAGCTGATAAGTTAATACCTATATCTCTAGTATCGGGACAAGACGGAGTAGTTATATTTTTCATTATAGCTCCGGTTAGACACATTCTACCATTAATATTACATCCTCTATCGAAGATATTTGGAGCGTTTACAGGACCGCAGTTGGTATTATTTAATATCATGGTAATCTGGACAAAGCACTCAGATGCATAGTGTCTTTTCACTAAGATATGATGGCACTGTTAAAACAAACATATTATAATCATGTGGATATAAGTATTTATTTCCAGATGATTTCTATACATCTTTGTTTACACGTTGATAGAAGATATCTAACTACGCTACGTCCCGGAACACCCACGTTAGCTACTAACGAAACTTGATACTATCGGCTCGATAGAATACAAAACACGAGCGAGGGCCCGTATAAACTAACTCATTTTTATTTGAAGTTAAATCGAGACGCCGATATGATCGTAGAGAAAATAGCGGCGTGGTTATTGTATCCGTTATGTCTCCTACGATGTTTTCTCTGTAACTCTGTAAGACCAGCTACTTGCAAATGCATCCACTGTCTTTTGTACCCGTTCGAGGTATGCTGCGAATGTATGAGCGAGACGTTAGACTCTCTAGAGCACAGCTGTTGCTATATCTGCGTGCTTCCTCTATTGATTATTAGAGAGTTCTGGAGACGCGTGATCTTACCCACTTTAAAAGCAACGTGCGATTGTATACGATTACCCTGTATACTGACAAGAAGATTCTGTAAAAGAACCATCTGCCCGTTAACCAAGTCCTGGTGTCGTTGTTTCTGTTGTCCTTGCGAGCTTTTCTTGAGATGCCTCTTCTGTCCTTGTAGGATGCTGAGAAGAATGTACAGAGGCAGACTGACTCGCGTCAGAGAACCTGGCGCGTTCAAGGATTCCAGAGATCCGGCCAGACGCGGAACCTGGGTCAACGACTGGTGCGACGATCTATGCATGTGGATATGGTCTCCCTGTTGTTACGTCAAGAGATATATTCGCACGCTGTGCGATACCTTTACTAAAAAAATTTTCTACTGGTTCATCGCCCCCGCAGGATCGCCGAGAATGCCCGAGGAACCTTCCACGCTCGCAAAAAAGATCTTTTCGTCGTGAAGCGTCACGGCGTTACGATGAAAGAGATTGGACGCCAAAAGGTATACGCTCGTATTACAACTCGAGATCGTCGACGACGATACCGATTAAAAAGGAGACGTCGTCGACGCGCCTCGAAAATAAGAAAGAAGACTCTTTACAAGGACATAATGAGATACAAAACGAAACGTCGACTCTACGTAATACGGTTTCTAAAACGGCGTCTACCTTAATCTTTTTCATCAGAATAAGAGATAGACTGAGATTCTTGAGGACGGTGATCAAAACGATAGGAGAAAAACTTTATGCTAAAGCCGCTCTTATGATCTTTCATAGACTGGTGACCTATAGACTTCCGATCGTTAGGGATCTCGTCCCGTTTTATTACGCAAGGAAAAATTTTTGGAAGTTCGCTTTTCTATATCTCATGAAGAAAGCTGCTGTTCGGCCTAATAAAAACTAACAATATATTTACATTTTAAATATTATTAATCTATGCATACGAAACCGTACTTCATTAAAAAAGTTGTTAATAGTCGATCGTGTACAAAACGTCGGCTGTTGTACTATTAGATACGGATTAAGATTTATTCATAAACCCTTCCATAGAATTCTCGTCTTCAACGATCTGATCCTTTTTATCACGCTAAAAACTTTTGGAAATTTGCCTTTCTAAAGAGAATATCTGCTAAAACCTCTGGTTCAAAAAAAGATAGATTTTGATTTATGATTATTATCTAATTGTTAAATCTCATCTTAATTATATTGATTTAAACTTTACTATAAACTTGATTATATTCTAGATATCGATTTATTAATCAAACTTAACTTTATCTATATGCAGTCTAGTTTTAATTATAGACATAAACATTTTGAACTTATTGTACGTAAAAGATTAATATCTCTCTTTCTCTTTTTATTTTTATTCCAGCCAATGAACTATAGTATTAGAAGAACTTGTGCACGTCAGAGTTGTTAAACACTGATCTTCAATTTTGAACTCTACGTAGTGACATTGAGTCACGTATTTAATATCATCATCGTCATGAGAAGAACCTCCTTCTCCTTTGAGAAAATAGATTTTTACGGTATCTTCGACAGAAGCTAACAAATATCTAGGTCTGTAGAATTCTACGTTCCTGATAACCTTCGCTATTAAACTGCCATCACCCGTGTGATCATTCTCTGAATTTAAATGATCAAATGCAGACACCAAGACACTCTTCTCCGATGGGATGAACTTTGAACTCTATGACCACGTATTGTTTAGGACACCCTCGATAGCGAATCAGTTGTTTTCAGATTTATCTTAAAAATAAAAATACTTGATATGGTTTACCTAAAGCTTTCATATATTATATCAATGATCGTCATCGATAACCAGTGTCTTTATCCTTTTCTCCAAATTCTTATAATACCATGAGGATAAAAAGATTATTCTAGGTCTATCAAATTAGTAAGCACTCTGTAATGTTTTAACTTGTTAATTTTATTTTTTGGATACTTTTCATAGTCTATAGGATATTCTCTAGAGTAGTTTTTACCCGTCCAGTTAATACAACTAGGTTTCTTGACGGTATGTTTATCACGGTTATCACGTATAACTATATAGCTAGCTCCACATTTCCTACATATATCTCCTTCGATAAAAACAGAAGCGTCTGTTTTTTCTCCTGTAAAAGTAACACCATTTACTTTCCACAGTATGATAGGAGTGACGTAAGAAGCGGCATAACAGATAATAATCGTTTCGTTATTACGAGTAGTATACCACTTGAAGAAAGCTTGGTCTGCTACAAGTAAACAACGTCTACACTTTTGGTTGAACTTTCCCATAGTAGCAACTGCTTCGTAACATTGCCCGTTATTAATATGTGCTTTAATAATAACCAGAGTACTACGTAACATGCCATCGTATCCCACAATAGAGTAGTAATCTTCTTTACTAATGTCTATATCTACATTATCATTCGATTTAACCGTGCCTATTAGCGGGTTATAAGGATAATTAGTATCTGTCCACGTTATAGAACTGATAGATTCATTACCACATGTATCGAAAAAGCAGTCTATCTCTACACGTTTACCCGGAAGAGTATAGTTATCGAATTTCCTTTTATTATATACGGTGTAGGGATCTTCTTCTTCTTCGTTAGTCAATAAATTAGACTGATTTATCGATGTAACTCTAGTAGATATTTCAGAAAGATTTATATTAAGACTAGTTACTGTTCCAAAATATTCAACTTTACATAATATTTCTGAGGTGATATTTATGTAACTGGGATCAATACGCAAATAATAAGTTGTTCGAGACGAATCATTGCTATCTTCTTTTTTACCTACGTAATTTCCCTCTACCGTAACACCTCCTGTTAAGAAAAATACTTTAACTTTATTTTGGTACATCCTATTCTCTACTTTACAGCAGATATCTGCATATTTTTCACTAAATTCGATAAAAGTTTCAGTTATCACAGGCACTTTTCTAACTAATACTTCGTGTTTATGACTTTCAGTATCGTTAAGATAAAACACGCACATGTAATCACCTTCGGATAATATAGTATTCTTTTCTAACATCGTATATTCAGAAATTTGGTTTCCGCAGTAGCAGTTATCTTTTCCACTATTGTTTATAGAAATTTCTTTTACAGGAGTCATATTGTTACCCCTCAAGAATACTACGCGATCCGTCATGATAAAAGAAGGTAATGAACATGTTAGCGATAATTCTTCTCTGTCTCTTAGTAATATATTTACTGAAGACACGTGTACAGAGTATATTATTAAGAACGTCAGGACTCTTTTCAAGATAATACTGTAAATAAATTTCATCTTTCTGATATTATTATTTATATGAGTGAATATATTCTCTATTTATTATATCTATGAATAGTGTTAAGGACTCTAAAAATATCCGTATATGATATTCTTTGTTTATTCTATTTCTATTATCAACGCTACCATTCCAGCTATTAACAATATTAGGATAATAGTAATACTTTTCGTTTATACTTATCAAATCGTTAAATCAAGTTTTCTATAATGTAGTTACCTCTCTTTCAGTAATTATATAACCAGATATAGTTATGGCTACTGTTGCAGTCATTTTATTTACTACAAGAACATTATATTTTTCCAATTACACTATATATGATAGTTAATAAAAATAGATTAGGTATAACTCGGTATGCACCGAAATGTTTTCGTGAGGGAGGGGAGGGGAGGGGAGATAGGTGTCCTTTATCCTTTTATTCCATCCAATAAACCACCGTGTTTTGAGAACTGGTGCACGTCAGAGTTATCAAACATGAAGAATCAGTTTTAAACTCGACGTAATTGTCCTCTGTCACGTATCCGCTTTCTGTGGAGGGAGATCCTACTTCACTTACTGAGTAGATAAGACCTCCTTTTCCTTCCAGAAAGTAGATTTTCACGGTGTCGCCGGCAACAGCACATAAGTATCTAGGTCTATAGAATTCTATATTCCTGATAGCTCGTACTATGAAGCCTCCGTCACCGGTGTGGTCATTTTCAGAATTCAAAGGATCCAACGCAGCAGCCAAGACTTTTATACCCAACTCTCGTTCGATAGGACGAATGCTGAGATTTAAAGCCATAATGGATGTGTTGTTGAGGACAGCCTCGATAATAATTTGATTATGTTTTCAGTTTTTATATGTGCTTGAAAAGAGTATTGACTCGTATACCTTTTCCTGTTTATTAACATCAGAACCATAATCTAATAATAACTTTACTATTCCAATATATCCTAATGCTACTGCTGTTACTAAAGGAAGTTTGTCATTAGAATTAGAATTTATTAGAGATATTTCATTATCAGGATTAATATTTTTACTGCTTCTACATTATTATCATATATAGCTAAAAAAAGATATTTATTTTTTATATTTGTACTGAGGATGAATCAGAACCTTAAATAATATACCCATAATTACATTATTAATCTATGCATACGAAACCGTACGTCGTGTTACATGGAGAGATACCGAAATTTTTCCCATCCGTGTAGGTGCAGTTATCCTTTCCTGCACCCTTGGTATCATCTCTTATCCACACACGCTGGCCCATACCGAACACACTTATATAACGCATATCTCTTTCATTATCTATTAGACTACGTCTAGCTAAAGTGCCCATGGGAAACGTTAACATACATGTAGTTGTAGCTTCACCGAAATTCTTTTTATGGCGAGGAGGTTCTAATCTGTCTAGCCAGATACACTTATTGTTGAAAGCGGTATACGGGCCTCTACATATTGGGGAATTAGTGTAAGCTAATGGTATCAATATCGTTACTAATACTAACGATTTCATGTTGATATACGGATAGATTCTGTTAGCCTATAATAATATACCACCAACAATTAGATGATTACTTTTCAATTATATATCATAAAAATATTACTTCATTAGTTTCGTTAATTCTTCTTTTAGATACTTATTTTCTTCTTTAAGTTCTAACAGTTTCATTTTAATATCAGATATATAACGATCATATACTTCATCTATGATTTTACGTTGTTTCTTAAGTTGATTTACTATACTAAACAATTCCTGCATCTCTTGGTGGTATTTTTCTTTTACTTCGTTTTGATTTCTTTTATATTACTATTATGTTTTTCACTCATAACACTTCCAAATGCTTTGTTATTTCTACGTATTATCATTTTAAAAAAAATCTAAATTATTATCTATTATATTTACACATGTTATAAACACTATTTTTAAGTATTATCTGTTAACAAATATAGTTCATAACGATCAAGATTATCTACTATATTAATAAGGAGTTTATCCTCCATATCATATTTGGTTTCGTCTTTTAGTGATATATTAAGTGATACCTTTAAATCACTATTCTTAAGATACGATAATATATTATAAATTAATTCAGTTGGTAAACAACTAAAATAATTATTAGAAGAAATGTTTGTTTTCATTACAGATAGATACTGTTCTATTAAACTAGATCTTTCTATAGCATCAATCACTGATTTAGTTAATCTCTCTATGTATATCGGAAATAAATTCTTTTTCAAATATAGATCTTTTTTTACATTATGAACGAGTGTTGCTAGAAGATTAGTATTATTGGATAAAATAAATATATCCAAAGAATATCTGTTGTTTATTTTTATAGACTTCATATGATTAATATCTCTCTCACATAGAATTTTCAGTTTCTTTAAATTATGGTTTGAGTTGATAGATCTTATATTTCTTATAAACAAAGGATCATTTAATACATTGTTAGACATAAAAGAATGCAACACAATATAGTATAATATTATACTTGCTGAATATAAAAGTTTAGGAGAAAGGGTACATATTTCTAGCGGTGTGCGGTTATGCTCATCTACTATATTTGCATTAGCGCCTCTTTCCATCAATAATTTTACTTTATGTGGTGTATCAAGTACTATTAATAAAGGAGTACGTTCTTGTGTGTCACAAATATTAATATTAGCTCCTTTATCTATAAGTAATCTCATAATATTATTATTTTCATCGAATGACTCACACACATAGTGTAAAGGTGTTTTACCCTTAGAGTCTACAGTGTTTATATTAGCGCCATATTTAATCAGTAATTTTACATATCCTGCTATAATTCTATGTCTACAAGCTATGTGTAAAGGTGTTCTATTCTCCAAGTCTACTATATTTGGATCGGCTCCGTTTAGTAATAATATCTCCATTATATTATAAAGATAACAACCTTCTGCTGCTAAATGTAAAGGTGTTTTACCTTTATTATCAACAGAGTTTAAATTAGCTCCTTTGGATATAAGTGCGTTAACTTTATAAGTATTTTCATTAGATGATTCCGTAGCGTAATGTAAAGGTGTATAACCCCGTGAATCTTTTGCATTTATATCAACGTCAAGTTCTAATAGAGTTTTTAATACATTATACGAATTTGCTGAATAACATGCGTTGTGTAAAGGCGTTTTACCGTATTTGTTTACTGCATTAATGTCAGCACCGTGTTTAATAAGTGTTTTTACTGATTTTGCATCTTTCGATAGATAAGATGCTATATGAAGAGGTGTTACACCGTATTCATCTATAGCTGTTATGTCAGCACCCAATTCTATCAGTTTTTCCATTACATCGTTCCCCTCGGGTACTTCAGCCGCATAATGTAGAGGTGTATTATTGTAATCATCAACTATATTTACATCAGCTCCATATTTTACTAGTAATTCTACTATATCAGTTTCACCAGATGTTTTTGATAAATGAAGAGGGGTTTGGTTAAGCATGTCTTTCATATTAGCATCAGCACCTAATTCTAATAGAATTCTAACCGCGTTTACATTGATTTTTTCAACTGCATAATGTAAGGGGGTGCTGATAAATTCATCCACTATATTTACATTAGTGCCTAAATTTATTAATGCTTTTATAACATCTGGGTTACATGATCTTTCCGCTGCATAGTGTAGAGGTGTTTTACCGGATACATCTCTAATATTTATATCAGCTCCTCTTGATACTAATATTCTTATTCTTTCTACAGCATTTCGTAAAGTAACAGCTCTGTGTAAAGGAGATTCTCTAAACCTCCAGCTTATATTACTATGTGCTAACTGATAATTATTATACATTTTGTTATTAACTAATTACTATTTTCATTTTCATGACTGGAATAATATTGTATTGTTGTTAGCTATTTCTATATGTTTATATAATTAATAAAAATTAATTTTTCAGCCATGTTATGATACTGTAAAAATTTATGTTTAGTTATTATCATCATTTAACGTTATTATTTCTTTTAATTGATCCATTAAATCTTTGTGTATCACATCACATTCTAATTTATAAGAATCTTGTATATATCTGTTTAGAAATTTTCCTACTTTCAAAGAGAATAGAGGAGAAATCCAATAAGAAATATGTAGTATAAGGTCACGATGTACGTATAATTCATTTGTTTTGTTATCTGGTAATATATTCAATACTATTCCTCTGTAATCGTAGTAATCATTATATAATCTATTTATCCTGTCTAATTCATTTATTAAATCTATTGATGTTTCTTTATTTATCCAATCCAATACATTTCGTCCTCTGGAATTACATAATCTTGTAGCATTTATATATTCGTTTTCTTTCATCATAATAATTTCTATATCGTCGTAAATTAGCTTACAGAAGTTATTATCAATGGATTCTACTTTGATTTCCATATTGCGTAATTGTAATCAAGCTAGAATACAAACACTTAATTTTCATAATTTGTTAATAAATAGAATAATTGTATTTACTGTATAAAAACCATATAGAAAAAAAAATCTATTTATATTCTATTACTCCAACCAATAGATTATTGTATTTTTAGGATCTGTACAAGCAAGTGTTATAAAACATGTAAATTTGGCTTCGAATTCAACATAATCACCTTCTACTATATATCCACTTTCTTCTTCAGAAGATTCTGACATCATATCTTTTACCGAAAAGATCAATCCACCTTTCCCTTCCAGAAAGTAGATTTTTACAGTATCTCCTTCTGCAGCATAGAGATATCTAGGAGAGTTAAATTTTGTATTTTTTATGATTTGTACCGTGAAACTACCATCACCTGTATAACCGTTTTGAGAATTCAAAGGATCTAAAACAGATGCTAAAACACTTTTCATCAACTCTTGCCCTATATATCTTACCTTAAAATCCAGTGCCATAATGGATATATGTAAGATTTAGGACAGCCTCGATAAATAGTTAGTTATGTTTTCATTTTTATAAAATGTTATATATAACATTACTGATATATACTAAGATCTGTATTATCTAAAAGTAAGACTATTTGGTTCTTTATCTCTATGGGTAATACATCCCATAAAGTATTTTCCAATTTTGAGTTAATTGTATAAAGCGCGATATCTAAACATTTTCGTAATTTTATAGCTGAATCCATAGCATTTTGCAATAATGATTTGTAAATAGGGAAAGACGAAATATTAATATAACTGAATATATCATTTATAATTAACCTTGATAGAAGTTTTATATTACTAGTAGTTATAAATACGTCTAACGAATAACGATTAGTAATTCTTATTTCTTGTATCCTTTTTAGTTCTATTTCGCATGATGTTTTAATGTTTTGTAGCAAATTATCGTTTTCTATTAATTCCATGTTAACCTTGAATCCTGGCATATTTCTAACATCTGGTAGACTAAAATCTTTTAACACTATATAAGGAATTATATATTCAGCTGATATTCTAGACCTCAAGATAGCTTTCTTCAACGGTGTATAACCATATAAATTAACGATATTAGGGTTAGCGCCTCTCTCTAATAATACTTTGACTATTTCTGGATGATGTGCCCCGTGATCTAAAGGAGTACTTCCTATTATTTTATCCTTTACATCTATAGATACTCCATAAGATAGAAGCAGATTTACAACATCTACAGAACCATACGCTGCTGCATTATGTAAAGGTGTATATCCGTTACTATTAGAGATATTCGGATCTGCTCCTTTCTCTATCAGTAATTGGCTAATATCTTTGTATCTATACGCATACATTAAAGGAGTACTCCCTATATTATCTTTTATATCCACGATGCAACCGTATGAAATTAATGTCTTAACAGTTTCAATGGATCCTGATCTAGTAGCGGCATGTAAGGGTGTTTCTCCAAATTTATCAAAAGAATTAACATTAAATCCGATATCTAACAAGAAATGTATTACGTTAATATACCCTTTACTCGCCACACTACATAGAATCTTACTATCGTGGTTATACCCACATCGCTTGATTACTTCTTTAATCATTTCAATATTTTGTGATAAAGTTGATATTTCAAAAATCGTCATTCCGTTGCACTTTATAGAAGGATCAGCACCTTTATCCAAAAGCAAATTTGTTAGTTCAATATTTCCATTTATAACTGTATTTCTCAAAGGGGTATAACCATATTCATTTTTTATATCCAATTTTGCGCCTCTGGCGATTAGTAATTCCGCTATCTTCAATTCATCTTCTCTTATCTGACTATCTAATTTCCTTAAATCATTATCTGTAAATTCCTTTATACCTTTTAGTACTTGCTTTATGATAGCTATAGATATAGATTTTGACAAATTCATTTTATCAGCTCTAAGTTCTAATTCTTTTATTAAATTAAATTCATCAACTTCATTCAGGTAAGTAAGTACATCGCTGGTTTCTGGAACGCATGTTAATACGTGCAAAGGGTAGAAAACAAAGTCATCGTTTACAGAATTAGCAGTGTATTTTCCTTGATTTAAAATAATCTCTACCAGGTTTACTCTTCTAGCTTCTATAGCCTGATGTAACGGATTGTAAGGAAAGTAAATCTGATCATACACTATGTCATCATCGTCTAATTCTATAATTCTATTCAGTTCAATTATTTCCTCTATTCTATCTTGTGTATAAGGATCATATCCTTTTAGCGTTTCAAAATCTTTTATAGCAGATAAAGATTCTTCATCGGAGTCTATATAGATACTACGATATAAGTTGTATAAACTCATAGTTGAACGCTAAACGTACTTCAAAATACTAAGATCCTCATAAGCTAGTTTATATTTTCATTTTTATAAAAACCGCATGAATTTAATATCATTACCAATAGTTGTCAGAAAATCTATACTCTTTTACTTCATGATATTTACCTTCTTCCGTACCTAAAAATCTTATTGGATATTCTATTATTGATCCATTATAACTAATATACCTACACCATAACATATCAGCAACATCGTAATAATTTTCTAAAATTTTTACTTCTGATGAATCGTAACTATTCAAAACTGTATAGTACTGTTCTTCTCGATCAAATATCGTGTTACCACCTACTGACACACCTTTAGACTTCCAGAAAATAAAATAAGGTCGCATTTTTAGTGATCCTATGTAACAACCTACTGTAGTAATATTGTTACTACGCTTCCATTTAAAGACAACATGGGGTTTTACCGAAAAACATCTTGTACATTCTCGCCTATATGAACCAGATATTACTTCGTAAATATAACAACCTTCATTAGACACTCTAACATTTTTTATAACTAATGTACTATTCGATAAGTCTTTGCTGTATAACCCATCTACAGTTATTAAGAAATCTCTATTCTTTGGTTTACCACCAAGTTTTATTTGACTTACTATATTAGGATAATCCGCGTCTTTCCATCTAGCCTCAGTAATATTTTCCATAGGTAGAAAACAGTGTAGTTCTACAGTAGAACCTACTTCTACTTCTGGTTCACACTTTATGGGTACAGTTACTAACAATACTAAGATAACTCCTATACTATAGATAGAATACATATTTATTTTTGAAATTGACTATATATATTTAAGAATGATTATTTATTTTGGAAATTTATTATATATAATTAAGACTCATTATTCATTTTTTTAGAAATAATCATATCGTTTATTCCAGATGCAGATCCTTCTTCTAGAATACCGTTTATTCCAGATGCAGATCCTTCTTCTAGAATACCGTTTATTCCAGATGCAGATCCTTCTTCTAGAATACCGTTTATTCCAGATGCAGATCCTTCTTCTAGAGGATCATATACACCGTCCATATGTATTGTATATTCTTTAACATTATTATGATAAATCACTCCACATATAGCTTGTCTTGCCCAGTCTTCATAATTAGTATCCGCCGAAACACCTACTACTAGATTAGTATTATTATTAGTATTATTAGATTCAATTTCTCTAAGAAACCAATTAGTTATGTTTATTCCTCCAACAACCATATACACTTTAAGTGCTTTGGCTGCAACAGGTCTAGTAATGTTACATATATAGTAAACATGTTTTTCTTTGATATACCAATGTGTTTCTACTTTAGGTGATACTGCCACTCGTATATTATGTCTATGAGTCTCGTTCTTTGATAAATAGAATATACATTTAAAATTTCCTTCGTGTTCTTTACTAGCGTTACCTATTAGGAAAGTATAGTTTTTATCAGGATCACCACAGCGACATACAGTATCGATTCCTGCATTCGTTATAGGAAAATCTAATCTGTAAGTACTATTCTTTTTATTCCCTTTTAGCAGAACTAGTTTATCCGCGTGTTTAATAGCAGGAAGACTACAAGTTAAGGGTAATGTGTCTCCATTATCTACATAAACATCATAAGATTCTGATGTATAAAATAACATAATAAGTATACTGATACTTTTTACAACATCCATTATGATTTGTTACCTTGATATCACTATTAATAATCCTATTTTTATTTCACTTTAAATAATGACACACTTTTATAATAGAATAGATTTATACTGCTAACAAAAATATAAACAGTTGTAAAAAATGTCAGTTGATTGGCGTACAGAAATCTATTCGGGTAATATAACCCTAGTAGAAAACCTTATAAAAAATAAAGGTAATTATATTAATCAATCTGTAGAAGAAACAACAACTCCGTTAATAGATGCTATAAGATCCGGAAATACAAAAATAGTTGAACTACTTATCAAGCACGGAGCTCAAGTTAATCACATAAATACTAAAATTCCTAATCCTCTATTAACAGCTATCAGAATAGGATCATACGATATTGTAAAACTACTGCTGATTAATGGTGTTGATACTTCCGTTTTACCAGTCAATAACCTAAATAAAGAAATGATTAAAACTATTATAGATTGTGGTGTTAACGTAAATATAAAAAATGCCAAATCTAAATCTTTCTTGCATTACGCTATTAAGAATAATGATATAGATATTATTAAAATGCTTCTTGACTACGGTGCTGATATCAAGACAAAAGATAATAACGGATATTATCCTATTCATATAGCTACTAGAAGTAATTCATATAAAATCATAGAAGCACTATTAGAAGAAGGTGCCGATGTAAATGTAAAAGACAATTACGGTAATACTCCGTTACACAACGTAACTAAATATGGAGATTATGATTGTATTAAATTAGTTCTAGAATATACTAATAAGATAAATTATAAGTGCAATATCGGTATTACACCGTTACATAACGCTATACTATATAATAAATCTGCAGTAGAATTACTGATTAACAATTTTACTATTAATGATACGGATGTAGATGGATATACACCTCTGCATTATGCCTTGCAACCTCCGTCTAGTATAGATATTATAGATATACTATTGTATAATAACGCCGATATCTCTATAGAAGATAATAACGGATGCAATCCTATTGATACCGCGTTTAAGTATGTCAAAAAGGATAATGTTATAAAAGATCTTATAGCAAACGCTGTGTTAATGGATGAAGCCGGCAAGTTAAAAGACCCTTCTATCCTAGAACACGAAGAAATAAAAAGTAACACTGTGTTTTCAAACTTTGTTCATGAATGTAAAGAAGAAATTGAAAAAATGAAGAGAACTAGAATTATTGATGATTATAACATGTTTGATGTATACATAATAAGGCATAAACACAAACATGATAGTTATAAAGATAATATCAAAGACTATTTTCTTTGTCTTGATGACGATAGTATTTGTACTAGTGATATAATAAAAAATATAGATATTAATGAATTTCCTATATATTCTATGTATCTAACAAGATGTATATATGAATATAATAATATATTAAAAGAAATACGATCTCACTCATGTAACTGGTATAAGAAAAAATAGAGAAATTTATTAGTTATTATATACCTTACTTAATTCATTATTGTTTATAAATTCTAATATTGAGAGTTTGATATCTGGAGGAAGTTTATACCAATCACTAGTATCTAATATCTCCTCTAATCTTGATCTGCTTTTTTCTAATATTTGATGTCTGTTAACAGCTAAGGATATGGACGTTTTAAGACGATCTCCGTAATTATAGAAATGATAAGTATTAATCTCTTTTATTATAGGATTATTTACTAATTGATGTAATAGATTCACGTTTTTACTAGTAATGAATATATCTAAAGAGTAAAGCGTATTAATACGAATTTTAGATATATCTTTTAGTTCTTCCTTACAACTCAACCAAATACGTTTAAACGTATTATCACTTTGAATAATTTCTTGCAAGGGATTTACTTCATTTCTGATACCATGACGCATGAAATCTTGTATACATACATGTGCTATAATATATCTAAAAGAAAACATATTATCATTAAGGCTCCTATATAGTACTCTACTATCCATAATTTCAGCACCATAATATAATAATATATTTACTATACTATGATATCCTAATGCTATTAGTAAAGGGTATTCATTGCTTATGTTAATAGCATTTACATCAGCTCCATTATCTAGTAACAGTTTTATAACGTCTAGTTCGCGATTCCCTTTACAAGCGTGATGCAACGGAGTACATAAATATTCGTTTGTAGAATTAACATTAGCTCCTCTATCGATAAGAGTTTTTACACTCATATATGGATTTGGTCCACATAAAGCAAAATGTAAAACCGTCCCTACCTTCTGTGATAAAGCATCTATATCAGCCCCGTAATCTAAAAGCGTGTTTATGATAGTTACATTGTTTCTTGAAGCGGCATAATGAATAGGTGTCTTTTCGTAATAATCTCTAGCGTTTACATTCGCTCCTAATTGTTATAACTACATCTTTATATCTATTAAAAGTAGAAGCTTGATGTAATGGAGTTATATACATTATATCAGTAGCGTTAACATCCGCACCCAGCATTATTAATGTTCTAATACTTTCGGTATCATATCCATTCTTAGCCATGAGATACAAAGGAGTTTCTCCTTTAATGTTTTTAGCATTAACATCTGCTCCTTTCTCTAATAACTTTGGTACTAGTTTACTTAACGAAGGTTTTTGAGCCGCGTAATGCAAAGGGGTGTTTTTATAAATATCTATAGAGTTCACGCTAAATTCAGCATCATAAAGTAACAAAGATATTTCTAAATTTTTATTACTGATAGCTTTAAGTAACGATAGATCATTTTTATTGATGTTACTTCTGTTATCTATAATAGCTTTAATAGTATCTATATTATTAGAATTGACAGCACATTCTAAAACAGTTAGACCATCCAACGCTATAATATTAACATCAGCTCCATAACTCAATAGCAAATTAATCATTCTAGTATTTCCGTATTTAGCGGCATAATGAATAGGTGTTCTACAATATACGTCCTTAGAGTTAACATCTACTCCTTTCTCTAATAACATTTCTGCTATAAGTAATTCATCTTGTTTGATTATTTCTTTAATATATTTCATGTATTCTATGTATTCGTTTATTTTGTTATATGATATCTCGTTTCCTGATATCTCTTTTCTGAGAACATGTATACATGCTTCATCTAACTTGTGCTTATTCAAGATAACAGAAGCGTATTTAATATTTAATATAATATTACAGTCGACAGTTAGTGATATAACTATATCCATAACATTAGGCATCATACATATAGTATGTAGAGTGGAATAACATTCGTGATCAGTCATATATATCGATTTAGGATTTTGTCGTATTAGTTCTGTTACTATATCTATTCTTCTAAGCTGTATAGCCTGATGGATAGCTGTATAAGGAATATTCTTATTTTCGTATTGATTAACATACTTATCATAATCGTATTTCCTTATATAAGATATGATATCTAGACAACTTCCATAACACATTTTTCTATACAAATTATTTTGTACCATTTTCCAATAACTTCTAGTTAGTATTGCGCAGATTATTCATTAAATATTCTATATTTTTTTAACTCGTATAATTTATATTGTTGTGTTGTAGCATAATCTATGGGGTATTATTTAGCGTATTTTCTTCTCATCCAATTAGTACAGTACGGTACAGATACAGATGATTCTTCGTTTTTATCTATTATTATAGAGCTTCCAATACACTTCTTACATTCGCCGTGTATACTTCCACTACCAGTAATGTCTATTAGCACTTATTCTAGTCCCCTCCTATACGCCAAGTAGTTCCTGGTAATCAGTGAGTTCCTACATAACGTATAATCATGACTTTGTTTCCTGATAATTGCCTCCATTCAAAGAACACTTGATCACCTACTAGCAAACATTTCTTACATTCTTGACTATATCTTCCCATATTTGCTTTAACGTTATAGCATTTACTATTATCTATCTTAGGATTCGTTATTACCATTATTGTATTCGATATATCACTATCATCGTAATCATCATACGCTATGAAATATGTTGATAAATAAAATCCTTGTCTTTTATAATGAATAGTTTCATCATCTATTACTATTATTTCGGGTTCGTAAGGATCATCATCACCCCATACTATCTTATCTATGGTTTCATTGTACAGTAGTTCGAAATTACATTCGAGGGATACGCTCTCTCCAGGTAATATATAGTTATCAAACTCTTTTGTATTATATGAAAATGGATTTTTTTCAGTTTTGTATGTTAGTAGTGTTTCATTAATGAACTTTTCACTGTCGGATATATTTACTATATCGGTACGAATATGGTATCTATCTAATAAACTATAATTCTACTTGATATATTATTTCTTTTACGCTATCTGGATAGCGCAAGTCTGTTTTTACATAGTAATCAAAATATGGCCACTAGGCTACGACGTGTCTACGAGTCATTTATAGATAGGAGACTACTATCTGCTTTTACGCCTCCTATTATAAAATGTACTTCTAAATTATCTTTATACACAGGTGCTGTTACGTTACACACAGAATATACCAAGTTATCCTTTAGTATAGTAGCTAGTCGTAACTACGACGGGCATATGTTTTATTACCTAATGACATAAACAAACATGTGTAGCTTCCTTCGTCGTGTCTAGACGCATTCTTAGATATAATCGTGTAATACTTATCAGGATTTCCACAATAACAAGTATCATTTTTCGAATTGTTTATTGTCATATTAACTGACAGACAAGTGGTTTTTTTCCGTCTTTAACTGAGTAAAATAATAATTCATCAGCAAGTTTCCCACTTTCTAGTATACAATCTATTTTTACTTCTTCATTGTTTCTAACATTCACATGTATAGTGCTAACAGAATAAAAATGCCTAATAGTTGCAATATTGTATGCATAATTGGTTACAATATATAATTAAGTAGATTTTATACCAATTATTTATATTGTGGTTAAAAATATAGAGATTTGAATATATCTTTTATTTCATCAGAGATATAATTTTTACATGCGATATCCATAGCAGAATCACCCATATTATTCTTTAGTCTAACATCAGCTCCGTACTTTAACAATAGTCTTACCATTTTTTCATTAAACGGGTTACACAGTAGGGTAGTATGCATCGGAGTCATTAACTCGTAATCTTGTATATTAACATCAGCACCATTTTCTAGAAGCAAACACGCGATTTCATATTTATTATATTGTACAGCGGTATGTAAAGCCGATGTAAACCAAACAGATATTCGTCCATCGATATCGGCACCGTACTTAAGTAGTATTTTTACAATCTCTGTATGTCCTAGACTAGCAGAAACTACTAAAGGTGTTCTATTATAGTCCATAGGATCAACAAGTACCATTTCTTTATTAGGATCTACTTTATTGCGCAGCAAGAATTCTATCATATCTAAATTATAATCGTATATTGCACTGAAGAGAACATTGATAATTTTTACCCTATATTTAGGATGAAAAAACAACCTAATGTACTCAGTGAATATACTAAATACCGTGTTAATATACATCGTACTTTTTATCTATGGTATTATTTTTACTATTTTCTAAAGACGACTCGTATATATAATCGAGTTCCTTATCTTCTAGATAACATAATATATTAATTTTTATTTCGTGTGGTAGAATCATCCATTTATCTTCAAAGTTGCATTGATAAAATTCTATAGCTGTGTTAGCACTATGTATCTTTTGATATCTATTTTCTATATATATAATATTGTTTTTCACTATACGCTTAAACAGTATTAGTTCTGAACATCTTTTCTTAATTAGTGGATTTTTTATTATCTGTACTAGTTGGTTCATATTTTTTTCTAATAGTATATCATATATAGTTATATCATTTCCAAACTTATTCTTTCTTAATATTGTATTTTTCATTCTGTCAATTTCTCTATCACTTTCATCGCTTATTAAACTTAGTTGTTTTATAGAATTAAAGAAAGTAATATTTTGTTTATACGCGTATACCTTTTTAACAGATTTATCTTTTAATCCTATAACCTTCAGGTAAGGTATAACTATTCTAGCTATACGTAAATGGCTACTATTCAATTCAGACTGTAACTTACATTTGTAATTAAATATTTTCATTAGTGTAGCATTTCCATCTGAGTCAGTATCATTTATGTCTGCATTGTTTTCCAAAAATAGTTTTACGTTTTTACTAGAACAATTACATATTGCTTCAAAAAGTGGTGTGCTACCATATCTATTTTTAACATTAACGTTCGCACCATATTCTAATAAGAATCTAGAAATATGCCATGTTTTATCAGACATAGCAGAGAAATGTAAAGGATTATTAATATTAATATCACCTACATGAAGTAATAACTTCTTAAAAATTCTTAAACTCGTATAATTAGAAACATAACTAACTAAAGTAGTATTGCTGGTGATACGTAAACCATGTTCTAGCAATATGTAAATAATATTATATGTTTCATAGGAATAATCTAACAAAATAGGTTGAATATAATAATCATGGTCTCCAGGAAATCTTACTCCATATTTTAAAAGTAAATTAATTAATTTTAATCTATTTCTTTTGGCTTGAGTAGCTACACTAATTAGAGACGTGTAACCCTCACATGTCACAAAAGGATTTGCTCCTCTTTTTAATAATAAATCTACCATATTATAATGACCTGTTAGTATAGCATGATATATAGCGGGTTTATGATTATATATAGAAAGCGTGTTGATATTTATACCATTATCTATTAAGTATTCTACAACATCTAAATTTCCTTTTTCTACCGCCTCGATTATATTAGGGTCTTGTTCATACGTGTTTCTTTTCTCTATATCAGCGCCTTTACTGACTAAGTATTTTAAAAGCTCCAAGTTGCTAGATCTTATAGCGTATCTAACTAAAGTTTCTCCGCAAACAGGTTCGTTAATATTTATTTTATTTTCTAATAGAACCTTACAAGTATCTATATCTATTGTATTATAATTAATGCCTACAGGAAAGAAACCAGTATATTCTACTGAAATACCTTTTTCTATAAGAAATTTTATAAGCCATATATTCTTATAGGATAATGCTATTTCTAACCCCATCAGTTCTGCACCTTTATCCACGAGAGCTTCAATGATTTGTTTATGTGCATTTATTTTTTCTAGTGAATTACTAATCTTATTTTTTCTAATTAATTTACAAAATCCAATTATAGCACAATAAAGAGGTGGTAATATAGGAAAGGAATTAATAATATATACTAGATTATCTCCTTTATCTAACAGTATTTTAACAGCTTTAACTTTTCTATATATTATGGCTACGTGTAGAAGTGTATGATTATTATTATCTACTTTAATTATCATATGAGGATCTTTTTCTATAATATCTTTTATTTTTTCTACATCTTCGTTTATTATAGCTTTACGCAATTTCCTGTAGTTGCTATTGGATGATATCATTGTGCTAATTATCTTACGATCTATAATATCATTTTTGTACGCGGTATTATATTACTGTAATGTATTCATGACACGTTCTTCTGTGCGTCCGTTATATGATATTCCACATATTACTCTATCCGTCTTATTACCAACTCCTAATATAAATTCCATTTTTGTAGAATTATAAGAAATACCCTTAGTTTTATCGTTAACTTGTACACTACCTAATTTAGCATATAACTTCACGTTCCTTTCTTCTATAGATTTAGTTCTATTACACACATAGTATGTATTATTATTTATATCAGAGTAGGTATACATATATACTCTAGGTATAACCCGTAAGTCTATATTTTCCCTATGGGTAGTTGTCCCGTTCAATGAAAATCTACAACGATATTTACCTTCATAGCTTTCTGAAACATTTGTTAGCAAGACTTTATATTCTTTATCAGGATCTCCGCAGTAACAAGGCACTTCTGGACCTGCATTCGTAATGTTAATAATAGCATCAGAAAAGCTATTACCTCCACCTGATATGTTAAGTTTATCAGCGTGTTTTTCTCGAGGTAAAGTACAAGTAAGATTTATATTCTTACCATAACCCGAAACCAGTTTATAAGACTGGTATAACGGCGGATATTGTACTATAATAGTTATGGTTATTACCGTACACGCTAAAACAAAATTCTTAGTATCCATATTATGGATCTTTTTATATTATAAAAATATTACTTTACCATACATATTACTACGATCACAAAAATATGATATCATTAATTGTAAGATAAAGATGCGTTTAGTAATAGTGATTATCATATGTGGTAGATATAATGATAATATACACTGACTAGTATGTATTAGAGTATGCATACAGTAAATTATAAGCAACAAGTTGATATTACTTTAATATAAACATTTTCACGGTATAAAATGATAATAACTATGTCAGTTCACAAAATAAATAAGATAAATTTTTTAAGGAAATTATCATATTTTTGGTTTCTATTATATAAAGAATATATCAGCAATAAAAGTATACTTCATCAGTAGGTAAAAATTTTGGTTTATTATGTATATATTCATATAATTCATCCTTATGTATTCGTATTACGTTAATAAAAATATAATTCCATTATTCATTTTATATCATAAAATATGAAAGTATTAATTCTTTAGAATCTTTAGGAAAGTTTCTACCCATGCATATAGCAAAAGGAGTATTTCTATGTTTATCTCTAGCATCTATATCAGCACCATACTGCAATAGAAGTTCAATTATTTCTAAATTAATTTTATTGTTATTCATAGCGATATGTAATGGAGTATACTTATTTATATCTATAGCATTAGGATCAGAACCATTTTCCAATAATACTTGTACTATTCTTGTATTACCCTTCTCTACAGCAATATGTAACGGTGTATTATTCGTTTGAGAAAGTTCGTTAACAGAAGCACCATTAAATATAAGTAAGTTTACCATTTCTTCATTCTCTGTTTTTATAGCTGAAATTAAAGGGTTATAGGAATTTCTACAGTTTACTATATTCACTCTTTTACGTATCAAGTATTCTACTACATTAATATATTGTTTATCAATAGCAATTTTTAACATAGTTTCTTTAGTTACTTTGGGTTCTCGCATTGCCATGATAAAAGTATTTAACAGTCTTTGTAATAAAGATGTAGAATTACCCATTATATAATTATAATTTAGTCACTTATTTGTTTATTTTTTTTACTATCGAAGATATTTTCTTTAAATCATTAATTGATAGATTATCAAATATTATATTCTTCACGTCATAAGGTAATGTTTTCCATAGATTACGATAATCAAGGTATTTACGTTTTATTGATTCTGATAATACAATATCTAACATAGTTCCAAAGTTAACATAATTACTCTTGTAGTTATATAATTTTTCGTGTAAATATCTCTCATGTACATGCTTGTTAGCAAGAAAATAATCTATTAGTGTACCTGTTTTTCCTATATGTACTTCTGACATACTAATTAACTCTTTATAACATTCATTTTTTATATTCATATAAGTTTTATTACCTTCAATTATTGTTGTTTATATCGTATTCGTAACTAGCTTTTTCATTCAATATATTTATTCTATATTCTTCTATAGCAAAACATGATATTAAGTGGTTAGTTAGTAGACGTTTTTGTTTTATACAGTATATGTTTACAGGCATTAGATTATGTAAAATGCTTAAGTCAGTTATTTTATATCTAGCTACCTTTTTACTGTGATTTAAGAAAAATATTCATGTAATTTAATTTCTTAGTTTTATATATCATTATTTACACTTATTATAAAAATAATTTAGTTAATAGATAAAATGTCAAGATCTTTATTGCTTATATATTCCAGTATGTTGTATTTTATTTCCTGAGGCAAGTAATTCCATTTTGTTTCATCTCCTGTAAACTTTTCATCTATAACTTGCATTGCTGATTCAATCGCTTCCGCTCTTTGTGATGATATATCTACCAATTCCTTTAACAGATATTTGTAGAATGTAGAACTATAATACAGATCTGATATCTTTCTAGAATATCTTCCCAATATGTTCTCATCAAGATTATTGACAGATGGTTTTAAGCACAGATCCAGAATGTTATTGTTTCTGATGTTTTCACTCTGTATATTCCTTAATTCTATTTTACATGTTTCAAACACATATTTTAAATGACTGTTGTTGTTGATGACTGACATGTTTCTTGCAAATCCTTTAGCTGAAGATATTGTATTTGTATATTGTCTTAATGCGATGTCCGCTATCAACATGTCTATTGATTCAGATTCTGGATTTGTATCCATACTATAGATCATCTCTAAAGTTGTGTATTCTTCACCCATCACGGTAAACACGATGTTACTGTCCGCACCTCTATGAAGAAACATGCTTACCATATCTATTCTGTTCTCTTGTATAGCATAACACATAGCCGTCATACATGGTCTTTTGCTGAAATAGTTAACGTCTGCGCCGGCATCTAGTAACATTCTGCATAGTTCTGTGTCTTCTTTGCTTATGGCGATAAGCAGAGGAGTGCATCCATAACAATCTTCTAAGTTGGTACAGGCTCTGTAATTCAATAGCAATTTTATACCTTCGATATAGTCTGCCATAACAGCTAAATGGAGAGCCGTAAAACAGTTTGTATTGGGCACATCAGGGTCAGCTCCTCTAGCCAGAAGGAGTCTCATCATGTCAAGGTTTTTATTAATTACTGCCAAATGTAAAGGAGTGTTTCCTTTCTTGTAAAGAACATTGTTTATGTATTCTCCAGAGTTTATTAATTCTTCTACTTTAGAAATGTCTCCTTCCTCCACCGCCTCATGAAGTTCAGATTCTATATCTAAATAGTTATAATCAGGATAAGTGTTGTAACTCATCAATAATTTAATCATCTCAACGTCTTTAAGTCTAGTAGCCATCATTATAGGTGAACATCCATTAACAGTAAAATTGGGATTAACATGAGAATCCAACAGATTTTTAGCCACATCCAATTCTCCAAAGATAATAGCGTTGCAAAGTTCTGCACGATCCATGGTATAATATAGGTGTTTAACAACCCCTCGATAAATAGTTATTTGTTTTTTCAATTTTATTCTAAGTAGTTGAATGTGTTTTTAGGTTTAATAAATCTTAATAAACTATATTCAAAAATGGAAGAAGTTGATTCATGCCATAATAGTACTATATGGTGGATGTTGATTCCATGTGGGAGTATTATTATAGCACTATCTGTATTAGTAATTATTTTTTCTGTAAGACCTCCTCTACATCCAGACATTAAAATACTTTCCTGTAAAGAAGGGTGGGTAGGGTATGATAAAAACTGCTATTTTTTTTCAGAAGAAAAAAATAACAAATCATCAGCTGTAGAAAAATGTAAATCGATGGATGGATATTTAGCACCTATTTCTAACAAAGAAGAATTTAATTTCATGATAAGGTACAAAGGTCAAGAAGATCATTGGATAGGAATAGAAAAAATTGATCCTAATGGAACTTGGAAATTAGAAGACGGATCATCATATGATAATGTTGTGCCTATTAAAGGAATAGGAGATTGTGCATATTTAAGCGATAGATCTATAATGTCATCATTTTGTTTTTTGCCAAAGAAGTGGATATGTAAAATAATTCTTTTGTAGATATTAGAAATATGAGTTAATAGTGTGTTTATGAATAAATGGAAATTGGTATTGTTCATAATATACGAATTCGTATACATATGTCATATAGATGTGCATGAGAAGTTTAAAATACACAAATACAGATATCATTATTAAGGCGGTAATAATAACACCAAAAATCTTAGAAGATAGTTTACCAGAATCAAGTAAGTTATCCATTTTGCTAATAATAGATACCATCTTGGTTCGTATTATAAAGCCTTGGGCTTTCGTAAGTATATTATATTTATTTTTATGTTTTTATGTATGTAATATTATATAAAACTATTATTATCAATTATTTATTATCACCAGTTTTTACCCTTGTTTCTATATAGTTTCTTATTTTTACTATTATTTCATTAAATGGGTCACCACTAAGCATAATGTTGGATATATTAATATGATCTTCTGTTTGTTGTTTTCTTATGTTGTTAATGCTTGACACATAACAACGATTATTTTCTTTAATTTCTGATTCGATAGAATCTATCATCTCATCTATATGGTTATCTTCGTTATTATCTACATACTGTTCCTTAGAATAATCTTTTTCTAATACGCGTTCTGCTTTTTTTAGTAAATAAGTACTCAATTTATTGTAATAAGATGTTTCTATTTCTTTAAAATGATTACTTATATCTTTTATACATTTTTTGTAAACTTCATCTACGTTGGAAATCTGATTCTGTAGTTCTTGGCTATAATCTATATCCTTTTCAGTTTCTATATTTAGTGCTATGCATCGTCTATAATATCTCATAAGAATTGATACTCTAGTTGTTATATACGGAGAAATCCATGGAATTACATAGTCCAGTAGTAATTGCGAGACGTATTCTCCGTTTATTTTTATTCTAGTGCGCTTGATATTTATTATTGGATCATGTAACTCACAGTTGTCTTTTAATACATTAAGCAATCTCTTAGATGATTCTAATTGTTTCCAATCATTAAAATTTTTTCCTTCTGAATTGCATAATCTGGTAATATTTACGAATCCATTACTTCTCATAATTATTACTTCAACATCTAATAATTTCATAGACATAAAGCATTTGTTAATGCTGTATATTTTTATATCTGTTATATTCATCATTTTGATAGTATTATTACCTTCCATATTCTACAAAAAAATTAAACAAGTTTATTTTACCTATCGGCTTTACACAAACATAGAATTTTTCTATATTACATATATCACATCCTATTACATTACTATATAAGAAATTACACGTAGCAGTATTTGTACAATCTACTTCATCTACTGTTTTTATCCAGTAATTATTAGATGTATTCAATATACCACTAGTCATATTTAAGTTAATATAATTACCATTACTACCAAGATTATTACATACAGCCATGCTATCATTCCAATTTAATTTGTCTTTGGAAATAAAATAACATAAGTTATTAAATTCTATCCATTTTTTATCACAACTTATTAAATATTTATCTCTGTCAACATCTAGTAAAATAATAACTAGTAATAGTATAATGAAAGCTATCGCTAATATACCATGTTTTTTAGTTTTTTTGTACATCTTTCTTATCATGTTTATATCACTACCTACTAGACTAACTTAATTTTACAATTTTAAATATTTGGTACATTTTGTAATAGTATATCGTAGACTCATATCATCTAACTTAGTCAGTATCATCCATCTAATTTCTAAGGGCAACGTATACCATTTTGTATTTATTAGATTTGTGTTCATAATATTGTATATCTTTAATAACATTTCGTATCTTTTCGTTAGCCTTTTTAACGTATTTTGTATTATACGAGAGCAGTTAGGAAACATTGTTTTAATATCATCAATTTTTTCTAATAATATAGGAGAAAGTCTATATACTATAGCGATGTTATCTTCGTTAGATAATAGATCAAAAAGACTTAACCCTTGAAAAGAATATCTGTCATATATCTTGAATATTTTTATACTTTCTATTTCTTCTTTTATGATATTTATGACAGAACTTAAATATTTACTTTCATTAATTATTTTCATATTTTTTTTCATTCCATTAGATGTTCTAGCTTTAGGAGATAAGTAATACAATGATACTGCATAGGTAGCTAGAATCATAATATTACTGTTAATGGTATGTAACATGAAAGGTGTATTTCCTTCATCATCTAAAGCATTTATATCAGCACCGTGGTCTAGTAATACCAATATATTGTTAAAATCATTATATTCGTTTCTTAGTATTATATCGTGTAATATATTTCTACCCATTCTTCCTTTTATATTTATATTAGCCCCTCTGTCTATGATATAATCTAATAGATCATCTGTAATAAATCTAGTTTCATATAAAGGAGATGTATTAGTAAAAACACTTTGTTTGTTAATGTCAGCACCATGGTCTAACAATACTTTTATAATTTCTAGTCTAAACGGATTATATACTCTCATAGCGTAATGTATAGGGTATTTACCTTTATCTCCATCTTCTGAATTAATGTCAGCACCGTATTCTAGAAGCAATTTTACTATTTTACTTTCTGCTAGATTAGCGGCTACATGTATAGGTTTTAAACAATTATGTTCTAAATTAACAAGAGCACCGTATTCTAATAGAGATCTGGCTATGTCTATACAACCTTTTTTTATAGCATCGTGTAATGGTGGTGTAAAGAAACCAGAAATGTTAGGATCCGCTCCATGCTTTAGTAGAAGAGATACGGCAGTTCTGTTCCTTTTTTCTATAGCGTGATGTAAATGGCTGTACTGATAAGGTAATTTAACATTAGGATCTGCACCATTTTTAAGAATATTGAGTAAAGATTCATTATCATAATTTGTTATGGCTTCGTATATTAATATATCATCTTGATTACCATGCATTATGTCGGTTAAAATAAAATGTTTGATTACATAATACTTTAATTTATGTTTTTCTATTTATGTATGCATTACTTTTAATGACTCGTCATCTATGTATTCCATTATGTAATATTGTAACTCTACAGGTAATCTATTCCACAGATAATTAGATTTAAAAGTGTTATTTAAAACAAATAAGGTATTTTCTATTAGATAAAGTAGTTTTCTAGATCTGTGTATATTCTTTAAAATAATACCTCTATATATGTTAAAACTGTTAATCAATATATCATCTATGATACTATTATTGACTAATTTGCATAATAAAATAGTATTATCACAAATAACAAATATATCTAAAGAATACCTATTAGTAATTTTAATGCGAGTCATTCTATTTAATTCATCCTCGCATTTTAAACGTATTTGATTAAGTCTTTTATTACTAACAATAGAATCTGTATTATCCATAAAACCCAAACAATTTTCAATACCTGCCCGATTATGCTTTAAACAGCAGATATGTGAAACTATTATTCTAGCACATTCTATACACACGTACTTAAGTACTACGGATGTTAAAGGAGTTAAACTATATGAATCCAAACTATTGATATCAGCACCGTGTTGTAAAAGTAGTTTTAAAACACGAGGTGATTTAAGATATGAACTATGAAGGGGCGTTAGATTCCTAATATAAGATTTTGCGTTAACATCGGCACCTCTTTCTAAAAGTAATTTTATTACATCGATATCTTTACAATAACTAGCTGCGTAGTGTAACGGCGTCTTACCATATTTGTCTCTAGCGTTAATAGAAACACCTTTTTCGATTAACGCATGTAATATAGATTTACTGTAATGTTTAATAGCGTGAGATAATATCGGATCTTTATTATCGAAGATAAATTTATCTATTAGCAACATAGTTATATCAGGATTGTTAGATTCTATAGAATAATAGATAGGTGATTTATTAGTTTTGTTTAGAATATTTGGATTAGCTCCTTTACTAAGTAACAATCTGGTTAATCGTTGATCCGGATTTTCAATAGCATAATGTAGAGGAGAATTACCGTGGCTATCTATAATATTAGCATTAGCTCCATAAGAAAATAACAGTTTAGTTATTTCTATAATATCATCCTTACTTTTCTTATCTATATACTTTAAATCTATATCCTGTATACTCTTACACTGATTAGTCAAAATTATTTTAGCTATTTCTACATTTCTGTAATTAAACATATCTTTAAGCTTTATAAGTGTGTTAAACATATTACACTGATTTATAGATCTTATCATATAAGATATTGCTAACATATTAGGCTCCTTACATATGATATGTATAGGACAAGTATTGTTATTTCCTGGTTGATTAACATTATCTACCGTTATTATTGATTTTATAATATCTATGTTTCTTGCTTCTATAGCTTGATGTAGAGGTATAAAAGGTATTAAATTAAAACTATAGTTGTCTGTTTTATCTATAACAGTATATTCTAAATATTTTTTATAGTTTCGTAGTTATCTGTATACATCATTCTATATAATCTGTCTACGTATATAACATTATCCTGCATTATTTCATATACTAATAAAAAATAAAATTTTTGTTTCAGTTATTTAAGTATCATGCTCAGCTACTATTAAATTACATAGACTTTTATCATCTAAGAAATATAATATGTTATGTTTTATTTCTAAAGGTATATCGTACCAAGATACACATCGTGAAGGAAACGTTATGTTATCCATAGTACGTATAGCTCCCTGGATTAATAAATATCTGTCTTTTGCTATATCTATACTTTTCTTAACGATATTTCCATATATAGGAAATGAATCCATAAACGAGTAATAATGGTCTATAAGGGTATTACGTATTATTTTATCCACTATTAACGAGTTATCGTCTTTCAGAAAATCAGCCATAGAAAATTTGGGACATAGTTTTATAGATTCCAAGTTTTTAATCTCGTATTCACAAGCGTCTTTTATGGATTTATATTTAGGATAATTGTTTATACACGTCATGTTCTTAATGTAACCCTCTGTAGTTTTTATGGAAGGATACTTGAACGCTCTCAAGCATATATTATATATAAGCCGTTTGTAAATATTTATTTCATATCTGGTTATTTTTACAGCCATACTTAAAGGCGTTTCTTTCTCAAAATTAAGGATATTAGGATCTGCGCCGTATTCTAATAATAGATTAAGTTTATCTTCATTATCTATAGATAGATGTAAAGCGGTAAATCCTAGTATACTGCTCTGTATATTCACAGACGTGCCATGTTCTAATAATATCTTTAATATAGAACAGTTATTTCTATTTAGTACTCTTCCTACAGAAATATGCAATGGAGTAGTACCGCATGAATTCATATAATCAGTATTAGATCCATACTGTAATAGAATTTTTACAGCATCCTCATTTCTATGTCGTACAGCTTCATGCATGGGAGTATTATTGCCTATATCCGATGAATTTACTTCTGCTCCATATATTAACATATATTCTATCAGTTTGTAATTTTTGTTTGCAGCCGCATAATGTAAAGCTGTTTTTAACTTATCTAGTGTTTTTATGTTTGTATCTGCTCCATATGCCAGTAATAGTTTTATTATTTTTGTATCTATGGTATCATCGTAATCTAAAGTATCGTGAACATCGTTAATCGTTGTATTATTATCACCCAGTAATAACATTTTAAAGATATTTATATCATTATTATAATATGCTTCTGATATAACTCTTTCTTCATAAGATGATATATCTCTTTTTACTTTTTCTACAATTGCTTCCTTCATTCCAATCCTATTAGGATATGAACATATAATGTGTAAAGGTGTTAGATATCTATGATCCATTTCGTTTACATCGTGACCCCTACTTAGTAAAGCTTCTACTACTTCTAGATTTCTAGTTTCTACAGCTTGGTGTAACGGAATAAGGGGTATACAAGATGTAGTATTAGTGCGGTTCCTTTTATGCTGTAGTTTATTAATTTCTTTCAATATGTTTTCTGTACTATCAAAAAACATAGATGTATAGAGTTTTAACATTTTTATACTATACACCAACTATAAAAATAGTATTACCATACATTTTCAATTATGTATTATTATTCAATGTTATTAGATCTTTATTATCCAACATCTCTAATATAATATATTTTATATCTATAGGTAATATGTTTAACAATCGGATTTCACTAATGGTATCTACAGCATTATCAAGTAGTTTTCTTCTATATTTACCTATATCTATAGATTTTTTTATTATAGAAGAATATATAAGAAATCTTGATTCTATTATATTTATAATATTTGGATACTTTATGAATTTATGAAAGATATTAGATTTGTTTTTATTTAGAAATATTTCTGCTGAATATCCAGAGTGAAATTTAATTGTTTTTAATAAATTTATTTCATCAACACATTTCTGTTTTACAATAGAATACCTTTTACCGTTATTTATTAATTCTGCGTTTGTTTTGTAACCTATTTGGTTTTTTATATTATCTGGCATTACGTATTCCAAAATAGTGAAATGAGATATTATAACCTCTACGTTTTTATTATCTATTATATCGAGACTCGTATTAGATAATGGTGTTTTCCCTGTATCATCCACAATATTTATATCAGCGCCGTATAATATTAGCGATTCAACGTTAGGATGGTATCCATACAATAGAGCGTGATATAGAGGAGTATGCTTTTCATTATTCATTATATTAGTATCGGCTCCTGAAGCTAATAACATGTCTGTAATTTCTCTATTTTGTAATGTTATAGCATAGTGTAGAGCCGTATACCCGTGATTATCTCGTAAATTACAATTGATACCGTGATTTAATAATAACTTTACTGATGTTATATTCTTATTACCTATAGCTTTATGCAGAACTGATCTATTATATTTGTCTACGACATTAGTATAGGCTCCTCTTGTAAGAAAGAGACTCGTAAGTTCGTCGTTATTTGTAGCTACAGCATAATGTAAAGGTGAACATTCTTCTTTATTACGGGATTCTATTTTTGCTCCGTAATCTAATAACATTTTAGATATAGTTGTATTACCAGAACACGCCGCGTAGATGAGAGGAGTATTATCGTTAGAATCCAGGATATTGATATCAGCTCCTCTTTCCAGAAAGAATTTTACCATAATTTGATTATTGTATTTGCTAGCTATATGAAGAGGTGTAATACCGAGTTTGCTCGTCATGTTCATGTTAGCTTTACTTATAAAAAGCATTCTAGCTATTTCTAGTGTTTTAATTTCATAGTCTTCTTCTAAAGGAGCATAAATATATTTGCACACGATAAAAGTACCTTCTGTATTATGTAGTACATCTTTTAGTTCTGGTAAACTAGAAAACATGCTCAATATATGAAACACACCTAATCCTAAAAAGTCCCGAACATTAGCATCGGCTCCGCTGGATAGCAGATGTTTAGTTATATCTACGTTCCTGTATTCTACAGCTTTGTGTAATGGAATCATATATTTAAATCTAGTTATTGCATTGGGATAGTAACCTTTATTTAGTAACTGTATGACCACATTTTCATCTTGAGAACTTACTGCATAGTATAATTTTAACTCATTTTCCATAGTATATAAGAAGAATAATAATATTCCTATCATGTTCAATAGTTTTATATTTCATTTATATCAAGTATAATATCTATATAAAATAAAATTAACTAATTATAAACAGATAAATAATATAGTTTGTAATAACATGGGAAATGCTAGTTCTATGATATATACGGTAAATAATAATCCTTTACAAGACTACAAATTCTATGATAATGATAATATGTTATTAGATGCATTTTCTGTTATGTCAGACGATGGAAAAATAGATATGATAGATGCAACAGCCAATCATCTTCTTAAATCATGGAACTACGAACTTCAATTATTTTTATCTTCTTTACAAGATATCGATATGGATAGACGGGTTAAAGATAGATTGATAGACAACACTAAAATAGTATATGAAAATAGAAATAAGGAAATTAGTGAATATTCTGTAATAGTAGATGGTTTTAAGAATATACGAGATAAAATATCTGCGGTAGAAAAAGAAATAGCAGATTTTTATAATAATGAAAGTCAGAGGGATAAATTAGAATACAAAGCTAATCAGTTTAAAAAAAAAGGTGATTATGAATCTTATTTGTTTTTAAAAATGTTGTTAGATCAAGAACACGATGTATCTTTAAGCGATAAAACAAACTCTCTGTTAAAGGAAACAATCAGTTACAGAAAAGAAAATACATGCTAAATTCCGTTATACGTTGTTACAAACACAAGTATATTATTTTCTTTATCTAATGCGATACACATAAAATGATTATTAATTTTTATTCTGTGAGTAAATTTAAGACACCTACTTGATACCTTTACGCTAGTTACACTGGATGCTTTGGTTCCTGATTCGTTTACTTTAATAATTGATTTTTGTTTTATTTCAGATACATGGATACTCGGAACGTCAAACATTTCCATTAATCCATTGTCTTCAAACAATCCTTTACACCATAAGTTCTTAATTACTTCTTCTAATTGTATTTCACTCTCTATACAGAAATGGTTCTATTTCATCCGATCTTGATTTAGATTTAATTAAAAGATGAATGATTTTTTAGTGTATAGTTTTTCTATGACCGGGTACATACAAACCCTTTGCCATAGGGTGCTATTATCATACTAAAACTGCCATTCTTGTAATATATTAAAACAACATTAGACTTGATTGATACATTTATCTTAAGTATAATAATAAATACTACTGCTATCGTAAATAGTGTCTACTAGAACTGTAGGTCTCGTACCGATTAAATGGCAATTTGTGTGTCAAACACGAATCAAAAGTAATTTTTCATTCAGAATTAAAATAGACGGAGCTTAAAATAATCATACTAGTGTTGTCTTTTATATTCAATTCTATACTGCGAATCATATTAGACGTAACCTTTGATTCATGTGTTGGTTAACCTATCGACTTCTTTATTTTTAAATTCGTTTACATTAAATAAACTCTTACTGGAATCTACGAAGCTTTTTGATATCAAATCCATTATTATGAGGATAAGCGAACCATATAGTAATTCCGTTGTATCTTTTTACCACAAAGTATATATTTCTATATCAAATAAACATTTTAGTTCTTTAGCCTTTTCACTACTAACAATAATGAATAAGTTAGAAATACCCTATAAAGGAGATACAAATAAATCTACTCCTTGTAATAAACAGTTTTGACTAATCTAATAAAGTACGATCCATATTTAGTCCTAGGTCTATATCAACAGTTATTTTTAATTTTTATACTATTATTCACATATTTTACAAATGTCATTATCATCTAGTAATTCTACTATATACTGTTTAATTTCTAGAGGAATATTATTCCAAGAAGTTATGTTCTCAGAAACGATGTTATTATCTATTATACGGATACATTTTTCTATTGATATTCTCCTATTTACAGATTTCTCTAAACAGCAAAGTATCATATCTTTATATATAGGAAATTCATTGCTGATATAATCTCTATCAAGTTCTTCTTTATTAACGAGTCTGTATAAATAGTGTTCGCTATATTCGAATATAAGAGAATATAGAGAATACTTGTATAACTTCATTTTCTTCATTTTATCTATTTCTTGATCACATTCTCTTTTTATTAAACTACACTTATCAGATTTGATTATAAAGTCTAAGTTGCTTTTATACCCATGATTTTTTACAAAATTTTTATTAGATTCCATTAACGATATATAAGACACCAAAAGCCTTATAGTTTCTTCTTTTATGTACATATACTTGGAAAATGCTAAAACTATGGCTGTATTACCATAAGAGTCAGTAATGTTGATATCAGCACCCTTAGATAATAATAGTTTAGTTATTTCGTAGTTCCTTAGTGCTGCAAATATAGGAGTACGTTTAAATATACCACTTCTATGATTGACATTAGCCCCTTTTTCTATTAAGTATTTTACTATTGATACATCTCCCATATAGCTAGCAGCATAATGTAAGGGCGACATATGGTCGTTATCTGTACCGTTTATTTTAAAGTCTTCAGCTTTATCTAATAATATCTTTATACCTTCTAAGTTACGAGTCCTTATAGCGGTGTATACCAGAGAACTATCTATAGAGATACCTCGTTCTATGCAGTTGCTTACTAACAACCCTAAAATGTCATTATCACCATACGTTATCGCGTGATGTAATGATGTAAAACCGTATCTGTTTTTAATATTAGTACTCGCTCCAAAGGATATTAATATTTTAACAGCGTCTATATTATGCGTTTTTACTGCAAGGTGTAACGGTGTATTTCCAGAATAGTCTTGATAGTTTACAGAATATCCTTTAGAAATTAGTAAATTTATTATAGCTGTTTCGTTATCTATAGTATGTTTTAACATATCATGTAATGGTTTTTCTTTGTTACTCAGAAGCTGTTTTAGAATTTCAGAACTAACTCGATTATATATTTCATTGTTAACATATTTCTTATACTTGTCTACTATGTTGCTATCATAATCTGAATCGTTTTCTAGTAATTTTATTATCTCGTTAACTTTTGGTTTACTACATACTATATGTAAAGGACTTCTTCCTTTGAAATCAATAGAATTAATATTATTACCATATTCTAGTAGATAAGAAACAGCTGTATAATTCCTACACTCAATAGCTTGGTGTAACGGTAAATAAGGAATTTTATACTGCCTATCTATATTGCTATATGCTTGTTGTATCTGCTTATTATAATAATGAATGTTTTTACTATCTACTAAAAGTAATGTTTTATACATAACCCACATATCATACATAGTTGTATAACTTAAAAAATAAATAAGTTTTCATTATTAACTTATTCCTAATATATTTTTTAAGTCATCGGTCGCTAATAATTTCAATATATACAATTTTATATTAGTTGGTAATATATTCCAATCTAAAAACGTTTTATCTATACATTGTAAAGCCTCTTCTATTAAATCATGTCTATATTTTGCGTAAGATATTCTTTGAATTAACGCATTAAAGTATATATGTATGTTATTAACACTTAGAGTTAGTGACAGGTCTTCTAAAATTCTTAATGGTATATTAGGATTTTTTAATATAAATAATGAGAATAAAGAAATATTTTTACCTATTTTTATAGATTTCATTGTAGATAATTCTTTTTCACATTCTAGCTTAAAACTACTTAGACTTTTACTATAATATATCATAGACATGTTAGAAGTATAGCCTTCTAAACTATAAGACTTATCAGTATAATTGTTTAATAAAGTTATATGCGCTACAAGTAATTTAGCTGTTTCGCAATCATCAATTTGTATAAAAGATAAAGGAGTTTGTTTGTTAACATCCACAACATTAATATCAGCTCCATATTTTAATAATAATTCAACATTACTAGGTTTTTTCCATAATACGGCCGCGTGTAAAGGAGTACGCCCTAGTTTATTCTTGATGTTTGGGTTAGCACCATTTACTAACAAAGTTTCTACAACTTTAGGACGATTCTCTATAGAAGCTCTATACAATGCGGTGAATCCTTGAGAATCTGATATGTTAACATTCGCGCCGTATTTTATTATAATATGTATAGTTTCTATGCATGCATTACATGCCGCCATATGTAATGCAGAACCATAATGACAAAGCGCGTTAATATCTATACCCGAATCTAATATAAGTTTAATAATATTAATATGACTTTTATGGAGAATAGCTAATTGAAGAATGTTACATCCTTGTTCGTGTTTGGATATTTTAGTAATAACATTATTCAATAAATCACTTTCTGCGTTCATATTATATACTTACTGCAATTAGGATTATAATATCAATTAAATATAGTTATAAACTCTAAATCTTTATCTGAAAAAGAAATCTAATATCATTGATACAGTATCTAACGGTAGTTTGGTAAATATTCCTATCTTTAATTAATTCTAAAACTTAATCATGTAATTTTGTTCTGTTTAACAATAATTGTATCACAGGGTATAACTGTTTCATATAAATGTATATTTTATTTATCGAATAAAATATTTTTGGATTATTGATAAATGACACGGAAGTTATCATTACATATAGACGATAAATTATTATTAACCGATAATGAAACAGAATTCATAAATCTAAATTCATCTTCTCACTTTTTTATTTTATCAAATTTAGTAAAACTTTGTATAACAGAAATATTTTTATAACGTTATATTATCGCTTTCAGCAGATAAATGCAATGGTGTTTAATTTGGCTTTATTTTTTAAAAAGACTAGTTATATGAGTCATCTTAAATATACAAATCGTTATACTGAACTTAATAATCATAGCTATTAAGTGTAAAAACCGTATTTCTGCAAATACCATAATCTATTAACATTTTTATTATATCTGTGTTAGTTTTATTGATTCCAATAACGGGTTATGAAGATGGAAATCTATAGAATCTATTGGAATATATTTTTTCTCCAAAATATTAACCACACTCAATTTATCATTAATAGATACCACATGATATAGTTCTTTTACCATACACTATTCTACTTTTAAATAAAAATTATGATTAACACCATAAGGTACAAATCTTGTTATTAGTTACTGTTGCAAATATTTATATTTTTTTCAAAATTTCATTGTCTTTTATATTTTCTAGTATTTTATACTTTATTTCGAATGGCAGACAAGACCAATTTGCTATATCGTTACTTTCGGATCTACAATATTCATTCATAGAATTAATCGCGTCATAGAGTAGTTTGCGTCTACAAGTTCCTATTTCTACAATCGGTTCTATATAATACCTGTAGATTTTTAGTTTGGTATCCGTAAACCTTTTCAAATTAACAGAATTTCTAGCTATCGAATTCGTGTCGTGGCCTATACATAAATCAATAATAGTTATATCATCGCATACGATAGTGTTCTTCATAATATCTATTTCAGTTTCACATTTATTTTTGATATCAGAAAGATATTTAGAACTAAGTAATACTTCGATATTATTATTATATGTATCTGAAAGATCTATATCTGAATAGAGGTAGGGTATAATCATATAATAAGAAATTAATAATTCTAATGTTGTTTCTTCATATAAATCATGATTACATAGCATAGCATTTACAATATTATCCAATACATTGTACCCTTTTACTTTAAATATATAATTTAATAGAGTATATATCACAGATGTATCGTTGTCTAGCATAGCATAATGTAAAGGTGTATATTGATCATCGTCTTTCGTCATTAAATTAACTCCGTTATCTATTAGAATTTTAGCCATATCTACATGCTTATTTTTGATAGCATCATGTAACAGATCAAATTCATTGATCATTGTTTTATCAGCTCCGTATTGTAAAAGTACCTTTACGATTTCCACCTTGTTTTCTATTATAGCATTTGTAATTGGATAGTCAAAGTTATCATCGAATATATTAGGATCTGCTTTATGTTCCAGTAAGGCTTTTACCATTTCTGTATTACCCTTTTCTACAGCATAGTGAATAGGAGACCTCATGTATTCATCGTAAAAGTTAGGATCTACTCCGTTATTTAGTAGATGCATAACTAACCTTATGTTATTAAATTTTACAGCATTAAACAACATTCTAATACAATATCTGCATTCGTTATAGTTAGGTTCTAGATCTAGTATCATTATAGTGTGCAGTATTAATGTATTATCCGACATGATAACAGATTTGTTTATTAGATTTGTACGAATATTGTTATATTTTATTTATGTTTTAAAAAATGATTTTATAGGCTATTAACTAATTGCCTTAATAGATCGTAATCAGGTTTTTCTTCGTACGATAGTTTTGTAACATACTTAATGTAATCATATATACCTTTGTTCCCAGACTTAGCATTAAATTTGTTTTCATGTACTCGTTTTATAAAATCACACTTTGCAGCATGTACCATATTTCCATTATTTCCAAATACCTTCCACGGTAGCGGTATACCTGCCCATTTTAACATACAATAACCAAATGATTCTAAGTCTCCTCTTCTAGTTACGCAGGTACCGTTATGTGCGTCTATACTAGCGTAATACAGAGTCCCTCTGTGCCAGTTCTTTGATTCTTTGTAGTATTTTACATGCTTTCCATTAACAATAAAATAGGATACTATCCCGTAATCTATGAGATACGGTCTGTATTTTCCATCTACCATTATATTTTCTGGTTTTATATCTCCATGTGATATTCCATGCTCGTGTATATATTCTAAAATATATAACATATCTTTCATTATACTTTTTATTAACGGTTTAGTTTTTTTTACTTTCTTCAATAGTTCTTTAGTATTTTCTACAAATCTCTCCAGTAAAATAAATCTGTAATACCTGGTATTATGTTTAAAACTTCCACATCCGTAGTATCTAGGTATTCCTAAATGATCTATATTCTTGTAGGTTTTCCATAGTTCTATTCTATCTTTATCATATATCTCGTTATAGACTAATACTTCTAGTACCATGGTATTGTTATTAAAGCTCTCTATTTTAATGACAGCTTGCCTTGTATTGTTATTAATACATTGAGTAGAGTATACACATCCAAATCCACCATACCCTATAAGTTTATCTACTTTCCACTGTTTTCTATATATATCTATTAGTGTTATTCCTTCCATGTTTATATTATGAAATATAAATCTTTATTACTTAATTAGCTTAATACCTTAAATTTGATTCCTATGGGTAGAAACGACCAATAAGTAGAATTCATATATTCAGAAATACAATAACTTTGTATACTAGATTAGGTTTATCTAGTATGTAATGTATTTCTTTTTCTATCATATCTTTGTAAATAGGGAATTCATTTTTAACTTCTTTGGATATTAAGTCATAATTAATACGTTTTAACGGTATATTTATATCTATCTTATTTTTATTTATATATATCATAAATACTATATCCGTTTATAAAATTAACATACTTCATTTTATGTATTTCTCTAAAACAATTAGCTACAAATATACTTGTATAAGTAGTTAACTGTAATTGTTTTATTTTTAATTCCTGAGGTAACTAAATTTGAAATTAATATATTACCATCTATTTTGTAAAATAACCTGTCGTAAAAATATCTATTATCTACTTGTAAAACTATCGTAATATGGGATTGATTAAATATATCTCTAGTATTAACGTTGGCACCACTTTCTATAATGCTATTAATTATATCTATTAGTATCTTTAACGGCATAATGCAACGCAAAATAGTAATATTCTCACTATTGTATAATATATTTTTTAAAATATATACATATCCTAGTCTAGCAGCATCGTGTAGGTTTACTAATATATAATTCTTTTTTTATTATTTACTAGTCTAGTATATACATCGTTAATAGAATTATACCTTGTTATAACATCAAGAATATCTTTATTAACTCCGTAATATCCTAAATACATGGAGTAACAGAATGGAGTAATTCCTTTATTATCACTAATAGAGATATCTACGTTGTATTGCATTAGAAGAGAAACTATATCAGTTTTAAGTAAGTGTTTTAAGTAAGTGTATTATAGCATGATGCAGAGGTGTAGAGAATGAATTATCAGTAGCATTTATCTTCATTCCATTATCTAATATTACCATATTTTACAGCACAATATAAAGGAGTAAGTTAATCTTTGTCAACATTATTTTCATCTACTCATTATCTAATAAAGTTTTTATTAAATCTATATCACTAGTTTCGATAGCATTGTGTAATTCTAGCTTATTTCTGTATTTAATTACATACTTCTTATAGTGTAATAATATTGTTACCATGTCTCTTTGACCAGATAACATAGCGTAGTATAGAGGTGTATACATCCGCGACTCCAGATAACAAAAACGTAATGCTCTTGTATGTTTAAATAACAGCATAATGTAGATACGTACTTCTAGAACTAATATTTATATCTACATGATATTTAAATAACAGTTTTAATATATTCATCCTTTCAAATATCGTAGCATACTGTAACGGAGCTAAATCAAAAATCGTTAATAAAATTAATATCTTGGACTCTTTTCCTAACAAAATACTATTTCTATATAACCTAAAGCGATAGCGGTATACATACTTACTGGAAATCCTGGCGGGCACATATTAGCTTATTTACATACACGCTCTTTAATTTATGTTTTATATATTACTAAATAAAAATATGCGATAAGTTTATTTCATATACAGTACTATTGTGTATTAAGGAAACCAGATCTTTAGAATCTAAGTGTTCTAAAATATTATACTGTATTTCTAACGGTAACAAATTCCAATAAAATTTATTTTTTCTGTGTAGTATATTATCCATAGTATCTTTAGCAACACTTAATATTTCATATCTTTTGATGGCTGATTTAATAAGTATTTCTAAATACGTTCTATAGATTGATAATTCACATAGGTCTATAGCTGAAAGCTGTTTGGCGTACCTAGCCAGTAAGTTTACGTTTATGGATCTTCTATTTCTGTATATATCTATCATAGTAAATTCATCTCCTAACGTAATTTTTCTCATTTTAGAAACTTGATTTTTACATTCATGATATGTCTGTAATAAATATTTATCGGTTTGTATCATGTTTTTGTTTATCTTAAAACCTTCTGTGGAGTCTTCATCCTGTATAGCTATTTGAGATATTAATAATTCTATGATAGGTTTCCTCAAGCCCGAGGTATCTGAAAAGATTATTGTAAACATAGTTTCATTTGAACCCAGTACCTTGTTAAGATCTAAACCTTTTTCTATGAGAATGTCCATAATCCTAGTATCTGATAGTTCTGCTACATAAGAAACTAATGGAACATAATGATTATCTACGCTATTTACTTCTAATCCAGAAATATTACATAACAACCATTTTAATAGTTCTTTGTTATGTAGAATAGCAAGCATATGTAAACCATAACATTCGTTTATAGGTTTTATATCAGCACCCGCATTTAAAAGCATCTTGATAATATTTTTGTTATTACGTCTAATTGCTTGCATGATAGGAGACACATCTTTATAGTAACATAAGCTTGGATCTACACATCTACTTTCTAATAATATTTTTACAGTATCTACCCTTTCATAGTAAACAGCGTAATTAAGAGGTGTAAAGGACATCACATCTACAACGTTGGTATCACAACCGTTTTCAATCAAATATTTTACAGCTTCTGTATTATCATATTTACACGCTGTATGTAACGGAGTTCTACCTTTCCTATTCGTTAGATTAAAAGATGCACCTCCTAATTTTAATAATTCCAAGTATTTACATGATTCAGATATAGGTAATTTGACAGCATAGTGTGCAGGGGTATTTTGTTGGTTATCTCTAATATCCGCATACGCGTCGTAACGAATTAGTATCTTTAATAGTTCATAATGGTTTTTCATTACAGCATAGTGCATAGCAGATATACTATTTTTTTCACAGATATCAGGATTACATCCATATTCCAATAAGATTTCTAATAGTTCTTTAGATCCTTTTCTCGTGGCTAGAGTAACTGGTACTGTACACGGTTCAAAACGAGATCGAAACATAAGCTTTGATGTAGCAGAATGTCTGTTCCAGTCGTATAATTCATTAGCTATATATTCGTTTATTATTGTTAAATTAGTATTGACATTATTTGTATTAAAGTATTTTAAGAGATTATTATTTTCTTTAACTTCTGTTACGTATAGCTTGAATCTTTCTAGTCCTATGGTGTTAGTATCAGCACCTTTATCCAATAATAATCGTACTAATTCTATTGACCCTATCTCTACGGCTATAAGTAGTGCTGTCATACTGTCTTTGTTAGCTACGTTTACGTTTGTACCATTTTCTATTAACAATTTAGTAACATTTAAGTCATTACTAGAAACTGAATAATGTAAAGGCGTTTCTCCATAACTATTTAACGCGTTGACGTTAGCTCCGTGTAATAATAATAGTTCTACCATTTTGTAGCTTCCAGAACTAGAAGCTATATGTAAAGGTGTTATGTTTTTCATATTGTTTGTGTTCACTAAAGCTCCGTTTTGTATCAGTATTTTAGTGATTTCTAAATTTTTATTTTCGTTATAAACGAAAAATGTACTAAGATAATTTGTTAAAGTTACCAAATTGCCGTATTTGGTTATCAGTTTCAATATCTTTCCTATAGGTATAATAACTGCTACAGAATGTAAAGGAGTCATGCGGTTACTGCTATAGATGTTGGGATCAGCACCATGATCCAGCAGTAATTTTATTATGTCTATATGTCTATGCTCTACCGCTATATATAGCATTGTACAATCATCTTTATTTTTTTCGTTAGGATTAACTCCTTTCTCTAGATAGTTTTTTACCGAAGCTACATCGTTTTTACAAATAAAGTTAAAAAGTTTTTTAACTTTATTACTAACACTCATTTTGTTTGTATAGTTATAATATATATTATTACATTTGTATTATTATTCATTTATTATGTACTAACAATACTATAAAGAACAAGTACTTAATAAATGGGCAATAATAATACACGCGGTAGTAAAAAAAATAGACTTAGTATGATTTCTTCTAAAAAGCGTATTACTAGTTTTATACGCAAACATCATAACTACTTAATGAAAGTATTTGATTATCTAAGCGATGATGGTAAGGTAGTGATGATAGATTGTATGGGTCATTGGTTATACAACAAATGGGATTATGAACCTAACATGTTTTTGAAATGTATTTCCGAGAGAAGTGATATAGAAGCTATATATAGAGAACTAGCAAAAAAGACTCTAGAAGACGCTAAAAATTATCACGATATTTTTTCTAGATCAGTTCCTAATAATTTAGGCATATCTAATAAGCTAAGAACTGTTATGGATAACAATGATATCTTGATAAAAAAATACAATTCTACAAATTACTACATGAAGAAAGAAATCATAGATAGTAAAGTAAACGAGTTTCAAACTAAAAGAACATACGAACCATATTTATTCTTACAAACATTGGAACGTCAACTTCGTGGAAGTAACGATTATTTCTATAATGATATTTTACAAGCAATAACATTATAATTTACACAGTGTTAACTATATTATACAAGTCATCTTTATCCAGATACCTTAGAATCATATATTTTACTTCTATGGGTATACTTTTCCATAAATTATCTATAGAATCATTGGAAATAGTATCTTCTAAAATTGTTAATGATTTAGAAATTAAGTTCTCTCTTTCTGTTGCCACGTATACAGCATTTATTATTATATCTTTGTATATGCTAAATTCTGATAAAGATACTTTGTTGTATAATCTAAGTAACATATTTGATTCAATTTTATTAAGATATACATCAAATAGAGTCCTACTTCCTATTTTTACAGCTAACATTTTTAATATTTCTTTTTCGCATTCTAATTTATATCTATTCGCTTCTTGATTTGATTCTATTAAACTCCAATTATAGTTTTTACCTATTGTACTTTTAAACGGTATATTAGCGTATTTATTGATAACTATTCTAGATATTAGTAGCTGTAGTATTTCTGAATTGTTACCATAAACATAACAACCCCGTAAGCACGTCACAGATAAATTATTAATAATACTGGTATCGGCACCTTTATCTAATAGTATTTTTACTATATCTACTAATTTTTTCTGTACGGCTAAATGTATGGGTGTATTTCCATCGTTATCTTTATCATTAACATCAAAACCCAGTGATATTAATAATAATATAACTTCTTTATTATTACACATTGTAGCTTGGTGTAAAGGAGAAGGATACAAAGGATATGATAGACAGACGCCGTGACATAACAGTTCTTTAATTATATCTATATTTCCATATCTTATTGCCAAATGAATAGGATATCCGTATAACTGATCAAATGTATTTGTGTCTGCTCCATATCTTAGTAATAATCTAACTAACGGTAAGTTATCCAGTTTAATAGCTTCTATAATAGGATGATTTTTAGTGTAAATTTCATGCGTATCAGCTCCTGAGGAGAGTAGAACATCTGCAATTCTGTAATTCTCTTTTACTATTGCATATTGTAAAGGAGTTCCGTGTATAGTATTATTACAGCAGTCTATGTCCGCGCCGTTATCTATTAGTAATTTTACCATTTCGACGTCATTATTTTCTATAGCCCTGTGTAAAGGACTACATACTTCATCATTGTATAGATTTACATCAGCCCCATGTTCTAACATAGAAATAACTATTTCTTTATGACCACGTGAAACAGCGTAATGTAACGGAGATATATCATCTTCATCGTCTATAGATTCTAGGCTTATATTATTTAATCTAATTATCCTTATAACTTCTTTAAGATTATTACTATCAATTGCTTCTATCAATTCCATTTTAGTGACAGTACGATTGTACATTTCAGTTATTCTTTATTTTTCAGATTTGTATATGCAGTAGTAATTTAATGAGGTATACATTTATATGTTCTATTATATAGTATTTTATTTCATAGGGTAAATCATGCCAAGAAGCATAATCATGTTTAATTAATATATCATCTAACAATATTATAGTTTTCTTGATAATTGTTTCTTTATATATCGCTTTCTCTATTCTAGACTTTATATATTTACAGTATATAGGAAAGTCATTATACTCTATATTATCCTCTATATTATCATACGCATAAACTAATCTGTGAAGATAATGTAGTTTACCCGTACATACGTCTAATACACTAATACCATTTTTCTTAAAACTACGCTCTTTCATTATATCTATTTCTTTAATGCAGCTTATCTCGTATTGTTTTAAACTTTTAATATTTGTAATAATTTCTTTATTACTCTCAAATCCGCATGACACTAATAAGTCTGGTACTACTTCTTTCATAAGAAACGCGTTAGCTATTATCGCTTTCATATTATCTAGTTTTTTAATTCTTAATTTACAAAGAATATCTAGCGGTGTATTACCACACATATCTTTAATAGTAATATCAGCTCCTCTTAATAAAAGTTCTATAACAATTTCTGTTTCTGATAATATAATACAATGTAACGGACTATTACCTTTATTATCCAATGCGTTAATAGTAAAGTCGTTGATGAGTAATCGTATTGTATCTAAAGAAGTTTTCCATATAGCATAATGTAGAGGTGTAGCGCCGTTAACATCTTTGGTATCTATAGAACTTCCATAATCAGTTAATAGTTTTACCATTTCATATGTATTAGATCCTAAATGTAAAGGGAGCCTACCTAATGAATCTTTAGTATTTACATTGGCTCCATTTTCTAATAGTACTTTGGCTGTTAATGTTGTTCTCTTGCTAACGGCGTGATGCAAAGGACATAATCCTTTAGAATCTTGTACGTTAACTTCAGCACCGTGTAATATTAACGATATCACTGTATCAACATCATCGTTTTTAGCGGCGTAATGCAAAAAGGATCTACATTCCCTATCTAAAATGTTTATATTTATACCATGAGATATTAATATACTCATAATCACAGAGTTAACGTATAACGGAAATATAGAAGTATCCGCATTATAATTCAATAAGAGAGATACTATTGCAGGAGAATTGACTTTAATCGCTATAGCCAGAGGACTAACTGTTTCATCGTTAATATTATTAGGATTTGCACCGTTTTGTAATAATATACTTACTAAATCTACGTCTGTCAAGAGTATTGATTTTACAAGCGGTCTATAAAATCCTTTAACTGTGTTGTCAGGATGTATTCCTTCTCTAAGTAATCTTTCTACCATTTTCCTATTTTTACAATTAATAGCATAATATAATGATAACATTGTTAATAATATAAAAAAAAGATTGTTTTTAAATTTTATCATATTTGGTGTTTCATGTAAGATTTCTGGAAATTGATAGCACTATCTATGATACCAATAAATTTATTACTATCATCTTTTATGTTTTCATGAACGTATTCTTTCAAAGTACCATTTCGTTGTTTATCGTTTAACCAAAATATGTCTTTATCGAAAGGAAAATTAAGTTCTTCTAACATAATAACATAAAATACGGAAAAGTTTTTATTGAGTATACAATCATGAATGTTATCTTTAATAGCTTTATTAAACGGTTTACAATACTTTATAACCCATAATGAATCTTTATCTAAACTTGAAATATCTATCTTCCAAGTAGATCCCCTAGAATAAGATATGTCCACACTAGATTCTAAACATATATTTTCATAAAGGATAGGAAATATATAATTATGGTATATTTTAAAATACTCTATGATAATAGAAACATAAATCATATATACGTAAGAATTAGTTTTAGATTTTCCAGGATGAAAATCTAAACGAGTGAATATATCATACAGTCTTTTAGAACCAACTTCGTCTATTCTAGTAGCATAGTTTTCTATATAAGAATCCTGTTCATCATACTGCCCATTAACATATAAATATTTAGTTTTTTTACAGTAAAAAGGTTCTACGTTATATACCATCTTACCTATAGATTTTATGTTACAATCAAAATCTAATAACAAGATATCACTCTTAGTGTTTAGTATGTAGTGTCATTTAAACAAAATAGTCAGTTTCATGAAGTCTATCTTTTGTGCTTTATTTGGTAAAACCGTTAACGTGTTTGTATCTTCTGGAAATACAGTTTTAAAATCGATAAAATTTTGATTATATTCATTTTCTGGTATAGGTACTTTCTCTGTATTGTTTATATGGTAAAAAACATTACAAGATCTATATTTTGAATTAAAACTAAAATTGCTGAGGAATGGATAGTATAAGCTATCTGGTAAAAACATGCTATCATGATACCATACGTAAACTAACCTCATAACTGTATTAATTTATATAAACTATTAAGTCTTCATTTTTCCTTATTATCTATAACTACGTGAGCGCAAGTTTCTGCTTTATCTATAACTGAATACATATTCCTCTTCATATCCATCATTAATGTAGGATATTTTGAAGTATTAACTTCATCTGAAAATATCTCTATATAAGCGCATTCATTAATTTCGAACGTAACGGAATAAACTATCAGAAACATACTGTTTAAAAGTTCTGAAACATGTATACTTATATTATTGACCGTAACGACGACAGGCTTTATAAAAGATACTTCTGACCAATCTGGATATAGGTAAATCAGTAATGTAATCTCTTTTCTACCATTAACAGCTACAAAGATAGTGCATCCATAACTATCGCCTTCTTTCAAATTAATGTTATCAAATCTAACTTTTTTATCTGGAATTTCTATACTTAGTAGATGTCTTACATCGTCATCCATCATGGAAAAATATATTTATAGTTTTTTACTTTATAAGTCATTATTATTTATATTATTCTATATTGTTATTATACATAATAGCATCATCTAGTAACATATTTACTCTTGTATTATATACTTTTACACTTTTTGGTATATCTAATATATCTTGATTGGATATGTATGTGGATAGTTTAATAGTATTTCTTTCTACTAAAATATCTAAAAATGATTCATCACCTAGTTTTATGTTTTTCATGATGTTTATATCTTTTATACACTGTTTTTTGAAATAAGTCAAAATAACAGACATAGATACTAGTAACTTATTTTTATTATACCCCTCTGAAAAATATTTCTGGTAACAACTATTTAATCTATCATTTGATGATTGTAGCAGAAAATGAGATACTAAGATTTTCATTATCTCAAAATTATCGTTTATCTTCTTCGGTATATTAGTTATAGTTCTATCATAAACCATAAATGTTAAATTATTGTAACATATTCTCGATGCTAGTTCTATAGGAGTCACTATTTTATAAGTTACTACATTAATATTAGCACCATAATATAGTAATATCTCTACACATTTTGGACACCCGTGCAATACAGAGATATACAATGGCGTTATCATTAGATAATTACTATATGTATTTACATCAGCACCGTATCGTATTAAAGATAATATTGCTTCATGGTTATCACATTCTATCGCACATATAAGGGGATTTACGTAACTGTTTTCTGATAAAGGAAATGGAATATTAGGATCTATACCTTTTTTTAACATAGCATCTACAACGTCAGTATAATAAAATTTTATTGATGCATAAAATATGCTCGCTATACATATCTGGTTTTTAGATTTTATAGCAATATAATATATTACATAAAAAAACCTAATGTATAGCGTAATACGTTTTATTACGTTGTTTATTATACTAGTAATATACATATTTAGTTTTAATTGTCATTATCCTTATTTTTTATATTTTTTAAAAATACTAATTAATTGATTTATATATCAGTGATAATAAAAATCCTACAATTATAGTATATACTATTAATAACGCAATACATGAATTTCTAAAAAAGTATCAAACTAAAATCTATATGTGCATATAAAAACTTTTTTTATATTGCAATTAGATACATAATATATACCTTTACCATAAAACATACAATATCTATTATGAACGTTTATTTTAATATCTCTGCATTTATTATTTACTAAACTTTGCATGAGATGTAGATATAGGTTGTTTTACTATATTTATACCCGTCCAGAAATGTTGTATTTTTATCATATTTATAAAATTTTTATTAGGATTCATAATGAGATTTCCTCCTATATCACAACAATGTTTGTATACTATTCTGTAGCAATAGTTATCATACTTAATCCAATCATCTAGGCATTTTATCATCGTTTATAGAAATTCTTATTAATATAGGCGTTACAACTATTAAGATAATAATACCTAGTGCTGTAAAGTAGTTAAGTAATATTACGTTCCAATGCATTTTACCCTTAATCTTTAACCAATAATCAGATAAGAAATATAAAGTGAATTGATTCATATTAAAAGGTATCATGGTATTTATTTACTGTAACACAGGTCATATAAATAATAGAGATAAAAATGAATATACTTCCTTCATACATACGCATAATACATACTATGTTACTGTAGACTCGTCTACAATAATATTTTTTTCTATATAGAAATCTAAATTAGTTAAATAACCCATTTTATAATATATGGTTTAAACTAATAGTGGTTTTTTACATAATATATAAAGATCAATGAGATCTTATTATCATAATTGTATTTATAGCTATAGCGACTATAGATACAGAAGAGATAAGAGATATTACCGTTACTAAAAATGTAGACGAACTAGTAGATGGTAACATCAAAGATATAGGTAATATTATAGTAGCTGTTATCAACAAAGATATCATAGTCACAGCTGTAATTATAGCCAACGAAGTAACTAACATGAGTATAGGAGTGATGAGTTGCATGTTATTATATATGTTTTAATACTGATACATAATAACTATATTTAGAATGGAAGTTTTTATACGTATAAATAAATATAAAAATACCATGTTTATAATTTTTAGTATATCTATGGTACTATATTAAAGAAGGTAGTTCCATAATCCGTCATGGATGTACATGTAAAGTTTTTACCTACATAATCCCTAGATGTTATATTAAGTTCTCTAGTGTGCTTGTAACAATCATCACCTACCTCGAAAGTGTCATCAGGCCCTTCTTTAACACCTTCTAAATTTTCTATAAAAGCATTATTAGGACCTATCCAATAAATGTATCCGTCTTCAGAACTCATATATACAGTGCATAATAATCTATCAAATGTGGAATTAGACATATCTACATCTTTGATGGCTGTAATGTTATTACATCCACCATTATTATGATCTATTACACATCCTTTTACTAATAGTATTATAGATGTTAATATAGTGTGTATATACATTATTATACCTTTGATTTTAAGGTAATAAGTTATTTTTCAATAATGTAGTCACTTGTTTGATTATACATTAAAACTAGTTATCTTGTAAAGGAGAAACAAACAAATACCTAGGTGTAAAGTGACTTTCGTCAGCTATATTCATTTTCACATCAACGAAGAAGCAATCACATTCTGGAAATAATAGATTAAAATTTAGTACTTTAGCATCCATAAAATTACAGCAGGGTGGAAACAAAGTAGTTATATATACTTTTGCATCCATATTTAAAAGACCTATTGATACACTACCTTTTTTAATTATATTATTATCGTCTCTGTATCCGAATTCTAATAATAGTTTTATTTGGTTGTTCAAAATACATATATTAGTGCATTTATTGCATAAAGTCTCTCTACGAAGTGTTATACCTATAGACATATTAACCGCTAATAATGCATCTACAAAGCTAAAATTGTAGCTATCTAATAATCCGCTATAAACTATATTTGGAGAAAACATACTAGTATCTACATCCTTGGAAAAGAATATTACATTACTAAAACATTTTTTTACTCGCTCCATGATGCTAAAACCCCTTTTTTACTATGAGCTTGTTTTTCATTAATATATTTATCTTATAAAAACATTTGTTTCAGTGATTCATAATTAGGAGTTTCTTCGTATTCTAATTTAGTGACTACTTTAATATAATTGTAGATTATACCTGCGTTTTCAGCGGGTATATTTTTTCTAGTTATATTACTAACAAATACTTCTTTCATACACTGAACATTCTCAGGTTCTTTTTCATATTTTTCCCACGGTAGTTTTCCAGAGTACCATTTCAACATACAAAATCCTAGAGATTCTAAATCTCCTCTCCTAGATACTGTAACTCCTTTATGAGCATCTATACTAGTAAAAGCTATAGTACCGTTATGCCTGCTTTTGGGATCAATAGTATATTCTTTGTGTTTACCATCATATGAATATTTCGTTGCTAATCCATAGTCTGCTAAGTATACTTTGTCATCATCCTTATCGAATAATATGTTACTAGCTTTGATATCACCATGAGAAAATCCTCTACTATGTATAAATTTCAATATATCCAATAGCTTAATAGCTAATTTCTTTATTAGACTAATATTAATTTTTCCTTTTTCTGCGAGTACATTTTCTAGATCTTTACCCAGTCTTTGTATTATTACAAATCTGTACTCTACTTCATTGTAAGTAGTAAATCCGAATCCATGAAAAGAAGGTATACCTATATAATCTACTCTTTGTTCTTTCATCCATGTATCAAGGGATGTTTTATCTTTCATAACTCTAATGTAGAAATTAATTTCACAGTATAGTGTAGAGCTATCTCTTAATTCTATTTTAGCTACACAATCTATTTCTTTACTATCATAAGAAACTTGATATACTATTCCGAATCCACCATACCCTAATTGTTTGCCTATTATCCATTTATCTTTTTTTCCTATATCTTCTATTAAAGTACCTTCGGGAAGATAAAATGATAAAACATTATTTTTGCGCATTATTAAACTATACTTACTATGTCGCACCTATTACCGGTGTAACCTTTATTACAAATACAAAATTTTTTATCTAGATTAATAATATTCATACATTCACCATAGATACAAAAACTGTTAAATTTATTTTTACATTTTTCGAATAATGCAGTATTTTCAGGCCTACTTCGTGGTTTTCCGTTATATTCAAAGGAAGGAATATGATTTTCCGAGTTTCTTCTTATAACAGTTAATTCACGTATTCTAATACCATAAAATATCATGTTAATTATTAACAAGACTATTATGATAGAAGTAGAAACTACAAATTTTTTACCCATTAGTGTTTTTATTACATTATATTCTTTCTCTACTTCTATCAATGGTTCTTTCATCATCTTGTATTTTTAGCGTACCTTGTGTGTACTGTTGTATTATTATAAGTTAAATGTATTTTTAGATATAACATCTTAATATAAACTAATGATAGTCTAATACATTAGAATTAGTAATATTTTCTATTCCTTTATTGTATATGTCAATTAATTCATCTATATACACAGATTCTTTCGCAGATGAAGAATTAGTTATGATTGTACATGTAATATTTGTATTAGCGTATGCTACCTTATCTAAATATATCATCATCATCTTTGAAACTGTACCGTTACCCATAAAGTCTATATCGTATAATGTATCTGGAAATGATTCTTCTGTTCTGTTTATGCTCCATATTATACTATCATTATTAGAAGTGCTACAAGCCATGCATGTTAATCCTATATGGGTACTATTTCCATGAGCCCATATATTTACTGAAGGACATTCAGTACCATCACAACAGGATGGTACCTTATAGCTGTCTTCATCATATTCATATTCATCTTCGTAACTATTTTCTGTAGTAGATAATTTAATAAATATAAAGAACAGAGTACAAGTAGTACCTAGTTTCATGATGTTACTAATTACTGATTTAAGATTAAATTTCAGTATTGATATATACTCAGTCTACACGTTTTTAAAGGGAAGTATATTTTCTTCTAAAAAGAAATTGCTTACTGCAACGTCTTCATCTCTACAAGACAACCATCCTATGTTCATATAATTCATTACAGATTTTATCCAGGGTGTATCTTCAGGAACGCATACTTCTTTACCGTCTATTATTGTTACTATTATAGTAGCTCCTTTTTTACAATTACAACTAGAATACCTTACAATAGCTATATCTTCTATATCAATCATATTTCTAGAATACGTAGTACAACAAATAGCATTGGACTCTAAGATATGATAATATATTATTAGTAAAAGGGGTTTTATAATATTCATATTAGATTATTTCCAGTTTATCTAATTGTTTTTATATTATATTACATATTTATTAATTTATACTTTAAATATATATTTTTAAAAGTAAATAGTAGTAATATGGTGGATGATAGTACGAGAGGGTTTCTATCAGAAAATATTTCAAAAGAAGAATTCTTCTGGAAACACAGAGGACTTGACACTATAAAAACATTTTTTATAAACGAAAAAGAAGATTTAAACCATATATTTTCAGAATTTCATAAAACGACACAGAATAAGTTTTGTGACCCAGAACAGAGATTCCAAGTAGGTACTTATTCTTCTGGAAAAAGTTACATCTTTGAATGCTATATTAGAGAAGTAGATTACGCGAACGAAATTAATTCTTATAATATCAATAATATATTTATGGTTAAGATAATGCCTATAAAAACTATGAACCCAAAAGAAATTAGAAGCTTGATGCTCAGAAAATACAAAAAAACTAAATCGTTATATTTAGATTGTAAATTTGCTAAGGAGTGTGCATAATACGAATCATCTATTCTAACTTTAATAGTCTAATATAACTATAACAACCTTTAGATATAAGAAAATGACGGTAAGCAACTAAAATCTGTTTTACTATTTGCCTGCTGTTACGTAATATATCTATAAATGTAGGTTTCTTATTCCCTTCTATACTGAATATTATTTCGTAGTTTATTCTTCTTTCTATATCTTTATATTCGCGTGTTGTTAATACTGTGGAATTACAGTTGTTGTATAATAGTTCTTTTTGTAATGCGTTATTTATATTCATAGATGATTTGAATATGTAGATATTTGGATTAAAAAATATCTTACCATCTGATCTTGTAGTTTCTGGTATTTTTATAAAATCGTAAAGTAAATAAGCTGTAAAATATTTATATTTATACATGCATTTAGTTCTCTCGAATCTAAGCGTATTAACTATACTCCTTATTGTAAATTCTTTACCTATTTTCTTGGGTCCGTTTATCCATATTACGAAATCAGGACTTTTGATACTCCTTTTTATTAATTCGGAATAGGTCATATCATATTTTATAAAGTCTACTAAAGAAGTAAATTTTTTCGTTTCTTTATTACGATCTTTCATTGTGTTATATAATATTTCATTATATAAACTGTATTTTCTATTTTATAAAAAGACATAAATTTAACGTTAATATATTAAATATAATTATAATAATTAAAAATAAACATGAAGAGCTATAAAAATATTTTACCTAATAACATGGATTAGTTTTTTTGACCTAACTATCTATAGGAGGAAAAACTACAATAAAAATATAGATCGAACAAATATATAAAGCATTTGAATATATCATAAAACTAATAATCGTTTCAAGTATTAATTATTCAAAATTATAATTCTAGAGTATTTGATAACAGGATAATAGAAAAATCTTGGATAGAAAGTATAAACCAAGAAATAATATACGATAAATAGAACGAGATCACCATAATGCCTATAGTAATCATGCCTGACAAATTATACCACATTATATACAGAAATAAGATAAAAGATATAATGGATGGATCAAAATAACTATGCGCGTCTTCCTCTATAGTTATTGTTTATTTCGTATCATATTAGCTTTGTTACTTGATAATTTTTCTTTAACCATACATCTACAACCAGAATGTACCTTTAAAGACGCGGTACGGTAATTTCCTACGTCCTTATACGTAGTAACATTAACATACGTAAATAATTGGTCACAATAAGAGAGCCAAATATGATTATCTATACCTAAGCATTTAGAGGTATCGTTATATCCCCGACAATTTATTTCTTTAACATATTGTTTGTAAACGGTTCCGTTATTAACTACAGAACCTAATAGCGCGGATGATAAAGGATCTCCTCTATCCTGCCTAGAAATAATATTGTGTATCCATTTCCAGCTAGTAATAGTTATGCAATTAGGTTTGAATCCGTTAAGATTATTATTGCTATAGCTTCTTTTTGTTCTACCTAGCGGAGCGGATCTTCTAAAAATAACTACTCTATCATCCAACATTTCATTAAGCACTTTGGGATCTTCATTTATAGTACTATGGCTATGAATAGAAAATATAAAAACTGAGGTAAATAAAATTCTGATATATTGATAAACATATTAGTAATTTATATTGAAAGAATTATTAGTAACAGCATAAGTAATTAATCAGTTTCCGGTACATCTTTTAATCGAGTTCTGTAAGCGGTAACATCGCTTTTTTTCTTTTAATAGTGGTAACGTCAGTAGCTAAATGCATCATTATATGTTCCATGGTAATTAAGTCTATCGGGAATTCTATAAATAAATCATATTTTTCTAACATCCATTCTTGTATGTATTCTAATTCCGAAGATGTCATAGGAACAGTTATTTTTAATCGTTTATTAGAACATCTACCGAAGAAGCATTTTCCGTTTATAACGGTATTGATAATATTTTGACACGAGGATGGTAAAGATATCATTTTAAAAAAACTATTTAAACATCAATTTTATAGAATTGCTTTTACCTTTAAATTTATAACTAGATACAAAGAAGTATATTATAGGATCGATACAGCAATTTAAGTTCATTAAACACTGTGTAGCATGTAATAACATCTGATAGTACGATACATTTTTACATAATACTGTTTTTGAAGTTATTATATGCATCATATAAGATATAACAGATCCGTGATAAGGCAAAAAACATATGACAAATCCTGCTAGTATACAAGCTACTAGCTTGCAAGTTCTAGAAGATCTAGTAGATTTAGAAATACCAGATAGTACGGTATAACATACAGCTGAATAGCTTATAGACATCATAGCTAGCGGTATTACAAATCCTACAAAACACATGACGATAGTTACCCAAGGACGTAAATACATAGAATCTCCTACTTTATTGTATTCCATACATCTGATCTTAGTTTCGTGATCTGAACTCGTTGTATTAACGAAAAGTATGGATGACATAGGAACTAATATGATTACCCAAGTACAAACGCATACAATTTTTGCTCTCATAATATTATTACGCGAGTTATATTTATGAGGTCTAGTTACCGCGTAGTATCTATTTACGCTAATCCACGTCATGAAATTTATACTTACATATGTATTAATGTAAGATAAGAACGATGTTAATCTACAAGCTATTTCTCCCCATCTCCAATTGAAGAAATAGTAGTAATAATCTATTCTAAGAGGTAAAGTTGCGGTGAATATTAGATCGGATACTATCAAGTTAACGAGATACATCTTCATAGGTCCAGGCGCTGTAGTACAAAACCCAATAACTAATGCTGATATATTTAATATCAGGCTTAAAGAAAATATGAGTATAGTAATAATGGACAAAGATAGTGATCCGTTTTCGTATCCCGCGTATAAGAAACAATCACCTGTGAAATTCATCTTTGTACGATCGTAATTAATTAAATTTCAATTTTATGTATCATGTGTAGTATTTATATTATATTTTCTTATATAATAATATTATAATATACTATAAATCATTATATATTTAACATGGATCGTGTTATTACGATATTAGTAATTTTATCTAACATTTTTTATGTATCTCCATGTAAAAGAAGTATATCTATAGAAAAGTCAGAGGTTAATATAATATTATGCCCGTCTACTTCCATAAAATGTGCTAAATGGATGTACGTAGAAAAGAAAGAACCTAAAAGTCAGGTCTATAAAACTTTGGGTATAACGGTTTATCCCGATTCTTATCACATAAAAGAACCTAAAGACTTAACGAATCTAACGTTAGACAAAATTACACTAAAAAGATGGAATTCAGGTGATGTATACCATATATCTATAGGAGTAAAGAAAAAATGTAAAGGTTCGGTCATAGAAAGTATATTTGTAGATGATGGTTATATAATAAGATACAATAATGAAGTTGATAACTCTACGGAACTTTATAACAATACTACAAATATCGTGTTAATACACTTTTTAAACAATTATCAGTTATATACACTAGTTTTTTGTAGTATATGTGTTGTCATAATAGTAATAACAGTATGCTATATTTCATACAAACACAAACATATTAGTAAAAAAATAAGAACTATTGATAATTCAGAAAAGTTTATATTAATTAATGTTCATCCAGATAGAGAACCCTTAATCACCCATATAGACGAAAGCGAATACGAATCTGACGATGATTAAAAGCTATTTACTACTTCCTTGATATATACCTAACAGTATAGGGATAGTATCATAATTTCCTACATCAGTAACTGCAAATATAAAAGGCTTATTAACATAAAAGCTTGAACATCTTACGTTTAACGGTTTAGTTGATTTAACCTTGTCATATTGTACCTCTATTACATTTTTCTGAACTATACCAGAAAGTTGAAAATTTGGTACCTCAGATATTCCACTAAAATCTCCTTCTATGAACATGCTATAACATCCAAGATTGAATACAGGCATGCAAAAATTAGTCTCTTGACTAATAGTAAATGCCGGCATCCGTAATTCTAATCTCTTATAATCCATTTGTTCAGTCATGATTTTACTGAATATATCTCCAGTAATATTATCTATTAAGTTATCTAACCCTTTTTCGTCATCGGGTAATATAATAAACATGTTAAAAGCATATCCTAGTTTCCATAATTGTAATACACTACATTTTATATCATCAAAATATTTGTAAGGATAATAATACGGATCTGCGTGAATAGCTTCTACAGGTAACGAAGTTCCATCGTACTTATAGAAAGTTATAACATCTTTTCTCGTTGAGCTGAATATAGATTCTTGTTTCATAGTGAAAAATATCGCGTCTGCGATTATAGACTTAGTATTGTCGTATATATGACATCCTATATCTGTTATTTTGTGATTAGATCGTGATCTAATCCATTTATTTATTATTCTAGGTATTTGTCTTACATTATAAAATTCTAATACATCGGTATTATATATCGCATTACTATCTTTAATAAATTTTTCGTTTATATTATAACATCGTTTTATCAATAGAACAGAAATATTAGTTATTATATGTCTAACCTTCTGATCTTCTCCGTAATCGTATATGGTTTCTTCTAATAAATTATCTAATTGATTTTTAGTATTCCCATTACATCCGTGCCTGATATTACATAATATTTTGTGAAGCCCTCTAGGTGAAAATAATAAAGGCTTTCCAGAATCATATAACTCTTTTAACACCGATATGGCGAACATGATACTACCGTGTACACGTATATTGTATTCTACTTATTCTATTTTAAGTTTCTGTTTTTAATTATATTAGAATAAAAATTTTCCAAAAATCCAGTTATTGTACTTATGGAGGGTCTAAATACAGGATCTATAGTTCTACACGCGATAATGATACCCTGTAATTCTAGAGGGCAGTCTAGAGGTATATACTCTCCTTTATTTTCCTTTATTAGCATATTGTATATTTCTTGATAGTCCATATTTTCAAAAGGTATTTTACAGGTAATAATTTCCCACATAACTATCCCAAATCTATAAATCTCTGATTTTATAGTATAATTTGAAAATATGTCTTTTAACATGTCATAATCAAAATATGCCATAAAATTTACTCTGTCGGATATATTATAAGGTGCAGCACTCCCTATTTTTAAAACACCATTTTTAGTCAAGTAAAAAGAGTCACTGCTTAAATTTTTATGGAGTATTGGAGTTAAGTAACTATTATGTAGAGCCTTTAGGCCTTTTGCAGCATCGATGATAATTCTTGTTTTTTCTATATAATCGATATCTTTTTTCATGTCTAAAAAGTTTCGTAATGTAAAACAGTTATTGTCAACTACCAAACTACATAAAGGTACTGATATATCCAACATGTATCCATAAAGTTTAATAACGTGTTCAGAAGATTGTAGAGAGCGTAGCCAGTCTAATTCTTTTATGAACTGTCTTATACTATTCTTAGATGGACTTTTAAAAATCTTTAAACTGACATGCTTTTTATCATACTTAGCATTATATATACTATAAGAATCACATGAATATACTAATAAAGGATTTTCTATCTCTACGTAGTCTATACTCTTTATATCGTTAAATTGTATATCAAACATAGTTGTGTTGGTTATGATATCCATTATAAAAACATATGTTCTTAATTTTCTATTTTATACAATTACAAAATATACTATTATATAATAATATAATTTTATATTGTTACCGTTCCATAAATTACCTTAACGGTAACAGGAAGAGACATGTCGTTATAGTATGTCTCCATACGAGTATGAACTTTAGAAAGTACCGTTTTAATATTCGTTGATTTGATAATACACAAATCAGTAAACGTAAAATCGTACTTCGATAGTGGAATAATAGGCATAGGTAGTTTACAGTTATCAACTAGATATTTCAATTCGAAAATATCGTAGTATTTATCGTCACATAAATTGTAAATATATTTACTTGTTATAAGTAAAAGCATATTACGGTCTTTAACGGTTATGTCATATAAAATGAAATTAGGACCATTAGTTTGGGAAAATAAGTTTTTTTCTAGAAACATTATTATATTTTCTCCATTAAATACATGGGCATCTAGTTTGATTTTTATAACGAATAACCCTACATATTTTGTATCTATAACGTGATTAGTGTTTACATCCATTAGAAATCCAGATGATTCTGTTATATTATCTGATATTTGCCTGTCTCCAAGATTTACATTTACTGTACACGATCCCTCTAGACATGATACAAAATAACATTCTATATTATTCATTATAATACCATTTTCTTCATACGGTTCATCCTTATCATGACTAGTAGATATAGAATATCTATTAGTCCTATTCTCTATGTATAATACTGTAGCATCTGTAACGGCTTTTATTGAAAGGCATCTTTGCATGGATATCTCTATAAACTCTTTTATCTTTAATATATCCAAGTCATCTATATTGTGTTCTTCATTATAGCCATTTGGTATCAGGCTTTTCAAGACGCGTGCTATACCAGCGGTGTTTATAGTTTTATACATTTTAGTTAACTGTTACCATTACATTACAAACTAGTTTTATTATTTCATTTTTGTTATATGTGAATTTGATGGATTATAATATCTTATAGGATTATAATATTTATCGTATAGAGTATCAGGAACCGTGTTTGTTAGGTTTATTTTATATTCATATACTTTATGCCCAAAATTAACTCTACATATAGGGGAAACTACCTTATCATTAAAGCTATTAATTATCGTCAACTCTATCATATAACATCCGGATAAATAACTATCATCATAACTAATATCATTAAATGACATCCCTTCAGTAATAACACCATTTACCATCCAGTTAGTTTTCAAACCTTTTTTTAAAGATAATATATAACATCTTACTCTGGTAGTATACATAAGAGACGTCCAGGAGAGGTATACTGAATCTAATATACCTAGGCACGTCTTACGTTCCCTATTACAAATCCCTGATTTAAATCGACAACCGTAACATCCATGATTTCCTATATACGAACTCAAAATAGTTAAAGAACTTGATTTTAAATCTACTGATACTGTTGTAAGTATTTTATGATTATTTTCATAATATTTTGTATCGTTAATAGTAGATATACTTATGTATTTATTAACAGGATCGGAATATTTAAACCAAGTAATCGAATCTACTTTACTAGTATTAGGATAATCAAAACAGTTTAGAGTTACTGAATCCCCTACATGAGATACCGAGTCATAATAATCGTCTTTAGAATAGACGTATTGTAAAATAGATAATATTGTAATTATAAATTTCATGTTATAGTGTATTTTAAGAACAGAAATTATAAATTTAGACGATGTGCATTTCATCATTATTTATTAGAGATTCCCACTCGTCATCGTAAGTTGTCAGACGCTTAGTTCTTTTTACTCCTTTAAACGTTAGTAAGCACGTCATTTGTTTTGATATATCTGGATAGTTCTTATCTCCAAATGTATATATATGTAAACTATGAGTTGTATCAAGAACATGTATATTTTCTTCACCAGATATATATACTCCTCCTATTATAATATTCATGTCAATATCATCATCATATAAACGAGATCTTGATCTATTACACGCGTATATAATTTTATTATCTCTAGCATCTAGAGTATACGCGTTGATAGTAGGAATAACATACATAGTCCATGTTGTCTCGTATATCTGTAATCTATTTAGATAAAAACGACATCTATATCTACCTTCATCATTTTTATGCACGCCATGAATAGTAAATCCGTATGTTCTATATCCTGTATTGCATGTATTTCCAGTTATGTATTCTTTGGGTACAGTTATTCTATTTGACTTACCGCTGGATGTTTGTGTTAACATAACAGTATCTACGCTATAATTGTTGGGTATTTTACATTCTGCTACTACAGAAGATCCAATATCTGATATAATATTAGCATTAATAGTATAACAAATAATGTATAATAGTATATAAAAATTACCAAAATTCATATTGTATATTTATTGTAAATATTTTTATTTTAAAAGATTACCAATTAATTATAACATTTTAGAAAAATGGACTAAAGCAAATCCCTTTATGCTTTTTTTCACAGTTTTCTTCCATGATACCGTTATCATAGTATATAGTACATTTTTCTGATTCATCTGGTTTTCTAGGTTTTCCTAATTCCATACGTTTATTACCATCTCCTTTAACGTTTACAGGTATCCTTCCATGAAACCAATTTCTACTTTTCTTGGTAAATGGCATCCAATGGTCTTTAACTCCCAATACAGAAGAAACGATTAATACTTCGCTTTGGTCTAAAGCATTAGGAATTATTGAATCGTGTTTTGCACAGTGTCCTATAAGTTCATTGAACGTTATGTTTTCTACCATAGTATAACAGTTATTATTAATCTGTACCCATCCTGACATACCGTCTCTATTTCCACATATTTTTATTTGTCTATATAATGTAACGTTTGTAACAAATAGACCTAGTAATCCAGTTCCACACATAGAGGCTATCAAATGTATAAACCAAGCGCATGTTTTTTTAAGCCTCTTACTGCTTTGTCTATTCATATTTAAGATACGTAAACACTAAAATATACATCATTGATAAATAACGTATTAAATGATACAGATATTAAAATAGATATATAGATACATTTTATTCTATATATAAACTTTAATACAAATAATCCTTTGCTATAGTTATAATCAATTTCGGAGATATATAAATACCACAAACAACTTAAATGGATATTGTAAGGGAAGTTAAATTTAATAGGAATAGCTTGTTGAATGATTATTTTAGAATGGTTATATTAGGAGGTAGTGGATCTGGTAAAACAACATTTCTTCTATCTTTATTTAAAACATTTATAGCAAAGTATAAACATATTTTCTTGTTTACTCCTATACTTAACCCATCGTATAATTATTATGTATGGCCTGACCATATATATAAAATAACTACTGCAGAGGAATTAGAATATTCATTATCAAAAATGAAACAAGATTTAGTAAATCTTGGAAAAAAAGGTTCTATTAATCATAAGTTTTTGGTAATATTAGATGATTTGGGAGATATGCAGTTAAAATCTAAAATATTGTCTTGGCTAGTGAATACAGGTAGACATATAAAGATGTCTATCGTTATGTTGTGTCAAACTTATAGACACGTACCATCAAATTGCAGATCAAGCATTACACATCTATGTTGTTGCAACGTATCTGATGCCGATATCGAAAATATTACTAGGTCTATGTCGTTGGTTGCTACTAAACAGATAATAAAAGCACTATCTGTCATGCGTGCAGCATCTAGGGGAAAAAAAGTTTACATTATAGAAAATACTGTATTTGCGAACAAGGATATACGTATATGCTATGATACTGCAGATAAATCTGTGATCGAACAAAAATCTGATACCACTATATTGTTAAGCCAATTCTCTCATATGAAAGATCAACTCCATACTATATTAAACGATGATAATAAGGATACCGATTATTTTAAAGATTTTAGTAAGCTAACTTCTATAAATGATGATTGTGATAAAAAAGATAAAAAGATTTGTATATCCTCATCTGATGATGAGACATCTAGTAATAAGAAACTACTTAAAAGCTATACCAAACAAGAATCTTTCGAAGAGTTAGCTTGTTAATTCATTAAGGAATTTCTTAATGAATGTATTAATATCTATTTCTGATGTTTCTCCAAATATTCTTTTCAATGTGCTATCAGGAGGTGTAGCTAATAATTTGCTTATCTTTTTAACAAAAACATTTTTCTTTATTATTCTAGGTAGATAACCATAAATAATGGTAATCATACTCTTAACGTGTTCTTCTGAATAGTTAGTATTTCTGTCTGTTATAACATTAGAACTTAGTTTTATCGGTAGTGGATCATAAAATAATTCTTTATTACCTATTAATTCCACAAACTTAGTAACCATAGAAGGGTTAATGTCTTTTCCATTTTTAATCTGTTTCATGATTGTTAGTATATCCATTTAATAAGTAAACTCTTTCCACCGCCTAGTTCCTCTTATCTTTAGGTCTTTTATACTTTTCCCTAAGTATTTTGTTTTACCATCTATAGATATACCATAATATTCAAAGTTTACATAAAGAAGTAACATTACAACATCATCTATTATGACCTTTCCGTAAACTATAAAATCTAAGTAGTGTAGATCACTTCGTTGTATATATTGTTCTATTTTACTATCAGAAGGTATATAAAATATAAATGTATTATTTTTGTAAAAATATGTTTTTTTCTTCTTTGGTAGTGTTATAGGCATTCCATTAAAATACTTCTCATTTTCGGATATTAGTTCAAAGATTTCCATCTTTATTAAATGTATTATCAGATTGTAAATCTATTAACTGTATACACTAAACTTATATATATATCTACCATATCACGAATATTAAAAACAGTATATAAATACCCTATAATCCATCAAGAGTGGTGATTAAATACTTTTTATTTTTTTCCTTTTTATATACTATTTTAATAGTAGGAATGGATGATATAAATTATATAGACGATATAAATGAAGATAGTATAAATCATATGCTATCAACTTTAGCAAATGTTAGAGATCCTGAATTTTCAGCTACTATCTCATTAATGCAAGAAGTTCTTAAAATCATAAATTCTAAGATAATAGAAATAGATAAAAAATATAAAAAGAACAATAGAAATATTAATAGCGTGAATAATGCATCGTCAAGAGTATCATATTGATGTTAGTGCCAATCCCAGTATTGCAACCTTTATAAAGCACATGTGCAAGATGCATCTAGTAATTCCTAGACTTAACCTGGGAGTTGTTATGGTAAATACTACTACCGCCATTAACGAAGAATGGCTAACATCTATAGAATCATTACCAACTCACAAAATATTTTATGATTATATATACGAAATTATTTCTATGCAATGCAACTTTTGTATTCACTTGAAGAAAACACAGAAAGAAAACGATACTTATATTTCTTTAGCAGATATAGACTATTATATTATCAAACCGGAAGAGGTAATAAAATTAGATCCTATAAAAGAATTAAAAGAAACACTATTACATTCATTCTCTGAATATAGAGCAACAAATACTAAAACTATAGAATTAGCCGCTTTTAGTAGTGGAACTAAAATTGATGACGAGTTAGTAAACAGATTACCATTTTTAGATACTGAATTATTCAATAGAGAATATAAAAATATCAAGATAATTCACTCACAAAATTATGAAACATATTTTCCTTTTAGCATTATTGCACCTGAAGGTAATATACGTATATTCATGGAAAAGTATACATGGTTTAATTATTCTACATATTTTAAAAATATGTTAACCTATCTAAAAGAAGTTATATCGGATCAGATATCAGAATTTGATATAACAAAAGTAGATATGAAAAAAGATATTCCAACAACATCAGCGTATGATCCTAAGTCCAATATTGTATTCACCAACGATATAATGACTATGTGCATTGTTAACTTTTTCGGATGCGAATGCCAATTAGGCACATATCATAAGTTCAATATTTCATCTGTTAACATGAAAACTTTTCACAAAGCCGTTAACAAAACTATAAGTGAAATATGTAAAAACATTAATTAATTTGGTATAAATCGATGGATGCTCTTTTCATATTCATAGTTATATTAGCGACCGCAGTAATTTGTCTTTTTCTTTTCCAAGCCTATACTATATATGATAACTACCATAATATAATAGAATTTAATGAAAAATATGGTGGTCTGGAATATTCTAGATCTCCTGGAGGTTTGTACATCGACAAAAGAGTATTTGATCCTAATGACTCGGAAACAGATCCTAAAGCTAAATGGAGATGCGTAAATTATAATAACCAATATGCATCTGCATCAAAATTTGGATATTTAGCTACGTCAAGTAGAAATCCTGTACTTTTTACTAATCTAGCAGATTGTGTATATTATAATTATACTCGTGGAGAGATAGGTACCATATGGAATCCTTGTGCTGAATACGGAGAAGGGTCTGTAGAGTGCAACACCTTAAAATCACATCTATAAATGGATGTTGTTCCTGGAGCCGATGAAGAAGATAATGTAGTAATACCTAAACCCATATCTACCAACGATCCAGTTACGTTATTTGTGAGTATAGTAAAAGAATCATGGAATACACAGTTAAGGCAAGATACGTATATCAATCGTTACTATTCAAACTGTATAAGAAATATAATAAGATATCATATGGAGAGTTTCAAAGATCATAGATCAGTTTCCGAATTTTATGGTAAAATACTCAATTATGAAACGTTAATTAAAGGAAAAGCTTATACCAGTCTAATGTCTTACAATCACGGAGAGTTTGCAGAAATGTTGCAACAAATACATAGTTTTAACTCTGTAGATACAGTAGGAAAATATATCGCTTTTATAGTAATGTTTTTTATAACAACAGCCAAAGAACGTATTAGCGTAACACAAGATGAAACGGATAAAATTTATGAAACTATACGTCGTATAAGACATCGTTACTTTAATAGAATCGCTAGCATCCATATGAGATTTAGATGTAAATCTATGTTTATAGGTATTCCTTGTTATCTGTTTCCAGATGATTCTGCTTTCGGTGAAATTCTAGAATGGGGTAGTAATATGTTCGCAAGACCATACATGATTATGTATAAAAAATATATAGAATACCTCAAAAATAATGTTAGAAATCCCGGTGATAGGAGAGTTGTTATGTTAGCTACTACAGCAAGTACTTGGTATTTTAATAATTCTGTACCAGAATATGTTTTGAAAGGATTGTGTTATAGACACGACGATCTAATAGCTACAGAAACTGATGATAAGGTAAGATTCTATCTAAGATACTTACCAGATAGCAAGAAATATGCATATCATGAGGTTAATACAAGAACTACCCAAGTTAAGTTTCCTTCTCCCGTAAGTGTAATGTTTGATACATTTGCTATTTCTGTAGGTAATCCGGAAGAAGGTAATATGCCAGATGATCTTATTACCACTTACGATCACCCTTTTTATACAATAGGCGAAGTTAAATCCACGGGAGATGTTAAACTAGATTCAGAAGACTCTGTTCCTCCCGATGATGGTAAAGCATCTGATGGATTGCCTATAGACGAAGATCCTATTAATGGAGATGATGATGATGATGATGATGATGATGATGATAGAATAGATAAAAATATTCCTGGAAATGGGAAAGTTGACATAGACGATGAAAATAAAAAGCGTGGTGATATGGCTTCTATTAGACAAAAAGCACTAAAAAGATTAGAAAGAAGGTTGGGTAGAATAGAACAAGATCACGTAGAAGTAGCTAAATCTTGTAGCATCGTAGCGGAAGCTATAGACCGTCTAGAACGTCATGCTGATACTTTGAGACACTCTATGGTAAATCTCGCTAAGAAGATAGATTACCAGACAGGATATGGTCATCTATACATGGAATAATTTATAATATATTCCATAATTATTTCAATATATAAATGGGTTGGGACAAATGTGGTATCGAAAAGTGTATAAGGAAGTTCGAAACTCTAATTGTAAGAACTTGGGATCATGATTTGAATGAAAGAAGTTTCTTAAGTAGGAGAGATAGAAAAGTCGTTCGTAATATCTTTAGAACTTTTATTCATTATAGTTGTGATAATGACCGTATCCACGGAGTACAAGCACAACTGTTGTATCCTAAGAACTTAGAAAATTATTTCCTAGGAGAATTTATAAAATATAATAATAATGGTATCAAAAAACTATATAATAAAATCGATATGTCCAACGATCGTATACCGGATATTTCTACCAAAGGTAGATACGTACTTTATTTCGTAACGTATCTACTGTACATGGGAAATAATGATGCCAAATTTAGTTATTCAGATTCCTCTCGTGCAGTATCTAAAAAAGTTTCTAGTATCGTTACAGATTATCTAAGATTAGTGTCTAGCGTTCATTCTAGATTTAAATGCAAATGTATGTTTATAGGATTACCCATGTATTATATTCATCTGATGTCAGCCGATGATATCATTATGGCTATGGAATCGGTAGGTAGAAAACCGCGTGCTGGTCCTGAGGAATACGAAAGAAATACTACCATCCATATAAAAGAAATGTGCGCGTACCAAGATTTTCTTAACTTCATTATGGCATCCAAAAAAGCAAAGACTAAAGGACTAAAAATATCTCTTTGCGGTATTCCTTTTGAGACGGACTATTCGATGTCAGAACAAGTCATGGATGGTCTATGCTATTGTTTTACTGATGAAGTTACTATTAAGAAGAATCATTATGATTTCGTACAACTATATACTAAATGCCATATTGGTGATAGCTATGAATATCTTAGATTAACAGATGAATACCCGACTACAAAAATGTCTTTCAGTCCCAATTGTATTCATGATTGTAGCGCTATTCGTATCTTCAAGGATAAAGAAAATGACTTCTATCAAAATAGGCATACTCTATTTTTCCCTGATGATTGTAGAAGATGGAAATGGTATCTAGATGATGATAAACATCCTTCCTATGATTATAGTAATGACAGAGAACGTAGACCTAAAGATTATCACGAATATTATATAGACAATTCTGACTGTGATCGTAGAAAGAACTGTCCTAGTAAAAATGATATTCCGAATCGTAACGAAGACGAATTTCCTCGAGAAGAAGACCACGATAATGATAATGATGATAATAATGAAGGTGATATAATAAAGGATGAAGCTCCTATACTAAGGAGACATCATGGTATGGATGATGGACATAAGAAACAAGGAATGAAAGGTCATCATCGTAGAAACAGGTATGATATCTATGATGACTATCATTATAGAAATAAAAAATATGATGATAGGAATTCAGACGATGAACATATTGTTCCTAAGAGAGCTAACAATCTTGAAAGTGCTAGAGACTTCGAAGATGAAATGATGGATGCTGTACGTAACGATGATTATACACCCAAATCTTTGAGAAATCGTAGAAATAGATATCTTCTACAAGACGAAGATAGATATTATTACGATAGAGGGTATCGTAGTTTGGGTGCTGAAAAGGATGTATATAATCCCCATCCGGATAAAGATAGGGAATATCCCAGAGAAAAAAATAAGTCTGATGAAGATAGAATTAATGACGCTGATCGAGCAATGCGTAGATTAGAATCAGATAGTTTTGGGGATAGTTACCGCAAAATTAAATCAAAAATGGAACAACTTGAAGAAGATTATGATGACTTGCGTAGACATGCCATAGAATTACCGAAGAAACTAGATAATCAAGCTGATCGTGATTATGATAGATCATGGTTTTAATATTGTTGGTGAAAGATCAATTTGCTTCATCGGTTTATAGAATAAAGGATTCTGTTCGTTAAAGGTTAAATTGATTTTTATTCCTCTAGCATTCATTTGAGTGAGGAACACTTTAGATACATGAGTAGTATCAATTTTTGTCAAAACAGTATATAAGTTTAATTTGGTGCATCTAATACAATAAACATTATTGTTCTTTTTAGTAGCTATATCGCCACAGTTTTCACAGACATAAACATCTTGGTAATCCTCTTCAGAATCTTTAAGAATTTCAGTAATAGTATTTGCAGCCCCGTGAGCGATGAGACAATCTCTTTCCATCTCACCAAATTTGATACCACCTCCTCTCTTTCTACCTTCATTAGCTTGACGAATAAGTTTTGTTTTCTTACCACGGCATCTAACAGTAGCTTTGTCTTGAGTAAGGTGTCTAAGCCTAAGATAGTAAAGAGGTCCCATAAATACCTTTGTCTTATATGGTTTATCGGTTTCTGGATCGTATAAGATACTTTCACAATAGACTTCATTTTCCAGTTCTTCTTTATCTAATTCTGGCATAGCGGATTGATAACATTTTCTTGCAAAATCAACATAATATTCAATATCTGTTTCGTTGCTGCTCGGAAAACATATAGGCCGATTTTTTCCGCTATTATTATATGGTTTAATAGAATAGGCTGACGTCAGAATCATCTCTATTAACATCGAGATAGTCTTTCTCGAATATATGGATGTAGAGTTTATGATTATATCTGGCGTTACACCGTTCTTGTCGTAAGGTAGTTCTGATTCTGAAGCTATATAGGCGATAGTACCTTTTTGGCTGGTTCTACTAGTGAATTTATCTCCCATAATAGGCCGCCTTTCTTTCATGGTTAGAACTCTTACCTTTACTTTGTCTGTTAAATCTACTTGCACTCGTTCTACTCTAGACATATACATATCTGTATATTTTTCAGATATATCGAAACTAATTTGATTATCCGCAACAAAATCGTCGTCTAAAGTTCTAGACGAAATATTTTTAGCTATAGCATCTCCTGGTTCTAAGAACGCATTCAATCTTACTAAACCGTTAATATCGAGTTTAGAATAAGCTGTAGAATTGATACGCTCTCTGTTTTTGAAATTTTCTATAGGAATTTCTACTTGATGTTTTTTAGCTGTTACAATGTCCAAACCACCTCTTTCTATAAATTCTCTCTTAACTATTATACCATCTTCTTGATTCATTCCTTTATAAGACATGAGAGCTACGAAGACGTGCTGACCGAAACAGTTAATAGCTATCTTGGATGTTTCGGTGGCCTTACTTAATACAATGGGACGTTCTGCGTATAGCAGATGTATTCCGTTATCTATTTTGTTTCTAAGATCAGAACTCAAACACGATATAGCTTGTTTGGCTTGAGCACATCCCAAGATAGCTCTAGGTCCGGAATTATGATTAATTCCTACCAATGTAGACGCTACGTATCCGTCTCTAAATTCATTTGGAAAATCACAATAGTCGTATAGTTTTTTATCTTCGTCGCTTAATTCTCTGAATTTACTAACAGATTCACATACGTTGCTGAAAACAAACTGTTCCAGATCTAACATCTCTATAACATGAGGATACTCTTTTTGAATGTCTGAGAACGTAATAGTATCTATACGTTTTTCTAATTCTTCACCTATAGTATCCATCACTAATTCTCCTTTGTAAACTACGAGGAAAGGTCTTATCAATCTACCGCTTCCTATATTAATACGTATTTCATTCATGTGATCTTTAACGTTTGAAATACCTATTTCTAGATTATCAAAATAGTTTACTCGTTTTCTGAATTTGAAATCATCTACAAATTTATCTACCAAATCTGGATTAATAGCTGCTACTAAATCATTCTCTATAGTAATAATATGTCCTGTTTCAAAATAACTAATATCGTTTTTATCGTAAGTATATATATATTTCATGATTGCATTCTTTAGATCTATATACTCCGTTGTTCTGATATTAGAAACGGATGTTAAAACAGAGAGTTGTGAGATAAGTCCTACTTGGGGACCTCTTTCAGGTACATCCGAAGGACAAAAGAATGCGTATTGACTCGGGTGGTATTTTCTAACAGAAAACATTTTTGATATTTTTACCTGGTCGGGATAATAACCTACACTCCTTGGAATGGATATATTCTGCATCCAAGAGTAATGAGGATGAGTTCTATAACTCCCATCCGTCTTTTTAAACTTTCCGCTTAGGAGTCCTGAGAATGCGTGATTGAATCCAGGAGTAGTAAGTACGTGAATACTGACGTTACAAACGCCTTTGTTTTTATGACTGTTAGTTATATCATTTTTAATATTAGTTATATAATTTTCTAATTCATCATTGGCCAGAATTTCAAAATACCTTCCGTACGTCAATACTCTGTGACATACCATTGAATCTCTGTCTGGGTACCTACTAGTATGATAGATACAATATATGAATTTTCTCAACAATCCTAATAGATAGAATCCTTTTAACTGGTCAGAGCTGTTAACCATATGTGGTAAAAAATTATACATAAGATCGTATCTAAAATCATCTATAGAAGTTACAGAACGTTGTTTCTGGAATTCTGATTCTATTAAGCTCTCTATGTATTCATTGATGTTGAAATCTTCCACTTCTAATATTATTTTAGAACTTTCAATAATAGCGTTAATAAGATAAACTGTTTCCAAGGGCATGCCATAAGTCAAGTTATTCTTAATATAACTCAAGTCCTGATTAATCAAGAACTTAATAAGAACAATAATATTGACGGTAATGAAAGTTTTTGCTGAGGATATAGAACAGTTTTCTAATTGAGATAAATCCATTGTAATTTTATAATGTCTATACTTTGTGGGTAATATATTAACTGGTGAAATAGATGAAAAGGAAAAAGTATAGGCATTGGGTTTAACGATTTTAAATTTTGGCCAAGTAGTTGTTTTTTCTACTATATTAATACCTACTTTCTCAATAGATTGTTTGTTAATAAATACTCCTCCTATAATGTTAGGAGATACGAATTTAGAATTGTCGAGAGGATTTTTGTTTCCGTAACCTATAAGTAGAGGTATCTTTATCAATTGAGAATCATTTCCTTCGTAACTACTAATAGTGCTTACATGGAGTCCATCTTTAGTCATTACCTCTTTTCTGATATCTACTGTGAAAGTCACTAAGGCATCATAACTTTTTCCTTTAATGCTGGCAATAATAGGAGAGTAATCAGGAGGTATAATTTTAATATTATTGATTCTTAGAACTATCTTTTCTGTATCATTCTTAAAAGATAACAACGTTCTATTCACAGACAAAATTTCTTTAAGTCTATAAGAAATGAAATTTTCATAGGAGACATATTGGAAATGTAGCGGCCTATAAAAAACATTCTGCTTAGGATCAGGTTCCAAAAACTTGTTTCCTAGTTTCTGATCCATTTTAGATATGTATTAATTTTTCTATTTTAGATATTTATAATTACGTTTTTGAGTCTATCTACGGATGCCGTAATTATGTCTATTTCTTCCAATTCGTCAGACTTTTTTTTCATCATACGTAGTATTCCTTTTGCTTCTTTAACGTATTTAATACAATCTTGCAATGAACTTAAAGCTACTATATTGAGCTTTTTACCTTTAAAGAATTTTATTTTACTGTTGAATTCCATTAATGATGGAAATATAATCATATCTATAGATAACTTGTAAGTAATGTTAAACATTCCTATTTTGAAATTATGTATACCGTACATATCAGGATGATTTTTTATAATTAAGATTTTATCATTAAAGTTATCCGTAGATACTATATTAGAAGCAATTGCTTTATATTCTAAAAATTTTTTATTGCCTGTAATATCTGTTATAATATCGAAGAGTATGGTATATGTATAAAATAATTTGTTTATAGTATCTATACAAGTTGTTTCTGACTTATCCTTTGATAGAATGACGTGAATAGTCGAATCCTTAAATATTTTTATGCAAGTACGATTAGCGTAAATTATTTCAATTGTCTGCAATATAGAACTTTTTCCTCTAGTTGTAATAGACTGATTTTCTATATCAAGAGTTAGTTTTTTAGAAATAGATTTAATCCACGGATTTTTCTGATCTTTATGAACTTCTGTAGACATATATTCATCTGATCTCCTTCCAGAATAATATATAGATCTATTATGAGAATTTATTGTTTTCTTTAATTCACCATAATCTATCTTACATTTTTTGTTACTCGTCTTAATATAAGAAACCAAAGATGATCTATCTGAAAGAAATATTTCCTTTGTACGTGTAGATGCTGGTGTATCTGATATAATATTTATATTAAAGTACTGGTTTATCTTACTTATTTTTTTCATCTGTTTATTTTTGGCGGGGTAACATGATTGATTTATGATATGTTTTGTTGTTTTTATGTCACAATAAATCAATTTTTTAATAGTTTTGTTAAATCTTTCATCAATAACATCATTAAAGTTTTTTGCATCTTTTATTTTTGTCATTATTATATCATATATATTAGATATTTCATCGCATCTCTTAATGTGAAAGTTAAATATTGTTCTTATATATTCATCTTCTATTTCATGAAGGTATGAAAACAATTCATACATCTTACTCTTATCAATCTTTACTTATTTTACACTTTTTTAGTAATGATTCCATGTAAGATAATCCTAAATTAAAACTATCTGCAATATCGTCTAATTTTGTATACTTGTTTAATATGTCATTTTTATACTCTGAATATTCGGAAATTTTTTGTATAAATGTATCAACAGATTGCTTCTTCCTATTCCTGTAACTACCTCCTTTAAAAGTAGGGTTTCTTACAATTACTTTTGTATTAGTATTGTAGAAAAAACCTTTAATGAAATATATTATTTTTGAGTTCGGTGATTTGAATCCCTGTTTCTCTAAGATAACTACGTCTGGATTATAACTAGTAAGATCTTTCGCTACGCTACGTTCCCAGTTCTTAGACCAATCAGATTTTTCGATAGCTATTAATTTAATAGTACTATTATCCTTATCGTAATTAAATATAGTATATGCTGGATTTTTAATACCTATATCTACGGAGCATATAATCATTATTGATTTTCGCATAACATAGACTTAGCAGTTGATAAAGAATTAAACACAATAACAAACTGATGAAACTTCATATATATATCTTCTAGAATTTTATCTCCTTTAATAACAGATTCTGAATTAAGATCAAATTCTACTATTTTGTTATTATCGTCTAATTTAAAATCCATTTCATTTATTAACTTTATTACTTTTTCTCTATCCTGTAAGAAATAATCACACGATAGATCGAATAAAGATCTAGACTTCAGTTTATTCACGAACTCAACGTCTTCTAGTTTTTGTTTTAATTCTTCTGTATTATTAAAAGGTAATAATATACCAGTTACTGTATTGTTTATTTTATTTATCTCTATAGTTCCAGTTTTCACCATATAGTTACCTATTGAAAAATATTCATTATTAAAATACTCTAAGATTTTTCTAATATATTCGTTTTTTGGGATCTGTTTATCCGGAACCGTATTATCTGGCAATAACAAAACGTTTCTATATTTTATAACGGATACAAAAGATCCTACATAGAGTCTAGCTTTAACTAAACTCTTAAATCCAGATATTTTTAATACTTGATTATTAAACGTAATCGCATATGGTAACCACAAATTATCATCTATCTTTTCTAGTTTTATAGATTGAACACAACAAAACTCTTTAGATTTTGTATTAGATACCTCTCTTACTAACGTATCTTCCCTAATACATATTAAACCGTTTATATAGAATCCCTTTATCCTTTCTATATTGGTATGGATTAACTCATAATATTCCTTAGTCAATTGTGTTTTCTTATCTATTTGTAATGTTAAACATCCGTTAACTTTTAATCCTACAGACTTAGAAAATTTTAGAATATCATATAGCTTGTAATTATCTTTTGATACTACGTCTTCTATAGCGAATGTATTTTTATATTCTACGAATAATATAAATCGTATATCAGGATATTTATTAGTTACTAGTTTAATTTTGTCTTTTAAACTTTTTTCAATGGGCGATTCTGTACCACCTGACATTTCGTATAAAGATTCATGAAGGTAAACATATTTTGTACCGAAATATTTATGTAAAAAATAATACCTTCCTTGTAATAGATATGAATTATTTTTTATGCTCTGATAGTATTCATCAACGCATACATGTTCTTCTATATGTATAGATCCTACAGACCAATAACTTTTGATAGTCCAATCTAACAATTCGTTGTATCTTACAGTATTATTTTTACCCAATAAATGTATATTCTTTTTTAATGTTAATAATTCTCTTAGTTTATCTAAATCTTTAGACTTTGACATGTTCGTCCTATTTTTAATAGTTTGTTATTTTATTCTCATTTTTAATATAATAGTTACTAAGATAGCTGATAAATTAAGATTAGAACACGAAACCTTTATTATGTATAGGCAAATATACGGTAACAAATTTCGGTGTATAGGAAATAACTTAATAAATTACAGCTTTACACCATTTGGTATAAAAGCAAATTATTTAGTAGATAAAAATACAAAAATACCAGCATCATGTAATGATATAAAGAATATAAATTCATTAATAGCAGTTACTTGCGACGATGCTTCCAAATTTATCAAACATCGCAACATATGCGAAAGAGCATATACAGAATTATTTTTATAGCTCTTAAATGGCAGACGCTACAGCAGGCGCTAAGAAAAGGAAGAAAAGATCCAGATCTACAACATCTACGCGTAAAGAACCACCGACTGTTATACCAGAAGATGAATGTACAACGTGTTCTATATGCCAATCAAAATTGGTTATGTTTTCTGGGGTTAGTAAATATAAATTAAGCGATTATCTAAATACAGGAAAAGTATTCGCTAATAGTAATATTCGATGTAAAGCGTGCGGATCTTCATTATGTCATTTGAGAGACCTCTCTAAATCCTAACTTTGTAGCCTGTTGTGCAAAACGTTGAGTAAATACACCTACTAATGACTTTATTTCTTTTATCGATGTATTAATAAATAAATAGATTGATCTTGTAGGACTTGAACCGGTATCTCTACATATCCTACCCATTACTTGTTCACTCTGCATACTGTTCATAACGGTATTACATATGAACAGGCTATCCAAGTTTGGAATATCTAATCCTGTACCGGCGTAATGTAGAGTAGATACTAATATAAACTTATCCATAGTCCTTAATTCTTTAATCATGTCTGTAGTAGATTTTTTCTGTGCGTCGCCTAAGTAAACCTTATCGGATAATACTTTTCTTAAATCATTATGTATCATTATCATATGATTACGTAACTTTGTTATGACTAAAATTCTATTACCTTGATTAGTTTTAAATGTTTCTATTATCTTATCTACTATAGTTTTATTTCTATGAATATCCTCTGCTAATGCCTTTTCCGTATATAGATGATACTTATTAGCAGTCGTTTGTAATTGAGATACATGCGCTCGTATACTAGGATTTGTGTATTCATTATACAATTCTCGTATTACGTAAAGAATTTTTTGTAAAGGAGAAAATTTTATAAAATTTATTATCGAGTTACAATAAACAGCATTTTGTTGTCTAGGAGTTGCCGTTAGAAAATAACATATCTTAGGAGGATAGTAACATAGAAAACTCGTCATAATAGATTCGTTCATGAGATTATATATATGCGCTTCGTCGAGTATAAAGACATCGTAGTTTTCGTATACAAATTCACAGAACTCTTTATTAGAGAAGTGTTTATCGACTACAACTAATATACTAAAACTTTTAGAAGATAACACTTTCAAAAGTTTTGAAACACCTTCATAAGATACGTAATAACTTACTTTTAATGATGATATTGCGGTTTCCCATTGCTTTAATATAAGTTTATTAGGTACACTAACTACAGCGTTCTTTTTATGAGTACCTATTAGATAACTAGCAGTTACAGTTTTTCCAAATCCGCAAGCTAAATGCAGAGTTGTATACAAAGGCCTTTTCTCTTTACACTTTCTAGAAAACTGTAATATAATTTCTTCTATAACTCTACGCTGTATAGGATATAATTCCGGAAGAATGATTTTTTGTTTATCTTTCATCCAGTTTTTTCCATAAGAAAATACCAATCCGTATAACGGTACGTTACTATTTGAAAAGTAACCCGGTGGTATCAAAAATCTAAATTCAGAATTCTTCACTACTTCAACAAAATTGCCTTTATCGTTAAACAAGTATAGAGGTGAATAACCTACCAACTTCCTCAAGGAAGAATATAGTTTATCATCTATAACCGTAATATACGACATTTTTTATCTATATATAAATGAATAACAATTATTTAAATTACTATAATGTTTTCGATGAATTCGATGCGGGTGCTGGTATCAAAGAAAAGGAACTTTTCACAGAAGAACAACAATTATCGTTTTTACCAAAGAAAGGGATCGGTAATGGAGGATTCGATGGGGTAGAACGATTATACTCGAATATAATTAACAACAATGATATAAAATCTTTATTAGCGCTTATTATGTTGGTATTCGCTATTAATACAAATTCTTTGGTAGCATTGATATTTATTATTCTTTCTGCAATTTTCGTACCGGTACCAGCGTTAATAATCGCGTATTGTATAGCTTTACACCTAAAGAATGGATCAGACGCTACACATGTAGGAATCTCTATACTCTTGATGCTAGCATCTGCAGTTACAATCTATTTGACAAGTACTTCTAAGATCTCTAAAGGATTTAAAAGAGCTATAGATGTCGTATTACTTGTAATTCTCGGATTTTATATAGTAAAAATATATGGCATAGATAGGGAAATATCTATGCCTTCTCGTAGATATTGTAGGCAGATGAGTGGACCTTCTTCATTAGAAAATCTTAATGCGTTTCAGACTCATTCAAATTACTGATTTGATATAACATAAATGGGTCAACGCGTTAGTAACATAACGGTAATGGCTACTCCTCAAACACCAGAAACAAAATATTTAAGAGTAGAATATACTGGTGGTTATAACGATGAATATATTAAATTTTTCGAAGCAGAAACTATACATTCAGGTGATATCACTAGTGAAATATCTCCACCTTTTTGTCTAACTAAAGATACTACAGTAAAACAATGCGCATCTTTTCTATCATCAGAAGCTAAAAAAAAATTCGTAATAGTACCAGGAGAACCTTGCAAATCATTATCATTTAGACCAGGTTCTATTCTTGATTTACAAAAGATACCTTACGGTACAGAACGTTATGTTTTAGAAGGAACTAGATGTAGGTTTATTGACAAAGACTATTTATATACAGATCCGGATATCAAAAGATGTTGCAACCAGGAATCCAATAAGGACTGTCCAGAAATATTTTCTAATAATTATGAAACCGATCACTGTGATACTATTATGTCATCTATATGCTTACAGACACCTGGTTCATTGCCTTGTAGAGAATGGCTAGCGACGAAAAGAGAAGTAGCTTTTGATACATACACGAAAGTTTGTAGTGATCATCTAGATGCCAATTACTGTTCTGATTTTGTAGATTATACTAGACCCGATAACTTCGGATATTCAGATACCGCTATATTGTCTTACTGTTCTAAACACAGTAATAACCCAAATTGTTGGTGTGTTACAACGCCTAAAAACGATAAACTTTTTAGTTTAGAGTTAGCCCTAGGTCCTAAAGTATGTTGGTTACACGAATGTACTGATAAATCAAAAGATAGAAAATACTTACTTTTCGATCAAGATATTCAAAGAACCAAATGTAAATATATAGGATGTAATATCAACGTAGATACTTTAAGACTAAGAAATTCAGTAGCAGAGTTAATAGCTAACTGTGGAGGAAGTATAGCTGAAGATACTGTACTAGGAGATAATTCTTATAATAAAGAAGCTAAATTACCTTCATTTTTTTCTGTAATACCGATATGTATAGTTCTCTTATGTCTATTTGTGTTATTTTATTTCCTTAGGATATATAACTATAAAGTAATAAATTCTAACACAATAAATGTATATCGAAAATAATTCCTTGATTTTAATTATTCCAGAAACTAATTCAATAATACCTCAGTTGTTTACTATACATGATAATAAACCTATATGTGTAAGTTCTATATATTCATTAATACCTAGTAAAAAGGAAAATGTTCAAATATCTTATATAGATAATATACATATGTATTTTAGATCTTTTAAAAACCTATATCTTGTTAATCCGCGTAATCATGATATAATTAAGGTATTTAACTTTTTAAAAAATTATAAGTGGGGTGGTAATTTTTATTTACTGTTTAATGTATAATCTTATCGATGATAAATGATTTCAAACTACGAACCAGTTATAATAGTCACTATATTCATATTATCGTGTATAATGAATATCAGTATGTCTACTAGAGCAAAATTTAGTATTATATTCTTTATACATTCTGCGATTTTTATGTGGTTTCTATTCCACTTCTTATATTCGGTATTGTAGTTTTTCAGGTATCTAAATGGATCCTCTCAGCTTTTTCAGAAACAGACCATCTTACGTAGTAGTATTCGGTATAATATTGCTAATAGTAGCATGTATCTGTGCTTACATAGAACTAAGCAAATCAGGGAAACCCGCAGATAGTGCATTGAGGTCCATTAGTATTATATCTTTTATACTAGCGATATTACTACTCCTTGGAATTCTACTGTTCTCTGGATACAATAGATTTTGTACGAACAACGTAGTAGATGAATCTAGATACGCTACATCACCTGGAACTGAAATACAGTAAATCACTATTTTTTTAAAGATTACTAGTTAAACTTTTATAAATATTGTCAAAAGTTAATTATCAATAAATGGGAATTATAGATACTTTTGTTATTACCGTTGTAACAGTAATAATATTCTGTTTGTTAATATACGCAGTGTATAAAAGATATAAGTATATGCCTTCTCCTGCTGATAGAGATAAAGTACTAAAAAGTACTTTGGAAGACGATCCTTTATTCAATCAAACTCTTAATCCTGATCAGATAAGAGCTCTTCATCGCTTGGTTACTTATAGTATTTAAGTAATTCAATGTTTGTATCATCTATATTTTTCGTGATCTTTTTTATCTGAACTTTTTCTTCGTTAATTCTGTCAGTTATTATATCACCGTTTTTATAGAGTTTATAATTAGGTTCGAATATCACGCCGGATGATGTATAGAAAAACAAAGCAAAATAACATATAAGTACAAAGAAAATAATGATTATAATACTCATTTTCTGTATTTTAAATGACAGGAAAAAGAGGATCTCAACAACATAGCAGCTTTAACGAATATGTTGAAGCTATGCATAAACTTAACCCACAGTTAAAGACGCTGCTAAATCATATTAATGCTATTACGGCAAATGTACCTCCTAATAATTTTTCTGAAGGTTCTTCACCATCTGTAACTCCTACTAGCAACAATAACCCACCGTCAAAAGATATTGTAACAGCTGGTGCTCCTCGTAAGTCATCCCGTTGTACAGGAACTACAAGTACTAGAAAACCATGTTCTAGACGTAGAGGAGGGGCAATGGCTTCTAACGAACAAGAAGTTCAAGCCGTCACTAATTCTGGAAAGATAGTATACGGTGTAATTACTGGAGATGGTCAACTAGAGGTAAAAGGGCATGTTGGTGAAGTAAATGAAGATCTTCTAGGTGTAGATCTTGATATAGTTAACGCTGGTAGAAAAACTAGGACAAAAAGAACTTCTCGTAAAAAGTGCATGATGAGTAATGACAATTCAATGGACGGTGGTATGGCATAATTAGAGTATGTTTATACGTCTAATAAATATTTTTAATATAAACAATGAAATATTGATAACTGGATTATTCGCTACGCCCATTTTAGTAGCCAATTGTTCACAATCTTCACCTATTTCCAAATCAATTATATTAGATGTTACTTCTTTGCTTAATCCTTTTATTTCATCAAATCCGATTTTTACCAATAATTGTTCTATTATAGAAATCAAAATAGAAATGACATTAGTAACTATTAATTTTTTTTTATGAACTTCGTGATATTGTTTTATAGAAATATACATATTTTCTATTTCTTCATCTTCACAAGCTTCAAGATCTTCCATTGTCAATGGAGAATTGTTCATAGATGCATAGTTTAGTATTATCGCACGCTTATTGAGTATTCCAATTCTAAGAGGGTTCTTATTGAAAAGTGTGTTGGTAAAATCTAACAAGTTCTTGCTTTTAGTTTTCTTTTTACGAAGTTCAGCAATTTCTTGTTCGAGCAAATGAACCCGTTTATTATCATCAAATACAGCAGACAAAGAAGGAGTCTGTTGTATATTGTTACTCTGAATATAATTATCTTTTTCATCGTTGAATGAATGATGGCTACCTATTTCAGATACTATACAACGATTATCATCATCATCATAAGTTACATCCTTCTCATAATTATCGGCTCTAGTTGTCAATACAACATTTATAGTTTTAAGCGCTGATAACTGTCCGTTAGTAAGTTCATAGTTTTTATTACACGGATATACGTCTTCTGAAAAGGCTGTTAAATTATATTCTTTAGCTATATTTGTTATATCTGTTACCATCAATCCAGTCATTTATTATTATATAATAAATGATGTTAATCAAGAATATTGTAACTCTAGATCAGTTAGAATCTTCAGATTATCTCTATAAATTGATTTCTAGTGTTTTACCTTCGCTATGTTTAGATTACAAAATAGATCCAAAATTAGCGAATGGATATGTACATGCGTTAGATACTATATACAGTCCAGAATTAATTAGTGTACCTACTGATACAGAAAGATCACAACAGTTAGATACATTAGGTATTAATTATATTCTTTCTAGGAAAAATGATTTAGGTATTTATTTTCCTATCAATATAAGAGAAAACGGAGAAATAGTGTCTACATGGAACAAAAATACTGGTGGATACACGAATCCTATACCATGTACTATATCCTTCAATGATCTTCCTCCATTTACAAAAATATTGATGCAAATAAGAACAATGGGTTGTGAAGCTCACGCTAGATATTTCGGTGGATACGTAAAACATCCGTCATCGCCTAGTATTTTATCTCCAAAGATAAATCCTAATATCAGTTTTCCGAATTCTTACATACATAGTCTTACTTATCCATATATAGAGGGAAGAACTGATTATTCTACTTATAGACCATTGTTAATTAATGGTATTATGGAAAGGAAAGATTTAGCTAATCTGTTAAATGTAAGAGCGCTATTAGAACCTATGTCTAGAGCTATATTCGATGCTATATTCAAAATACAATTTCATTGTAACGCTAATAATATTGTGCTTGTGCAAAATCCTAATGTAGACACTGATCTTATAACGATGCAGACACTGAAGTATCTAGTTATGTATTTCCAACATTTTTCAAGTTTTACATTGAGAAATATATATTTGGGTGGTGTACGGATACGTGTTGATAATTCTATGTTAGCGTCTTATGTTGTATCAATTTATTTTAGTAAAGAGATAAAGTATATAGAAGACAACAAGTTATTTTCGTTAGATTATATTGATCAGTTTGTATTTAGACCAGATAATATCAATATAAATATTACAGTAACTGGACAACAACTAGGAATACGTATATTGAACATGACATCTAATAGACCTTATATTATTAACTTATTAAATATTGTGTCTAAGAGCTTAGTAAGACCACGTAATGTCCCTAAAGAAATATCTCTTTTCTGGGATGGTATGTCATACGACGAATATAAGAATATGAAATTTATAGACATGACGTTCCTAGGAACTACTTGTTATCTATTCGCTTTGTACAATAGAAATGGTATAACCTATTGTTCTATGTTAAACGATGTATTAAGAGCGGAAGAAACACCTATTCGTATATGCGTATTCCCAAGAATTCTTAAAGGTAAAACTATTCCAACTTTGATACGTGAGATATTAGAAAGTGTAAACAATATATCAGTAAGAGATTTTCCAAAATATGATACCCATGATGTCAAACATATAGGACTTTCAGATGCTGGATTTATGTTGTTCTTTCAGTTTCTACGATTAATGGAGAATAAAGAACCACATATTGCAGTAAAAGAAATTCTTATGGCATATACTGGTATTAAGATCGATGATAAAGGTTCGCCGTACTATATTACACCTGAAAGTTATAGGACTTTTATCTTTATGCTCTTTAAGGCAATGGGATTTAATGTACGTGTCAATAGAACTACTATATCTAGTCATAGCTATACATCTTACTACGTTAGTCCTAGAGTAAGCAAACGGTATCTAACAAATATGTTACAAAAGGCATCATGTTCTCAATCTGAGGCTGAAAAACTCTTATCATCTGCTCATGATCTAGTAAGTTTTATGTTGTCTGTTAATAATAGTAGCAATAGAGATAGTTATCGACGCACTAATAGGTCATTCTTTGGTGGTTCTAAAGAATCAGCTTCCGAAGAAGATGCTACGTTAGTACAATTTATTTCGCCAGTAAACATATTAGATAGAATTAATATCAAAGGAATACTATCTGCTAACGCATTAAACGAAATTATGGATACAGATGTATTTCTACCAGAAAATACAAATTTTAGAGAAAATCTTAAACAACTTTTAAAAGAAGATACTATAGATGGAAAATCGATAACGCATATCATTCCGCTTAATACTATAGATCGTCTAATAGTATCAGCAGGAGGTGTATCAGTAGGAGAACTACTTGAAAATCTGGACGAAAAAGTACCTGATGAAAATGCTACTAATGAAGTAATAGAATTAATTACTAATGCTCTCAAAGATAGAAATATGAAAGATTCTAAGTTTATAGCTACAAATATTCTAAATTCGATCACACAGATTTCCGAAAAGCAGATGGATGGTATCAAGAAGATAACTTGTCACGGTACCATGATGTTCAAAGAACTTGCTATGCATATCTATTTTATCGAAAGGTATTTCAAAGGTAAGATTTCAGATGATATAAAAATACCTATACTAGAGAAATATCGAGACTTTATAGAATTATCTAAATCATTGTATAAGGATTTGATAGCTATAGACCAAATTAAATCCGTTCTCAGTGTAGTTCATAGAACCGGAAGAACTATAGATGATAATCCTATTACACAAGAAGATATCCAGAAAGCTTATAATATCGCTAGACCAAAAATTTTAAAACTAACTAATTATTATACTGAAATGACTAAATCTTATTTTGAAAACATTAAGAGAATAATGAATCCCGAAGATACCAACGCAGTGGTTTTTGATAATGAATAAATGTCGTGCTACAGTTATATACTAAATTCTATAAGTACTTTAGCATTTCTACAAGTAGCTAACAATGTAATAGAACTAATAAGGCATTGTATAATGCATTTTTGTGAAACACGAATACGTTGTAATACACTAGCTTTTGTTATACTTAAAATTTTAATAACTATGGTAATTTACTTTATGATAGGTCTGGGCTTATTCTACCTCGCCAAAAATGGTACAGAAGCTGAGTAAAGTTTCTTGTATGTGCTTATTTACTCTGTATCTATTAAGTTTCATCAAATTTGTTATCATTTCAGAAAATTCTTCATAATATGATACCAACATATCTATAGGTAGTTCGTTATTATGAGCTAGTTTACATTTGAAAGTCTTATTCTCAGTTATGAATTTAGTAATAAGATTATACACAGTAATCAATACAGTATTCACTAATTGAGTTACAACCGCTGAAGCACTAATACTCCATTGGACAAATTTAGATTTTATATATAAAACATACAGCTTATAAGTAATCTCAGACAATGATTTTAGTATAGGAGACATTTCTCGTATGTCAAATAGTTCAGGATCTTCCTTTTCCATGTTTCTTTTACTTTGAAGTATCAAACATACAGTGGTATAGTAGTGTTCAAATTCTATATTATAATAACTAGAATGTTCGTATCCTAATTTCTCTTGTATCAACTGAATTTGAGTATTAAATTTAAACTTCTTGCTATTTTCTTTATAAATCTCCGGGAAATATATTTCTAGAAAGCTTTCCGTGAATTTAAAACCATTAGCTGACAGGTTAATCAGTATAACATACGGTGCTGATATAACGTTATTTTTCTTGGTTAGTTGGATATTGTTAATGTTATCCATCTTCTGAAACATATAATTTTTTTCTTTGTAGTTGAGGAAAGGAATTTTAGATAAGAAGAATCCCAAACTCTTGGCTCTTTCGCTTCCTTTAGAACTGCATACGTACATACGTCTATTCTTGGAAAGATAATATTGGTTATCTTCTTCTCTAGGTTTTGTACGAGTTGTGGATAGTTTAAAGTCTCCTAGTTCGAGACTCATATTGGTATCTAAATCAGGTACTATCTCGTACATATTGTATTCGTAAAATTTTAAATACTAATTATTTTTTACGTTTACTCTATAGTTATTATCTATAAATGTACGTAGTAAATCCTCAGTTAGTTGTATTAGTCGATAAGGATCAGGAGATATTGGACGTTCTATATCTTACGCTATACGATGGGATAGATGAAAGGTCTTCTATGTATTACTTCATAAAGAATCACCTTAGAGTTCCTATAGATAGAGTGAGGGTTCTAAAAAAGCATATAATACTGACTTTGAAAATATCTCAGGTAAAAGGTTATATATGCGATCTTCTAAATATTGATGAGGAAATAATTATATATTCCCATAAAAATAATTTGGAATATAGTTATGTAGATAATACTACTTTTAATCCATTCACTATGACACAACGAAAAACTTTACTTAAGTCAGAAAGCTTCTTATATAACGTTTACACGGATGCATGTAATTTTTTAGTGATATGGGTGGTAAAAGCAGCTGATACTATGGTAAAAGAATTAGGTTCGTACGAAGAAGTAGATGCTAACGTACTTAAATTTGAATCTCGTCTTATAGAAATGTTTCCTGATCTTGATTTAGACTTCACAGTAGAATCAAAATTTAACAATGTTTTTAGAACTAATCTTAAAATGACCGGATTAAGAAATATAGTTCTCAATAATACAGATAAGAAGATACTATTTATCAAATCTGATGAGTATTTTATCAATTTATCAGGAAACCATTTTGTCATTAACGACGAATCCCTTAATTTATCTATATGGGACGATGATGGTTCTTTAGCTATATCCAGCGACGGGAACACTATTACTGTTAATAATGTAAAGCTTTTTACAGATATAATACCTAATAATAACGTACAGATGGAACGTATCAAAAGCGATATTACATATAAGGTGAATCTAGCCACCCCAATTACATCAAAAGTAAAATTGGATATTGAAACTAGTTTTATATTCATTGAAACAGCTACTAACAATATATTGCTTTCCGTAGATAAAAAAATATCCATCATTTTAGCTAAAAACCATATCTCTATAAAAGTTAAAAATCACATACCGAATATAGAAAAATATTTTACTTTCCTAGTTGTTTTTATAAACCGATTGTTCAATACAGTAAAACAGTCCATGGATTTCACTAAGATAGAAACTATCTACTGGTCACGTATTTGTCAAAACACGAAAGATAAGAATAGGAAACCCGTGATAATATCTTCCCTAGAACCTGATATGGTAAAGGTAAGTGATAACTTTTATAAATCTCCTACCAACGAAGTATTCGTCAATAATAACGAAGTAATGTTTACTTGTAATGATAAGACTGGGAAGTATAATAATATAGGGTTTCTTGCTATATTCTATAAATTACAAAAGATATGTATACCGTGTTGTTTTCTAAAGAACCAGAGTCATACGGATACTTTTATGGCATGTGTTCATAATAAACAAACGGATAAAAACGTAATTAGTCCTTACATCCTAAATTATGGTAAAGTAGTTACAGATTCTAAAATAGCATTTCTACCTCCTATATTTAATGATTTCTTTAACAGCGATTTAAGCATTTCATTGGAATCTGATAATAAGCGTTTAAAAAGTACGAAAGGATACCATGTTATCATAAGTTGCCTACATAATTGCCGTTATTATACGTTAAAACGTATACGAACTAAAAATGATATTATTCAGTTTGTTAATACAGAAAACGTAACTCTTATAGCTAATGACATTGTTTACTTCCCTATGAAGTATTCATCTATTAATAACAAGATATACATTCTAGTCCAAGAAATAGTACATGAAATAGTAATAGCTAAAAAGGAAGAAGATAAAGATATGATATACTTTGAGGAACCACGCACTAATAAGCTAAAAGATATGTTTCCTTATAAAGTTAAAACGGTTGATATAAAAGAACAAAATGGACTAAAACTAACAACAGACGGGTTTTATGTAGACGGGGAATTATTTACAGAACCTCTATCTACAAAACGTTCTGTATTTATGGATAATATATCTACTCAGAATAATCCTATAGTTAAATATTTTAATTCAGTATTTAAATATGTGGTAACCGATAACAAAGAAATATTTATAAAGACCTGGGTTATTAATACTATGCTTAAATTAGGCATCAGCAAAGATTATACACATACACAAATTAAAACAATATTAGAAAAATACTACAAGCTATAAATAATCATGGAGAAGTTCCGTAATACATTTATCGAATTTTATGAATTAAGTAAGAAATATTTAGAGAATATTACAGGTAAAAAAGTGTATGAAGTAAACGTCGATAATGACATTGATTCATTTTTAACGGTTTTTCCTATTTTAGAAAGTAAGATAGGCTGTGATATTAGCTGTACAATGTCAGATGAAGCTGTTATTCTAGCCATGCAACAAGTAGAGTTCAAGATGTTTACATTTTGGTATATGCGATCAGCAGCAAACGTAAAGTCTATGCTCAACAAAATAACTGATAAAGAAACGAAAGAAAGATTTATCAGAATATTTAAAGATATGTTAGTCTATGCAAAAGTTATTACTTCTATAAACAATATGTACTCTAATATGAAGAAAGATACAAATGAAATAGTACAGGATTTAAAAAAGATACTAGAAATTGTATCGTTAATTAAAAGTGTTAATAACGAACAACAAGCTTATAAAATATTAATGGATAATAATACTTTCATCATAAGAACAATAAATAAAGTTCTAGCAGATAGTAATTATATCATAAAAATAATCGCGCTTTTTAATACAGATGTAGTATCTGATAAAATAAAACTTGAAGAATATAAGGATGTATTTTCTTTCTCTAAAGAAAACGTGATATTCGGTATTAAGTGTTTCTGTGATATAACGATAGACGGTATAGATCAGATTAATAATAAATACGTAAACTTCTTTAAAAAAATATTACCTAATATTATTTTGTTTCAGACTAGCTGTGTCAAAACAACACAATTCGTGAATATATTTTCTAAACTTTCTAGTATCGTATATTCTGAAATACTTACTAACGAACGCTTACACGTTCTTTTTAGTGAAATAATGGCATCCTTTAAGACAAAAGTTTCTATAGAAGATATAAAGAAAAGAAAGGTTAACAATATTCAGGGATTAATAGGCGAGATATCAAATAACCGTGAAATGTATAAAAACATATTTGTAGAAGAATATGAAAAGCACAAGACAACGCTTATATCAATTATTCAGTGTATAACAGATCACTACAATATTAACTATAAAGAAAATTCTGTAGATATTGAATTCATATTCGATTTTATTCAAGAACATTATATATCTAAATTATAATTTACGTTGATTACGCCATATAGTTTTAATATAGTCTAGATGATACTGTACTCCTTTTTTATCAAAATCAGTTAAAGATAAAAGTTCTCCATTCTTTTGTATAACTATAGGGCAATTTCCTTGTTCTATTTCTTTGAACATAATATTAATAATTGAATCTTTAAACGTTTCTTCTGTCAGGTCATTAAGTAATGGAATTCTTCCGCGTTGTAATAAATTATAACTTTCGGATAAAATTCCAGTTATTTCAAATAGGCTTATACGTCTAGTGTATCTTTGCTTTATAGCCTTTATCCTCTCGCTCAATTGTTTTGGGTGAGGTGACTGAGTAGTGTCATCGAACTTGAAAGATTCTATTCTAGAATCCGATTGTTTAGCTGTACAGCAATCATCACTTGTTTCTCCTATATCGGATATAGAGTCTTCATCTTCATCATAACTCTTATAATCGTTATCATTATCATCGGACAGTAATATATCATTAATATCCATAGAATTGTCCATTTATTATCGATAATTACAATTCAATTTTAGGATACTAAATGGCTGAGAACTTCCACAGAGATTTTATTTCTAGAATTAAACGTAATGTCAGTAATAATCCAGAAATATTTTCAGAAAAACTGGATGAAGATGATAGTAGAAATGAGAAGGAATCTATAGTAGATGAATATAATACAGACGATAGTCGATCTATTCAGGATAGAATGATGTCTATATTAAGTAGTAACGATACTGCTGGTATTTTTACCAGTTTTCTTGATAGATTTAATAATCGACAAAATTTAGTATCTCCGTCGAGTGGTGTAGCTCAACAAGGACCTTCATCTTCTAGTGGTGTAGCTCAACAAGGACCTTCATCTTCTAGTGGTGTAGCTCAACAAGGACCTTCATCTTCTAGTGGTGTAGCTCAACAAGGACCTTCATCTTCATTATCTAGCAGTAGTAGTTTTGGACCTCAAACATCATCATCTGGCAGTAGTTTTGGACCCCAAACACCTTCTTCATCTAGTAGTAATAGTAGTACTGTAGTACCATCTTCCTCTAATATTCAACAGCCACAAGTATTACCCGTTGGAGGAATGCAAATATCATCTGTACCTAGTAATGCGCCACTTTGGATAAGAAATCTACATGATAAGTATGTTGATATCTTACCACCTATCACAGTACCGTTATCGAATCACGATAAAGTAGGTAGGCAAATGTTTTTTGATGAAATTATTGCGTGGATAAATACTTACCTAGAGGATAATGGTATTACATTACCAGATGATATAAGAGAAATCAAAGATGTGATTATTCCTTGAAAAGAGTCATAATGCTCTTAACTACTTATGTCTCTTTAGGTAGTTATTTTGATACGTTGCGAGTAAAAAACTATCAAATATAAATGGAATCCGATTCTAATATAGCAATTGAAGAAGTTAAATATCCGAATATTTTGTTAGAACCTGTTTATTATAATAACCTAGAAGTAATAGGATCTCATTTACATAGACCAGATAAAAGTAATTTATGCAACGTATGTGATGTCTTGAATAAAATTAATGAAGAAGATATTATATCAGCAGGTGCCAAACAACAACGGCCTATGCGTCTTCGTAGTAGTAAACCAAAACCCGATATATGTAAAGGAGTTTTAGATTCTGGAAAACAAAAAAATACAATTATCAATATAGATGAAATTACATCAACTCATGACTGGCAATATAATCTCAGAAAAGATGCAGATGCTATAGTAAGATATCTTATGGATAGAAAATGTGACATAAATAACTTTACGATACAGGATCTTATTAGAGTTATGAGAGAATTAAATATTATTAGGAACGAAAGACAAGAGTTATTCGAGTTACTATCTCACGTTAAAGGATCGCTTTCTAGTAATAGTGTTTCTGTCAAAACTAGTCATCCACTAATGGTTATTTATTCACATTCAGATAACAAGATAGGGGAACAGTTAAAACTACTAGAAAATACTTACGATCCATCTAGATATCAGGCTCTGATAGATACTACGAGGTTTCAATCTACAAACTTTGTGGATATGTCAACGTCTAGTGATATGTTGTTTAGATTTAAAGACCAGGATTCCATAGGTTACGTTCATCCTATATTAGTTGCTTTATTCGGTGTTAAGCTTCCGGCTCTAGAAAACGCAATGGTACTAGGTGATAGTTATAGTCTTATGAAACAATTATACAATTCGAAGAAAGTAAAACCTGAGAATTATATGTTGTTAATTAATAGGCTTACTGAAGATTCTCCTATTATCTTTACAGGTATTAATGATTCTGTATCTAGCGAAATACATAGAGCTAGTATTCATACTATGCTGAGAAAAACAATATTGAATTTGAGATTAGGTATATTTTATAGCAAGGATTGTGATCTTGTAGATAATCATCTTATGAAGATTATTCATATAAACAGCTCTCAGATGATGGCTGACGAAGAACAAATGCTAGCTTCAATTTTATCTATTGTAGGATTCAGACCTGCTCTAGTATCTATAACAGATCCTTACCAACCGCTTAATGTAGTTCTTAAACCCGTATCCTATATAGTCGTCAGTCCTTCAAAAATGATCACTACTATAAACAACCCTATTTCTATTAATTCTAATTCAATCTATTCTCTAAGTTTCGATAGTACTACGGGTAGAGTGATGTTTATGCCTGCTAATATGAGATACCAGGGTACTATTTCTTGTAGGACTGTAGATGCATTACCAGTTTTGAATTCTATTTCTCATGATAGGATTATAAATTCTCCAGTAATAGTAAACGGAACTCTTATCTATTATATAGAACGCCGTCAAAATAAAAATATAGTATCCGGAGAGTGCTTTACAGGTTTTAGATCAGTAATTAACGATCGTCCTATGGATATAGCTAATGAATTAAACATCAATGGTATTACCTATCTACTAAAATCAGCAGTTTGTTACAAGACTCACGATTTGTTATCTACTATGTCTGGAAGTTGTGATGGTGGAGATGTATTTCTCAAAGGATATTATACTATTCTATTTACGGAAATGGGACCTTGGATGTACGATCCTCTATCTATCTATAGCAAACAGTCAAGAGAGTCAAGATTAATGAGAGTGATGAAGAATCAGTATTATAAAGAACACGGAAATGACGATGGAATGTTCTACGATTGGTTGAAAGAAGAATCCACTAAGAAATTATGTGATATAAAGCAACAACAACTGATGAATCATACTGTTATGTTTGAAGATGATTTATTGTCGCACGAAGAGGCCATGAATCTTATCTCTAGAAATTGTTGTATTCTAGTGTATGCTCAAGACTATCTACCTTACTTAGCAACTAAAAGTATAACAGAAATATTTGTTTAAATTTACGTAAAGTAAATGTCGGAGTATAAATATGATATAGATCCTCCAGTTAGATGTAGTAACTGTAGTAATAATTTAATTGAATATCTAAAATCAGATAGACAATTGATAGAATTAATGTTAAATAACAACGAATATAAGAAAAATATATTAAAACAATTTCTAATATTTAGTAGAAATAAAACTCTGTTAACTAAAATACTAGATCCAGAAATAAGAAGAGTTCTAACATGAGTAATCTAAAACATTGTAGTAATTGTAAACATAACGGATTGATAACAGAATCTAGTCATGAATTCTGTATTTTCTGTCAATCTGTATTCCAACTTTCTAATAAAGTATCTAAAAAATCAAATTTTCATGTATCTAATAAATTGATACACTTGAGAAATGTTCTACGTAGATTACTTTCTAATCAGTGTTCTTCGGACGTCATTTTAGAATTAAAGTCTGTAATGACAAAAAATAATATCTCTTCTACAGATATAGACGCTAATTTTGTATCATCATTTTTAAAAGCGAATGAAAAAATAAATAAAAAAGATTATAAACTAGTATTTGAAATAATAAATCATATAAAAGAAGAAAAATTAAATTTAGACACGAGTAAAATAAATGAAGTTATAGAAATTTTTAAACACCTAGTATTTTTCTGTCAAGAGAATACTCCTTCAAAAACTATTAATTATTCTTTTTTCTTGGATAAAATATTTAACCTTATATCTGTGACAAGTAATCTTAAACCTCAGACGGTAAAAAACTACACAAAAAATAATAGCAATCAGTTGGTATGGGAAAACTTTATAGCGTATATGAAAAATAAGAAGATAAATACTTTAGTATATGATTATGGACATGATTATGTATTTGCAGATTATGGATTCACTACTTGTTCATTGGAAGTATAATATCATCATCTATCAGTGATACTATTAAGTATCTAATCTCATAAGGTAAGATATGCCAGTAATTATATGAGGGTATATAACAATTTAACATATCCATAGTACTTTCTATCAATAATAACCTTTTTTAGATATCTACCGTATATAGGAAAATCATATGTGATGTTTTCTAGAAATGCATATACTTTAGGATTTCTAAGTAAATTAGAACCTTGATTCTTGTTACATTTGAGTAACGTGTCTAATGAATACTTACTACAAAGAGATATAGACCTAATATTTTCGAGTTCTTTTTTACAATCCATAATTATTTTATTTAATACTGAACTATTACACATTATTTCCATATTTCTACTAGATAAAAGGTGTTTACTATTAGCAGATATAAAATCTGATAATATCATATCAGCTATTGTTATTTTTCGCTGAATTATAAATTCTATCATGGTCTATAACTATATTAGACGATAATGGATGTACACCGTTTTCTAACATACACTTTATATTATATATAAAAGGCATACTGTCATCGTAGAATATATTAGTAGATGCACCATATTCTAATAATAATTTTACCGTATCTGGATTATCTATAGCCCTAGACAGGGGAGTTTCGTTAAAATCATTTTTAATGTTAGGATCAGCACCGTGTTTTAATAATAATTCTGTTATATCATACTTATCGTGATATAATACAGATTCATATAGTGGTGTATAATTGTATTTATCTACCACGTTAATATTTAATCCTAAACTTAACATTAATCTTAATACTTTTATAGATCCACATCTAACGGTATCAAACAGAGCGCTACTATCCAACTCACATGTTTTATAATATCTATATTTATCAATCATGAGTTTAACAATATCTATATTATCGTTTCTAGCTGAGTATTTAAGAGCTGTACCTCCTTCATTACACTTAATACTAATATCTATATTATTATCTAATAACAGTTTTACTATCTCTATATTTTCACATTCAACAGCATTATGTAATATTGTACAACCATATATCTATAAAATTATATCGGCTCCATATTTTAATAAGGATTTTATTATAGATATTTCCTCTTCTTTTGTTTTATTATCTAATTGTATTAATTGTTCGTCTAATAACTTAGTATTACCTCGTAAAAATTCTCTAAATACAGGTGTAAATGCAGACACTGATAACTTTAGATGTTTTTTATCATAATCTATATATCATTTCCAAATATATCTATGCAAAGTTACTATACTTAAACATGAATATCCATATAATATTGAAGAAGCGTCGTAACCTCTGCTAAGTAAAGAGTTTACTATATTTCCTCTTCTAGTTATTGTAGCACAATGTAATAAATAGACACAGTTATTGTTAGTAGATTTCTCACACTTTTTTTATCATAGACAGTATTTTATTGTCTGAGTTTAAGTACATATAACGGATACACTTATTAGTATTTTCATCCATGATGTAGTATAAACACTCTTAATATTTAATGTATATATTTTTTTACATCAGTATAAAATGTATTATAACCATTTGTTGATAGCTGCTTACTCTTCTTTCGAAAAATTAGCTTTTATATTTATCTCTTTTCCAAGTCAAAATTATCGAAACTATTAAATATAGAATTATATTCATCTGTAACAGTTTTTTTAGGTTTTACTGTTACTATGCTCGGTGTACTCTCTATATATAAATCGTATTCATCATAATAATCATCATCATCATCATCATCATCACCACTATCACTATCATCATTACTACCATCAGTGTCGCACGTACCGTTAATAAGAGGTAAACTTTGAATTTGTGCATGCGCCATTATAGTAATATTTCTATATGGTAATTTATGTACGTTCTCTTCTCCATATAATGTCATAATTCTTGTTAATAACTCATTAACAGTAATATTTTCATAACTATGATATGTAACAGCAATTGGTGTTTCGCCTATCGATATACATACACTATATGATTGGTTCAAATCTAATGATTTGCAATAATATGATTGAAAGTCTTGAAATGCACCACGTATACCTAAATAACTTTTTAATGGAAAAACTAGAGGATCGTGATCTCTCTGCTGAGAATTAAAAAATCCAACATCACAGTAATTATCCCAAGTATGATCCCAATACATAATACAGGTAGGATCGTCACTTTCAGCATACCTTTGTAGTACAACAGGTCTACATCCTTCTTTTATTACTGGTTCTGGTATACGTTGAGACTGAGTTATTGTACTAATAGGAGGAGTGGTACAATCTTCTTCATCTTCACTATCGGGATTTAATGATCCTTCTTGTAATGGCATTAAAGTAATAGTACTTATAGACATACCGCTATAATAACTTGATGCAATATCTATAAATCCGGTAATTGTATATCCGTATAGATAATGGTCGAAACGTTTACCACTAAAATTACCAGATACACAAAACTGGAATGCTTGACATGGATGAGAATAATCTGGTTTGCTATCTTTCTTGTATATATCAATAGCTATTTCTAGTTTTATACTGTTATTACTATATTTACCAGGTAAAATAAACGTTTTAGGCTGATCTAATCCTTTAGACTGATCAAAACAATATAACGAACAAGCAGTTACACCAGTTTTATTATGTTCCATAATATGTAATATATCTTGTGGATTTTTTACTGGTTCTGTAATACCGGTTGTTACTTTAATAAATAATAATGATGTTATAATATATATCATAATTATTCTTGTATATTGCATATTATATAATAAGTATTATTTTTACGCTTTATATCATTCAAGTACTTAATATAACTAATAAATCAGTATCTTTCAATAGGGATAATATCAATAACTTTATTTCGATAGGTAAGAGCATCCAATAACTATCAATTAATAAGTTATCAAGTAATACTAATACAGCTTCTAGTCTTTCAGATCTTACTCGAATCACTTCTATCTTTTTTTTAATCTCATAAAGATAAATAGGAAACATCATTTGATTTAGATAATCCACTTTCACGTAATTAACTAATCTTCTTAACAAATTCATATCCTTACTTATTACAAAGTTATCTAAATAGTACTTTGAATTAAGATGAATATTTTTCATTTCATTAATTTCATCGTGACATGCAATTTTTATACTTTTTAATGTATCATTATACTCTATAATATTATTGTTTTTTATAAAGGCCTGTGTAGTTTTTATTTCTGGATTGTATAATATTTCCAAGATAAAATAAGGTATCATTAGTTGTGTAGAATAAATAGATTCTTCTATTGATATTTCTAAAGGTGTAACATCTATTTTATTAACTATATTTATACGAGCACCGTTTCTGACTAGTATTAATACTATTTCTGGCGCATAGATAGAAAAATATAACGGTGTATTACCGTTATGATCATATGCGTTAACCATAGCACCTCTTGATATCAAATTGTTAACTATATTAGTTTTAAAATGTACATTAACTGCGTAATGTAAAGGAGTTTTACCAAAAACATCCTTACTATTAACGTTACTACCCCCATCTAATAATATATCTATATTTTTAGAAGATAGTGATATGTTACTCGCGTGGTGTAACGGTGTCTTACCGAATACATCTACGGCGTTTACATTAGCACCTAAATCAATCAAAGTTTTTATAGAATTATAGTATGGTGTAGTTGAGGCTTTATGTAATGGTGTAATTTTAGATATATCTTCGGAATTTACATCAGCACCGTACTCTACTAACAATTTTATTACTTCAGAACAATCAAAAATATAGGACGACGAATGTGAATTTATTTTGTTATCTGTATCTGGTATTTCGCATTCATTTATTATCGTTTCTGGTACTTGGTAATATTTGTATGCATTTGCTGCATAATGTAAAGGTGACTTACCGGTATTATCTTTAGCATTAACTTCAGCGCCGAGATCGATAAGCGTTTTTATCATAATCAAATTATTTATCTCTGCGGCTGCTCTATGTAACGGTGTAATACCAAAAGCGTTATAGATATTTACATCAGCTCCATTACTTCCTAAAAGTTTTACAGTTTCACAGTTATCGGGTACTATAACGGCTTTATGTAGAGGAGATGTACCTGATATATCTTTAGCATTAACTTCAGCGCCGAGATCAATAAGAGTCTTTACAGTATAATACCCATTTTGAATACCGGAAGCATAATGCAAAGGCGTATTCCTGCTCTTATCCCGAACATTAACATCCACACCCATAGATACCATGATTTTTATTAATTCGCTACCATTATATAACGTAGAAGAGTTATGTATGGGAAGTATACCTTGATTATAACTAACATTAACGTCAGCACCGCGATTAATTAACATTTTTGAAATTTCTACCATACTAGTTACTTTTGTAGAATTAAATAACGGAGTTTCACCATATATATCTACTACTTCTACATTAGCATCATGTTCTATTATGCTGTACGCTAACGTAGTACTAACTTTTTCTATTATTTCTACACAACTATATAAAAATTTTTTAGTATATAGATCACCTAGTTTTATATCTATATCATATGAAGCTATAATTCCTAGTATCTCACTTCTTTTAGGAACATTCGTAATGTTCGATAAAGGTGACCTATTATACTTATCTAGACTATTTACCTCAGCACCGTTCATCAATAGAAAATTAACTATATCTACAAAACAAGGTAACGTAGTTGCGTAGTGTAAAGGCGTTCTACCGTATTTATCTTTTATATTAATCATACTACTTTTAGAAAGTAGTAGATTTAGAATTTTTATAGTATCTAATAATATACTATTATCATCCTCATGTGATAATTTTCTTTTAGAAATAAATCTGGATATGATATATTCTTTATTTATATTTACTGCATGATGTATAGCGGTTTTTAAATCTATATCTCTGAAATTAACATCTGTACCCATATCTAGAAGAGATGATACAGTTTTTATACTACGTAATTTAACTGCCTTGATTAAAGATAATCCATTTTTTTCATACATAGTAGATTCATTATTCATTTAATAAACTATAATATTATTACACTAATTGTTTATTTAGATTTTCTAAATGTTAGAATATGATATAACTTGTTGAAACAATCATAGACCACGTTTTTACTACTTTTAGTAGGTGGGCTATTATTTTTTATACGTTTCTCTAAATTATCTACCTTGTTCTTTAGTTGCTTGTTACTATCCTTTAATTCGACTATGGATAATTTTAATTCTTTAATTCTCTGAGAGTAATTACCTTCTAGTTTATTAACATATTCGTTATAATGTTCCTTTACCTTTTTGATATCTTCTAATTCTCTAGTATAGTTTTCTTTAAAGAGAACCTTTACTTCCTTCATTAACTTACATTGTTTCTTTATATATTTAATATCTTTATAGATTTCTTGGTGTACTTCATATTTATCATGTCGTATATATCTATAATTTAGATAGTTATGTACAATATTAGATACTTTTATAGCAAATTTAGCTGATATCCAGGCACAGATATGTGGCATTATACTATCATGTATATAAAATCCTGTTATATCATTAGCAGTTGCTGAATTATAATAATCTGATCTTACGGATATAACAGCTTTTGCATATTTGGTAGTTTCTTTATTAATATTTTTTTCTATTTCTTTTATTAGTTCTATACTGTGATCTAATGTTAGCCATTCTTTAAAGTCTTTGTTTCCCAACGTACATAGTCTCGTGGCATTTATGTAGCCGTTGTCTTTCATCATGATAAGTGTAAATCCATCATATTTTATGTAGCAGAAATGTGAGTCAATATCCTGAACAATACACGGTAGGGTATTCATGGTGTATAGTCGATTACTACGAGATTATTTTTAAACTTTTATTTTTATAGAATGTATCAAATAAAAATAAGGTACTTAAACCTGATATTTACTAGTTATACCTTTATTGGTAACTCACACTAGATAGTGGAGTTATTTATTAATGTTTTTATAAGTGGTTTACTTACAAATATTAAACAAATCATCATCTTCTAACATTGCTAATATATTGTATTTGAGCTCTATAGGTAAACCATCCCAGTAACTATCTGTGTTAATGTTACTTAGCATAGATAGAGCGTTTTTTAGTAATGATGATCTTTTTCTAGCAGCATACACAGATTTCTGTAATATATTTCCGTATACTAAAAAACATCCAGGTTCTAAGTATATATCTTCTACATTAGATACTAAACTTGCTAATAAATTCCTATCATCCGATCGAATAAATATATCTAATCCGTACATACCATTAAATTTAATAGATCTCATTTTATTTATGTCATATTCACAGGACTCTTTTACATCTATAAGCATTTCACATTCCTCTATTACTTTTAGGTTTCTGGTAGATATTGCATCGTTTTTTAGTTCAGGAAATTTAAATGAATCTAACATAATATGTGTTACTATAATTTCAGCAGAGTATATGCACTTTGTAATAGCAGATTCTAGAGGAGTAATGTTATTCATATTCGTTATGTTTGTATTAGCACAATATTTCATTAACAAATCAACAACCTCTGGATACTTGATTGCGGAATATAAAGGCGTCTCATCATATATATCTCTAGTATTTATATCTGCACCGCATTCTATAAAACATTCTATAATGCTTAAATCATATTCAATGTTACACGCACTGGATAAAGGTGTACTGCCTATTATATTTTTAGCTTCTATATCAGCACCATGTTTGACTAGTAACCTTACGGCGTTTTTCAATGATTGTTTAGAATAAGACCTAGAGATATAATGCATAGGTGTTCTTCCATCGATATCTGTGGAGTTTACCTTAGCACCGTGTGCTATTAATACTTCTAACGCTTCTGTTGCATTATCTGAATATGCTGCAAAATGTAAAGGCGTTACTGATCTCCTGTTAGCCGCATTTACGTTAGAACCGTGTGCTATGAGTGTTTTCAGCTTATGAACAGGATTACGAGAACGAGCTGCGTAATGTAAAGGTGTATCACCTATCGAATTTACAGCATTTACATTAGCCCCATACTTTATCAGTGTTTCTATAGTCATGGATAACTCATATGAACTAGCAGCATCATGTAAAGGTGTATTCCCTTCCGAGCATCTAGCATTGACGTCAGCTCCGTAAGCGATGAGTGTTTCTACTGTTTTGGAATCTGCCGATGCTTTAGCGGCTAAATGTAAAGGCGTTATACCATCATCATTTTTAATATGTATATTCGCACCAAGTTCGATAAGCGTTTCTATAGTTTTGTTTGATCTAGATAATTCTGCAGCAAGAACTAGTGGTGTATTATGTTTATTGTCTAGTACGTTAACATTGGCACCATACTCGACGAGTATTCTTACTAGTTCAGGACCATCGGGTATGACGATTGCGGCACAGTGTAATGGAGTTTGACCATTCATGTATTTGGCATTAGGATCTGCACCTAGATCTAATAACGTTTTTGTTGCTTCTAATCCATTTTCTTGTACAGTATAATGCAATGGCGTAGAATTAAATATATTAATAACATTTACGTTAGTACCTAGAGATACAAGAGTTTTAAGGACTTCAGGACTAGCCAATTTCTTAGCGGCGTAATGTAACGCTGTCTGTTTAAAATCTGATATTACATTTATGTCAGCTCCTTTAGATACAAATGTTCTTATTCTTTCAACAGCGTCTGGTAACATTATGGATTTATGTAAAGGAGTGTCTTTAAAACATCTAATATTATGAAACGTATTCATGATTACGGTATGTATATTATGGCACACTACTGTATCGCCATTCAAATACATTGCGATAATTAAATTTCAATTATTATTAATATGGATAGAGAACATTAATATTTTAGATAAATGCTCGTCTTCTAAGAATGATAATCGGCACCACAAGATACAAGTGTTTCTATATCAGAGAGATGTAAATGTGTATTACAATATATATCTAGATTCTAAGTTAGGTACCGTAACGAACTAATAACTTTATTATATCACATACATTGCGAATGCTTGAAGCTTTATGTAACTGCATTTTTAATTTGATATTCTTTGATTATATATCAGTACCTGATTTAAGCATCTCCACAGTATTAATATTGTGCTGCACGCAAACTGCGATGTGTAAAGGCTTACCATGCTTATTTATGATATTGATGTTTGCACCGGCATCAATTAGAAATTTTACTATTTCGGATCTATCGCATATACCAGCAGCAATATGTAGAGGAGTTTCTAGAAACATACCTGTATAATTTACGTTACTTACTAGTACTATAAGGTTATTTATAAATTGGATAGTGTAAAGGAGTATTGTCTATAATTCTTTTATATTAGCTTTTATTGATACAAGAGGTTTTTATTACTTTTAATTCATTCTGTATAGAAACAGCGTAATGTATCGGGGTTTTACTATACACATATCTTTTATTTACATTATCACATCAATGTTATTTTTTGCAATAGCTTCATGTAATAACATATTTGTTATTATATATTACTATGATAAATATTCTTTTAAACCACATACTATAGAATTTGATATTGTGTTTTCCGAGTATGGTTTATATAATTGTACATTCGCTGTCATTAAATTTACAAAAATAAAAAATATTTGAGTTATTCATTAGTATTAATTTCATAGTCTACTATAAATTCAAAAATATCGTTTAAAAACATTTCATCCGTTTTTCTGTATATACTATATCGATTGCTAGCATATTTATTAACGATATCGGATAAGTTTACAGCAAAAGAACTAAATACCCATGATGCTATATGTGGTATAAGGTCATAGTGAACGTATAAACCAGTAACATTATATTCTTTATATTCATCAGTATCATAAGACTTTTCTTTAATTATTCCTTCTGATTCGTTAACATCGATGTTCCATGGAAAATGGGTTTTAGATAATATATCTATCAGACATTTAGATGTATATAAAGATAACCATGTAGAAAAATCTTTTCTTCCTGATAAACATAAATGTGTAGCATTTATAAAACAATTATCTTTCATCATTATTAATTCTAAATCATTATACTGTATATAACAGAATTTATTGTTAATATGTTTAGAAATTATACATTTAAAATCCATTATAATTTCTTTTATTTAATCAACTAGTAACTGTAATGTTCTATCGTATAAGTATACTATATTACGCAATAACAATACACTACATAACAATCCTATAGTAATCACAAATAACTGTATATTGTTAAAAACGTTATATCTTACTAATATTACCATTCTGTTATATATAATTATGCATTATAGTTATAATTATATAATTTGTTTTTTAATTTTTAGGTTTTTCACCGATATGATACATTTTAGAATAGATAGCATTTACTATCTTTGAAATTTTTAATGCATATTCTGCTGACATCCAAGATAGAATATGAGGTACTAGTAACGGATGAACGTAATAACCTAGTATATTTCTACTACTAGGAGCACCATTAACTACGGTACTTATTTTTATCACAGATTTTTTTGTGTTAACCATTGTATCTATGTAGGCTATTAGTTCTTTAGAGTATTCTAATCTATGCCATTTATAAAATTCCTTACCAGCAATACTACATAGTTTTGTAGCGTTAATATAATCACAATCTTTCATAGCTGTTACTACTAAGTTTCCATAACATATACGATAAAATATATCATCTATAGAATTAACTATTATATAAGAAGTCATGCTGATATTATTAATAAAAACATTATTTTTTTCTTTTTTTATGTAATTGTATTACCACCTAATTTAACCATATTTTCTAGTTTTTCACCTATATATGTATCTAATATACGGACAACTTTAAGGCTAAAAGGTATAGACACGCATGTTAATATGTAAGGTATTAAATCTTTATGTACATAAAATCCAGCTATCCTGTTATCTATTAAGTTACTAGGTTTAACTTCAATAATTACACTGGAATGAGAGGCTCCATAAGGCTCTTCGCAATATCTTTGTCCTAGACCGTAATTAATTTTATCTAAAGTATCTATTATTTCTCTAAACGATTCTATCTTTAGCCATTCATTAAAGTCCTTGTTTTTCTTCGCTAGTAATGCCGATATATTTATAAAATGATTACATGACATAATAATAATTTCTATAGAATCATAATATAAAGTTAAGAATCCGTTATCTAACTGACTAGTCGATATATACCTTTTATCCATATTGTATAATAAGGTAATTGGTAAAAAAACTATTAATTTTATGTTTTTTTAAAATCTTATAATACTATCTAGTATTTTAGTTTCTAATCCGGGTAACGGCTTTGGTTTACAACTACGTTTGTCTTTAAGAATAGTTTCTATGAAGTAATCCTTAATTTTATCTTTTAATGTTTCGTTATCTGAATTGAGTTTTACCATGGCATAACTATACATGATAGAATTGATCTTTTTAAATGCAAATTCTCTAATCAGACATTGTATAATTTCTTTAATATTGTCATCTGTATTTAGATGTTCTAAATCGTTTAATGTATCATTTTTCCAATTCAGAACTTTATCTATCTCTTCGTTAAGAGGATGATCCCAATTCTTCATAATATCTACAACTATTTCTTTAATGTTTCTTCTATTAAGGCTATCAGCTTCATTTTCCATAGCCCAACGTATTTTTTGTAATATCTGTTCGTTAGATGGTTGATAATCACCGTGTGTTTTTCCATCTTTATCAGATAATGACATCTTTAATACCTACTAACAAAATAGAAATCAACCTTTATTATTTATCTAACGTAAAAGATCGCACTACAATAAAATAATACTATTTAGATGAAAAAAATTAGCTTATCAACTTCTGTTTCCAATTTTTCTTCATTCGATTCATTATTATATTTATCAAATTGAATATCCGATAACTGTTTATCTGATTTTCTAGATGTAGTTTTAAGCTCAAGAATTAAAGACTTAATATCTTTTATGTCATTATCATATTTTTTCTTAAAATTTATAAAATTATTTAATATAATAGATAATTCAGTTGATAATGATATGTTAGTGATACATTTTTCTATAAACTTATTAAACAAGCCTATTATTTCTGATATTTCGTTACTATATTCTCCTACTAATTTATCAACTATATCTATTATTTCTGTCATATCAGATTCCATTTCTCTAAGGCGTATATCGTATTCATTACATATATAATAGTTAATAATTTTATTTACCTTAACGGCGAATAATGGAGATATCCAATTCGATATAGCGCATACTAGATCTTGATGTACGTAGTAACCGCGGGTATCTTTCATGCCTTTATGATCAGTATCTTTAACGTATATAACCATATCTGTTTTTGACTGGTTAGTTTTATCATTAATTTTTTTTACATTATCTATTAATATTTTAGATTCTCTCAAATTTTTCCAGTTCGTAAACTTTCTTCCTTGTAATTCACATAATCTAGTAGCATTTATATAATTGTTTGATTTCATTATTATTATCTTAACTTTATCATAAATTATATAACTAAACTTGTCATTTCCATAACAGGTAATAGTAGACATGTTTAATTAATATGTGTAAAATAAAGTAACGGTAAATACTGTTTTATATTATTCATACAAAAAAATTAATAATACTGGTACTGTATGGTAATAATTCCACGTACAATAGATTAGAATATTTACAAGATTATATATTATTTATCTTAACTGTATTTTTGTATAAATGCAGCAACATCAAATTTTTTCTTAGAACCCTCATAATTCATATATCTTATCTTCCCAAATATAGGTCTTTCTTTCCACGCTCGATCATGTAATCCGCAAATAGACCACATACAACCTACGTATCCGTTAGGATCCGTGCCGTCTAGTTCGTACTTATTGTTTAGATAGATACTATAACTCAAAGCGTCTTCCGGTGTTCTTGTCCATTCAAGTATCTTTTTAGCCCAGTACATTCTTAAAAAACTATGCATTTTTCCTTCTCTTATCATCTGTATTTGCGATGCATTCCATAGAGGGTCATGTGTTTCCGCCTTTTCGAGTTGTTTAATAGAATAGATATACTTTCTAGGATCATTAATGTGATCTTCTAATGTTCTTCTAGCCCATGCGTGAGTAGACTGTACGCTATCGTAATGTTTATTATAGTAACAAAAATTATCCGACAGTTCTCTTCTTATAATTATTTCATCTATAAACGTTTCAACGTTTTTTTTGTTTTCTCGTATACATTTTAATACTTCTAAGGCAACGCGTTGTGGAGATACATGACCAAAATGTAACCATGGAGATAAATTACTCAAGGCATAACAAGTAGGATTGTTATGATCTGCGTCGTATGAGCTTAATCTGGTTTTTATAAATTCATTTAAGACAATCATTCCAGCTTTAGTACCTGGTATTGCCCATTTTACTGGTAATACCGTCTTGTCTAGAGATATATCTTTGGGTTTTGCTATAGATATAGAAAATGGACCGTATGGATGTTTACGTACAACAGGAAATTCTGTCATATATTCATATAATTTATCAAATATCTTTTTTCTTAAAGTTCTTGCACCGTATTCTTCTTTGTAAGAAGCTTCCCAACAAGGTACTATATTATGAGCGTCTACTTGTATAAAAGGTATATTGTCTGGCAGAGATAATATAGTCTGTTTCACTAATCTTTCAGGCATTCGTAATGGAAAGAAATCCGTTATGATTACACCAACCTTATATTTTTCTACTATATATGGTATTACTATCTTTGGTACACCATATATTAATGAAAATCCTATACATAGTCTTTTACATTCTTCTGCAACTTCTTTAAGACCTGATATTAAAAATACAAAGTGTCTAGAAGTAGTTACATGAAATTTTGGTACAACGCAAAAACATATTCTTAGTGGTATCTTGAGTTTTAACGCTAAACGTTGTGCGTAGATTAAAGCCCAATTATCTTGTACCCGTTGGTCTCTAAACATCCAGTATAATACTACTTTTGAATTTTTATTTATATGCTTGGATATAGACAACGTACGATTTCTTTTTTTATTATATTCAAAATTCTCAACATCTTTTATATTTTCATCTGATGTGGGGCTAATCATGTTTTTATATAACTTAAAAACACTATAGACTAAATATGATAATTACTCTAAGTTGGAAAGATAAAACCAGCTAGTTGTCATAAATGTAATTATATTTTTATGGTTATTATAGTTATTTTTTGTGAAAATAATTTTCTTACATCTATTAGATAATATTTTTTTCTCATATTTATCATCTACCCAATATCTATTAGGTATTATGAAAGGAAAAACTATCCTGCATTCAGGACACGTATTCTCAGTATCTGTATTTCTGGTAGTATCTGCCCAACGTCGTATACAAGACAAACAAAAAACATGTTTACAACTTGGTAGAATTCCAAAATACTGTTCAGAAATATGCTTTTCACTTATTTCTTCTATACATATACCACACTTTTTACTGTTACTTCTTTTAAACACAATCAAACAATCTCTATCTACTAAACAAGTTTTCTTATGAGAAATACGTTGATTAATATCGGTGGGGTGTAGTATATATAGACCACAGATATCACATTGATCTCCGTGTATGTATTTGCATTTTTTACCATAATAGCATCTACCAAGTTCTATAAACGGACATAAAGTATTTTTGTAGGATACATTTTTTAACTCGTCATTACCACATAACGTATTGTAGAAATTAATCATTTTGTATATATCGTTTGTAAAGTCATCATCCCCTATCCACTCCATAACATAATGTATCATATTTTGTTTGAGATAAAAACCTGTTATAATAAGTTTCTTACCTTTACCATATACTTTAATAATAACTGTATCTGGTGACTTGTTATTGTTAATATCTAACAATGCTTTAGAAGTAGAAAGACGCAACCATCTAGAAAAGTATTTATTTTTAATTTTACATATTTTACTGCAATTAATGTAACCGGTATTCTTCATTATTATGATGGTTATATCTTTATACTTGATTGAATCGAATGTTCCTTCTATATTTTCAATAACACAGTCATCTTGTGATAAATCTGTTACTGAATATTTTCCGTGAACATTATTATTTATGCTTGACAAGTCTTCCTCCTTCATTTGATTTTATATTTCGTAAATTACTAAAATCGTGCAGCTACGCTGTTATATATTACTAATCCAATAATGTATTTCTTCTGTTGTAAAGTCTTCTAGAGCTGATATCTTTACTTTATAAATATCGCCTCTAGTTTTATTTCTTATATACTTAACGTATTTATTTTTGGTAATATAAGATATAACATTTTGATTATTAGAATAATATAACACTATTTGTAGATAGATGTCATCGTTATTATATGCATATATTGTAGCTATATGATACATTAGAAAAGCACCGAATATCTCATCGGAAGAGTTCATGTCTATACAAACTCTCTCCTTTAGATTTTTCATGCCAAAATAGATTATTATTTTCTACAGAGGAATTGCATTTATAAATTACTTCACAGCTGTTTCTTCTTTTATTTTTGTAAAGAGTTCTAACATCTTTAAAACACATACTATTAGACTTAATTTTATATTATCCACTTTTCTGTGATGTCCCTGTATTTTGATCAGTACTTTTTACATCTCCTGTGTTACCACCACTAGTTGGTGGTGTTTTTGGAGGAAGCTTTTGTTGGCCCTGGGGAATCATCCCGTCAGGGACTTTCTTCTGTTGGCTATTAGAGTTACCATCCATATTTATAGTATAAAAAATTATGTGGTTTATAGAGTACAAAAGTTATATTAGTTATCTGAAAATATTTTATTTATGTCCTTTAATATATTCATAACAGTATATCTAGTGCCTGTTATTTTAAAGTTATTATCTTTTGTTTCTATATGCTCGTTATTTTCAAGCATATTCTTGAATCTGGTTATAGATTTATTAGTAGGTTCGTAAATTATTAAAAATAAGTTATAATCCTCTCTATAATTAAATAGTTCTATACATACTTTTCTTATATGTAATTTAAAGTATTTAAACATAAACAAATCTTTTTTATGATGAAAGATAATAATATAATTCTTTTTATTAGCGTTATGGAATCTATTCCTTACAAAGCATCTATCAACACGGTATTCTTCTATAGGTTCTATTCCTTTATCTTTAGACAGTTCGATTACTTGATTATGTAATTCTTTTGTTTCTCTAGCTATTATTTCTCTAAGTTCAGTTATATCTTTCTTCAAAGAAGTATTCTTTTCGTTAAGTTCTCTTATTAAATCATTTAATCTGTTGTTATCTTTTTGTAATTCTCTATTATGTTTTTCTGTAATTTTGATATTTGTTTTTAAAGTAGTATTTTCATCTTTTATTTCTTTAATATTACTATCAAAATGTTTTATCTTATATCTAATTTCATCATTTACATTCTTTAATTCTGTTATTTTCGCAGTAAGAACATCATTTTGATGTTTTAGTTCTCTTTTCTGTTCTCTATAATGGGTTTTCAGTTCTGTTATATTGTTACGGTGTTTATCTGTTAATTCGTTAAGCATATCAATAAAACAATTCTTATCTCCTTGTTTGTATGATGAAGATGGAGGTAACGTATTATATTTTTTATCATCTTTTCCGGTAATTGTAAAACTATTAGATACATATCTATTGATAAATTTAGACATTTTAATAGCAAATGTAGGAGATAACCATCCTATAATATGCGGTAGTATGTCAGGATGGACGTAATATCCTTCTATTTCTTCATGGTAATATTTATCTAGGATAATAATCGATCTTGAAGTTTTAATAGAAAACTTTTTCTCTGATGGAAAGTTTGTGTTTTCTATTACTTGTAAAAGTGATAACGAATTATCTAAACGCAACCATTTTTTAAAATCCTTATAAAATGTATTGCATAACTTACTAGCATTAATATAACAATTTGAAGTCATCATAACAAGATGAAATTCAGAATATTGTATATAGCAAAATTCGTCGTCTATATAACCCGTTATCATATTATTAAACCTCATACTTGCTTAGGTTTATGGTAAAAATACATTATTTTTCAGCTTATCTATATCCATCTACTATCCTATAAGCTATTAACTCTGTAACAAGATCAATAATTGTAGAATAGTCTTCTTTACTGGATAGATATATTTGTATTTTTTCTAGATCTGATACATGTTTACGTCTCAGATTATTAGAATCCGATATTAAACTTCTTTCATTATCATCTAGTTTAGTTTTTAGCTCTATTAGTTTACTTCTGAAATAGCTAACATCCATTTGATATTTACTTTTTAGTGAATCTGTAATTAAATTTTTACTAAGTTCTTCTTGATATTGTGTTCTCAATTTTTTACTCTTTAATTTAATATCGTCTAATTCCCAACATATAATGGTTCTATATTTTTCATAAACTATATTTAGAAACTTCATATCCTTGTTGTACTTGCTATTAAGAATTTCTAATATTTCGCCAAATATTATATTTTTATTACCCAAAACATTACAAATTCCCGTTACGTTATTAAACTCATTCATATAGAATCTGAATAATATGGGTACTTTTGAAGCTATGTAAGGAGATATCCATCTAGTTACATGATGTACAAGTTCAATACATATATAGCAACCTGATATTTTTCTGCCTTTTACTCTTATCATGATAGGAACGTTATAATCTTTTTCTATTTTTTCTATTACTTTTTTAGATGATTCCATACATTCCCAATCTTTATATTTTTTATTTTCTAGTTTACATAGCTTACTGATATTTATATAATTATTGTCCTTCATTACGATGATACTAACATCTTCTAGTTTTACATAACAGAACTTATAGTTTATATGATGTAATTTAATTTTGTTACAATCCATATTATATTAAGCTAATATAAAATTTTGTTTCATTTTCATTTTATTCATTATTTTTACTGCTACTCTTTTCAAGAAGAAATCGTAATGTGATTTTTCTTCTCTACTATATTGTATAACGGCGTTACTGTCTTTTTGTCACTAATATCTAACGAGTTTCTTCAAATCTGGTTTATTACATTCGTGTGTAAGCATCTCTAGTTCTAGTTACAACCTCTATGAATACAAATATACTGTCTATTTATTTTCTGCCTTCATTGGAATAGTAGTTTCACATACCATGCAGAAATCAAAAAAAATCATAATATTGATTATATTTTCACGACGTATGAGTATGGTAAGCATCTAAGCCATAATAGGACCTTTGGATTATCTGGTGACTTCACAGATACTATTGGACATTCTATAAGAACATATAGTACATCGCCTGTTTTTCCACCTTTAGTGGAAATCTTACTACTCGGAATCGCTTTATGATATAAACGAGTCCTTCAGTAGCTATATACAAAAGGATGGTTAAATATATAATTTCCAAGTAACTACCATCTTTATAATAATATATAACTAACGAATCTATTTAACCTCTATTTAATCTATAAGATTTCTCATTATAAATCGCGCCATATATTATATTAAAAAAATATGGAAAATGGTAATTGTAAAACACTAATATTGACTGCTCACGATAACGATATAAATACTAAAGCTTACGATGAAAAATTTTTCTGGAAAGAATTTGCGGTAGGCGAACTCATTTCATTACATATAAGAAATGTGTGTGATATACCCAGAGTGTTCGAGTGTTATCACTTAATTACCGAGAATAAATATAGAAATCAAGATCAGCATTTCCAGATAGGATTATATTCTAAAAACAAAAAATATGAGTATACTCATTATACTACAGAAAATGATTATACTGAACTGGTAGATAAAGCAGCATTGTATGACTTATATAAGATAAGTATAATGCCTGTAAGAGAATTAACAGATAAGGAAATCGAAGACAAATTCTATAATCTATAAAAATTTTAATCATATATATAATCCTGATATAAAATCATAAATATCACTAAGCATGCTTACTTGTTTTTTATTATCGTTAATGAAGTCAGAGTCTCCGTTTATTTCTAACACCGGAACTTTAAATTCATGCTTGCCATTATCAGATAACCACTTTTCATGGTTATCATGGAGCCGATTCAAATAATCTATTTTAACATTATTTTCTTCAGGACGAGATCTATTTAACATCCGTTTATAACATGTATCTGGAGACGTCTTTAAATAAATAATCCCATCTATCTTTATATCCATAAATTCAATCATCCACTTGCTGTATTCGTTGTAAATAACCCATTCTGTATCATCTATATATCCTATATCGTGTAACGCTGTTGCGAATACATACTTATCACTAAATACAGATCTTTCTAAAATTACGTTACCTTTATTTTTGTTCAAAGCATCCATATAAGTCTTAATTCGCGTCCAAAAAGCATGAGCTTGGAAAGTATATCCCCATCTAGATGGATCTTTGTATAGTTTTTCAAGTAGATTAGTACCTAATATTTTTTCTCTCCATTGTTCTAAAGGTTCTTGAACAACGTTATATCCGTTATCAGATAATATATTCAATAAAGTAGACTTACCAGCAGAAATATTTCCTTCAACAGATATCTTTTTATTAGTTTCAAGAAGTGAACAGTTATCGAATTTAGACAAATTACTAGAACATTCTTGAAAAGCCATTTTGTTACGGTATATTATTTTTCAACTTCTATAAAACAACATAACGTGATTTTATATATATATAGTTTTGTAAGAAACTCTTAACTGATTCTTACAAGGTTTATCTACTCTCCAAATAGGACTTTGTATGATATATTTAGAAGGTACTCTGCATTCCGGGCATTTCTTCTTAGAATTAATAGTACCCATCCATGTTTTAATACAATTGATACAAAACATGTGATTACAGTCTGATAAAATACCATATGATTTCTTTTTTCCCTTTATAATATCCAAACAAATACCGCATTTATCATCATCAGTAGAATTATCTTTATCATATGTTATATCTTCTTTACACAGTATTTGCATACATATCTTTTCATGAGTTAATCTTTTATCAATATCAGTAGGATGTAATGCTTCAAAACCACATATATCACATATATCCCCATGGATATACTCACAAGATGATTTATTCTTATAACACTTCCCTATTATAGCGTCGGGACATAGTTCTTCACTGTATGAAAAATCTTTTACTGATACGTTTTTATCTGATATTGTATAAGAGTTTATTAAACACTTAATCCTATTAAATACATCTTCAGATATCCATCTAGCTATATACAACGCTAATTGAGGGTGGGCATAAAATCCATAAAATTCTTTGTTACCTTTTCTATGCACATATACTAAAGGAAATTCAAAACCTTGACCTGATATATCTTTTGAAACAGTTTCGATAATGCGTGACGCAGATACTAGCCTTTTCCATCTATAGAATTCTTTATTATTGATCTTGCATAATTTTGTAACATTTATATAATCCGTATGTTTAAGCAGTATAACGGAAAATCCATTATCGTCAATAACTCTATATTCTGTATCTTCATTATTAAGATTAAGATGAAGATGTGACATAATCACCTACATTTATAATTTATTATTTGATATTATTACTTCAATTTTGACATGAATACTCACGGTATTATTTCTTAATTTCTTTTAGTAATGACCTTGGAAGTTCTAGTTTATCATAATCTTCTTTTCTTACTGTATTACGTAACATCCTAATACATATATCCTGAAGCGTTTGAACTCCGTATACATGAGTTATTATTTCTTCTTCGGAGAATAACTTATCATTAATAAAGTCTACTCCGCAAGATCTTAACTTCTCCATGATACCAATCCCTTCACATATAATCTTTCCTGATATAGAATCTATTATTATAGAATTATATCTAGAGTCTGAGTAAGCTTTGTCTAATCTAAAGTTAGCAATGTTATTACCAGAAATAGTATGTATAAATGACATTATCCAACTTCTGTATTGACCTCTAAATACAGTAGCTTCACGAAATACGGTCCAACTATATACAGCTGTTATAGGTAAACCTTTTTCAACGAATAGTTTATTAAACTTTTTAATCATAAATCCCATTAACTCGTAATCAGGTAAATATTTATTTCTTATGGGAATCCACTTATATTTAGATTTGGTATTATTAGTCGAATGAACGCAATTAGTAATTTCAGGATTAATACAAATATTCATTATTTTTGTGTTGTGTAGATTTTTAATTATTATTTTTCATTAATATAAAAAGTATCTTACCAAATTTCATTATAACATTTTAGTTTTCTGATATATCGAGATTTTCATAATTAGATGTTATCTATTATCTTACATAGTTCTAACTTGATTATTATAGAATATTAGAATTACATATATGCTTGTTAATTTTATCAATATTTTTACATCAATCTGGTATATATCGTTTAAAAGAATCACACGCAACATATATTTCATCATTTATTAATATTTTACTATAGTTACAAGATATAATAATTTAAGTTAGGTAAACCATTATATATCTTTATTCAACTAAAATGGAACTAGAATTTAAGAATATAGGATTAATAAATATACATACTTTGTTTAATAATAAAGTCATCAGGTTCCAACAAGATATAAATAATATATTAAAATCAGATTACATAATTGTATCTTTCTGTGATAATGGTAAACTGTTTGAAATATATAACTTTGATAAGGTGGCCAGATTTGATAATGGAATTATATACCAGCAAATAAAAAATGTATATAAAAACCGACAGGATTACCTTTCTGTTATCTTTCCTAGTGAAAATATATTAGAATCATTTAATGAAGAATATCCTATTAGAAAGGAAAGCAGTACCCTACGTAAACCATCTAAAAATAAACATCCGAAAATGATGTTACTGGAACTCTTTAATAGCTTTAAAACAAACAAAGTATTAGACTGTTACTATTATTATACGCGTCCTTAGCGCCTACGATCTCTTCTATGCTTATGTCGCCTATCGCGTGAATTATCATTAGGATAAATAGTTATATGATTTTAATATTTTATATAATTGTTCTTCTGTAGCACGTTCAAAAAGGAAAGAATTTTCCACCCCATCCATATTATAAGTTATATGGTAATTGTATAATGATCCGGGTTTAGAATACTTACCATCTGTATTAATATGAAATGTCCTAAACATCTCATATATATCGTATTTAGCACTTAATGAAAATGTAATAGCATCAGTGTGGTATGATTCGGAACCCATATTTAATCCTGACATGATTTAAATAACTGGAAACTAAACTCGTAACTAATATCTGTATATAAAAAAACAATGTAAATACATTATACTTCTTTAGAAAAGACATATACCATATAATGACTCAATAATTCAAGAACATCAGTATCATCACATTCTTCCAAAGCTTTCCTGTTTAAATCAAAGAAATTTTTTGTTGACCCCCTAGATTCTAATCTTGAAACTCCGTTAATAAAACTTATGTTTCTGTCAATAATAGTTTTAAAACTACATGAATCTATTAACTTAAACTTATAGTCTCTGAATACACGTATCAGAGTTTCGCGTCTAACTATGTATTCAGCCATGGGTTTAGACATACTAGAAGGATTATACACTAAAACTTTATCATCGTCTATTTTTTCTATCGATAAATAGTTTTCGGTTTCGGGTAATAATCTACGAATAATAAATTTCTTTTTCTCCTTCAAGGTATCTAAATAATCTCCATCCATAGTAGTAATAAGAACTTTACATCCTGATTCTGTTAATTCATGTAGATTAGTCATAATAGTACTATAATGTTTAGGATGAAATGAATAATGTATTGCAAACTGCCAATCTACTAAATTGAACTTTTCAAAATATAGTACTTGTCTGATACTAGAAACGTAAGTTTCAGATCGAATAGTTTCTTTTATATAATTAAACTTATAATATTTAGATTTATCACCGGCATTACGTTCGTTATATCTTTTTTTGCCTGTTTCTATAGCATTATCGTCAGGATCTGTAGCTACCATCAGAGCTATCTCACCGTAAAAGTATTTTTCCAGGTCAGCACCGTTACCAAAGTCTATGGCTAGAACTTTTCTCTTGGAATGATTATCTAGATATGTTTTTGAACAATACAAAGATATTAGCAATGTCTTAACAAAATTGGATAAAACACCTAACGCTCCTCTCACTCTGCTTGATAGGAAGTAGTTACCATCTGGATTAAGACGCATAGAGTCTTTTAATTTTATGTGTGCTGCTGCTACATCTGCTAATTTCTCTTCTTCAAAAACATCTCCTATTCTTAGTTTTTGGTCGTTCAAGTGATCCATAATAACGGATAACTGATTTCCATAGTAACTGTTCTCATACAGATACTTCATAGTTTTATCAATCCTAGGCTGTATTAATTCATCATTATGAGAAAATTCTGCTATGAATTTTATGGGTAATACAAGATTAGTAATACCAGTACAAGGATTAAGTTTTTTAATTTCTATACAATATATATTGTTTACATACTCAACGCCTTCTCCAAGATCTAATTTTCCGGTAGAAAATTCTTTAGGAAAACCTTTATCATTGCTGTATCTTTTATATTCTAAGAACGAACCTTTATCGTTAAATACTATAGGTTCACTAGACATATATCTATATATAACGTTAACGGTTTGGTCTATAGTGTTATCTTTCTTAACTTTATAATCTGTTGTAGAATTTTCTCCCTTAGAGTAAAAAAGTATAATACCTTCTTGTTCTGTTTTTAACAATTCTTCTATGGATGCTACAAGATCAGAACTAGATTCAAATGGTCCATCATAACACTTTGTAACAAATACTAGTCTATCATGAATACTTGTAAGATTGTTTTTTACAAATTCTAGTTCCGACAAACGATCTTCCATACACGGTTTTACTACTTTAATAACGGTAAGATATAATATAGATTCTTCTTTACGCATTTCAGCATATAGATATATCGGTTCTTCTAGTTCTCTAGACGCTGTATATTCTTTTATATATCCAAGATGACCAAAATAGCAGAATATAGATTTCTTTTCTATATAGATGTGTGAAAATATACCATCCGTCTTACTTGTAATATATAAATCTTCTGTACATAGATTAATAATATCTTGCTTTTTAAGTAAGTGAGTTCTTAGTATAGGATTGATACTAGGACATAGTCTAATATATTTTGGTTGACTTAGAAACAAAGCACTAGCGGACATATTTAGTTCTTCTAGTAGTTTCTTTTTAGATATGTTCTTATCTTGTGTCATGATCTCGAACTCTATATAGAGACTGGGTTTATTTTTAGGGTGGTTTAAAGCGCATAATAGAGAACTAGAATTCGCCGATTGTGCACCCGAACCTAGAAAATATTTCATTTTAAAATCTATAACTATGTTTCTAAGCTTAGCTCTTACTAGACTTACAAGTTCTAGTTTAATAGATGCGTTGCGTCTTTTGTAATCAACGAATAAAGTTTTTTCTTCAACAGAGTGCCTTATAACAGCGGAAGAATTATCCGATATATCCTTTTTTAACAAAAGAGATTTTTCTTCCCAAATAAAACCATCTAAACTTTCGACTAGCTGATTATTTTTTACGTCTAGTCCGTGAATCTTAGACAAAGGTATTCTATTTCTAAACTTGGTATTTGGTTTATCTACGGGTAACATAGTAAACTCTATATAAGATTCTGTTGCAGTAGCCATATTATATAAGTTAGTGAGGGTAATAATAGGTGGTTTAAATAAGATAAGTTCGACTTCATGATGCTTAGATTCATTCACCTTATCTATATCGTTAACTACAGAAATAAATGTATCTACTAGTTCTTCAAAATAACAACTAAGTGGTTTTTTTGATATATATTTATCCATTTATTAAATGATAGTTATACTGATTATTTATATTATAGTTATCGTTTTTTTTCTATTTATGTTAACTAAGAAAGCAACACCTGTTCGTTTAGATAAAGATAATATGATAATACATGGATTATACAAAGATAAAATGACTGCTCAAGATACACTAGTAAATTTACAAGAAGAATTATCTGATAAAAAGACTAGTTATATCGCTTGGCGCGATTTAACATCATCTACTGAATTGAATAAACATAAATATATAAAGCGTATGGATCCATACACGGCTATGAAATTTACTTATGATTTATTAGACCGATGGCGTCTTTTATAAATTCATACCCTATATCATCTATACCAGCATCTTTCAGCATTTTCTGATGTGATTTTATATTTCTTGCTTTTTTAATAGCACTATTTTTATTATATAGTTTAATAAATCTTTTTAGTTTATTGGATTGTTTTATATATCCTTCTAAGTCATTATCTATAATAGATGTATTCATATATTCTACGGCGACTATCTTTCTACAACTGCTACAATCCTCCACTCTGCTAGTTTTCATACCTAGGTAATCAGATGCTAGAACGTTATCATTATAAACAAAATTGATGAAAATATCATCATCTTTTTTAGAAAATATCGTTTCTATAGGATCTTTTTTAAAAATGTATTTTATTAACGCGTATACGTCTTTTGTGTTTAACATATCTTTAAATATGGTATCTAAAAGCATTCTAGATTTATGGTCCATTTAATTATATCTTTTTTTTATTTACATAATTAATCACAAAATTAAGAAATTCGTCAAATGTCTTTTGTTTAATAGTTTCTATTATGTTTTCTTCTTTCATTAGTTCTAGTATAGTAATAGCCATATACGCTTGCTTAGAAATATTAGGAGTGTGACCTATAGTATCCGCAGTTTGCTTTATAGATAATACTATTAGTTTTTTAATACTCGGTAATTTCAACATAGAAATTACATTATTCCATATGTTGTATAAAAAGGTAATATTTACACCGTATGTACGCAAGTCTTTTATTTTTATAGAATATTGATTAATAAATGCATAAACTTTCTTTTCTGATAATAAAGAGAATAATACTGAATCTGGTTTCGAAAAGTCATGTATTCTTAATAGCGGTTCATACAATCTGTTTTCACGCTTGACATTAAACTCATGGACAACTTTATCTTTGCCAGTAAATTTTATAGTAATATTTTCGTCTGTAACAGTAAGGTGCTTATTTTGTAGCGTCAATAATCCAACGGTATCATTTTGTTTATAGTATTTTACTTTTCCTATTCGTATATAAAAACTAGTTTCCATTAACATGAATACCGCTAGTTGAAATTCTAGAGTATTTGATTCAGAACATATATTTTTGTCTATGTAACTATTAATTTTTTTTATTATTTTGTGAACTTTAATGAAAACTTTATCGCGATTCTTATTTCTTAATATTACATGATTTTTGCCATAAAAATATTGTTTTCGTCCTTTAGAATCGACTCCGACAAATATTAAGCTATTAGATGCTTCTTCTAGAGACTGTTCATATACGATTACTTCTTTCAAATGAGATGGAACTCTATATGCTTTAATTATTTCATATGTTTTATTACTAGTAGGAACTAGATTCTTATATGCTGCATCGTAATATAATTTATCATCTTTATAATGAAAAAAAACTTTCTTTACCATTTACTTAGCTTTTTTCCTTTGTTGTTTAGGTGCTGGCACGTTCACACCTAGATTACATAATGCTTCTTTTAGTTTATCTACTTCCTTGATTGCCTGACCAGTATTCTTTGGAATATCTGTAAGATCCAAGTCATGTACCACGGACCTCAATGCTGCTATTCTATGTGTTATATCTTTTATTGATTTAGATATATTCTTTATCACTAACCTAGTTTCTACAAGATCTATAGAAGAAGGTTTATTTTCTTCCGCACACTTTCCATCACTAAGAACATCAAGATCGTAAAGGTCCAATTCCTTAGTAAATGTATCTATATTTGGATTATTAGAATTACAGGATACAAGTTCTTGTTTTTTTGTTTTTTTAGTAGCTTTTTTAATAGGTTTTTTAACTACTTCTGGCATCATTTCTGGTTCTGTATCAGAAGCAGAATTAGAAACGTGATGATTGCTATCTACTTTTACTTTGGCTTTAAGCTCATCTATTGTTTTAAACGATTTATCTTCAGAATTTGTCCAAGCCATATTTGATTTGTTATTAACAAATTAAATTTGATATTTTTGTTCGTTTACGTTTTATAATGATATTTTTTTTCAATTTTAATTACGTCTATTAAGAAGTTACCTATATTTACTATGTTTATTATAAATTAGTTCTATACATTAAATGGAGAACAAGGAATCTGTATTATTAGAGGTAGTACCTAAGATAAAGGCGTATATAAAAGATGATACTGTTAAGGAAAAATCTTATCAAGATTTTATAGCAAAAAACAAAGAATTATTTATTTGTAATCTATATAACGTTAATATGATTACGGACGAAGATATAAAACTTCTTTATATTACTATAGAACAAAATATAGATATAGATGATAAATCTTTAGTAGCTATATTTTCTTATATAGGATACAATTTTGAAAAGAATATACACGATGACAATTCTAGTATCGATTTAGGCGATAGGATGACGGGTGATATGAATTATAATATGTACGATACCTTCTTTTCTACTTTAGATTTCATAATAAGACAAAAACACGTTAATATACTCGTGAATGATGAAGGTAATAACGACGTTAATATCAATTATAGAAGTTTTACTACAAGTTTATCCTACAAGGAAGAAGATAAATATGAACAAGTGGTAAACGAAATTCCTTTTAACATGAAGGAATTATTATCATACGTATCAAAGAATCTAGACCAACTACGTTTTTCTAAAAAATATCTAGATTTTGCATATTTATGTAGAAATATAGGTATAAAAATATCTAAACGAAAGTACAACGTTAGGTACATTTTTAACTACATTATAGATGAATTAACTATACCTATAGTTATTAAAGACTACCTCGATGTAAAATATGTATACTTAGAAGAAACTAACAAAACATACAGGAACCACTTTGAAGATGATAATAAGCACTTTTACGAATGGGGAAAGGTTATTATACCCAAGTTTAAAAATACTCGCTTATATAGTTACTTCTTTTTGTCTAATTATGGTTTATGTGACTTGTTTATGGAGTTAATTAATATAAAACAAGTCACGTTTGAACCTAGGAAGAATCCTATAGAGTATATATATGTAGATGAATTAAAATTCTGGGAAGAAGGAAGTAGCGTAGATTTTGTACCGTGTGAACATGAGATAGCTATTATAGACGCTAAAAAAGTTAGTCTAGAATACTATGAGAACATTAATAAGTTTATAGCTAAATATATATATTATGAAGATGGACTAGCATACTGTAATCTCTGTGGGATAAACATACAGGAACTAAACTTAGACGCTACCGACGTTATGAAGATGTCTCTTATAAACGTTACCTATAATAAGTCTATATTTATGTCAGAACCCTATAATTATTTCTCACATAGTCAACGGTTTATATTTAACACGATTATGTCATTCGATACTATTATGAAGTCTCAAATGTGGAATATGAAGTATAACATAAATCGTCTTATTCTGAATTTCCTAATAGATATTAACAGCAAAAGACATGAATACGGAAAACGTTTTGCCACAGAAATTAAAAAAGGTATATTCTTCCTAAGGCTTTCTGCTAATCTCTTTGATATTCAAATGTCTTCTATGGAGTTATTCTATTCTGCTAAGATATTGAATATCCATTTTATAGTGGCGTTAGTTATAGTACTCAACAGCGGTGCTGACTTTATCATGTCTTATATGACTAACAAAAAAGAAGAAACTAATTATTCCGATTTGAACCATATTATATCAGTTATCGTATTTGATTTCCTGAAGAAAACTAGAACAGTTGATTCTAAACAGTTCAACACTATAGAGTTATTTACAGAAACGTACATGAAAATAGCAACTGAAGAACTGATAGTCCACTATAATAGAATAAAACTCGAAATGGAAAGATTGATAGCTATTAAGAAAGATAGGAAAACACCTAACTATGATATCAGTATCTATAGGCAGATACAGAGGAACGATGAAATAGCTTTTTTTCCTAGTTGCATATCAAGTACTGAACTATTCATTACTTACAAAAAGTCGGTAGCTGAGAATACAGAAATCATAACGATAAAACATCCAGTAAGAATAAAAGAAGCTACGAACGAAGACAAAGAAATTTTCGAGGATATAATGAAGAAAACTACTAAAGTTCTTATAAGGGTTAATGATACAAATGCGTATAATGCCTCATTTTTTACAACTCATGTAAAACTAGAAGTTGAGAAGAAAAAAATAATTATTCCATTAACTAGTCTTTTTGTATATAATGTTCTTAAGTATTATTCATCTAACGTAGATTTTTATGTTTTCAAATTTGGTGATCCATTTCCATTTCACTATGACTTAATTAGTCAAGAACACACGAACCATAAAATCACTGGATATAATATGCTTAGACAGGAATTATTACCTAATAGCAACGTGTTCACTTATTTTAACGATAGTTTGAATAGACAAGAGCTTGAATTTAGTTTTTACATGTTTTTAGCTAGTTACGTCAATGTAACAGAGTGGATAGAAGAAAATAGTAAAAAGATTAAGGAACTATACATAATTAATTTTAACAATTAAATGGCGCCAGGTGACAAGAAACAAATTGTATTTGTTATAACTACTATAGGCAGATCTCCATCCACTGTAGTGCCCTTTAAGAGTTTGGAAGTATCAGAATGGAGTTATAAAAAGGGTATTAAAAACGAATATGACGATCACAGAGGACCTTCACCTCCACCGTCTCCTCGACCTCTTCCAAAAAGTAGAAAATATGTAGAAGAACTAAAAGCTGAGGATAAAGTAGGTGATATAGAGTATGATGAAATAATTTCTGTTAGAGACGGTTATTATTCTGACGTCTGTAGACTAACATGTACAGAAGACACTAAAAACTTCATCGCGGATCATATAAGTCTATGGAGATATATTATGGATAATGCAGAAAAGCTACCAAATTATATTATTATTATAGAAGATGATAATACAATAACCGGGGAAAGTTTTATTACAAATTTAGATAATATAATTAAGATACTTAGTGATAACAATGTAGATGTATTACAATTAGTAACACATACCAAATTGCTAAAAGATAGAAAGTCTCAACATCTCATGTTACTTCCAGATTTAGAAGCTTTTAAAGGTAGTTTTGATGTATCCTTATCTGCTTATATTATCAGACAAGACGCTGTCCGGAAATTATATAGTTACTTTACGAACAATAAACCAAACTTTGATATATCTTTAGAAATCCTTAGAGTTGAGAATACTTTGGGTATAACTAGATATGTCATGGATAACGATAGATACGTTCATCACGATTACAAATTAGTCAACGAATTTATGAAAAACAAGAAAAATAGAACATCTATTAAATCCCGTGTAGATGGCTGGATTATGGATAACTGGCCTTCGTTTTATCATCGTATGTACTATCCTTTATTTTCCGTATTTGGAAAATACGATATTACTATGATGTTTTTAATCGCTATAGTTATTATCATAGGACTAGCTATATTCGATGTCAACAACAAACTATTATGGTTACTATCTGGGATCTTTCTAGCGTATACTATGTAATAAATACAGAACTATAATAGCACTAATTTAATTGTTTAATATAACATAATAATACTAAATAACTTTTTAATTCATACATTAAAATAGAAGTAGTAAGCTTGAGTGATGTTAAAATTTTTATCAACATCATAGTTATTTAACTAAATCCAAAAAGGTCTGACACCAGTGTCCAGACTCAAAATAACCACTGTATCCTAGAGTATTAAACATTTGATCACCACATGTAATTGTATCTTTATATCTATCCAGTATAAAATCACAATACTGTTCAGCAGCTGGATCGTATTTTCCTGCCTTTTTTACCATCCACCCATCTCCATCTCCTCTTCTAACAGCTTCTGGTAAGAAGTTATTATTATTCAACCTTACAGGTAGAAAGTAACTACCAAAGTCAACGCATTTAAATCTCATTAAATCCTGTCTGTTAAGAGCCGCGTGTTTTCCTAACTCACTATTTATCTTAGATTTTTGTATAACTAACGGTTTCCAGGAACTCAAATTATTTTTTATGCGAGTGTATTTACTCAGTGTTGCAAATATACTATTATTAGATATCTGGAAGAAAAATAAAACAACGCTGATTACTAAAAGTAAAAAGAAAAATATTAAAGTAGATACTTTAGCATATCGTATATTTTTAGTAACATTATTTCTAGCATAGTTAAGTTCTATTCCATGAACCGATAACTCTACTTCATTTCCCATTTGTAACCTATATAAATGGATGAAAAACAACTATATAAGCATATTATTACTAAATCTACTAATACTTGTGTAAAGTTTACACCTAAAGATATAACTAAAATTACTGATTATGTATATCTAGGAAATTATAAGAATGTAACCGAATTACCTAATAAAACATTCTTCAAATACATAGTAAATGTATCGATGCTAAAATATAAACTAAAGAGAACAGATATAACAGTATTACACTTCCCATTAGAAGACAATGACACTGTTAGTATATCAAAACATATCGATGCAGTCACAGATGTACTTAAAAAATGTGAATCTTTAAAGATTCCAGTATTAGTACATTGTATGGCGGGTATTAACAGAAGCTCGGCTATGATTATGAGTTATCTTATGGAGATTAGAGACAAAAATGTACCGTTTGTAATATACTTTTTGTATATCTATCACGAACTGAAATCTATAAGAGGAGCTTTTATAGAAAATAAATCATTCTTGAAACAAATAATAGATAAATATATATAACCGATCTAGAAATCAGTAATATTATCACCTATATCTACTAATTTTTTATCTATAAGTTTCTCAGAGATATTCTTTTTAATCCGGAGAAACTTTTCTAAATCTATAAAATATTTGTAATATCCTGTACCTATTTTTGGTACTTTGCTAAAAAAGTGGCAACTACTGTTATCATTTACGGGTTCTGTTTTCTTGTATAATGCTGCGTTAATGATGGCTTTGTTATCGCCAAATGTAGCGCGTTTCAGAGCACTTACAGGACCAAATTTAAACTTGTTTATAGATTCCGGTTCATAGTTTAAACATATCAAACTAGCTAATAAATCACAAGGTTGATATAAGTAATCTAATCCTTCTCCATACGTACTGAGCAGAGCCTCACAGAGGTAACTCTTTGCAGATTCTATGCCAAATATCTCGTAAGTATTCCATACACCTGGTATGACATTAACGTTAATTAGATCAAAAGTTCCAAGCTCTTTAAGACCCATTAATTCTACAGTAAGTCTATATAGTTTTTCTGTTTTATTATAATCGGTGTATGACTGATATTCAGAAATAGGAATCTTATATTTACTAATTTTACCTTTATTTGCAGCTCCTGGTAGCATCATCATAAATTTATTTTTATTGAGATTTACCGGTTCTGTAAATACAATAAATAAGCTAAACCTAATGATATGTTCGTTAACTATGTTGGTTTCCATTCCCCAATTTTTAACTAATACGCTATAAGAAACAAACTTTTCTAACATGTATTCAACAATCAGTTCTGTTAGTTGATTACGTTTTATGTAAAGCCTATTAATATTTATATCTATGCGATAATAGTTTTTGTCTTCTTCTATTGTAATCTCTGGAAACAATTCTCCTAAATATACAAATTCAAAATTCATCTTAATAGTTTGTAGTTTTGTGATATCATTAGATATGAGAGTGATAATCTCTGTTTTGTTTTTGCTAAGATTTGTTAACTGGTTGAATTCGTTGAATCCGAGTTTGCGTTTTATGCCACCGCTTTTTTCAGTGGTATGAAAGCTAGATAAAGCCTGTTGAGTGAACTTTTCACTTAGCACTTGTGCAGATATGATGCCGATGGGAGTCCCTCCTCCTAATGTATAATTTAATTTTTCATAAAGTTTTTCAAAAATTAAATTTGCTGTTTCTTCTGAAACCTTTACTCTAGAAGGATTTAAATGTGTTAAGAAGACATATTCCATAAAGTCTATACTAGCAACGTCGAAGAAATAATTTTCCCTTACATCTTTGATGACGAGTTGTATCTTGTCATATAAATCTTTAGACTTCATGGGTTTGGTTTCGTTCAATTTCATAAATACTTTAAAGTTAAAAGGAGCTAAAATATATTTAGCTATTTTCTGACCTTGGTTATATATAAAACCATTTTTTAGCTTATCCCATAAAGAGCTTATTTCTAGAAACCAGGTTAACGACTCATCAGGAAAGATTAATTCTACAGATTTACAAACAGATCCTTGTATCTTTGTATAATTAGCAGCATATTTGACGAGAGTATTACCGTACACAATCTGTCCGTAACTGTCTACTACCATATCCTCCATCTTTTTGATAATCTTTCTAGCTAACGTGCCCGTCCTCGATGTCTCACAAACTATATCAGTAGATTGTGATCTAGCTATTAACATAGCATAATAATATTGAGAACCCGTCAATCCTTGTATTAGAGAGTTGAGAATATAACCTTTCCCTTCAGGATCTTTGGAATCCGGTAAGAAATAAGGTAATACTCTACCTAATATTTTTGTATCGATAGGTTCTCCGTCTATACGTTGTTGGCCATAAGTACCTAAGATATACATGAGTTCTGTTGGATTCACCTTATAACCCGCACAAGACATTTTCATCAAGCTATTATCCGGATCTTTTGATATAACCTCTTTCATGTATTTTTCAATCTCCTGGATATTAAAGTTAGTAAGACCAGAAAGAATAGAATCAACTGCATCCATTTCATCGGACCTAGATAATGGTATAATATCACCGTTAGCAACATCGTACAAATACTTAACGTAAGAATGTTTAATATCGTTAATCTTTTTTATATTTTGTTCTCTAAGTTTTTTTGTAAACTCAAAATCTGGACATAAATTTCTAAAAGTGATACTAAACCCGTATATCTTTAAATATCTTTTAAACACATAAGATGCTTTGTTTATAAATTTTATACCTTCTACGCTAGATTTATAATCCGTTATAAGGCCGGATATAGACATGTGTTTCATCGATACGATAAAATTACTGTCTATATTATCAGCTATAATTTCCCCATTACATAATATATCAGGATAATTAATTTCTGGTTCGTTAATCAAAAATTTAAAAACATCTTTGCCGGTATATTTTTCTTTCTTTTCATATTCCGTTATGAATTCTAAACCGTATTTTCCTAAGATATTAAGGACTTCGTCTTGGGTTAGATCGGATTCACGAAATAGATTATAAGCGGCCAAGATCTCGTCTTGTATAGAACCGTATACAGGCATTCCGTGTATATCATGTTTTAATAGAGTAGTTGGATACATTAAAATACTTTGTTCTATTACGCTTTTTGGATTTTGTTCTACTATGGTCCATTCTTCATCTCCGTCAAAATCCGCATTCTGTGAATTAGCGATACCTGGAGGTATTTTTATAGTATCTTCTTTGGTTTTTCTTACAGAAGATGATATAACGTTATACCTATGTAAAGAAGGTTGTCTACCGAAAATAATATTAGTAAATTCTTGAATGTTAGTTTCTACCCAATCTCCTGGAAGGAGATGAATCTTATTCTTAATAAATTTATTTTGTTTTATTTTTGTCAATTGATGTAATTGTTTGTTAAAGTAATATTTTATATCACCGCGTTGAAACATATCTTTGACTTTATCTATCGTAAATGCATTTATAAATATTTTTTCGGTTAGAGTATTTCTCACGTAGTCTGGTATACCTACTTCTGTAATATCTAAAGAAGAATCGGGTCCTAAGACAGACCTAGCCGTTTGATCTTTTCTCCTAGCAACTACGAAACTTCTCAACATATTAGTTTTACCAGAAGTAATATAAGAAAGATTATTAGTAGTACTATTAGTGGATATAAGCTTTATATTATCGTACTCGATAATAGCTTTTTGAATAGTAGGTTCATCGGCATTTGCATTACAATGTTTGACGATAACTCCTAGAAGATAAGTAAGTTCGTTAGTATCTTTGGGCACGTTATCTATCCAAAAGCTGATTACAGGACGAATTAGTAACGGCGGTATCGAAAAATAACCTCTATAAAATAGAGTAGCTGGATCTTGATGAATATCTAACACCGGCCAAAATTTATGGTGGATAGAAGTTATTTTTTCGTACACTAAAGCATTAGGAACACAGAATTCATCTGTTTTATTAACTAAACATACTTTCTTCTTTGAGAAATTTACTTTTTGGTAAGGTTGCATACAACGACTATTCCAACAAGATTTCTTTTTAGAAGATATTTTATCCTTTAGTTTTTTTAATTCAGAACTAGTGAGAGAAGAAATATTAACAGTATAAGGTTCTCGAGATCTAAGAAGACCACACGTTAAACAGATATGATTTAGAATACGTAACACTTCACTTATGTATTCGGGTTTAATAATAACGTTTTCATAGATCCTAACTTTTCCCCAGTGACCGAAACATTCTAATTCAGTACGGTTGCACGTTCTACATAGTACTCCGTCAGTTGCGCCGAGCCTACTGTCCTTGACAGTACCAACTTCGTCATCGTTCTTAACATAATTGATATTAATATCTGTAGCATTTATTTCGTTTTGAGAATATAAACTATAACTTACTTTAGATATCACGGACATTTTTGATTATAACTATTATTTTTAGGTTTTAAATTTTAATATGGATGACGTTCTCAACGATGAAGCAATATTTAAATATTGTGAATCTAACCCTAAAGATAGAGACTGTCTATGTCTTCATCCAGAACCTACTATAGAAAAAATTGGAGAAGATTTATTGTTACCTTATTACTGTTGGTATGAACCATGTAAAAGAAAAACCGCTAAAATACCTACCGCTTTAAAGGATAACATGAAAAGATGTAATCTTATAGATTGTAGCGTATCTTTGGGTGAGGTTAACTTATTCGATGGTATTTTAAAAGTAAATAACGATTGTTTATCTAGTCGCGCTATATCTGTAGATTATTCGGTTAAACCCCTCAAACAAGAGATACACGTTCCTATTATAGACCCAAAATATCTAATATTATGTTTAGCGATATTAGCATTAATCGTTCTTATCAACTGGTAATCGCTACAGATCTATCTATAACTTCTGTACCGGTTACCATATTGTTTTTGTAATACCTAACGTACTTCAACGGATAGTCTTTATGGTACAATATTTTTACAGATAGCTCGTTTTCTGATACTTTAGGTAGCTTAATAGATTGTTCTTTTTTGTTATCGGACTGTAAAATACTAGTTATAATTTTAATTGTTTCACTATCTAATCTGGAAAACGTTGGAAACATATCTGACTCTACAACATCTATATACAGCATATTAATAGGGATTTTATTATGACCATGTTGTAAGCTAGACGTTATAATAATAGGATCACCGTAGTCATATTCTATAGGAGAATATTTTACATTTGACTCGTTAAATATTTGGAATACCAAGATATTATTTTCTGTCTTATGTCTAATCTTTACTATGCTTATAATATCATCGTACTTAACTTCTATATTATACTGTCTAATTATACTTCTATTAATTATGGAAAAAGGCTTGTATAGTATTTCTGCCTTTAAACATAATATTTTAGATAAATACGTGACGTTATATTGGTTCATCATGGTTTTATATTTAGCGCGGTAAAAATCGACTCCTGAAGAAATATAACCTTTTGTTTATAGGTAGAAAACTCTTTAGAGGTTGGTAATACAATATCTTTAAGGATATAAAACATATAAAAGTAATCGTATTTTTGGTTAGGATAATCAAAATCAAGAACTATTTTCGGTCTGATTTTGGTATTTAAATAAAACATTTTTTTTTCATATTCTATAGCAGCATTCTTATCTATTCGTATCAGACGAATAGGTGCCCTTGAATAACAACTCAGTAATCTCATTTCTGCTGAAAAAGGAGGTGCAAAAGGTTGCAGGAATTCGTCACCGCAAGGAATATAGAAGTCTCTTATCCACTGATCTGGAAACGGACATCTCCATTTCAGACTCGAGGCTATTGGTTTAAGAATGCTTACCATTTGGTTCTGCAATGCGTAATCGTGTAACAGATCCTCGCTAGTAGGTTCTTTTCCTCTCAGAGATCTAATATCTGATATAAGTACAATTTTATTATTTTTTCTAATCATATTACGTAGCTTAAACAGGTACTGTTCATCTACAAACCTATGTATTATAGATACATTTTTAAGATTTTCTAGAGACTGATCATGATCTCTACCATCTATTAATATCCATTTTAAGTCTATTTTAAGATCATCCATATAATGATATAAAAAATTTATATGGCTCCCTGGTGCTGACCCTATATATACGATAACTGTATCTGAACATAAGGTTTTATTCTTGATTAATATATTTAAGAAATAGAGTTCTCCTAAGAGTAACTTAAGCTGACCCTGTCCTTGAAACTTAGTATTAGAACCTTCTAACGCTTTATTATAGTCTTCTTCACCTACTAGTTCATTAAAGAACATATAAGGTTTTGTCATTTCAAGTTCTTTAAAAGTGTCCTTACGTCCTTCATGCATATTTAATTTATTACGATATAAAATATTTTCTTTCAATTCCTTTTTAATAATGATATTAGGTTATTTATATACATATTCTCGTTTGGATTTATGTATTTTGTGTTTCCTGGAATTATAGAATTACTTTTATTCGATAGTCTTATTACACTTATAGCAAAATCTGAAGTATAACCTCTATCTAGAACTATCTTTTCAGAATGAGGATTTAGTAATGGCTTAGTAAATGCTTTCACTAAAGTACCATCATCTTTTACTTTAATAAGAGCCTTAAACGATTCACTCATAGGCTCGTAAGAGCATCCTATATTTTCTAGTTTCTCTTTAGAACGTATAAGGACGCTTAAAATAAAGTCCATATATTTCTTAATCGTATTTATGTCTTCTAGAGCTTCATCATCACTTTTTTCTGATAAATAAGAATAAAATCCGTTATCGTCTGTTAAAAATAGAGTAAGGAGATGTTGATGAGGATGTGCCATTTATTGACGATAAAAGCAAACCACAATCTGGAATTCTTATAGGTGATCCGTCTAAACTTAAGGCCGAATAGATACCCGAAGGTCTTGAAATCGTCAAAGACCCATCTTCTTCACATTTTAGCATAGTTCTATCCAGTAAACCATTTATTGAATTTTTAGGAGGTTTAGCTAACGGAAAAAATGTATATAATATTTCTTCCTTAAAGAAAAAATTCAATATAATCAAAGCTACTATTACTTCAAAAACTAATATATAAAAATATCTTTGAGGAGATAATAGGAACTCGTGTTTAAACCTAGGTTCTATAAACACAGGACTAAAATTTATATTTCTATTCATTTAGATACTAAAATTTGATAGAGACAAATGTTTTTTCATCGTAGTAAATATTTCATTAAACTTTTTTAGATCTACGGATTTACCAATGTTTACATCTTGGTAAGCATCTATTTCACTATCGGTACTCAATTTTTTTAGTTCCATATTATTATCGAGCCCATATATAGTAGAAATAGTTAATACTGATGAAGGATTATGAATGTCTAGTAGATATGTGTTTCCGTAGTTCTCTAGGACTCCGATACCTGGATTTATATTAACATAATCGCTGCTAGGATCAGACTTCTTATCTTGTACGTATGTATTTATTGATTTCTTAGAATTCATAACCAATACAAGAGGCGCTGATATACCCAAGAATATAACGGGGTCTTTCTTCCTTGAAGATCTTGCTCTTCTGGTTCGTCCACACGCCAAATCTCCTAGAGACGTATTACTAACCATAAGATTAATAACTTCTACACTTTTGTCTAAATAATAGCGTTCTATATCCTGCTTTGTAAGTTTGTTGTTCTGAGGAATACCCAAATTCTTTTTAAGATTATATACTGTAGTAATGACTACTCCAGTAATAGATTCGTTAGTTAGAAGTTTCAGAGGATAGCGAGTCATTACTCTAGGAGTTACTCTGTACATAGACAGTAAAGATTTAGGGAACTTTGATTTCGCTCCCGCCGCTATTATTTCGAACAGTTGATCTCTCGTTACTTGCGCGCATAATGCTTTTTCTCCAAACAGATTTTCTAATAGAAGATTGTTCATTTAGATAAGTTTTTTTAAGATTAAATGAGTAAAAATAATGCAACTACCGAGTCTAATAGGCAAATACCTTTTACAGAACAGAGATTATGTGATTACTACCAGGAGAAAAAGAGATACGAACTTTCTTGTTATATAGGAGAATATTTTAATATTCGTAAGCAGGTATGTATAGAAGAAGCTAATTGTTGGGTAACATTATCTGCTTTAGTAAAGGCAGGTAAAGCTTTAGGATTTCCTCTAGTATATGGTGTTAAAGATCACACATATGGAAGAACTATATACTTCGAGTATTTCAAGAACATGAAACGTACTAATCTAGATATGAATAAAGTATGCTTATCTAAAGATGTAATATTACAAGTAGTTGCTATATTATATTCTCTTTATAAGAACAATATATTTTCAGATGATTTCAAATTTGATTTAGTTTCTATACCTAGAAGTACTATATCTATGTCTATTAACCATCTAGTATTATTGTTTAATACAGAATCTTTAATACTATTGTCTACAAATACACACCTCTATAAGTCTGAATTATCACAATCTTGTTATTTAGATTATATGGCTGCCCATCAAGATTTGATAACTAGACGAAATCTAAAACCTACAAACTATTTCTTTGAATGGTTTATAAGAAATCACTTTGAAAATATATCTAGACAGTATTTGGATATATTTAAGATAAAAAAGAATTATATTAATACGCCTCAAATACACAGACTTACAGAACCCGGATCATTAGTTTACGTAACATATAACGATAATTTAATTATGGGTATAACTTTATCCGAGGTATCGTTGAATAATATAGTTCGTATAATTTATTCTATCGATGGAGGGAATATTTTTGAAATAGATGATTTTTCTACTAACGATGTATTTACAGCGAAAGAATTAGTAACGCGATCAACTAATATTAATCTATAGACTCGGATACTATATACACTAAATACATGACAATAATTCTGAATCCAATATAAGACGTCAGTAAAAATAATAATACTTTATTATTCCTGATTATAAACGAATATAAAGAGTATATAATGACGGATAAAGTTATTAGACTGTCAAAAATTAGATTTAGTACCAAGTCTAGTATTATCCAATGAGTAACTATAGCTCTCGTTAATATTAGTTCTAGCATACTTAAATTCCTATTTGATACATCTTCCATTGCTTGTAAACGAGCTACTAAAAAGTTATGCATTTAATGTATATTACGTTAAGTTGAATTTAATTCATTAAACTAACACCGGTGATGATCTAAAGTACGTATCTATATACGTCGTCCAATGCACATCTGGTTTTTTAGCCAATATAACTTTCACTTTATCGTTGGTAGACATAAAAAATAACTTTTTAGCATAATATAGTAGAATTAAGAAACATATTATACCTCCTATTATATATAGATATTTAGCGAAATCACTACCAGCTGACTGATTACCGGATACTCTATCACTGCTTTTTGTAAGAACATCCAATACTGATTTCATAGCACAGTTTCCAGTAGCTGTACCAGTATTAATGAATTCAAAAGTCATAATCTGACCAGGAGGAGCTGAACATTCGTCCACTTCTAGACTCTGTACGTTAATGGTATTATTGATAACAGCTTCCGAATTACATTTTTGCTTTATATAAGTTTCAAAGTCTTGTGTTATTGTACTCACGTTAGTTTGAATGTTAAGTGCCGCCGTAAGGAGGCTAGGAGCATAAGCTTTCTGTTGTTCAGTTAGTTGATCGTATACTTCTCTTACGGCGGATACTATAGCATCTAATTGTGCCGATGCATTCGCGGAACACATATTTTTTACTAAAACGTTGCATCCTTTATTCTTTTTAAAAATGATATTTCCTATATTAATATCACAATTAGCAGTAGCCGATGCAGAAGCACTTTGTTCGAGTTTTTCAGATATTTTTTTATTAATAGTTGTAACGGTCGTTTGGATACTAGCTGCTGCCCCCATTTAAAGTAAAACAATTAATATTAACGCTATCAAAATAAAAATCACAAAAAAGAATCCAAAATTTATACTAAACGAATACGTGAGTATATCATCTATAAATTTTGCTTTGTTGCGTGATTTTGGTTTATCTTTATTACTTATATTCTCATCGTGACAAGATATTTTAACGGATGAATTACCATCGATCAAAAGATTATTGATACTGATATTGCATCTATAGATATGACATAATGATAAATTATGATAGTTTTTACTTAGAAGAAAGTGGACGTTAGAAGTAATACATTCTTGGTCCCAGCATTCTCTAGGTTCTATGACTCTATCTGCCAAAAATACTGTATTATGACTAGGAAAACTACATTTCATATATTTTTCTTTAAATTCAGGTGTTTGTTGCATTAATACGTTATCTATAACTTCATCATTTTCTTTTCCTCCTATAATTCTTAAATGATGTAACCAGTCTTCACAAACTCTATTATCCGCTCCCTTGGAGCATAACTTTGTATATCTATCGTTAATTGATTTTGGAATGGAAAGATCTGGTCTATTGAGAGCGTATCCCATCCATTCGTTACATACAGTTCTATCTACTCCAGATTTTGCATCCATGCATAAAGTCGTTAATATGTTATCACATAATGTAGAACCAGATATTGTTTTTGTTAAAGGATCGCATGTTTTAAGACTTCTACCCGTACCATACTCGTTAAATATTTTATTTTTAGAGTCCTCCCAATAGTAACTTAGAGAAGGATTTATACAACACATTTGTGTATCACCGAGATACGATTTTCTACTAAGTTCGTATAATCCATTACTTACTTCTTTGATATCGAATTCTGGAAATGCCTTAGCAGTTTCAGAACCAGGTTTGTAACCTATTCTTATTTGTTCTCCTAGTTTTACTCCGGGAATAGATTTTAACAGCTTAGGAATATTAGTAGTAGTTTCTGAAGTCTCTTGTTCTTTGGGTGGGTCCCTAGTAGGTAGAACTAAACCACCCCCCATTTATTTGACTGATTAATCCTGAAACGCCATAAAAACATTGACTTTATAAGTACCTATTTTATCTCTAAATAACAATCCTAGTATATTTCCTTCCGTATCCATAACTATCTTTGACTCAAACACCAATACCCTTTTCTTAAAACCTCTTAGTTTATTCAACGAAAAAATTGCTATTTTGAAAGAATAATTCTGTAAAGTGGGAGACCATTCTGTCATAGAATAACTTCTTACAAACGTATCTCTAGTACCAGGTGTTTTAAGCAATAACTTTTTATCATCGAAACATATATTGAGATACTGATACTGGCTAATACATTTAATAAAACCAAGTAACATATCTAGATGAAACACCGTTCTTCCACAACACTTTTCTTCATATTTGTGAAAGTTAAAGATATAAGACTTCTTTTGATCTATACCTAGAGAAATACTCGTTCCTGTACTATGAGGTATTTGTTCGTTGTTACAGTCTATGCTTACCGTATAATGACTAGATAGTGTGACGGTATTATTGTCATGATCCGCTGTTATCGATACAACAGCGTCGTTATGAAAACTACATAAACAGTTCTTTACTTTTAAAACGGGTAGATTAAATACCGTATTTTCTGTACCGTTATAAAAAACATTAGAATTTAGAGGAACGATAGTCCATATATTTATAGATCCACCTAGCGTGGCAAATATATATAAAACGTTACTTTTAACATCTATGTTTATAGATACTTCTTCACTGAATTCTGAAAAATAGGTTACAAGTTGACGAAGCTTATCGATTTTTATACGCAAACTCATTTATTTTTTCACTTGTTATTTAAACTTGATATAGTATATTATTTAATATCATCTTTTAAAGACATCCATAAACTTCCTATAGGATTAGTAAGTTTATTAATCACATCTTCTACAAGTAATTTTATTTCTTCTGAAATATCTTCTATAGTTTTTGTAGCATCAATTACTTTCCAGTTTACTAAGTCTGTATCGTTTATAAGATCGTAAAAACGTTTTCTAACTTCATCTTGAAAACTAACTGTTTCATATCTTTCTATTCCAAAATTCTTTCTATTAGAAGACTGACTAACAGGTATATCTAAGAAAATAACTAGATCAGGTAATGGTAGTCCAGAGTCTGTTTTCTTACACCACTCTATAGGTATATTACCTTTAGCTGCCGTAAACACAACTCCAGAAAAAGCGTATCTATCTACTACTAAATTAATATTACGGCTTAATTTATCTTTGATTATATCTGATAACTCCCATCTATTAGCGGAAAATAAAAGATGTATAACACGATCATTGATATTTACTTTCTCTTCCAAGTAATTGTTTATTAATTTACCTATTTCGGTTTTCCTATCCGGGAATTTTAAAGATTCGGCTTTATATCCTTTTTCTAACATGTACTTTAACAGTTTTTCGCATTGTATAGTTTTACCAGATCTATCTAGTCCCTCTAACACGATGAACATACCTCTCTGCATTTCTATCTAATAAACTTAATTATCAACTTTGTGATAATAACTTCTTTTTACCTTTATTACATAAATTATTATAGATTTGTAGTACTTTTATCAAACATTCAAATAAGATCTTCCGTGGAGAAGATCCTTGTTGCTTCCATGCTAGCTAGATATCCTGAGTTCATTTCTATACAAGGTTGCGTAACTACCAACCTGCATTCTCTATGTGGTTATACACGTTTATCGCACAAAGATTTATTCAACTGTATTTTTGAACGTGGGTGATCTTTAAATATCTATTATTACAGAACATCGATATATTCACCTGGTATACAATCGATATCTATTTGTACGTACTTGTAGCGTTTATAGCGAGATAATAGTCTTGAGGTAATCAATACAAGTAGTTTTATTAAATTCATCGCTGTGAATTCACACATTTATACTATTATGTACATAAAGGTACTTCTATTGATACTTTAGCTGATAGCATCCTGGTTCGTTAACTACGTGTTTGTTTATCAGTTGTTACATAATTAAAAAAATCTTATAACAATATATAAATAGAAAGAGGAAAAACTACATAATGGGAAAAAATAGTTTAGTATTAACGATCGGTGTACTTATGACTTTGATTACATTAAGGTCATCTTTTTCTGCTAGTACTTATAGAGTACGTAGTTCTGGACTAACGTGTTCCACGTGTCCCCCAGGTACGCACAAGGAAAGAGACTGTTCTCTAAATACGGAAACGATATGCAAGGCATGCGGAGAGGGAGAATATACTGCTCATAACAATTCACTACCTAAATGCTTAGCATGCAAGTCGTGTTTTAACGCTACAGAAATAGAAACAAAATCGTGTGATCCTACTAGCGATACAATATGTGCTTGTAGGGAAGGATATAGTATTAATAATTTAGGCGAATGTAACTAATAATATACATATTTATTAAATTATCAAGTAATGCAATTATTATAGTAAATGACTGACTTAAAAAAATTCATGATTTTATGTATTATATTGATAACTCGAGCCATCTATATGTCTTCGGAAAATGTACCGGCGATAAACTATTTAAATAATGTTGTAAAATTATTAAAATTAACAACGAATAGTTAATAAGTTTGATATTAATAAATTGCCTAATCACGAGATTATATACATACTGAAACGATAAACATATGTGTACTGATTATTATGCTTAAGTTGTTTTCTTACGATCTAGAACCTACTTATAAACTAAGTATCGCGGATTATATAGATCATATATCGAAATGGAAAAATCCATAACAATGTTGTTGTTATTATTACTTGTTACTTAAATTTTGTAAATAAACTAGATGTATAATTAGCGTTTATTATCCGCATCCGCAGTGTGTTGGCATGAAGTTGTGTATTGTATGCTTTTCAATATTTCGACCTCGATAATAACTTATAGTTATGTCTTCTCTTCTTTTGGGTGAACAGCATGAAGGTATTCCTTTATCACTTATATAATTTGTAACTACCGTCCCGTATATTACTGAACTTTCATCATATGAACCCATAACACAAGTACCGTAACAGTATGTGAATTGAATACCTCTAGGTTCATGTATCCACTTATAACCAAGATGCACGTAAGAACCTGATACTTCATATTGTATCACTAGTGCCTTCGTTTGATATATGTATGATTACTCATACAATCGATGAAATTCTTTTCCTTCTAGTTTGCACAATTTGTAGCATTTATGTAATTGTTTTCTTTAATCATAATAAGTTAAAAAATCATCATATTGTATATAACAGTATTTTCAGTTTAAATGTTTAGTGATTAAAGATTTAAAATCCATTTTGGTTAATGGTTGCACGAGGTAGCAGTAGTATTAACCATTATTTTTAAATTTTGTATATAATATACTGTAAAGTTATAATATAAACTAACTATTTTCTTTTAGACCTCTTGTAATAATAGAAAGATAACAATTTATAATCTTAGATATCTTTAAGAAGGAGGAATCTAAGGACATTAGGGAAGCGATATGAAATAACAGATTTGGTGTACATAAGATACAGATATTCGATATTATTTTTATATTGATTTATTTCTAACTTCTAAAATCATTCAGCTCAGATATGATGTAGATGATTTTACCTTCCACAATCTATACATTTATTCTTTCCTAACCAATCCCTACCACGTTTGTTTCTTATATCAATAACTCAACATCATTAGCTTAGTATTATCTTTCATCGTGATTGAATAAATATATAATACTTAATTTCTTTTAAAAAAACTACCTAGTTTTCTAACAACAAAATCGATATATTTCAAAGGGCGTAAGAATCTAAATGTTTTGTAATAACACAAGGATGATATCTCACTAAACTAATTAACCTAATAGTAAGTTTAAAAATATAATTGCTTTATATAAGTATATCTACACTAAGATTACACTATACGCTTAAATGTCGTATTAAAAATGAACTAAAAGGCAAGCTATCTGTATTATTATTAATACTACTATACACTATAAGATGAAAGAATGTTGCTTTATAAAGGAAATTATTATAAGTATTTTATTCTATTCATTAATATTCGCATCTTACATAGATGACTCTGAAAATGATTCGTGTTTAAGAAAGGAATCTAGATATCACAGTACCGTTAACTATGTAAAACCTAAAGAACTATTGGATCATAAAGCCATAGCCGCTATGAGATATTTAACGATAGTTAAAACTAGAGAATTAGAACGCTTTCATAATTGTTTTAATTGGAAACTTATTAGAGAGAAAATTAAGTATAATTTTATTAATATGTGTAATAAGCGTAGTGCTCAAAATCGTATTGAACCAGTTTATATGTATAATTATACTTACAGTGTATCGTTACACATTCACAATAGATTAAAGAATAGACATAATTATCTAACTAACGGTTTGAAATTATTCTCCTGTATATCAGCCGCCTCTTTATCTTTATCGAAAGAGGATATTGAATATACTAACTGTGAAACTCGCAATAACGTACTAACGTGTAGCGTACCATACATGCATGATGTTACCTTCAGTGGTGATAAATGTAAAAACATTACAGTCGATAAAGTAATTGTTAGAAACTTTACCATGAATAAAAATAAAGATAGTAGTACTATAACCGTCACTTTTAAAGGTGTATCATCTAGTCCCCCTTACGAGCCATCTAACGTATTTGCTGAATGTGTAAAACATATATTGTTAAATTGTCAAAAAACCTCTGGACGGGTAGGACAAGTCATGTTAATATCAAAAATGGCTAGTAATTGCCATGATTGTCAGATGAGTTTAATGGTAGACGTAGTACCCGTGCCAGAAGAATTTAATACATCTTTAGTGACGTGTGGTGGAATGACTTATGACAAACTGGCAAGACTTTACTATACTTGCGAAGTTACAGACGGTGTAGATTGTATTAACTATATTTATATTAATGATAAGATAAAATCTAATTCTATAAAAACCTTACGCGCTTATACAGGTAAAAAGATAAGATCTAAAAGAGATACTAACGAAGACAAAAGTACAGAGTGTTCAGATAACATATCCTCTGGATGCATAGATACAAAAGATTCGTTCATTAACTACGGACACCTAAATTGTATGTATAATATGTATCACTTAGATGATATCGGCAAAGAATATCAAAAATGTATAGAATATCCTAATAACTATAAAGAGAAAGAGAAACAAAAACTAAACATTAGTAGTTCTAGACGCAGACGTAAAAGATCTATAGAAGATAGCTTAAAGGACGTCAGGACTCTTTTCAAAGACTATCTAGGTATTGATAGCGAAATATTAAAAGGTGTTACTCATCTACAAGTAGGTATGTATAAGAAGCAAAAAGGTATTAGCGGGGATGGAGAAATAGTGAATACATTAAAGGATATTGTAAAGTCAAAATTCAGAACATACATGCCTATAATTTCATCGGATACCTTACCTAAAGACGTATTAAATATACTTGACATTCCTTTACCTAGATTAGAAGGTAAAAATATAGTTTCCTCTAGTCTATCTTCTATATCTTTTAAAAAAATAGAATCCATAAAGAGCGCTATAAAAAATAACAAACACAGTCACCGTATATTTACAGAATACTTAGATAAGTTAGAGAGACGGTTAAATCATATCGAATTAAATAATAAACAACATAAAAAGGTAATATCAAATTTTAAGAATGGGATAAACGCTTATAAAGAATCTGGAGGACGTGCTGTTTCTGTAGTGGCTACATCGGGTGAATCGATATTAGGTGTAGAAGTAAGAAGTGTCATTTCTAAGCCACTTACCGAGCGGGTTGATTTTTCACCTGTTAGTGGATCCTTCGATACAAAGGTATATAAGATACAAAACAACTATAAACCTGTAGAACCTCTATATACGTATCATAAATCTATTAAAAGCAGATGCAAAAGAGGAATAGGTGGTGTATGTGGATTGTTATCTCTCACTCATAGCGATTCTTCACGTAGAAGATCGGTAGCTAGCTCATATATGGAAGATATAAACGGTGGTAGTATAGACACATCTCAAGATTTATACGGGTATTATGCTTCTAGCAGAGGGTCTAGAATAAACTCTGGAACTTCTTACATACACAGTAGACACCGCGGTAGTAGCGATAGCATCAATAGCATACTCAGTAGATACAATAGCGGTAATGTTTACAGTACCTCCAGAGTAAATAGTGATAGCGCTAATAGCATACTCAGTAGATACAGTACCGGAAGTATCTATACTGATGGAAGTAGTAATTATATTATAGGCAGTGGTTATCCGATGACAGATTATGGATCTAAGATGGACAAGATGTCTAAACTATTAGATAAAACAGTAACTTTTAACTTAGTTTCACAATTACTAGTAAATAGATTAATGGATTTACAAATAAGATATAGCGATGATAGTACTGTAGCTAATGCTGTTGCTGAAACAGTAAGTACTTCTCTAGAAAGCATAGGAGGTGTTATGTCTATTGTAGGATCCTTTAAGTCTGTTAGACTAGGATTTTCAGGAATGGGTTTAACTACTATAGCCGGATTAATAGATACTGGAGTAGATATATATCACATACTAACGGGAAAACCTAGATCTCCGGATCCTGTCATCAAAACGTTTAATATGTATGAAGAATTTATATCTGATACCGAAAGAGCGGGTGTCAGAAAGTGTATGATACCAGGAACAGAAACACTGGTTTATATGTCCTACAGAAACGACACTAGTTTTAAACAACCTTTAGAAAAATTATCGTTATATTTTATAGATACTATAGATAGCGTTCTCATGTACCTTAATACGAGTAACGTTGTATTAGATTTTTCGTTAACAGTGGCTTGTCCTTTAGGATATCTCAGATCCATAGACGTAGATATAACCGCGTATACTACTCTCAAACATACCAATGAATACGGAGTACGGTTTTATAAGTTTTTAAACCTAGGAGCTATGCTTTCTAGCTTTCCCACGGTTAGATTAACGTGTGGAAAAGATATAACTCTTACTTTAAAACCTTTTGAAGTAAAACTAAGAGATATGCAGTTACTCAAAATGGCTACTCCAGGTGAACCAGAAGAAACTAAGAATATGCCTTCAAACGTATGTGACCTGTTCCCTATGAAAAACTTTTATCTATTAGTAAGTGGTTGTCCTTTTGATAGCTCTATAACTTATATCATTCATACGACATGTAGTATTCTATTAAGGATTGCTAGTTGGGAACCCGTAGGTAAGCGTTGGATATTAGAAAGCCCGTTTGGTAAAAATTCTGGACTCAAACAAATATTTGTGTTCCAAAAACGCAATTTCAGTGATATAATAATAAAACCTAATACTGTTCAAGGGCATTCTAAATTTTGTGCCAATAAGCACACTACTGAATGTTATTGGAAAGATGTAATGATATTAGACGATACTTCTTCTTGCGCGTATAGATCTAGAAATATTTATGTAGAAATATATACTTTTGGAGATGGTAGGGGTTTTACTAGTTTTGTGCTGACCTGTCCTTCTGGATCTACTCCTGTAGCTGTCGGTGATAAAGATGGAGTAATAGAATTACCTATAGGTGATTTTTACACGAGTAAAATGTTCGCTTCTACTAAAGAAAATAAAATAGGTGTATTTTGCGTAGATAATTACGATAGCGAATTTAAATCGGATATCATCTACATTAACTTCGTATCCCAAGTATATAACGGGTCTATTATCTTTCTAGATGAGTTTACAGGGAAAGAAAGGGTGTTTGAAGATATGGCAAAATTAGGAACTATGCCTTGGCGGTCTAGGAAATGCGTAACATGGCAACATAAGAGATCATGTATTAGTTATCATGGAAATATAGACATATGGACAGAGGACTATATCATAGAAACAGATATAGGTGATGAAATAATGATTACAGAAAAGTACGATGCTGGTACTATAGACGTTAATAGCATAGAAAAATCTAAGTTATGGTTTCCTTGTAACCTCGAGATAAATTATTACATTAATGATCTAGGCAAAGCATATGACGATTCTAATAGATTTTGGACGGATGCTAAAAGTATGTATAGAACATATAGTTCTATTGTTTTAGTGTTAATACCGTGTACTATGAGATCTAATATGTTAATATATAATAATAGCGATATAATTTCTAGTTTAGCATACCATCAATCCATGACTCAAGATTACGGTAACGGTGAAAAATATATACTGACTAGAGTATCTGGTAGTAACTGCTTTGCAGAATTAGAATTGAACTCGAGAATGATGAAAGTTACTTGTGATCCATTTTCTATTCCTAGAACGATACACAAGTACGAAGGTATATGTTCAATAACCGTTACGTCTAGAGATCATTGTGCTAGCTTAGAAGATGATATTAAAACTAGCGGTTATTCTAAAGAACGGGCTAATACTCCTAGATACTGTGAAATGTACATTCATCCTGCTGTTTGGGAAGATCCTGATCACTACTGTGGATACTTTAGTAAGTTTAGGCATATAGGATATCGCTATCCTAAATACGAAGCTTGCAGGTCTTATATTCACATTTACTATAAAGATACGTGGATAGAAAGAGAAGTACTTTCCAAGCCTCCATATGCGTTCGAGTTTACATATGATAAAAACAACGAATACGTAGATCCAAAGTTATCAGATTCTTTAAAAAGATTATATGAAGAGTACCGTTCGATATCAGAATATAAACGGGTATCTCTACCATCTGCTATAAACAGGTTATCAGAAAGTCTTACTTCTAATGGACGTAGCATTACCGAAGTCATTGTAAACGGTAAAATACTTGAAACGGCTTATAAAGCAGATGCTGAACGTTTAAACGAACTAGAACACGCTATTACTATGACTGCTCAAGAGGTAATAGCACATTCTTTGTCTGCTGAGGATGTAAAAGATATAATTGAGAATAAACAGAAATGTTGTCTAATTAATTTTAAGGACAATATCATCACAAGATTAGATGTTTTATCTAGCTATTACTGTGGTGAAATAGACGATTACATTTATGATGATTTTATAGAATATAGTAATATGTATAACGACCAGATCAGACCTATGATACTTATAAACGGGACGTTGGAAGACTTCAATTTATTATACGAAATAGGAGAACCTGTGGTAAGCTGTATAGAAGCTACTGTGATACCTCTTCAAACAAAAACCATGAGAGAAGAAACAGAAGAAACAATATTATTACGTGCTTTTAAAGAAGGTTTAGAAGAATTAATGTATGAACTTGATATGAATATAAGTACTATATTAATGAAACATAACATCACTTCATTAACAAACTTAGAATAAATACTATATATATCTTAAAAATGAACTAAAAGGTTAGTAAAATAATTAATATGGATATAATTATCATATTTACAATTTTTATTGCGATAACTCGATCAGAGTTTTGTAGAAGAAAGTCATCAATATATCACGATACTGGTAAAGATTCAAATCCCAAAGAAAAGACTGACTATGCAGCTACCGCGACATACGGTTATCTGTCAATCGCGGAAAAGGTACACAAGAAAACTTTTATAGAATCTTTTAATTGGGATAGTATATTATCTTCTGTCAAGAAAATGTTCATAGCTAAATGTTCTAACGATAGAGGAGTAATAAAATATAATTATACTATTATTATGAATGTTACCGTATCTGCTGATACATCTAACGGTAAAGATACTGAAAACAGGAAGAATATAAATAAAAATATAATCAAAAATCTAATACCGTATAACAATAGCATTATGGATCAATTTATAAACGAGACATATGACAGAATGTATTTTGAATTACCAGTTATGGAACATGTTTCCTATTCCGATAGCGGTTGTAACAATGTGACAGTAGATAAAGTTATAATATCTAATTTTAGTGTAGGGGGTGGAGACAAGGTAGGTAGGTCGTCACAGGCTAGATCTATTATACCGATAATCTTTAAAGGTGTTTCTACACATGAACCTTATATTGATTCAGATAAATTTATAGAGTGTATCACGAAAAAAATAAACAATGGATGCCAGTCTCCTAAAGGCAAAGCAAAAATAGATAAATCTGTAGTTAATAACTGCGAATCATGTGCATTAGGTTTAATGATAGAGGTAACCGGTATTCCTGAAGAATTCCACACTACTTTAAGAAAAAACGGAGTTACATCGGACACGTTATCAGAATTATTATACGCTTGTATGATGACAAACGGTAAAGATTGTGTAGATTACGTCACGCCTACTGAGAAGTTTCAATCTGATACCTTATTATCTTTATCTAGTTATATAAAACAGCATAACCATAGAGTAAAACGCGATGTTGATACTTACGTCGATATATCGATGGAAGCTATTATATGTATGTATAAAATGTATGATATCCGTGAAAAAGAAGATGTGTTTACAACGTGTATAATTACATCTAACGGTAGGTATAAGAGAGAGACCCCAGAAGATGAAAGTTATTCTAATGATGATCTAGAGGTATCACAATACTTGAAGAAGATTATGAAGGTGGAAGAGGTTATTCCTAAAGAAGCCACTCATCTACAATTAGGAGTAAGTACTTCTTATTCTAAGGAATCTTCTGTAAAAGTAGCAGGTGATATTGATATACGTTCTAAGATAAAAGATAAAACTAAGTCAACTTTACAAAGTTTCTTACCTAGTATCCCTATAGATACTACTACAGATAAGATATACGATAAGATAAATAGTCCTACTACTAGAAACCAAGTTCCTGAAGATTCTAAAAATATACTTTCTGGAAGATTATCAGCAATAACATCTAGGAAAATAGAATCCGTTAGGGGTGTACTAGAGTCTAGAATTGGGTATAGTAGTATGGTAGATGCTGGTTATGCTGAATTACAATTTAGCGGAGCTTCTACAGGAACAAAATCTTTATCCGGATATGATGAAGAAGATATACAAATTATAGATAGATATGTAAGACGAGGACGTGTGAGTAGTAAAACGGGTACTAGTCTAGTAGAAAACATTGACGCGTACGTACAAAAAGGCGGTAAGGGAGTCCATGTAGTATCTAGCATATCAGATACACCTACGGGCTTATTCGACGTAGATACATCAACATTTATAGTAAGTCCGTTGACAAGAAATGGAGATATAATCAAAAGGAATGAAAAGAGTAAACACAAAAACATAAGAGAATTATTAGATCTTACTATAGTTTCTCCAACTACTAACAGGAAGAATAGAAAAAACTATCCAGAAAATCTAAAAGATAATTCTCAGTCACGTAGGAGATGTAAGCGTGGCATTAACGATGCCGTGTGTGGAATGTTAGGTCAACAGTCTAGAACCGGTAGTAACCAGAATAATGACTATATAGATTATGATACTGCTTTGTCTGTTATGAATTCTATTCGATATGGAAATCCATCACAGATACCTATTAGACCTCAATATCAAGATTCTCACGAGCATCATATAGACGCTGTAAGAGCTATTGGAATGGCAATAGAAAGACAAGGTAATTTTCGAGAACGTCAGTATAGAGACAATATGAATTTTATTAGACTTGGTATATTAGGTTCAAGCCAAGATAGTTTTCAAGAAAGACCGTATAGAACCCACGCAGATGCTTTTAGAAGTGGTATATTAGGTTCAAGCCAAGATAGTTTTCAAGAAAGACCGTATAGAACTCATATAGATGCTTTTAGAAGTGGTATATTAGGTTCAAGCCAAGATAGTTTTCAAGAAAGACCGTATAGAACTCATATAGATGCTTTTGGAAGTGGGATACTAGGTTCAAGCCAAGATAGCTTTCAAGAAAGACCGTATAGAACTCACGCAGATGTTAGAAATAGAATGGATTTACTAGATGACAATATTATACAGGCTTGGAGTCCTATAAAACTAGTAACACCTTATGCGGAATATGATATAGTTAACTCTATGAGATTGACTAGCTATAATGAATACGATCGTGCAAGAGATACTAATAATCTTGCTCGTCGCCCACTTCCTAGAATCCCAGGAAGTTCAAGATCGCATTCGTCATCCCATATATATGATTCGTTATACGATAATTTAAACACTGATGATATATATTCTAGTATCGATAGTAGCGTTATACACAGAGACAGCGGTAGAGAAATTAGTGGAGGAAGCAGCGGAATTAGTAGAAATACACGTTCTCATCTATCGTTTGATAATAATGTTGGTTATACACCTACTACGAGTTCTAAGTATAGCGAAAAGATGCAGAAAATATCATCGTCTGTAGATAAAGCTATGGTATTCGGGCTAGCAATACAGACGATGTCTATGAATACGATTAATAGACAGGCTAGAATACAAAGAATACAAGAAGGATTTAGAGACGATACGGAAGCAGTTATTGAATCAGTTAGTACTGCTTTATCTAGTATAGGTACTTCTATGGCAACTGCTGGTATAGTTACTTCTCCTCATCTCACCTTCGCTGGAATGGGATTAACGTTAATTGCGGGGTTAATAGACATCGGAAAAGATATATATTATTTACTTTCTGGTACTAAAAAACCTATAGATCCATTAGTTACGAAATTTAATATGTATAGAGATGTAGTTGCAGACACAGAGCATACTGGTGTTAGAAAATGTTTGATGCCTGGTTCAGACTTAACTATATTCTTAAGTTACAGATCTGATACTAGTTTTATGCCACAGACAGAAAAGTTAGCTACCCATTTCATAGATACTATCGATAGTGTGTTATACTATCTCAACACTAGCGGTATTATAGTAGATTTCAGCTTAACAGTAGCATGTCCCATAGGATATCTAAGATCTACTACTTTAGATATTACAGCATACACTAAATTAAAATTTACTACAGATGAAGGTGTTAAGTTTTATCAGTTTATAGGACTGGCGGCTATGCTTTCTAAGTTTCCTACTGTAGAACTTACTTGTGGAAGAGATATAACGCTCACTCTAAAACCTTTTGAAGTTGAAATGTCGAAAATGCAACTTTTAAAGATGGCTACTGCAGGTGAACCACCTGAGACTAAAAAATTCCCATCTAACGTATGTGACCTATTCCCTATGAAAAACTTTTATCTATTAGTGAAAGGCTGTCCGTACGACGCTTCACAAACTTCTATAACACGTACAACGTGTAGTATACTACTGAAAATGACAACATGGGATGATAAAAGCCAACGTTGGTTATTGGAAAATCCTTTTGAAAGGAACAGCAAACATCGTCAGTTATTCACGTTCGAAAAATATGATTTTAACGATACTGTTATAAAACCTAATACTATTCCTGGACATGCAAAGTTTTGTGCTAACAGACATATAAAAGAGTGTTTCTGGACTGACGTCATGATATTAGATGATATAAGTTCTTGTGATACTAGAGTTAGAGTATTGTACGTAGAAGTTAATACATTTAATAGTAATGCCGGTTTTAATAGTTTTGTGTTATCTTGTCCCTCGGGATCTACTCCTGTTGCAGTGGGTAATACATCTGGAATCATAGAACTACCGTTATCAGATTTCTTTAGTGTTAAAATGTTTGCTTCCGTGGAAGAACGCAGCGTAGCGGTATTCTGCGTTCACAACGACGATAGTCGATATAAATCTGACATACTAATGCTAACTTTCGTTAAACCCGTATACCAAAAAGACGCTGTCTTAATAGATACTTACGAAGGTAAAAAAAAATATTCGATGATTTAGTAATAGCGGCTAGAATGCCTTGGCGATCCAGAACTTGTGTTACTTGGAAGCAGGGTAGGACTTGTATAGGATATTATGGAAAAGTTGCTCTATGGCAGCCAGATTTTATATTACAGGTGGATATTGGTCCAGAACTCTTAATTACTGAAAAATACGATCCTAGTACAGTGGATGCTATGAATCTAGAAAAAGCAATTACTAGATTTCCTTATGAACTCGATATTAAATTTTCTGTAAGTGAGTTAGGTAGAGCGTATGATGATTCTAATCGTTTCTGGGATGACGCTAAAAAACAATTAAGGACTTATAGTAGTATTCTACTTTTATTATTACCATGTACTTTTAGAGCAAATATGTTGATATACGATCCTAATGTTGTTATATCTGTTCTAGGATACATGCAATCACAGACTAACGATTACAGCGACGGTAAAAAATACACTTTTAAACATATGGAGGGAGGTGAATGTACAGCTACCTTGGATCTTAGTTTAAAATCTATATCTATGAAATGTCCAATGTTTACTATACCTAGAAATATAAACAAATATGAAGGACTTTGTTTCGTTACTATTACGTCAAAAGACCACTGTGCCATTAAGGATGATGAATATAAAAAATATGGTTACCCAAGTAATAAAGCTGATAAAGCTAGACATTGCGGAGCGTATACTTGGCCAGACGAAGAAGATCCTGGACACTATTGTGGGTATATTAGTACGTGGAATCATGTTCCTTATATGCATCCTGAATATGAAGCGTGTAAATCTACTATACTAATACATTACGTGGATACATGGATAGAATCCATCGTATTAGAAAAACCTCCTTACGTATTTGATTTTAAATACGATAAGAAAAGTAATAACGAATATGTAGATAAAGAACTGTCAGATAATCTTAAAACTTTATACGACTATCACATAAAACTAAATGAATACATAGATGGATCTTTACCTAAATCGATTAATAGATTATCTGAAGCACTTACAAAAGAGGCAAGAAGCATTACTGATGTATTTGTAGATACAGATCTTATAGAAATATCCCACGCTGCTGATAAAGAAAAAATATTAGAATTAGAAGAAAATATTAATGAAATTACTCAAGAAATACTTACAAACACTTTATCCGATGAGGACATAGAAGATATATTTCACAAAAACGATTATGAAAAGTGTTGTTTACTGGATCTAGAAAAGAAGTTAGCTTCAAAGTTATATCCAGAAGAAAACTACACCTGTGGTTTGTTGGAAGATTTCCTTTATGAAAACAATAAACAAACTTTATTGTTAGTTAACAATACCTTAATAGATTACGAATTAGTTAACGTTACCGGAATGCCGGTACTGACTTGCATCTATCCAACAATCATACCACTTGTTACAGCAACAAGAAGAAAGGTAGAAGACTCTATAATAAGACACGCGATAGAAGAGGGTATACAAGAATTACTATACGAACTAGATTATAACATTAGTCTAGCTTTATTAACTAGCGAGTTATCTTATACACGCTAGTTATACAGTCTTCTTTTACTAGTGACGATATTAGATGAATATATTTTTAAAACTATATTAGTATAAAAATACCTAAGCGTACTTACGTACTAAATCTAAATTCTTTAAGTCGTTAGCTAATTCTTCTACTCCGTAATTCTCTATATCGCATAAGGTAAAATCGTTATAATTGAGTTTAACGCGTTCTTGATCTAACAGGCTTTCTTTTAAACGATTAAAACAAGATACCGCATTAGGCTCGTACGCGTTAAAGAATACTCTGTAATCTTTTTTGTATTTATTCGTTTCTTGATGTAAGCGTTCAGCTTGTAATCGTAAAGTCTTAAAAGAATTAGTATCGATCTTCTTTTGTAAAATCACTAAACGATGAAGCTTATTAAGAGAAGATGGATTAATCACTTTATCTCTTAAACGTTCTTCTATTTTCTTTAACTCAATTTTTAGTTCTTTGTTTTCTTCTTTTAACTCCTTTAATCCTTTTTTGAGTTCTTGGGTGTCACGATCGTATTTTTCTTCCATACGTTTATTATGTTATTTAGCTTCTCTACGTTGTTCGCGATAACGTTCTTTTATTTCTGAGATATCGCGATCGTATTTTTATCGAATTCTCTCAATAACTCTAATAGTTCTTTATTAGTTGTTTCCTTTTCCTTAATTTCTATTTCTTTTTCTTTTATCTTAAATTCGTATTTACCAGAAACATAACAGTTGATTATCTTTGAAACCTTAATAGCGAAAGATGGAGAAATCCAAGAAGCGATATGAGGTAATAGATCTTGATGAACATAAGAACCCGCTACCTCATATTTCCTATTGCTCTTACCTTCTGATTCTACAGTTACAATTACTTCCAGCCCCCCAGATCTGGGGGAGCTGATTTTATTTTCCAAACGTTATTAATTTTTTTTATCTCCTCAATTAACGCTTTAGATCCGTCTAAGCGTTTCCATCGATGAAAGTTCTTACCTCCTAGTTTGCATAACTTTGTAGCATTAACATAGTTATTTTCTTTCATCATAATGAGTTCAAAAGTATCATACTTAATATAACAGAAACGTTCATCGATTTCACGAGTAACGAGATTGGAAAAGTCCATGATGAAGTTACTTAAATTATGGCATTGTTTTTCATAAAAGTATTAAGTGTATTTACCCATTCTCACTTTCAATGAATAGTTATCTACGCTGACGTCTTTTAGCGAAGTGCTAAAGTTTTTATCATGGTAATAACGAGTATAAAAATATGTAATATTCGTTTTAAATTACTTTTAAGTCATTATGATTGAATTAATTTGTTATCCACACGAGCATTATCGTGGCATAAAATTTTTTATTGTAGAAATTTTAATATTTCTTCCTACTCTATATTGTATTTCAATATCCGATCTTAATCTATGTATTTACTATAAAAACTAACAGTTTGAAAAAAATGTGATTATATTATTCTATGAATGCAATACCTCTAATAAGTATAAATATAACTATCCTAATGATAATTGGATATGTGCACTTTTACCGTGGATAATCGCAAGTTACTGGTATATAGATACAAGTTTTACATTTAATCCTGATAGGTTTGTAGATCATGGTAGAAAACCTTTTTATAACTTTATCTAGAAAATGTAGATGATATCGATAAAATGATATATACGTTACGAAAGGTTCTAAGACAGTAACATATGATATATTAATATATATAGTAATTGTAAAAAAAGGAAAGATATGTTTATAGATTTAAAATTATTTAAACCTATTACATATATAGATTATAGACAACTTCCTAGAACTTTAAGTAGTAAACAGTATAACTACTTAAAAGAAGAAAAAACAAAATACCAGTACCTAATTTCACAGAATACGATTTAGGATGTAATTGGATACTAAAACCAAAAAGCTTAATATTTACGTATTGTAAAGGTATGTGTATACTTAGTACATTTAATAAATCTTCTATTATTTACGGAGCTATAGTTACTAACGATATGCAAAAGATATACATATTTGCCGTGCTCCATTAATAAGATCTAATTTAACTATAATGCATATGGTAGGTAAAGAAGTAAGAACATCTGTAATAAAGGATTTTCTACCTTCTAGTTGAGGGTGTTAATAGAGTATCGCAAGGTTTTTAAACAGTGAAATCATCCACGATAACCTTTAATACTTAGTTATTTTGGAATTTTTATAGTAAGGATAAGAATTAAATTACCCTGATATGTTTTTTTAGTGATATTAACTAGTCGTAATAAAGTAACAAATACTAGTAAACTAGTTTTATCATCATTTTTAAAAATATTTAATTTAAATGGAAGAACAGAAACAATCGAGGATTTTTAACATGGTATCTAAATCTTTAATAGAAACACTGTTAAAAGACTACTTGGACGATAAAGCAATAGCTGGTATAGTATCAAGGGCCAAATATATATATAACTCTTCTAATAGGGACAGTATTATAAATAGCATATATCAAAAATGTGAGTCCGATATATGTATTCCTACTATAGCAGGTGTAAAATACCTAGTCGATAAGACTAGAAATTATGAGAGACACGTACAAGACGAAACAGAATTCAACGAATTAAGAAACATTCTTACTAGATTGACTCATAATAAGTCTTTTTTTATAACGTGTAACTATCTTATAAACACTACAGCTGCTACACTTTTAACTTTAATTCTTGCTAATCAACTCATTCACGCTGCAAAGATAGTCATGGAGATAGAAAATTACTTATTCGATTCAAAAAAAAGACCTGCAAGTGAAGTATCCGATCTACTAGATATGAAGTACGCTATACTTAAGTTTGCACAATATAAAATATTTCCTATATTAACCGGTCAAGAAGATATAGAGACTATAGCCGGGGGTAAAGTGATGTCTTTTTCTGAAGAAATAGAAACAATTATAGATTTACCGTTAAAGTCACCAAAACTAGATAAAATGTATAAGACTATATGTGAAATAGGATTATGTAAGGATACTTATCCTGAATATATAGCCGGATTAAAAATAGAAGAAGTCGGTGAAGAAGCCGAAAATGCCGTCAAGAATCAATTGGCTACCTATATAGCCAACAATAATAAGGTTTTGGACATGGCTTACAAATATTCTAGAGGACATGATCTTGACGGTGCTGTCACCAGTCCTATCACAGAAGATAGAATAAGACTTACTAATAACGACTTAAGAAAATTTGCTATACTGGATTATCTATATACAATTAGAGTATTAGCTAATTGCATTAAAAAGAAGAAGTCGTCTAAACCGAAAAAGCCTGGAACTACTTTAACCATTAATTCACCTTATAAAATAGTAACTGTTCCTAGTAATTAGATTTTCTCCGGTTAAAGTATCTAATACTTTAGTCCATCTATCATCGGTACAAAAAGATTGACTAAGGTAAATATATTTCCCTAAAATTTTATACGATTTAACATTTATACCTATATCTAGATAACAGTCGGCTATCATTTTGAAACAGTAAGTTTTATCTTTCCCGAAACCATATTCTTTGTTAGCGTGTAAAAATGCTTGTTTTACAGTATCTTCCATCAATCTATAATTTGGAAATATTCCTTCCATATAGTAGTATACTTTTGCATACTTTCTATCTAACATGAATTCCCTTAAAGGTATTATAGCAAAACCAGATGTGTTGAATTCTATAATGTAATTTGTAAAATTATTTAATCCGTTAATAGAAAAATTTATATCATTTTTGATGATAAAGTCTACTATACCATAACCGAAATACAAAGAAGAATGTTTTTCCTCTGATGGATTAAAAAAATTTACAATAGAATGATTAGATTGACTTAATATAACAGCTCCCGGAGCTATGTAATCAAATAATGAGATATCCATTAGTTAATATCCAGGGAAGGTTGGACTGTTAGATTTCGATAAGGTTCTATTTGAGTAGACAATTTTAATCTACAACATTTACGGGAATAAGTAATTACTACTTTTTTTAATTCCATTTGTTCTACTAATAATCTATATCTAGCTTCACTGAGATCCTTACCGCAAGTAGAACACACTAAAGGAAATACCATTCTAGATATCTATATTAATTAATTTTGGAGAACTTTTAATAATAGATGTTTTATTAAAATAGAATCTTCCTTCAAAACCTATATACAATTCTGAAGGTGGTGATATACCTATCGTGCATATAGAATCAGAAATTTCTATTTCTAGAAGTTTTATAAATGTAGTTATAGTACTTATTTTTATGTTTCTATATTTATAATATTCTATCATTTTTAGTATATTTGTTTCCTCTTCCTTTCTATAATCACATCTATGTACTTTATAAACGTTGTAAATGTTTTGTAATATATCCGGTCCAAGATCATATTTATTTTTAGCTTCATACCACTTACTGCGGACCATAACGTCCAAGAAATCCTTAACACGTATATCTGGTAAATCTTCAAAGTTGTAAGCATCTTCATTTAACGACGTATAGTGGTTTATAAAATCAAAAACCACATCTATTTTAGTAGAAATTTCATCTATATTTTTATCAGTATTATTGTTATTCAGATTATAGTTCTTATGAGCTATGCTTCTGAATGCATTCTCTCTATTAAATTCTGTAAATAATTCGTATTTCATATAATTATCTTTATTTATAGAAATTCCGTAAAGTCCTTTAAAGAAATCGCAACCGTTAGTTAATATTATTAACTTGGTAAGATAAGAGGTGTGTTTGTTAGGAGATAATCTATATACGCTTTTAGTATCGTATAATATTTTTTCTTGCATATCGACACATACTAGACATATAGTATCTTGATCGCTACTTAGTATAGAAGGCCATTCACCGTTATTGGTATAATATTCTCTTGCTTTACAACACATCATAAATTCTGCATCTATATGATCACAATAGTATATTTCTGCATTTTTCAGGGAAGTTAATACATCTGTTATAATAGCCTCCATATTTTTCTTATCTGCTAAGAACATATAATAACTATTTTTATCTATTTTAGAAAACAAACTTTCTTTTTGTTCTTCATACATTTCATCATCTACAGAAAGATTTTCTATAGCTGTTTCTAAGCTTTTTAGTTCTTCTTTCTTCCTTTTATACTGATTCTTCAATGATTGTTTTCTCTTTTCTCTTAGTGATGTTTTTAGAGAAATGCTTCCTCTATCTACAAATACTGTAACTTTATCAGCTATAGAATGTATAAACTTGAATTTTTCTTTTATAATATGATGTAACATTGAGGTAGATGTAGCAGAATATGCGATTGCCATAAATAATCCTAGAAAATCAACGTATATTTCTTTAGTTTTTATAGCGGAATCAAGTACTTTCAATCTATGCTTTAACAGCAGCACTGATTTTAGGTTTTTAATACCCATTATCAGATCTCTACTTAAGTTAATGTATATTTAGGTTTATTTTTATGGTTTTTAAATAAAAATAACTACCTGTTATATGTTTTATTATATAAACAATCTTACAAACAATATATGCAATTATTAATAAGGTTACAAGTTTAGAACTTCCAACGTGTTGTCAACGAAGTCCTTGTTATAACTTCTCATCTTATACAATAAATAATAATACAATAGGAGATAGTCATATACATGTATGTTTTGGATGTGCTATAGGTATGAATTATAAAGTATCATGGAGATACCCTAATAATACTATAGTAACTGATCATAGAAATGATATCTATAATCACAGTCTTGATATAAACGAAGATAGCATACTACCGTAACATATAATAATGGTTTTAATTTTGCTTTCTTACACCACGATTTCGAAACTGTTAAAAAATATAATATTACTTGTCATCTGTATTCGGATACCGGTATTCACGATGTAAGAATTCTAGAATAAAACTATTTATAACCAAATCCTTTAGGAGCTCCTATTATATCAGGATAGTATACACATTTAGGCATTGTTAAGTTTCTGTCTTTTATAACTCGTTCCAACCACGGGGTATTAGGAGGAAAACATTTTTCTTCTGTAGTAGATACAATTATAGATGACTTACTTCTACATCGATAATCTGTAGTTCTTATATTGCTACCAACTTTATCAGCTGGTAACATACCTCCATCTACAGAGGGACAGCATAACTTCATGGTAATAGTCTTCCTAAGTATAGATATTGTCCATAAACTCCAATAATATAGTTTAACACAACGAGTATAAAACTATATGTAACTATTTCTTTCATATTGTTTTAAAAAGTTATTTTTAACTACTCATTCTAGTAATGTATTTCTCTATATAAGAACGATATATAATAATATATTTTAGATTATGAACAATTTCTTGTATTATTTCCTGATTGTTTTGAGGTATACATTGTCTTATATTATTATTTGTTAGCAAACTATATAGAGAATACTGACCTATTTTTATAGATGCGATCTTATCTAGTTCTGTTTCACACATATTTCTAAAACAACGTAGATTTATATCTTTATCTACTGTAGACACATTTTTAGCGAAACCTATATTATTACTTATTTGATAGTTAAATCGTGATAAGAATACTAGATGCTTTATGATAACTCTATTAGATTTATCTAATTCCATATAATCTATATTTACGCACTTATTAGCTGCCTCTAATGGTGTTTCACCATATTTATCTATTGCGTTAACATTAGCACCATATTCTAAAAGCAAATGTACGATTTTTGAATTTCCTAAGATAACTGCTAAATGAAGGGGTGTTGATATACTTTTACTAGAGTTTACATCCATTCCAGCATTCAAAAGAAGTAAAACCATTTTAACATTTTTAGATTTAATCGCTAGAGCTAACGATAAATAGTCTGAAGTAATAAAATCAGGATTCTTTTCTATAAGAAATTTTACTAGTTCTAACTTCCCAGATTCCACTGCTAAGTTTAATACAGTAGATGTTGTTCGTATATTAATATCAGCACCATACTCTATCAGTACTTTAGATAACTCTAAATCACCATATTTACAAGCTAAATGCAATGGTGTCAAACCTTTACGATCTTTTATATTTATATCTGCTCCGTATTTCATGATTTCTTTAACAGTTTCTATAGAGTAAATAGAATCGCAAGCATAGTGTAAAGCTGTTTTTCCTTTCTTGTCTTTAATGTTTATATCCAATCCTAGTTCTATCAGAAACAACAACATATCAGCGTTGTATAGGTGTATCTTCTTTAATATATTGTTTATATCATTCCTGAAATTATATAAATTACTAATAACCTTAGCAGTTTTTACGTTGTTAGACTTTATAGCACACATGAAAATAGAATCTTCGTAACTCGTATGCAGATTAGTCTTTGCACCGTAACTTAAAAGTAGTTCTACCATTTCTGTATTTCCAGATGCTGCAGCGTAATATATGGGTAATAATCCGTCCTTTCTAGAATTAGGCAAAGCTCCGTAACGTAATAAAAGACTCATTATGTATAATTCTTCGTCTTTAAACTTCTTACATATATTATTAAAATATATTTCTGAAGGATACCTATTCCCACGTAAAGCTTCTCTGGTAATAGGTATTAACATAGATGTATGTTTCATATTTTTCGATAAATAGAAAGAAATAGCATATTCTTGTATTTCTTCATCAATAGGAAGCATAGTTACTTCAAAAGGCATAGTTAGTAACTGAAGACAATAATTATCACCGATACCTATAGAATTAGGATTATAACCTGAATTTAGTAAAGTTTCTACCACGTCTCCTCTTCTATAATAAACAGCATAGTGTAAAAGCAAATTTTTAAAAGAAGAATAGTTATAACATTGATATACATTTATAGCTTTCATGATTTCATCATAAGTACCCATGTACATAATATTGTAAAGACTTTTTTCGTCCATAATGTAAGATATCACATAAGTGCTTAAACCATAGTATTTTATTTCAATATTATAGGCAATTCATTATATCTAGAAAAGATATTATATAACACCTGATTTCTACAGGCAAAGAGAGCCAGTTATTGTTACATGATAAAAGTTGATTGACCTTTCTACTGCTAGCTTTATATTTTTATTCAATATATCTTTATAACTGTAGATTATTCCTATATCTATATCATTTACAAAAGATATTAACTTAGTTAACAAATTAACGTTTCTATAATAAAAGAAACTGTCCAGGCAGTACCTTTATAGAGTAACAACTTTTGTATTCTTGTTATTTCTTTTTTACACTCTTCCTTTAATGATTTTAATTCTCTTTTTCTGTTTATATGTTTAATATTTTTGGTATATGATAACTCATCTAAATCAATATTGTATATTTTGATTGATTATATAACAAGTATGAACCATCTTACCTAAGGTATTAACATATTTAATCAATAGTGTAATTTTATTTTTATTACATATGTTTACTTTTGCTCCACTATCTAATAATAGTTCAGTTGTTTCTAGAGAATGAAAAGCATGAAATATCGGTGTATCACCATTATCATCTCTTATATTCATATAAGCACCGTTATCTATTAGTGTCTTGGCTAATTCGAATCTATCGTTTAGGCATCTACTAATAATCTCTATGTGTTTGGATGTGTTTATGATATAGCCATTAACTAAATGTTTAGATATTATCGTAGTTATATCATCTGACGATAATGGTGTAGATACATGATGTAAGGGAGTATTTCAGTTTTTACTTCTGGTATTTATTTTCGCACCATGGATTATAAATGCAAATATTAATTCGTTGAAGATATTTATTAATAGCGTAATGTAAGGGTGTTTCATTATATTAATTCTTTGCTTCAATATCAACACCATTTTCTAACAGTGTTTTAAATATATCAGGGTTATAAGATATATTTACCATATTGTACAATGGTGTTAAATTATCTTTTCTGGCATTAACATAATAGTTTTATAGATATATTATCTGACTTATAATCATCAAAATATAAAGTTACTAATTTAACAACATCGATATTACCAGAAGCTACAGCATAGTTAAAGGCGTTATACTTTATCCGTGATTTTATGCTAGTATCAGCACCGTGTTTTAACAGTATACACTCCATGAAATCTTTTTCATTAACTCTAGCTCCCCTACTAAGTAACATATTAGTAATATTTAGTTCCATTTGTATTACACCTTTATCCATATATAACCATTTTAGATCGTTGTTAACATGTTAATACAATAATTCGATTTCTAAGAATCTGTTATTGTTTATAGCTTTTTATTAAAGGTATATATACAGAAGTTGGTAAACATAGATTTTTTATAACTTTCATAGACATATGTATATACCTTTCTACTGAATTACTCATTTCTAGAAGGTAACTATCTTCGTAGAAAGAAGTGTTGTTACAGTATGTAAAGGAAAATACTTGCTATCTACATCTTTAGCATTAACATCATAGTTATAAATATTCAGTAGCTTTTCTATTAAAGTATCTCTTATAGCTTGTATCGCCTGATACAACGGACTTATGGGAAGCGAGATATCGCTACTAAACTCTGTAGATAATGTTGCTATTATATCTAATATTTCTTTCAGTCTTAGCAAACATAAGCTTATAAAGCTGTATAGGCTCCATAATAAATTTCTATATAGCATACAAAGAGTATACTTTAGTTATATATTTAAGATCTCATTATATCTCTAACAACTCTATAGATTTCTGTAACTTCTGCCATAGCACCATTTCCTACGTCTCCACAGGCTAGTTTTTTTTCTATACATTCTATTTCTATGAAACCCATATGTTTTAAAGTATCTATATGTTTTTCTGTAATAGGATGTTCCCACATAAGGGTATTCATAGCGGGGCAAAAAATAAGAGGTTTATTTATATCCCAGGCTCTTACTATAGATGTTAGTAAATTATCGCATATACCATTGGCTATTTTTGCTAACGTATTTGCTGTTAAGGGCGCTATAATAAAAACATCAGCCCATCTCCTAAGTTCTATATGCAAGACTGGATCGGGTATTTTTTTCCAAGTAGTCCACTCATCTTTATCTGTATAAATAGGAATACCTATAGTTTTTTGGTCTGTAAATTTCATAGCATTTTCTGTAGCGACTATTCTTAATTCTATATTTTCTAAACGAGTTAATTCTTTTACTAGATTAGGTAACTTAACGGTAGCTACGCTGCCAGTTATACCTATCAGTATTTTTATTCTAGACATATTTACTATTTATTAGAGAAAAAGATGACATTATTATACCATGTTTAATAAAAATTTTAACATAATAAGTAATAATACTGTTAAGGTATAGTATAATAATGCATGAAAATATCCAAACGTAGATAGGATATACATAACAAGTTTAGAATACAAATATGTAATATGTAGTATAATAAGCGCCATGTAGAACAACAGCTAGTGAAGTTATTCTTTTCGTTATTATACCATATTACATATTATGGATATTGTCAGTTTATCGTAGTATAACTATTCTTTCCGTTCTTACACCACATTACGGATATTGTCAGTTTATCGTAGTATAACCCATAACCAGTAGTATAACTTATTCACAGTAATCTATCCTTCATATCATAACTTACTAATTAAAATTTAAATTTATATTAATGAAATGTCTCTGGACATCTGTAGTAATTATCAATAACTAATTAAAGTCATCTATATGAATAGTTTGTATTTCACCATCATCTTGTTCTATACTTATATTAGGTTGAATAAGTTTAACGTTTATATCAGATCCGTAAGTATCTATTTCCTCAGTAGTAGGATCGGGCTGCTTTATACGAACTTTCTTAATACGCTTCTTTGTAAGATTATTAGAAGACTTAACATTCCTATCAGCCATTGTACTGCACGTACCAGAATACTGATTGAATACGATATTCTTGGATTTAATTTTCTATTTTTATTTTCCGCTAATTTTTTTTATTATTTTAGATTTAAATATATACACCGTAAATGTATTTTATCCTGACAGTTCTATATATATAACCCAGCAACAATAATATCAAAACACATAAAACTATATATATAACAAACCATTTTATTGAAAAAGAATCCATAGATAGTTTATTATCTATAGGTACTGTAGTATTATTTGTTTTAATTCTATTTAGAATAATTTCTACTCCGCAATTAGACAAAGCAGATCCTGTATTTATAACTTTTATATCAGTATATTTATCGTTAGGTGAATAACACGTACCTATGTTGAAGTGTTGTATATCTATGTGTTGTGTTAGATTAGCATAGGCTTCACAATGCTGTTGTAATTCTGTCTTTTTACCAGCTTTGTAATCATCTATGTTAATTCCTATGCGTCCAGCTATTTTTTTTTGTTGTTTTTCTGGAAGATTTTCTATTGTTTCAATCAATGATTCTATTAGAAGTTGAAAGCTTTTTTGTTCATCGCTGTTACACGCGTTTATTATACTAACTATACAGTTTTTGGCATCACCGCTTAAATAACCTATATGTATTCCGCATCTAACATTACTGGTGTCTGGATGTTGGCTCAATTTCTCTAGGTACTTTTCAGAAAACAAATAGTATAGATTACTGAGGACTTCTTGATTTTCCATCTATCCACTTTGAAAAAATGTCTCTAGAAACTATATTTATCAAGAATGATATAGATGGTAATTTATTTACCTGTAGTCTAAAGTTTTCACATATGGATTTATCACAGATAGTAAATTCGTTAAGCAGAGAAGCAAATTCTTCGTCTTTGGATATTTCTGGATATACTTTAAATAGTACGTGTGAGAAAAAATGAAAGTCGTAATACCAGTTCTGTTCTTTGTTAATAGCAGTTACAGTTTTTTTATTAGGAATAATTTCTGATATCTGTGAAAAGTCGAAGTCGTTTAATGTACATCTTATGGGTTCTTTAAACACATAATGCGTATCACCTACGTATATATTTATTGGTTCTTTGGAATCAAAAATTAATATATTATCTGGTTTCAAATCTAAATGAACAAAGTTACTACAAGGCAATTCATAAATTTTTATGTACAATAAGGCTATTTGTAAAAACATAAATTTAGTGTATTCTATTATACTAGAAAATCCATATTGTGCATAGTTGTCTGGAGTTATTTTTTCTGCTGAGCATTTTGCTAAAGGGAATATTATTATGTTACCTCTGTTAAAATAACCGTTTGATCTCCTACTACGTTCAAAAAAATTAATTAGATAGTTAAAATTATTAATTACATTAATATTCGAGTTAACAACATACGGATAAAACTGTGATATTAATTTTACAAAATCATTAGATTGTTTATACTTGGCAAAATAGCGTAATACTTTTCTATAAGAATATTTGTTTTCTAGAGGCTCTCCTTCCATGATGTTAAATAATGCTGACATTAAACTCATAGTGTTATAATAGATTGTACGTAAGAAATCTATCTTAAAATTAATTCCCATCGCAATAGCACAAACTATAAACTTCCTTTCATCACCTTTAAGATTATTATATAAAAATCTAGGAATCGTAAATTCAGAGGTTACTTCCATAGGTTTATATTTTTTACCTCCGTCTTCGAAAACAAATTTAACTACATATTTTTCTATTCTAAAAATAATACCATAACCTCCAGTAGATAGATGATAAAAATCTCTATTGTGCGCACAAAATTTTTTATCCTTTAACTGGTAATATGAAGGATTTATGTAATCATTTTTAATAATTCTATCTAGTGTTTCAAAAGATATCTTATCTCTAAAGTACTTAAAAATCTTTATTTTTGGTAAAGAAATATGTTCTTTATTATCTATATTTTCGTATATAAACTGAAACTGAATAGTATCACCTAATATTGTAGTGTCTCCATCTTCTAAATACTTGTCAGAATTATAAGTATGTTCTGGAAATTCCATTTAATGTAGAAGCAAATACAACTATACGGAAAGTAATTTTATATAAGTATCCAGTAGTATTTTTTGTATATCTAATATTTACAGATATTCTTCTGATATAACTTTGTTTATTCTTTCTGACACAGCTAAATTAATATTATTAATATTAGATTTGTATATTTCACCTAAGTTAACTTTTATAGCTTCCATTCCGTTTTTTACTCTATTTATTAAGTTTAGTATGTATGTAATCATGTACTCGTTTTGTCCGTATACCTTGTATAGATTGAACATATAACTTTTTTCTATATTCATACATCCTAAGTCCAAGCTACTATTATTTTTATAGATTACTTTTTTGTAGTGATCGTATACAGCTCGTTGGTTTAAAGAAAATTGCTTTACTGTGCCATCTTCTATAACAGGTATATCGGATAATATTTCTTCTATTTCTTTAGATGAAACCGCCGCTTTTAAGAGCCTTTCACGTAATTTATTCTTAGTTTTAGATATTTGTTTTATGTCTTCCAATACACTATCAGACATTTTTTCCATATTTTTAAAGTCGTTATCTATAATCTCTTCTGATAATTTTATCATATCACTAAATAGTTTATTATTATTATGATTAAACATTTTATCTATAGTATGATTTAACTGTTTTGTTATATCAAGACGAGCTTTTAGATCTTCCAATAAAATACTATTCACTATTATAAATTCTATATTTTTATAGATATCTTTTTCCATATTTTTCATTTTTTCTAGATAGGTATCCTCCCTTAAATTTCTGATATAGCATTTTTTCCCCATGAATTTGTTAGAATCAAGAACAGATGGCCATCTTTTGGTAAATAAGTCACTAGGAGTTAGTTTAACTAGTAAATATATAGATTCTCCAATTATTTGCGTCAATATGTTTATAACATAGAAAGATCTAGATACTAAGCAGAAATTATCTTGCATTATGTATTGTTTGTTGCAATGATTTAACATAATCACGGATCTACCTGAATTTTTTAAACATAATATAGCTACATAATCGAAACTATCATCAACATATTTATCTATGTTCATCATATCATTTCCATGACATATACGGAGTAAATATACTTCTGAAACATTAAAATATTTATTACCATCATCTAGAAAATTCAAAGGAATATTATCTATAGGAATGTTTATATAACTAGTGGAATTTAGTTTATTAGGTGTTTTAGGTAATAGTTTATTTACTTTATCTGTTAAACCCTTAATATCATTTATCTTAATCATAACATATCCAATTAATGGTGCTATATCAATACTATTATCACAAGATTTGATTAGTTTGTAATATGGATTATCTGTAAATTTAATATCTTCTCCGACATCATTAATTTCAACTATTTGTAATTTACCTGGTGATTCTTCACCGCTTTCATATTCATCCAGTGTCCTTTTTCGATTAGTATTCATGCTGGTATACTATTCTATTTTTATTTTCAATTTGTTTGTTTACTTATATATAACTTGATTATATTTACATTTAATTATATTACTTGATTCATATATAGGACATTCTAATAGTTTGTAAGTATAGCTTCTGCAGTAGCTTATTATAAACGCTATTATAGGAAGACTATTTCTACAACTTTTCATAGCTAGAATATCTTCAGTAACATTGCCTTTAAGTAAATAAGAAAATATATAGCCTTGTGAAGATTTTTCATCGTGTATATAATCTTGTTGATATTCTTGAGGTTTGTCGTCCTGATACTCTATAAATAATTTATTTATACAACATATATTATCAAATAGTTTTATTTTATTAGGCCATTCGATACATTCTAATATTTTAATTTTATATCCTCTTAGTTTTACAGCGGTATCTATATCTACAGATGTGAATACTCCAGTAAACTTCTTAGCAGATTTATTTTCTTTACAATACAATATAGGATTTTTTACATTATTAGATATTTCTATATCACATAGACATATTGATAGATATCCTTCTTTAGGAGTTTTAGTATAATAAGGTTTTCCTTCAGGGTAATATCCTTCGGTTATTAAAGGAAAAATAGATTTAAAAACTATTTTCTTACTATCTTTGTCTATATCATTAATAGAATAATAGTCTGTGTAAATAGATGATAGTAACATAGACACCGAAGAATAATGTTTAGGGTAATAGTAAGTACCTTTATTACTATTAACCTGAATACTGAAAATAAGTATATCTAACAATCCAGAAAAATTAAAATCAAATCCTTTTAACTCGAATATCTCCATTAAACAAGATATATGTTTATGTAAAGAAGACTGTAAATAGCATATACGGTCTGTTATGCTGTTACTGTTTATGTATTTTTCTAGCTGGCTATCTTTTTGAAAAAAGTTTTTGAAGTTTACTTTTTTACCCGTCCAGTGTTTTACATATTTTTTCTTATTAGATGGAGGAAAAAATATAGCAGCATCGAATAAAAATATTTCACTACCTGTTTTACAATGTACCAGACGGTTACACGTAAATACCCAATCTCTATACTTACCGATATATCTCTCTAAAATAGTATTTTCGAAGAATGTTAGATGATACCCGGTTAGAACAATAGTATCAGAATTTTTTTGGTATATTAATTCTTCTAAATGATCTAAAAATTTTTGTATTACATCTTCGCTGTTTACACCTGTAATTATTATATCTGGATATAGAAATATTGCCCCGATATTTAAGCGTTCGTTAGATCTGTCTAATGTAACTATGAATTCAAAAGCGTGTATGTTTTCATTTAAAGGGCTTATCGACAAGCTATATGGTAACCAGTTATTGCTTTCTGAAGCTGTTTTAAAATCAATAGACCATCTTAAGTATTCCGGTGAATAGTATTCTATAACATCTTTAACCCATATATTATAATCTATACCATTTACAGATATAACATCAATTATTGTATTTTTTTTATTATATGATTTATATCGTCTATCAATGTCACTTATTAGTACTATCTTGTAGTCTAGTAAATTATACTTATGTAGCCATTTGTTTAAGGATACCATATCACTATTTCTTAATTCATAGTTATTCATTTCCGACATTATTGCAAATGAGAGATCTTTTAACTCTACATCATACGCTCTTTTCTTCAAAATATCTAACAGTGATGACGAATTTGGTATAAAATAAGTATCTGTATCGATATCAGCATTATTATTGGGAGTTCTAATACAAATACTATTAAATGATTTAAAAAATGTTATTTTTTCAAATGTTATTAATCTAGTCACTAACGATACATTGTTGACAGTAATTACTATTAATGTTTCATCATCTATTGTAGTAAAAACTACATTATGAAAATCTTTAAAACCGTAATATCTAAACGATGAAAGTATTGGTTGTTCAGAACATTGTAACTGTTCTATGAATGCCATATTATATTTATTTATTGGTTCTTTTTTATCATATATACTATATTTCTGCCATGTCTATTTCTTTTGCATAAGGAGATATCCAGTCCCTTTCAAATAATTCTGCTATTTTCTTTGTGAATTGCTGATCCATACAATTAAAGCTAACAAATGCATGATGGTTGAAATGAGAACCGTCTAGATTGGCCGTCATAACATGAGAGTATCTTCCGTCTATAATCATCATTTTAGAATTATTAATATCGTCTACTCTAGAATTAATGGGAAACCTAAATACTCTAGTAGAGATATCTATATGGTCAACTCCTAGTTCGTTAAGGCTTTTTATAGATGCCTTAGATATAACATCAGTCTTTTTCCAAAACCCTAGCAAGATGCGAAGTTTAACACCTCTTTCTAATACTGCCCTTATTAAAGCATCTTTTATTATGGGCCAGTAAACTACAGAATCCTTTGTTCTTTTCGTAGGAAGGAGAGATACTATCGCTAGATCTATACTAGATTTTGCAGCGTCTATATAATGAATAACACAGTCTAAGTCGTAAGTTCTTTTTCTACCTACCATATGTTCTGGGGAATCAGAAAAGAATATACCGTTATGATTTTTGAAAAAATGGTATTTTGTAGCCATTCTAGTAAAGAATAAGCACTTTTTCTTACTTATAATTTTATAGTCCAACGATCTGAAATATAAATCCATTGCTAGAGAATTATTTTCGGAATATATACCCATATTTTTAATAGTCGTTAGTGCATTTCCCATAAGAGACGCGCTACCTATATAAAAGTGAAGCTTATCTACTACCCAAAAATTACCCAACAGATTTCCTACTGATTCTTTATTAAGCACGCCTATATCTACTTTTATATACCTAATATGGGAAGACTTAATTTTATCGTAATCTTTATGAGGACTACTTTCATCTACTAAAATATATACAGAAATTTTACTTGATACATCAATTAATCTATTTAGTATATCTGTACCCTCAGGATTACTACTTAGGTTACAACAGAACGTAGCTATATAAATTTCTTTTTTTGCTAAATCTATTAATCGTTTAAAGCAATCATAAGTAGAAAGATTATTAGAATTAATAGCTGTTAAACTCTGTGGTACCGTTTCTACAATTTGATAATTGGCTTTTGTAACAGGCTTAAAATTATTTCCCATTTTCAAAACGAATTAAGAGTAATGTATGTGTATTTTATTACTGTAAAATATGATAAACACTATTTTCTATGTACAAAAATGATTAATAACTCACTTCTTGAAGTTATATACTAAATATTATTAAACATCAAAATTGAACTAAAAACTTTATAGCTTTAATATAGTATGTTATATATTATCAATAATGTATAAATACATAATACTAATATATACATTTATAAATATACGTAAAGTACATACAAAAACATGTATGAAACATTTACCTATGTATCACGCTAGACAACAGTCGGTCGAGAATAAACAATCAACGGATACTAAGGCAGAAGCTTTACATAAATATTTATTACTCGCGGAAGAAAAAGAAAAATCTTTGTTCATGGCAAAGTTTGACTGGGAGAAAATAAGAAAAGAAGTAAAAAATGCGTACAAATCTAAGTGTACTAAAAAAGTTAACGGAGTCACACACTATAAATATAACTATTCTTACAAATATGTTCTGAGAGTAATGGTACAAGTGTCTAAGGGAACTAATATTGGAGAAAACAAGAAAAAAACACTTATGTCTTTAATTCAACAATTAACTACAAGTGATAGTATAGAAGAATACATAACGACTAGCGGATCTGAATACAGTTTCAGAATACCAGACATAGATTACGTAAAATATGAAAACCATAAATGTAATAACGTTACTATAAGTACAGTATCAATAGGTAATTTCTCTGTTACTAATTCGCGTAGTGCTGCTGAAGATATAACTATAAATTTTAAAGGTGTTTCTGTCCAACATCCGTATATGGATTCTGATAAGTTTCCTGACTGTATTACTAAGATAATAGAATCATGTAAAACATCTAACTCTTTTATAAGTACTATTAAAAAAACGTTAACAGGTAATTGCGAAGATACTAGTATGTCTTTGATGGCAGAAGTTGTAACACCACCTGATTCATATATTAGTATTATTGGAAATTTCTCAATACCCAAGGATGATATTAATACCCGTTTGTTTTATGAGTGTATGCTAGAAAATAATTCTGGTTGCACAAATTATATTTCATTAGCCGCAGATACTACAATACAAGCAACAAAAATTTTATCATCGTATATGCATAAAAAAGGTAGTAGACATAAAAGAGATTTAAACGATATACCTATAGACAGTGAAGATCTTGAATGTATGTATGAAATTTACGAACCTTATAACGAAGGAAACGAATACTCAGAATGTATTAGTAACAAAGAATCAGAAACTGTACACTCTCGAAAGAAAAGATCATCTGTATCTTCTATAAATACAGATATAGATGATGAAAGTAAAATGATGGCTACTTATCTAGGTGTAGATGGTCATGTAATACCAGAAGGAGTATCACACATACAGACGGGAATCTATGGAGGTATTGAGGATGATGGAATAATAGGTGACGGTCAGATCATTTCCAGATTATCATTAGAAGCTAGAAGAGTTTTCTCACCTTACATGCCTTCTGTACCTCTGGATACAGATCCTGGTAGTATTCGAGACGTCTTAAGAACTTCGACTTCAAACCTTCCATCTCCTAGTAAAAATCCTGTTATAGCTGGTGTATATAGCGTAGCTAACAATAAAGTAACTAGCGTATTGTCCGCTTTATCAGACGATAACAGACATAAAACAGTGATAGAAGGATATCTAACGGAAGGAGCTGGAATAACAAAACAATCAAAAGCGTTACACGGAGATGTCAAAACTAGCCATAGTTCCAAAAAGATTGTTTCTAGTGGAGTATTTGGTGCTATGAAAGAAAGAATTAGAGACTTTAGAGATAGAGGTGGTGAAGTATCACTTACTAAGTACAATCAAAAACATAGTAGCCTGATGTTTAATGTAGATACTAGTGCGAGTATAGTAAAGCCTAGACATAGCGTCACAAGTTCAATGCAGAGATTTCGTAATCGCATAGATAGTTTAAATCTAGAAACTATACGAGAAAGTGATTTCGATTCATTGAGAAGAACTAAAAGTGTAAATAATGTTAACGAATGCGGAAGATTCGGTAATACTGCTGCTTGTGCATTATTAGGACATGTACCTGATATAAGTGAAAATAGTAAGAACAATAACGGAAAACATACAGCTATTAATATTTTGATGGATAAATTAAGACATACTAAAACACAATCAAAAATACCAAAAATTCCTGTGAGTAGTAGTATATTAAACAAAGAGGGTATAAAACACACAATATCCCACGTAACCTTCTTAGATGAAGCTAATATGGATAATCATCAGATAAGTAGGCAGTATGAAAGACAAGCTTCATCTCGTAGTAAGGTCAGTTGGTTATCGAACGGTGATATAGATGATGATCTTGATAGTAGTATTTTATATAACAGACTTAGACATTCTGGTAGAATGCGCGGTAATCGTTTACTGTCAGAAAGCGGATATCAAGGAGACGTATCCAGATCTGATATAGGTGGTTCTATATATCAAGCATCGATTAAAAATATAGATGTTCAAAGCAAAAGAGTATACAGAGAGAAAATGGTAGAGACTGCTAAAAAGTTTGATAAGACAGCAGCTCTAACATCCGCTACACAGATGATGGTTCAAGGTATGATTAGTGCTAGAATTAGAAATGAAAATTTCAAAAACGTAGACTTTAACGAAGCTGAAGCTGTATTCGAAGCGGTCAGTGCTTCCTTTAGTAGTATAGGTAATGCTATGCTTTCTGCGGGAATTATAGCATCTCCTACCGTAGCTTTTGCTGGCATGGGATTATCTTTTATATCTGGACTACTCGATCTAGGAAAACATCTCTATGATTTGATTACTGGTAAACCGAAACCTGAAGATCCTTTAGTTAAAAAGTTTAATCAGTATAATGAACTAGTTTCTGATTCTACTAAAATGGGTGTAAGAACCTGTCTTATGCCAGGTTCTGATCTAGTTATTTATTTAGCTTATAGAAACAATTCATCATTTAAACCATCTTTAGAGAAACTTGATTTACATTTTATCGATGTACCTGAGAGTATAGTTTACTACCTCAATACTAGTAATATAATAATGGATTATTCATTGACTATAGCGTGTCCTATAGGATATTTAAGATCTCCAGATTTAGATGTGAATGCGTTTGTTACTTTAAAAGATATTACTGAGGAAGTTAGATTTTATCAAGTGACCAGGTTAGGAGCAATGCTTTCTAAGTCACCTATAGTAAGGTTTACTTGTGGAAGAGAAGTTACTCTAACTTTAAAACCTTTTGAAATACCTCTGTCTAATATGCAATTACTAAAAATGGCTACTCCAGGTGAACCTGAAGAATCCAAATCAATGCCTTCTAACGTTTGTGATATTTTTCCTCTCAAGAACTTTTATCTATTAGTAAAAGGATGTCCCTTTGATAATTCTAAAGTGTCTATAGCTTATACTACGTGTAGTGTATTATTGAGAATGTCCATTTGGGAAGAAGAAAATAAACGATGGTTACTAGAAAATCCATTTGATAATAAAAACAGGTATAAACAATTATTCACTTTTACTAAATTTAATTTTAACAATACTATCATAAAACCTAACGAGGTATCCGGTCATGCAAAGTTTTGCGCCAATAGACAATCGAACCATTGTCACTGGTTTGACGTTATGGTTCTGGATGATATTTCATCGTGTGAAAATCGTGTTAGAAAAATATATGTAGAAATATATTTATTTTCTGGGAGTAGAGGGTTTACAAGTTTTGTATTAACATGTCCTTCCGGATCTACTCCTGTTGCCGTAGGTAATAAAGATGGGATTATAGAATTACCATTCTCTGATCTGTTTACTGTAAAAATGTTTGCCTCGGTTAAGAAAACAAACATAGGAGTATTTTGTGTAAACGATTACGATACGAGATACAGATCGGATATGATAATACTAAAATTTGTAGAACCTAATTTTCCAAAGGATACGATACCTCTAGATACCTACGATGGACAAAATAGATTATTTAATGACTTAGTACATAATCACATGCCGTGGCGTTCTAGGACGTGCTCTAATATAGTAGGTAGTAAGTCGTGTATTAGTTTTCACGGAAGAATAGATATATGGAATCCTAACTATGTAATAGAGACAGAAATAGGGAGCGAGGTTATGATAACGGAAAAGTATGATCCTGATCTTGCTACTTTATCCAGTCTTAGTAAAGCCACTGATTATTTTCCTTACAAGTTACAACTTAAGTATTCATTATCGGGTTTAGGGAAAGTGTATGATAATGATGATAGGTTCTGGGCAGATGCAAAAAAGAAGTACAGAACTTTTAGTTCTATGCTTATTGTATTGGTACCTTGCAATATGCGACAGAATATCATAAAATATCATAGTCAGAGAATATCTGTATTACAGTACCAGCAAGCGCTTACTAATAAGTATGGAGATGGTAAAAAGTATATGTTTACCACGTTAAGCGGGAGCAAATGTAGTGCTGAGTTAGACTTGACCACTAAATTATTATCATTACAATGTGAGGAATTTTCTTTACCTAGATCTACTCTACCTCAATATGAAGGGATATGTTCTATCACTATATCATCTAAGGATCATTGCGGTGCTACTACAGATTCTGCAAAGTCTAGAGGATATTCTTCTTCACATGCTAACACTCTACGAAGATGTGATAAGTATAAATATCCTAGTATCAAAGTATTCATTCCAGATAACTATTGCGGATACGGTTCTCTGTACGGAACTTATTATCCTCCTCAGTACGAAGCATGCAAGGCATATATGCACATATACTACAGGGATACATGGATAGAAAAAGAAATATTAGATGAACCTCCTTATGCTTTTAATTTCAAATATAATACTAGCAGAAACGAATATATAGATAGCAACATATCAGGTAAGTTAAGAGATTTATATCGTGCCTACAAAGAATTGTACGAGTATACTGACGGAACTCTACCAAAGTCTATTAATAGACTAGCTGGTGCCTTGACCGATAAAGGAAGAGATATAGCAAATGTTAACATAGATAGTAATGTATTAGAAGTAGCGTATTTAGCAGATATGGAAAAAATGTCTCAATTAGAGGTAAGAATAAAAGAATTATCTAAAGAAGTATTGGTGAGCACGTTATCAGATAACGATCTGTACGAGATAATAATGAAAGAACAATACGGCATGTGTTGTCTTTTGGATTTTAAACTCAATACCAGTACTAAGGTGTATCCTAATTGTAATTATACATGCGGTACTATAGATGATTTTATATACGAAGAAGATACTGGTAACATAACAGAAACTACTGTACTTATTAACGGAACTCATATGGATTATGACATGTTTGCGATATCAGAAGCTAGTGTTGTAACCTGCTTAGATGATAACATAATACCTGTATCTATAGAATCCGCAAGATCCGAAGTAGAAAAAAATATATTATTGTATTCCATAGAACTTGGTTTGAGTTCACTAATGGAAGAATTAGATTATAATATTAGTAGTATAATGTTAAGTAATAACATTACATACATAGAATGATTTATAAAATAAATATGTAGTGTTTCTACAAAAAAATCATTAGTGTTTTTTTAGTAACAGACTTTTCTCATCTCTACTCTGTACTTATCGTTGTATATTATTTTGTTATTTATATCAGAACAGCTTTTAGACAATCTGTTCAGACGTTTTTCTTTATAATAGTGGTTTACGGTTGAGAAACCTTTTTGATTGTATAAATCTATATTTATTATCTCGTTTGTTTTTGCGTTGGATATAACCATAAAGCCTTTAGATAGATCTAGTTCTGATACATACATGCTAGGTATTCTTTTTTTTAGTCTATTTTTTTCAATGCCTAGAAATCTTCTTAGTCTTTTAAATATCGCCATAGTATAATAAATATTTATTGATATATATAATTTATCAATAAACACTTGCTTATCGATAAGATTTTTATTTTTTTCAGTTTTTTCAAGGAAATATTGTCTATAAAAATATAATTTTATTGCTTAAGTTAATAACAAAAGTGACTTATAACACCATTGTGTACTAACGTACATAAGTTATAAATCCACATAAATATATATACTATATAAATTTAGTATGGTTAATGTTTATTTACTTTAAAAGATTGTTTCCAAAAATCTTTTATACGTAGTCCTATAACTATATAGGACTTTGAATTTGTAGTTGGAATGAAAATATCAATATTTAGTCCATTATGTTCCTTTTTCTTAGTGTAGCAGTAATAACAACTCATATTGTTTTCATTAGCTTCTTGTATACATCTAAATATGAACTGGGGTGTTAGGTACTGATATTGTAGTTGTTTATAGTAAAAAGGTGTGTAGAGTAGTTCATTTAAGCTAAATTTGAATCTGTCCATAGTTAAACATTGACTCGTATCTATACAGCACATAGGCATATTATATACTTCTGAAAGTTTGACAAAACATCTGTTTCCTAATATACATTTCTCTTTTTCATTGATAACTATATTATCCATATCACTAAATGGATTCATAGAAATTAACTCTTCTAATCTTGATACGTTCATTATTACCTATTTAAAAATAGCAATAAATATCTTTATTCGGATATTTTATATTTAAAAAATATCTAGCATATGTGCGAAACAGATATCCTAATCTATGATATCTGATTATTTTATCAATTTTATGTATTATATATCTCTAATAAAAATTCATCTTCGTTATACACAATTTTATTAGAATACGTGACTAGGAAAATCATATCCTTCATTACAACAAAATTACCGCTAAATTTTATACATATTTTGCCTAATTGTAGTATAATTATATTTCCAAATTTAATAATGTAATGTATATTCATTAGTTTTCCTTCTGTGTCGTTATCTACATTAATTTCTAGAGTGATATTATCACTGATAAAAGACATATATATCGAATCACCTATTTTAAATATTTTAATCATAATGTTACTTATAAATTCATGTAATTTATTAAAAGATCCCAATAGACTATCGTATCTATTTATATAGAATCTATAGCTAGTCTTTGGATTAATATTAATTATTCTATATAACAGTTCTAATTCGTTACAGTTTATATCAGATTTGTCAAGAAGTTGTAATAACTGTAAATAAGTCTGACTGTAAGTTTTCTTAACTATATCTTTTAGTTGATCTTTAAACATCTTCATAGATATATTTCTATATCTAGGTTTTTCTATTATTCTAGTTTCTCTATCATCTTCTAAGCCAGGAATGAGTAGTTTCATATTCTTAGTATCTTCAGATAACAGTGTATATTTGTAATTTTTAAACATTTATATAATTATTTTATTTTTGTAACTAAGTTATACGTTTTTTCTAATACAGGGAGATGAAATATTCATACTATAAATGGAAGAAAGTGCTGGAACTCCATTTCACGATCCAAAATACTTTGTTAGTCCTTTCATTCTAAATACGGATGAAGGGAGATATTTGGTTCTAAAAGCTATAAAGCTATGCAACGTAAGAACTATAGATTGTATGAAACAAGAAACAAGCTGCGTACTGAAAGTAGATAAGCCACAATCACCTTGTCCTATTAGTTCTTCGGATTCAGCACCAAAATGTTATATGCAACAAACGTCGCCCCAGCAGCAACGTCAAGCACCGCAACTAAGATTTATTAATACTGGTGCGCTATCTAATCTGTTTGCTAATACAACAGATAAAGCCGCAAGAGTAATCAATCAGTGAAATATGACATCTTTTTCAATATCAATGATCGTGTGCCTACCTTGTTTTTTATCTCTAGGTATGACTTTAAACACAGGAACTTTTTCTACGATCATAAGAGATCTAATTAGATCGCCTAATAAATCGTCGTAAAACTTCCTTGTGATAACATGATATAAAAGTGCGTGACTAGTTAACGCGTTTATCGTTATGGGATGTATTTCATTTTCTGATCTCATAAGAGCGGTATTTGAAAAGTACGTATACATTGATTTATTACGTATAGCGTATTCAGAATTTGTTACCGCTTCAAAATCTTCATATTCGTCTAAAGCAGAATTTTTACTTATAAATTTCTTTAGTTCGACTTCATCTAAATAGAAATAACATTTTGTATAATTAAGTTTATATTTCTTGAAGTCAACTGTTATTTTTCTTTTATCTTTATCAAGTTTAGCGCGTACTTCTAATATACTTTCACTATCTAAAGGTATAGAATATCTATACCTCGTATATTCTAACAAGGTTCCTAGTCGTACGCTTAATTTCTCAAATTTAGCTTGAAGTTCCTCCAATCTATCAATTTGAGATAACATTTTAATCATATTAAGTAATTGTATACACGGATCCACTATATACATATTATCGATCATTATCTTCGGTATCATGTTCATGGTTTTTTCACGTATGTTGAATGTATCCATTACGTGGTTAGTTTCTTCATCGTGCATTACTACGTAATTCTTCAAAAAAGGAACTTTTAAAAGGACTATTCGTCTACCTGTTATGAACTTTATCAGAAAGGCTATATTAATCAAAAACGTTCTAGCGTTTGTTTGCAAGACATCAATATCTCCGTATTCTATTTTATTGTTTAAGAAGTGTAAAGAATAAGATCCGTAACATAAACAACTGTTGTTGTGTCTTCTAAGATATTCTTCCATTATCTTATAAACATGACCTACTAGATCTGATACCTTATGTCTACCTTTTACTTCTTTACTGGGTTCAACAACATTATAAGAATCTAAAATATCATCCGCTATTTTTTCCATAGATGAATATTCTAGTTTTATAGTAGAGTGATAGTATTCCGGTACTTTAGTTGTAAGGATACCTATCGTCTTTGTAAAACTAGATATTAGTATCTTCTGTAATTCCATAATAGCAAATAAGTTACCTAATCTTTTCGCATATTTCTGTTTTGAAAAATATTCATCTATTCTCTTTTTAAGTAAATCATCTGATAGTTCTAGATCCTTAAAAAATTTATTTTTATTTTTCTTTAACAAGAAAAAGAAAGTTTCTTTGTTAAAATTATTAATTTTTGAAATCTTGTCTACTTGATGTTTTAATACTTGATACTCCGTAGATGATGGATGTCTACCTAGATATTTATTAATAGTATAATATACTTGTCTACTTCTTTCCATCTCTAGATATAAAAGCACAAACTCTTTTACATAAGTTTAACAGACTTACGGGTCTGATAGACGATAGTTTACGTTTACTTTCTGGTAATTTTTGTATAATTATTATTTCTTTTATTACCTCTTCTGATAATGAATCTATGGAATTATGTATACCCAATCCTTGAATAAACGAATTTATTATATTTGTAATAAAATAATATATGTTTTCTTGTTCTACGTACGTTACCGAACCTACTAATATATAAAGCAATAAATAAGAATATATACAATAGTATAATAGCACCTCTTTTTCCAATAGAAAATCGATATTATATTTTGTTAAAAAGAATTTAGGTAAATCTTTATACTTTACAAACGCCTTTAGATCTAGTTTACCTATTTGCCAAGATAATACAGAAGTAGGTCCGTTATACTGATAATGATCTAGTATTTTTGAATAATTTAACGAAGGTATCCAGTTTCCAAAGTAGTTATCAGTAAATGATAAAAATCCGTGTCTAAGTAGTCTACCTAAATCTCCAATCTGATATATAAGTCTAGACGTGTTATCAATTATACAATTTGGTTTAATAGTATTAAAATAAAAGAAATGCAGGTTATTGTTATAAGAGTAACATAAATTTTCTACTTTTATAGATTGTAATATATTATATTTTAGTAACTGTGAAGTTATTTTAAATTTATAACTCTTGTCAGAAATAAATGAAATATTAGAATTGTATTCTTTCGTTGTAACTACTTCGCTTATTGGTATATTAAACGATCTAGGTAAATCTACGATTTTAAATTCTTCATGATAGTCTATATTATAGTTATTGTTTATTGAAGATCTGTATTTCTTAATTTCGTCTATAGCTACAGTTGTAGAAGTTTCACAAAGAGGATATTCGAATAGTAGTTTACGCATCATAACAGGATCTAGAAAATAAAAGGATATATAAAGACGTACCAACTCCGTGTTTTTATTGAACCAATCCGTTGTAAACGTATAATCGTTAAAAGGATTTATCCTATTTCGTATAATAGCTTCTACATCTAAAGCAATAAGGAAGTCTACAATATCATCGTATCCTCTAAGATAACACATTACCATCAGACATTCTGATAAAAATTCTGGTTTAAAACTCTTGATTTTAGGTTTGATATCGTTTGAATGTCTAACTATATGCATATACAGATTTTCGCTAAGTCTTTCTTCTGGTATATAGTCTACTACTGATGCCAATAATGTATAATTAGAATTATCTAATAGTAATTTTATTATAGAAGGAATAGAACTAGAATATCTATCTATATACTTACAAATTATCTTTAACGATTCATCTGTTAATCCATAATCTGAAATGATATCACGTTCTGAAAAAAAGATATTGTAGTATACTCCTAACTTTGCCTGGTCTATTAGGTAATGAGATACGTAATAACGCAATACTTCTATATTTTCACCTTTACATATTTTTTTTATTATTGTTTCTTTAACCTCATCAGAATCCAATATTTGTTCGTTAACCTCTAGTAATAAATAAAGAACGTCGTCATCATCGTGGGCATCATACAATGCATCTGTAAAAAAACATATATCTTCTTCTCTGATAGGAGTTATACCCTTATTGATAGGTAACACCTTATGCTTGTAATACATCTCTTTCAGTATTCGTATGGATAGAATTTTCTTTTTATAAACTAACTTCCTAAACCCTGGAAAGTTAACCATTTTCTCTACTAAATCATCTTCAGGAAGTTCTTGTATAATTTCTTTATCATAATCATCCGTATATCCCAAGATGTTTTTACATTTTTTATATACTTGATAGCTGTTAGAAACAGATACTTCATAATAATAATATCTTATAATTTCTTTGTACTTACTTAGATCATCGAATGTATAAATTACTGTAAATAAATCTTTTAACGATACATATTCTGGTTTGAATAAATATATTTTATCCACACAAAATTTAGCTATTGGTTTGTAGAACTTTTTAGATAACTTAGATGGATAGAAGCCAGATTTAACTAACATTACAACTTCTGTTATTGGGAGTTTTAAGAAAGCTTTCTGAAGTTGGGAATGCTTATAGTCGCAGGAAACATAATCGTTAGATTCGTATAATTCTATCAAATTAGTGATATCAAACATATTTATAGTAATATTATATTATTTATTGGTAAATAATTACAGCTATACACTGTTTAATTAAACTTCAACCTAGGAGGAGCGAAGTTTTTCCCACAGTCTTTACATACTACACGCACGGTAGGTTCTTCGTCGGATGATCTAGTCTGGAGTATCATAGGAATAGTATTAGTAGACTTACACGCTACGCATTTTATAGTAGACTTTTCTTTAAGTACATCAAAGTAGTTACTATAATCGTAATCGGGTACTTTTTCTATGTCATATTCTACTTTGGCATGAACACACTTTATACCGAATAAAAGATATCTAAGGGTTTCCTTTTCTATACCGTTAGTAGACCTAATAAGATTACACAGCTCTTTGTATTTTTCGTTAGTTGCGATAGATGGTTTGTTTCTATATGATAGCTTATATTTATTATCTTTAGAATACTCTATTCCTATATTATGGACAGTTTTAAACTTAGTTTCTTCTATATTAACTTTTGTATTGACAATATTTCTTAAATAATATATATTTGCGTTATCTATAGCCCATTTTAACAGTTTTTGAGCTTCTTGTTCTGAATCTATGTATTTTTTTATAATTTTCATCATATCCATTATATAATTATAATGTTACTATTTAATAACGTACAGATAAAGTGAATAATTAGTATAGTTATCGCGATGTCTGTAAGCGTTTATATAACAATGGCGTTCAAAATACCTTGGTGGTATATTACCACTATATTAATTCTAATTTCCGTTTCTGAAGGATACAAATCATGCGCGAGAAAGTCCGGTTTATACCATGACACCGGTATGCTTGTCCAGGATGATACCATCGACCGTAAATCATCAGCTACTTTTAGATATTTAAAAATTGCTGAAAAGAAAGAGCAATCCCGTCTTCTTAATTCGTTTAATTGGACAAAAATAAAGGAAGATGTTAGATCGGAGTTTAATAGATCTTGTAATCTAGGTAATGGTAAATATGCATATAATTATACCATTGTATTTGAGGCAATTATAGATAAAAATAGTAGTACAGAATATACAACACCAGAAATTCCTACTACGGCAGTAGTAGCTACTAACAGTTATTATACCGTTACGGATAATGGAACGTTTACCACTATAATCCCAACTACAGTTTCACAATCCGTAGAAACTACCTCCAGTCCTATAAACGATAGTTCTTCAGATTACGATGAAGCGATGAAATTCTTGACATCCGTACTAGACGTCAACGAAACAACTGTTGAAGCATTTATGTATTCAAACGATTCGTTAATTATGCTAGGAAATATCAATGCTACTACAAATAAATCTGAAGAAAATGACCCCAATATACTAAAGGGAAATACAAAAATATTCCAATACATTAACTGCAATAACGTAACTGCTAATAAAGTAGAGTTCTCTATACGTAATACTACGAATGGTACGAAAGTTAAAGTATCTCTATTAGGTATTAATACCAGAGACGGTAGTAATATAAATTCCGAAGAACTGATACAATGTATTTCCAAAAATATTGATAATAAGACAGTTTATACCCATCGAGTAGTTAGTGGATGCGAGGAATGTTCCATGAAATTTATGGCTAGTGTAACATCAGTTCCTGAAGATTTTAATAACACCATGAATGAAATAGGAATAGAGATGGATAATTCCACTGACAGTTTCTATTTATGTAATTTAGAAGAAGGAGACAACTGCATGGAATTTATAGATCTTAGTTCTATAGCTGTTGGTAAAACCGTAGAAGTATTAAAACATAGTAATCTAAACAATAACACTCATTCTAGACATAGAAGAAGTATTATCTTAGAAACTGAATCTTCTAGTATAGAAGAATTTGATTGTAGATACTTACACTATCCTGATGTAGATGAAATGACTAGGTGTAATGCAAAAATCAGAAGTAGGAGATCTGATAAAGAACCGAAAAAGGAGAAAAATCTAGGATTTGTAGATAATGCTAGAAAACATTTGGGAAATAAACCGATAATTCCTCCAAGAGCATCTCACCTTCAGGTAGGCATCCAACAGAAAATAGACTCTGGAGTTACAGGTGATGGAGCAATATACAGCGAAGTAAAGAAAAGAGCTAAAGATCTTGTATCTACTATAGCTCCTAGTTTACCTTCTACTAGAAAACCAGAAGATCTATATGCCACAGTAATAAAACCACCCAAACTACCACCAAAATTAAAATCTGATGTTTTCACAGAAGCGTTACGTGAAACAATAGGTCAGAAACAAAAATCAATATCAGACGTATTATACGCAGAATTAGAATTTAGTAGTCAGAGACCCCCTAAAAATAAGTACGTTCCATCAGTTTATTCTAGAATCGACTTTTCCAAAAGAACATCGGTTAGTAGTATGGATTCTGAACCCGATTTCGAGGATATTGACGAGGTTAAAAAACAACTACAAGCGCTGAGACTAGGTAACAGTAATCAGCCGCGAAGGCATAGTAGTACCAGTAGTAGCGATTTCGAATACCCACCTCCCCGTAGACCTAGTACTAGTAGTACCAGTAGCGATTTCGAATACCCACCTCCTCCAAAAGATCGTATACAAATGAAGAAAGGAACTACCGTTTTAGATCCAGCTGGTAACACTATAACAAAAAGATTAGAAAATACAGCTAGTGTACTCAAAGGTGTAAATATTATAAAACAACCGCCCTCTCCTTATTCACCTACTCTTGTCAAAGGTGTTGATACAGGAACTGTATTAACTACCCCACTTACTAGAAAAGGAGCTATTAGAAAGCGACCCGATAGTGGCAAGGCACAATTGGGTAGCGGTATACAATTTTCACCTGCCAAAACACCGCAACTAGACAATGAAATATACATGGAAGGACCTACAAATGGGAAACCCAATAACATGTTTCCTCCTAATAGACCGCTACCACCACCTCCTGTTCCACCACACGGTCCGCCTCCACTACCTCCTCGTGATAGGTCTAGAAGACCTTTACCCGCTATTCCAGAAGAATTAAATCCAAAAAGCGGTGCTATACCTAAGAACCTGCATAGAAGATGTAGAAGAAGTCTCGACGGTGTAGTATGCGGTATGTTACAAAGTAGGCCAAAACTAGAAAGTACCTATTCGCTAGCCGGATCGCCAGAATCATCGCCTTATTATCTAGCTGGAAAACCAGAAACTCCACTCTACGAAGAAATAGGAGGTATACCAAAAGAAAAAGTTAATGTTGTTGATAAGTCTACGATAACTCGCGGTACCGATTTATACGAAGATTCAAGATCTTCTGGTGGTTATAAAGGATCAATGAAAAAAATATCTTCATCGCTAGATAAATCTCTTATTTTTGGAGGTGCTATGTTAATGGCTGGACAACAAGCTGCCCAACATCAAGTTAGACAATCCGTCATACAAAGGAAAGATTCGATGTCTAATGAAGAAAAAGTATTTGAGGCAGTCACCATGAGTTTATCGACTTTAGGAACGACTCTAACATCAGCGGGTTTGGCGGGAGGTCCAAAGCTTATGATAGCTGGAATGGCTATTACTGCTATAACTGGAATTATAGACACGGTTAAAGATATCTTCTACTTGTTTTCGGGAATCGAAAGACCTAAAGATCCTTTAATTAAACTATTAGATACATATTCTGGACTTATAAACGACCGTGAAAAATCAGGCGTGAGGAAATGTATGGTTCCAGGAGATAGTATGATGATATACATGGCTTACCAGAATGACACAAAATCATTTAAACCCGAAAAGGAAAGTACAGAACTGTATTTTCTGGATACTATCGACTCTGAATTGCTTTACATGAATACATCCGATATTATACTGGATTATCAGCTAAGAGTTGCATGTCCTATAGGAGTCTTGAGGTCCCCAGATACAGACATTACAGCATATACGATCATGTACGATGATGGAGAAGTAAAAAAATATATATTTACTCGCTTAGGGGTATTACTATCTAGAACACCTGTAGTACGTTTAACGTGTGGAAGAGTTATTACATTAACTATTAGACCTTATGAAGTTCCCATGAGTAGCATGCAGTTGTTAAAAATGGCTACTCCTGGAGAACCCAAATCGACTAGATCTATTCCATCAGATGTATGTGATAAATATCCTCTAAAGAAGTTTTACTTGTTAGCAGATGGTTGTCCGTATGATACTTCTCAAACGATGATAGTACATACTACTTGTAGTATCTTGCTTAAAATGTCTACCTGGGACCCTTTTAGAAATAGATGGGTACTTAAAAATCCTTTCAGACAAGAAGGTGAATTTAAACAACTATTCACATTTTCTAAATACGATTTTAACGATACAATAATAGATCCAAATGGTGTTCCAGGACATTCAGATTTCTGCACTAACAAACAAAGTAGTCAATGCTATTGGACCGAATCTATGATGTTAGAAGATGTAACGTCGTGTCAAACTAGAGTTAGAAAGATATACGTAAAAATTGCTTTGTTCGGAGATAGAGGATTTGATAGTTTTGTACTTACATGTCCTAGCGGTTCTACTCCAGTATCTATAGATGGAAATGACAAAATAATTGAATTGCCTGTAGGTGATTATGGGACATCCAAATTATTCGCATCCACAGAAAAGAAAAGAATAGGAGTATTCTGTATGCATAATTACGATACTAGGTACAAGTCAGATATTATAGTTATATTATTCGAAAAAAATTTACATCCTAGGGGCGTGCATAAATCCAACTATAATGATAGGAACAAGTTATTTAATAGTCTATCAACTGCAATGCCTTTTAGATCTCGGTATTGTGATAACAGGAGACAAGAATGTTACTTTGGAGATATTGATTTCACTAATCCCGATGTAGAACTAGAAATACATCACAGTAGCCAAGAAATCATGCTAAAAGAAAGTTACGATATGGAAAGCATAGATCCTGATGTTATAAAGAAAAGTAAAACAAGATTTCCCACTTCAATAAAGGTAACATTTACAGTAAACAATTTAGGCAATGCGTATAGAAGACCTTCAAGATTTTGGGAAGATGCTATCCATAAGAAACGTACTTATAGTGCCATAATAATTAGCTTAGTACCCTGTACATCGAGAAATAGAGATATCAAATTTGGTAATATCGTGTCAACTATGGGGTATTTACAATCACAGACAGGAGATTATGGAGACGGTAAGCACTATTATTTCAAGAAAATAGGTTCCTCTGGAGGCAACTGTCATGCTGAATTAGACCTTAATTCCCACGATATAACTATAAGCTGTGATCCATTTAGTATTCCTAGAGGTGATGTAGTAAAGTATGAAGGATTATGCTTTGCGGTAGTAACATCAAAAGACCATTGTGCTACTGAAAAAGAATGGATGAAGAACCACGGATATTCTATTAAACATTCTAGTTATGCTAGAGCATGTAGAAAAAGAACCGTATTTTACTATACACCTACAGATTATTACTGTGGATATAATGGAGATATATATGATTACTTCCCAGATTATGACGCTTGCAAATCTTATATCCATATAGAATACAAGGATGTATGGATAGAATCTGAAGTACTACAGTCACCTCCTTATACCTTTGAGTTTACACACGATAGTAATAACGAATATGTTAGTAAGGAACTAAGTGATAGAATGAACGAACTATACGAAGAATACAGAAAGTTAATAGAATATACAGATGGAACGCTTCCTAAGTCCATTAACAGACTAGCAATGGCATTAACAAAAGAAGGTAGAGAAATTACAAGCGTGAACGTAGACGGTAATATTTTGGAACTGGCTTATCAGGCCGATAAAGAAAAGATCATGGAAATTCAAGATAAAATATCTGAAATAACTAATGAAATATTTATTCATACGCTAACCGATGAAGATTTGAAAGAGATTATGGAAGCCGCAGAAAATGATAGATGTTGTGTTATAGACGTTCACAACAATCGTACGGAGAAGTATTATCCAATAGATAAATATATCTGTGGGGAAGTCAGTGATTATGTATACACGGACGAAGAAGAAAGGAAGTACGTATTGATTAATGATACTTATATACCATATGAGTATCTAAATCAATCAGGAGCTGTAGTGACTACTTGTTATAACGTTAGTATTATACCACTAGATACAAAAGAATCAAGGAAAATGGTAGAAGATGCTATAATATATAACGCTTTATCGGATGCATTGAACGAGATATTTGATGAGATGGATACTAATATCAGTCTATCTCTAATAACCGACGAAACTGATTACATTGAGTCCTCTTCAAGCAACGTTCTAATAGTGTCTTTGGCACTAGTGGCTATAAGTTTAATAACAGTATTGTTAATAATAATCTGTGTCTACTTCTGGATTAAAAGATCAAAGAAATACAATATTCTTAAAACAGCTCATATGCAGGAACATATCGAACTAGACAATGAATCTTACTCTAGCTTTTCTGGATAAGTTACTATAGAATAAACCAATATCAGTATATATCCTTTACTAATAAGTTTAACTATAAAACATAGCTTTTAATAATAATTAATACCAAAACTAACCTGGTTCAATACATTTCATTTATATATAGGCACTAGTGACAATTTTTATTACTGAGTTAACAGTAGATTAAAAATGAACTAAAAAGACTTACGGATATTAAGTAATGTACTATTATTATAATCATATAGCTATTAATAATATGAAAAACATAATATTTATATCGGTTGTACTATTGTTTTCATTAGTTTATTCAGATTATGATGAATACGAAGACGAATATGAAAACACATGTTTAAGGAAACAGGCAAAATACCATAGTCTTTCTAAAACAATAAGTCCGAAAGAATTATCTGATCATAAAGCTTCTGCGACAATTAAATATCTTAGTTCTGTAAGAAAAAAAGAAGAACAACGATTCATAGACTGTTTTAATTGGACTAATATTCAACAAACTATAAAAAGTAGATTTGTAAAAGAGTGTGAATTATCAACAGATAAGGATCATAGTAGATTTCAGTATAATTATACATATGTATTAGATGTATCAATTTATGCTCCTAAAAAGCCTAAAAGAGGTGATAATACTAGCGCTAGAAGGAAAGTTACATCTTGTATAGTCGCTAGTGCACTATCGCTATCAAAAGAAGATGTTCAGTATCTCATATGTAAAACAGCCGGTAGTGAACTTACTTGTTCTTTACCTAGCGTATCTACTATTACCTACACAGGAACCAAATGTAGGAATATTACAGTAGATAAAGTCACTGTTGGAAATTATAGTGTTCTTACTGATAATAATAACGAAAATGCACATACTGATATATTCATTACTTTTGATGGTATTTCATCCAGTCCACCATACGAGTCTTCAGATATTTTTGAAGAATGTATAACAGAAATGATAAAAACGTGTGAAGACTATAACGATCAACATGATAAAGTAAAAGTAAAGAAAATACTAACTGGACATTGTAATGATTGTAGCATGGGTTTAATGGCTGAAGTTACTGAAGTACCTAAAGAGTTTAATATTTCGTTAAAAGAATGCGGAGGTATGGGATATAGCGATTTAGTTAATTTATTTTATCTTTGTGAAGTAACAGGTGGTGATAATTGTATAAATTATATACCACTTACAGATAAAATAAAAGATAGTTCGTTTAAAGTGCTAAGCGCGTATACAGGATCTGGTAGAAAGAAAAGAAAATCAAGGCCTAGAAGAAATATAGATGATTCGGATATTGATGAAATAAATATAGGTGATGACAACCTAGAATGTATGTATTTATACTATGATAACGATAATGACAATGATGATAGATACGATTACTGCATAAAAAACCCCAACAAGAATAAAAAGCATAAAAAAAGAAAGATTAGTAGAAAGCACCACGATATTAATAAGTTACCTAAACAGTCTTATAAAACCAGACCCAAAAGATCATTAGATGAACACAAGATGAAAAATTTAAAAGAATACTTTGGATTGGAAGGAGTAATACCTCCTAAGGCATCTTATATCCAAGTAGGTATAAGCAGTAGTGAAGGTAGTATATTAGGAGACGGTAATATAATATCCACATTAAAAGATTCAATGAGATCTAAGTTAGAAAAAATGATTACTTTGGTTCCTGTTGATACACCGCCAAAAAGCTTAATGTCTACAATAAGTAAAAGCATAAATTCTGATGGTGATTTTACATCAGGATTAATATCATCTATTAGCTACCAAAAACAACAATCTATTAAAGAAGCACTAACACAAAGTTTTACATCCATAGAAGAAGAATTAGATGACATAAAAAGACGTCTTGGCCATCTAGAATTAAGAGAAAAACAATTAGAGGATAAGTTAAAACAAAAGAATCTAAAAACCAGAAAAGTAGTAGAACACTATAAGGATAGTATAGATAAATATGGTAAATCCGGTGGTAGTAGAGTATCGTCGTCAGTAATACATAAAAATCCTGTTGTGGGGGTAAATGTAGGAAGTGTTATTACTAAACCCGGTAAAACAATTTCCTTTCCAGAGCAACCTATACATCCTAATAATCGTCACAGTAATTTACCGCTTTCATTACCTAGTAGTGTATATTATAATACAAATACTAGATCTGGTACATCCGCTAGTAGGAGATGTAAAAGAGGTTTAACGAGTGCAATGTGTGGACTACTAATGCTTACTCCTTTACCGCGCACTAGAAGGCCAGTACCCGCAGTACAAAGTGACAGTTCTTCATCAGATAGTTTACTAAGTGTTGCTCCAGTAGGTAATTTTGTATTAGATTCGTCTAGTAGCAGCCTTATTAGCTCCGTAGATCTTACATCTTATTGGTTATCTTCTAGCGATGCAGCTTCTGGAATTAATGTCGGTGCGGGTCCTAGCGGCCAAAGATTAAGTTTTAGAGATGATAGTTCATTTCGTGTAAGTAGCAGTAGCGTTACCAGTAGTAGCAGTATCATAAACAGAAGGAGAAGCAGTAGTAGTGGTATAAGTTCTGGAGGATATTCTAGTAGTGGTATAAGTTCTGGAGGATATTCTAGTAGTGGTAGTAATCATGTTAGTGACTATGGATCTAGAATGAACAGAATCTCAAGATCTTTTGATAAGACTTTAGCATTAGGCCTAGCGGCACAATTCATTACTCAGGGATTAATGGACAGAAACTTACGATCATTTATAGTACAAGACGATGATCGAGATGAAGCAGAAGTTGTATTTGATGTAGTTAGTACAGCTATCGGTACTATAGGAAGCATCGTAACAGCATCGGGCATTATAGCGTCTCCTCAGGTTGCTTTTGCAGGAATGGGTTTATCAGCGATATCTGGATTATTAGATGCTGGACGAGATATTTATTATATATTATCAGGAAAACAAAGACCTCAAGATCCTGTACTTAAGACTTTTAACGCTTATAGGGATTATGTTACCGATACTTCAAAATCAGGTGTCCGAAAATGCATGATGCCGGGTACTGAAACTATAGTTTACATGTCATATAGGAACGATTCTAGTGTTATACCTTCTTTAGAAAAACTGTCACTGTTTTTCGTTGATTCTATAGACAGCGTTCTTTACTACCTCAATACTAGCAATGTTATACTTGACTTTTCATTAACAGTAGCGTGCCCTATTGGTTATTTAAGGTCTCCTACACTGGATATTAACGCATATACCGTTCTTAAATTTACTAGCGAAGAAGGTGCTAGATTCTATACGTTTACTAGACTCGGTGCCATGCTTTCAAAGTTTCCTGTAGTGCGCTTAACTTGTGGAAAAGATATTACACTGACCCTGAAGCCTTTTGAAATAGCCTTAAACGAAATGCAGTTACTCAAAATGTCTACGCCTGGAGAACCCGAAGAAACAAAGAGTATTCCTAGTAACGTATGTGATATATTTCCTTTAAAAAGGTTTTATCTTACTGTAAGAGGATGCCCGTTTGATAATTCTATGGTATCTGTAGTTCATACTACTTGTAGTGTTCTCTTGAGAATGGCTACTTGGGAACCTTTATACCAGAGATGGGTACTTGAAAATCCTTTTGAACAAAATGGTAGATTACGGCAATTGTTTACGTTTCAGAAATACGATTTTAATGAAACTGTTATAAAACCTAATGAAATACCTGGACATTCTAAATTCTGTACCAATAGACACGCTACAGAATGTTATTGGACAGAATTAATGGTACTAGATGATACATCACCTTCCTGTGCTTCTAGAGCTAGAACTATATACTTAGAACTCTATACCTTTGGAAATGGGAGAGGTTTTACGAGTCTCGTGTTAACATGCCCCTCAGGATCCACTCCTGTAGCCGTGGGTGATAAAGAAGGTATTATAGAATTACCTTTGGCTGACTTTTATACGGTTAAAATGTTTGCTTCTAAAAACGAAAAGAAGATAGGCGTATTCTGTGTAGATAATTATAATAGTGATTTAAAATCAGACTTAATTAATATTAATTTCGTTTCACAAATACATCAGGAAGGAATTATATATTTAGACGAATACATAGGTAAAGAAAAAGTATTCGAAGATGTTTCAAAGTTGGGTAATATGCCATGGCGTTCAAGACGCTGCGTTACTTGGCAACATAAAAGGCAATGTGTTAGCTTCCATGGTAAAATAGATGTTTGGACGGAAGATTATAATTTAGAAACAGACGTAGGTCCTGAACTTATGATAACCGAGAAATACGAGCCTTCTACCATCACTTTACAAAATATAAATAAATCAGCTACTCTATTTCCTTACGAGTTGAAAGTAGAGTTTTATGTAGGAAATTTAGGAAACGCGTATAGTAAACCGGAAAGATTTTGGGATGATGCAACTAGAAGTTTTAGAACATATAGTTCTATAGTTTTAGCGTTAATACCGTGTACTATGAGAGCTAATATGCTTATGTATAATATCAGTGATTTTATTTCTGTAATGGCGTACCATCAGTCTATGACATACGATTATGGAGACGGAAGTAAATATACATTCTATAGAATAGCGGGTAGTGAATGTATAGCATATTTAGACCTCAAATCAAAAATGATCTCTGTAAGATGCGAACCATTTTCTATTCCTAGAACTATTAACGAGTACGAAGGTATGTGTTTTATTACGGTAACATCTAGAGATCATTGTGCTACTGAAGTTGATGATATAAAAAATAGCGGTTATACAAAAGAACAAGCTGATAAACCAAGGTATTGTGATATTTATATTAATCCAGCAGTATGGGAAGATGCAGGTCACTACTGTGGATACTTTAGTCAATTAAGACATATAGGATATAGACATCCTGATTACGAAGCTTGTAAGTCATATATTAATATTCATTATAAAGATGTATGGATAGAAAACGAAGTTCTATTGAAACCGCCTTACGCTTTCGAGTTTAAATATGATAAAAACAACGAATACGTAGATCCAAAGTTATCAGATTCTTTAAAAAGATTATATGATGAATATAAATCTATATCACAATATACTAATAGTTCGTTACCCGAATCTATAAACAGATTATCCAGTAGTCTTACATCAGAAGGTCGTAGTATTACGGATGTTTCTATAGACGGTGGTATATTAGAAACAGCGTTTGAGGCGAACGTAGAAAGGCTAATTGAGCTTGAAGAACAAATTACTGATACTGCTCATATGGTATTAGCAAATACTTTATCCGGTGATGATTTACAAGATATCTACTCAGATAAAGAAACGTGTTGTAAAATAGATTTCTCCGATAATACTGTAAGTAAGACTATGGAGGCAGGTAACTATTCGTGTGGTACGTTAGATGATTATCTTTATGATGATTTTGTAGAATATGATGATCCATCTGATGATGAAGATAGAGTATTGATATTAATAAACGGAACTCTAGAAGACTTTGATGTATTAAAACACATAAGTAAACCAGTAATAACATGTATAGATCCTATAGTTATACCTTTGGAAGACGATGATGTAAAGGAAGAAGTAGAAGAAACTATACTATTACAAGCTTTCAAAGAAGGAATTGAGGAAATTATGCATGAACTCGACTTAAATATTAGTAGTATATTGTTAAAAAATAACATTACTACTATTAATATAGAATAATATCAAAAATGAACTAAAAGGTTTTAAGTTATATAAGTTTGATTGTTTTATAATCATGCATAATGTATAAACTTATAATAATAACAACGTTAATAGCAGCAAGATGGATGAGTTCGTATTCAGAATTTTGCAAAAGAAAGACTCCTGTTTATCACGATACCGATAAAAAACCAGAATCAAAAGAAAAAATTGATTATGCTGCTGTAGCAGCTTTAAAATATCTTTCAAAAGCAGATTATGTACAAAAAGAGGTATTCATGAAATCTTTTGATTGGGATAAGATAAAGAAAAAAGTTAGAGACGTATTTCTAGGTAAATGTAGTGATAGTTCGTCTCATGGAATACTAAAATATAATTATAGTGTTACTCTTAACATTACCGTAGAAACAAAAGGTAATAAAAATGAAGATATTAAAACGATAGTAAAGAAATTAGCAAAAGAACTGTTATTACAAAATGATAAAACGATAAGAAGATATATTAATGATAGTAAAACCAACACAGACTATGAATTGCCTAAAGTAGAACACATTACGTATAAAGGAAGTTCCTGTAATGATATCACTGTAGATGAAGTTACTATAGGAGGGTTTAGTATAAATAACGTGCAATCACCTTCTGGATATATATCTACTATACCTGTAGACTTTAAAGGTGTATCTACACACTCACCTTACGGAGATTCTGACAAATTTCTTAAGTGTGTTATGGAAAAAATATCTGGATGTGCTAAATCTAAAGGAAATGTAAAAGTAGAAAAATCTATTATCAGCAACTGTGAAAAATGTACGATGGATTTAATAATAGATGTAACTGCTATACCTGAAGAATTTTATTCAACATTGCAAAAAAATGGAGCTAATGTAGATGATTTAACAGAATTATTTTACAGATGTATGGTTACTGGAAATAAACATTGCGGTGAGTACGTGCCTAATAATAAAAAATCAAAAGAAGATAAATTATCTACCTTATCAGCTTATATAAAGAAACGTCGTAATAGAGGTAGAAGAAGAAGAGATACTGAATCAAAAACTTCTTTCTCTAAAGAAGCTTTAATGTGTATGTATCGTAATTATGAAGATGATGATGATGATGATGATGATGACTTCTCACAGTGTAATGAACTTGAAAATAATATCATCACAGATAGAGTTAGAACTAAACGGGGTATTTCTGATGACGAAGATGATGACATTGTTGATTATCTTAAGAAAATATTAAATGTAGAAGAAGTTATACCTAAAGATGCTTCTTACTTACAAGTAGGTGCAACTTCAGAAAATAAAAGAGATAAAGTAATAGGAGATGCTGATATCTATAGAGATATTAGAAAAAGATCAAGAAATTTATTCCAAGGTTACATGCCTACAATTAAGGAAGAAACTGATTTGGATATGTTACATTATGAATTGGATAAAAAAGTAAAATTCAATTTAGAAAGAGATACTAAAAAGATAGTTTCTGGAAGTATAGAAGCTATATTAGAAAAGAAAACGGATTCGATAAAAAGTATTTTGAAAAAGAAAAGACCTGAGCCAGAATATCAAGGGATGTATAGTAGTTATACAGGATATGAGTCATCTAGTAGGTCTACAGTAGTGTTATCTGAAGGTGATTTCAAAAAAGATATATATAGATTAGACCATAGCCTACAAGGAAACCAGTATAGACATCCTGTTATGGAAGAAAGGCAAGGTCCTAGTGTAGCTAGAGCTCTAAAAGATTATGTGTCTAAAGGCGGTAAAGGTCTTAATGTATTAACGAGTAGGTCTCACGTATCTACAGGAACATTTAATGTAGATACATCTAGTACCTTATTAAGTCCGTCAAGAATTCCAGAATCAAGAGCAAATCAGGATGTTATGCATCATCCTCTAAGACGAACATACGGAGTCTTTAATATAAACGATCCTAAAAATTATGATGATACTATAGTACGTAAAAGATGTAGGAGAAGTTCACAGGGAGCAGTGTGCGGTATTCTGGGAAGAATAGCTTTAAGTAATTCTAATAACAATGCTAATGGTAATGGTAATAATGATAGAAATCGTCCGGCTAATATGCCTAACGAAAATATTTATTTATATCAAGCAGAAGTAAATAATCATTTTAGAGCTAGAGGTTTCCAACAAGGTAGATTGGAAAATCAAGATGAAATGGATTATGTTAATCCACTACAAGCTCAGGGTTTCTTTAGAAACAGAAATCCTGATCAACGTTATGCCGGTACAGTTCAAGCTCAGCAAGTGTACGGTATGCAACCATCTCAGAGACCACTATCTCCTCCTGTTATACCACCTCGACTACCACAACCACCGCCTCTACCTCGTTTACCCCGTCCAGTAGCGGCAGCTATGCATCAACAAAATCAAATTTACTTCCAGGTAGGAATACCTAGCATAGCTAGTCCTGACATAAGACTGTCCTCTACATCAAGTGCATCTAGTGCAGGTAGTAATGGCATTTATGGAATATTACAATTACCTATAGATAGATACCCTAATAATCCTGCAAACCGTCCTCTTCCTAGAATTCCTATAAGATCTTCTAGTACTGATAGTTCTGACCATATATATGATACTATAGGTTCTAGAAGTAGATCATATGCTGGATCTAGTAGTACTCATTATAATACAATAAGTAGTATTAGAAGCGGTGGTGGTGGCGGTGGTGGTGGTGGCGGTGGTGGTGGTAGTAGAAGATCTTCTACTTCATCTGTGTTTAGTAGCTCTAGTAGTTCTAGTAGTTATGAATCAAACATGCGTCGTATAGGTTCTTCGGTAGATAAAGCTATGGTATTTAGTTTAGCTTTACAAATGATGACCATGAACTCTATAAATAGACAATCCAGGTTAGAACGTATGGAAAGAGGATTTAGAGACACTACTGATGAGATACTTGAAGCAGTAAGTACGAGTTTAACTACTGTGGGTACATCTATGGCAACCGTAGGAATAGTTACTTCTCCTCATCTCGCCTTTGCAGGTATGGGGTTATCGTTAATAGCGGGGCTAATAGATGCAGGTAAAGATATTTATTATTTCTTTTCTGGTCTTTCTAGACCTTTGGATCCTGTTGTACAGAAATTCAGTATGTATAGAGATGTAGTATCTGATACATCTCATATGGGTGTTAGAAAATGTATGATGCCTGGTTCAGATATTACAGTATTTCTATCATATAGAAACGATAGTAGTTTTATGCCTAAAACCGAAAAGCTGGCTACCCATTTCATAGATACTATCGATAGTGTGTTATACTATCTCAACACTAGCGGTATTATAGTAGATTTCAGCTTAACAGTAGCGTGCCCTATTGGTTATTTAAGGTCTCCTACACTGGATATTACTTCTTATACTAAGCTTAAGTTTACTACTGAAGATAACGTAAAGTTTTACCAGTTTACTAGACTCGGTGCCATGCTTTCAAAGTTTAGTATAGTGGAATTAACTTGTGGAAAAGATTCTACACTGACTCTAAAACCTTTTGAAGTACCTATAAGCGAAATGGAATTATTAAAGATGTCTACACCTGGAGAACCCGAAGAAACAAAGAGTATTCCTAGTAACGTATGTGACATATTTCCCATGAAGAACTTTTATCTATCAGTGAAAGGCTGTCCGTACGACGGTTCTCAGGTGGCTATTACTAGAACTACTTGTAGTATATTACTGAGAATGGCTACATGGGACGATGTCAGAGATCGTTGGGTAGTGGAAAATCCTTTTGAAAGGAACAGCAAACATCGTCAGTTATTCACGTTCGAAAAATATGATTTTAACGATACTGTTATAAAACCTAATACTATTCCTGGACATGCAAAGTTTTGTGCTAACAGACAAATCAAAGAATGTTATTGGACTGACGTCATGATATTAGATGATATTACTGCATGTGCTAACAGAGCGAGAACATTGTACTTAGAACTAAATACTTTCGATAGTAATAGGGGATTTACGAGTTTTGTGTTAACTTGCCCCTCTGGATCTACTCCTGTTGCCGTGGGTGATAAAGATGGTATCATAGAATTACCGTTGGCTGACTTTTATACGGTTAAAATGTTTTCTTCTATTAAACCGCGTACCATAGGTGTATTCTGTGTTAATAATTATGATAAAAGATATAAATCTGATATGATAATGGTAAGCTTTGTAAATCCAAAATATGATAATGAGTCAGTATTGATAGATACCTACGAAGGTAAACATAGAATTTTTGAAGATCTAACCGGTAATCATAGAATGCCTTGGAGGTCAAGAACGTGTGTTACATGGAAGCAGGGTAGAACCTGTGTAGGTTATTACGGAAAAGTAGAAGTCTGGACACCTGATTTCCTATTACATATAGACGTAGGTAGTGAATTACTAGTTACAGAAAAGTATGATCCTAATACTGTAGATATTTCTAATATAGAAAAAGCTAATTTAAAATTTCCTTACGAATTAGATGTTGAATTCTCTGTAGGAAACTTAGGTATGGCGTACGATGACCCTGATAGATTTTGGTTGGATGCGGAGAAAAAATTTAGAACATATAGTAGTATCCTGTTAGTTCTATTACCGTGTACGTCACGAGCTAATATTCTTACTTATAAAGCAGAAGATATAATATCCGTATTGGGCTACATACAATCAATGACTAATGATTATGGAGACGGTAAGAAATATACTTTCAAACATATAGAAGGAGGTGAATGTACTGCAGAACTAGACTTAAAAACAAAATTAATAAGAATGAAATGTCCTGGTTTTACTATACCAAGAACTATAAGTAAGTACGAAGGTTTATGTTTTGTAACAATTACTTCTAGAGATCACTGTGCTATGCAGTCGGATGATTACAAGAAATACGGTTATCCTAAAACAACTGCTGATAAAGTTAGATACTGCGGTGCACATGCATGGCCTGATGAAACGGATCCCGGTCATTATTGTGGTTATATTAGTAATGTAAATCATGTTCCTTATACACATCCTAAATACGAAGCTTGTAGAGCTAATATACTAATACATTATAGAGATACGTGGATAGAATCTGAGGTATTAGATAAACCTCCTTACGTATTTGATTTTAAATATGACAAAAGTAAGAACGAGTACGTAGATAAGGAACTATCTGATAAACTAGAAAAACTATATGAAGATTATACAAGACTTATGGAATATAGAGACGGATCTTTGCCCAATGCTATAAATAGATTAGCTAGTGCGTTAACTAGCGATGGAAGAAGCATCGCTGATGTAGTAGTAGATAGTGAAATTCTAGAAATAGCGTACGAAGCAGATAAAGAAAAAATACTAGAACTGGAAGAATCCATAGTAAAAACAACTAAGGATGTTCTTACTAATACGTTATCAGATGAAGATGTAGAGGAAATATTCTATAAAGAAAGTGATGAAAAATGCTGTCTGCTAGATGTAGTAAATAATTCGTCTATTAAATTATATCCTGATGAAAATTATACGTGTGGTATATTGAAAGATTTCATGTATACAGATGATGAAAACACATGGTTATTAGTAAACGGAAGCTTTGTAGATTATGGACTAGTAGGTGTTACCGGTATACCTATATTAACTTGTTTCTATCCTACTATCGTACCTTTAACACAAAATGTGATCAAGGATGTAGAAAAGAATTTGTTGATACACGCTATAGAAGATGCTATACAAGATCTAATATATGATTTGGACGCTAGTATTAGTGTTTCGTTGATAAATAACAATATTACATCAATTTCATAACAGTAATTAATTAAATATAAATATATAGTAAAAATACTATCATTGAAATACTGTTGTTTACCATTGTGATATTAATATTATTTAAACATTTTATAAATATCAATTAATATAAGATAGTAATTTAGTATGGATTTTATAAGAAGGAAATATCTTATATACACGGTAGAGAATAATATTACTTTTTTTACACAAGAACTAGCTGATAAGATATCAAACTTTTGTCTTAATCATGTGGTAGCTATTAACTATATTATAAAAAAGTATCATAAAACTGTATTGACTAAAGATATTTTTAATAATACTAATTTTTATGTATTCTTACACTTCATAAGAGACTGTGAGACATATGATATAGTTCTTAAATCTTCTTTTGATGTGACTCTTTTATATCTAAACCAGTTAGTAAAAAACTATACATCTTTTACAGATTTTATTAATATTTATAAACAACAGTCTAATACACTTCTAGATGATGAACGTTTCTTATTTGTAACAAAGCTTTCACCTTATTTTCAAGATATTATAAGTGTTAACTTTAGTACAGAGTTAAATCCTTTATTTCACTTGAACGAACCTATTAAAGACTTAGAGATAATATATTCCAAACTTTTTAAGGAAACTAGGTTTATCAAAGTAGATAGAATAAGTGTGTTACGACTTCTAATATGGGTCTATTCATTAAAAACGGACACAGGAATGAAATTTGATGATAATGATAATCAAGATCTATATACTATATTACAGAAAACAGGACCTGTAGTTAGTAGTATAATGACAGAAACGTTTAAAGAATTTGTATTTCCAAAAAATAGTACCACGAGTTATTGGTTGTTTATGAAAGAAAGAATCTATAATGATGAAAAAGTATATACATCTGAACCCGCTATCACAATTTACGAAAAGGTACTAAGTTATATCTACTCAGAAATTAAACAAGCTCGCGTTAATAAGAATATGTTAAAAGTTGTGTATATGTTAGATAACGATAGTGAAATTAAGAAATTTATGTTAGAATTGATATATGGTATACCTGGAGATATCCTTTCTATTATAGACGAGAGAGATGAAACTTGGAAATCATATTTTGTTGATTTTTATCGTGATAACTTTATAGATGATAAAACGTTTACATCCGCTAATAGATTCTATGATGATTTGTTTAATGTTATTACAAAAATAGATCCAGAAAAGTTTGATATAAGAAGAGATATAGAATCTATATTTAGAACAGATGCTACTTTAGTAAAGAGATTCAATGATATGAAAATAAATTCTACGTATGTTTCGCAGATGATATATCAAACACAAAATGTAGATTTGTTAGCGTTAGAAAATAAAAAACTTTGTCAGATATACAATAAAGATACAGAGTATGCTATAAAAGAGTATAATACTTATTTATACTTAAATGAAGATAATCCAGTAGTTATTTATAAAGGAGAACTAAAAAAACTAGCTGATTTAGATCTTAGTTCACCTTCTGTTGTTTTTTCTTTATTCAGCAAAAGCCTTTTGAAATACTATCTTGATTCTAAATTAGCATCATTGGGATTAATAATAGACAACTATAATGATGATATAATCCTTAAAATCATAACGGCATCTAGTTGTTTAGAAAACTTTACTTCTTTTATAGTTTATGCGACCTGTAATGATAAATCTATACTTAAATCAGTTGTGCGTACGATTATAAATCATTTTAAAGTGGCTATTATTATATTATTTAAACAGTTTTTACAAGAAAACATATATTACGTTAATGAATATCTAGATAATACTAAACATTTATCTAAAAATGATAAAAAATTCATACTACAAATAATAAACGGTAATTATGACTAACGTTAACCCTGGTACGGCGGGTAATAATATTAACATAAGAGATATTATAGGAAACGCTCATGAACGTACCGATGATCAAAAGACATTTAATCGTATGAATTTACCTCCTATACTTAATAATACTTTTCTGTATCACGATTACTCTTACGGGTGGATACCTGAAACAGCATTATGGAACACTCAGTATGAAAAACTAGATATAAGAAACTATTATCCTATAACATTGGGTTTATTAAACAAGTTTGAATTTATGTTAGGTCTTCATCAAGGTCCACCTCCTCAATATACTCCTAAAATAAATATACAGTATTTGAATCAAATTCCTGCTGTTAATCTAAATGATTATTTTAAGAAATTCTCTAAATTACCTATTGATCAGTTCATAAGTTTCTTGTTACTTACTAGTATTCCGATATATAATATATTATTCTTCTTTAAAAATACAGCTTTTAATCCTAGAATCCATAGTCTTACAGGTAATTTCTATATCGATGATTCCAAGCATATAGAACTAGCTAAATATCTTATACGTGGCGGTGATTACAAACCTATCTTTGGTAAATTGGATCAACCAGGCCTATACGACGGAACTTTGTTTCCTACTAATATGGCCGTACTACAACTTCCTACTACTACATCACCGAACCCGTATCTATTGAATATTGAAACATTAGAAAACTTGTCTGTTATTATTTCTAATACAAAGCAGGATCCTGTATTGACTTTTTTGATATTCTACCTTCCAGGTTTATCAGTAACTACAAAAATTACACCCGGTGTAGAGTATCTAATGAATAAATTAGGATTAAAAAAAGAAAACGTGATATTAGTCTGATGAAAATACAGGCTTAGTACCGAAAAGCCTGCTGAAAAATATTGTACATTGTGTTTTATCCGTTAGCAGATTTACTACTTCAGACGCTATTCTTTTAAAATATATTTCATAGAATATTCTTTTGTCTTTAGGTAGAGAAAATTTACTATCGGCGATTACTTCATAGGATAATATATTACATAGCTTTTTTTGCCACGGTAAACTAATATCACATATGTAGATATAAAAGTATCTTTCTCCTATTTCTATCTTCTCTGTATTCTCTAGATTGTATCTTTTAACTAGTTCAAAATTTGAGTGAGTAGCTGATTTATAATTGTTGTGATGTTTCCTACTTAATAAGTATTTATCAAATTCCCTGTTATGAGCAAACTCGGTTACCATATCTGTTTCTAAACTTTGAAGAATTAATCTAGTTATATCTTTTCCTTTTCCTTCTAGTAACATTTTCATTAATAAGTCTTTATATTTTTGTATCATCTGTTTATGAAATAATGCTACGTCTCGACGTGTTTCACTAGTCCCTTTATTAATTCTTATAGTCTTATCACCTGGCTTATGATTTGCTAAATACTTTATAGTTGTGTATTTTTTCTTTGACTGTAAAATTAATTGTGTATAAACAGCTTCGAACTCTATTTTAAAGTTATCATATAATATTTTTGTATTAATTATATTTTCTAGGTGTTTTGCTATTTTTATGGTTTTATCTACATCTCTATTAGATATTTCTGTAAATATAGAATCTGTATCTCCGTAAACGTTTCGAAATCTAAACGTTTCATTCATCTGTTCTACTTTTAATTCTTTAGAAAACATGGTTTCTCCAGAAAATATATTTCTAGGAAAATCTGCTAGGATAAGCTTATCGTTTTCCCATACAGCACCATTCATTATAGAATCTAGATAGGTAATCATGTTTCTACCTATAGTAGTACACGTCTTTGCGGAAGAATAGGAATATAACGTACTGTTACTAAATCCCATTAAACCGTAAACAGAGTTTGCTATTATCTTATAGATATACTGCAAGGAATCGTACAAAGTGATTTCTATAGTTGTCGATGCTGTCTTTAAAAGGTTTTTATACTCTTTTCTTTTTCCTATGAACATCTCTAAAAGCTTAGGTATTATACCTTTCTCTCTTCTATCGTAAACTATAATCTCGCTATAATAATCGGATAGTCTAGATTCACACGAGATACAAACATAATCAGGATATGGGAACTTACTTTTGATTGATCTCATATTTATTTCTGCTTCCAGTTTATTAGTATTTAACACTATACACACTAGTTTCTCTGGTGATAGATTAGCATAGATGCATACATTTGGATACAGACTATTATAATCGAATATCATTACATTATTTTCGAAAGTTTTCTGAGAAGGAAGAAATACCTTTCCACCTATATACGGATATCTTACCTTTGTGATTTTTCTGGTATAAATTACTCGTTCTTCCAATAATAACTTCAGTAATGGTCCTTTAATAAGAGTACTGGCCCTATATTCTAATGCCAAGCTTTGCGGTAAAAGATAAGTAGAAGATGCGGCATTAATCTTACTGGGTACTCTGTAATAATCCCATATGTATTTACAGAGACACGCATCATGAATACAATACTTTTCCATATCTAACGCTATTTCCAGATTGTAGTTTTTGTACATATCTTTTAAGTCAACATCATCCTTTCCAAAACTTATATTATGTAATGACCCTACTTCATAATCTCTGTTATTAGATATAACTTTAATTATAAAACTATCTTGGTTTATATCTTTATATATTATTTTGCTTACGTCGTTATTTCCTATAGTGATATAATTACCGGTTTCTAAAACTCTAGAAAATATAGATAACTTATCGTTAGAATTATCTTTTACCGTAGCTTCCAATGTTAAAACTATGTCATCTATTTCTTTTATAGTAATGTTACAATTGAATATATTTTTAGATATACTATCTAGTTTGTAAGAATCTAATCGTTCTGTTTTTTGTATGAAAGCATACAAATCAAAAAATATGACACCATTATTATTGTTTATGTGATATGTTTTATTAGTGAATGTTCCACCGGTAACAAATCTTTCAAATATTTTAAGTTTAACTGTTTCTGTAGCATCAGGAAGTGAGAAATATATAAAAGATTTCTCTAGAATTTCTAGCCTTCCAGATATATACCTGATATCGAAATTATTTCCGTTAAACGTTATTACAAAGTCGAATCTATGTTCCAGAATTTTTTTCATTATAAGCAGCATCACAACTTCTGTACAGTAAGTTATCCTGTCTTTTGGAGAGAAATCTTTGTGATGTAATATACTAGGCTCTTTATCCGGTAATAGATCTGTATTGATTAAAGTAAATTTATATTCAGTAACCTTATCTATAATCCAACAACTGATATGTGAAATAGGGTTTACAAATACAGACGGAAACTTTTTATCAAATTGACATTCTATGTCAAACAGTAAATAAGTAAATTTAACTTCAAATATCGGTATTTCCTGAATGAATACTTTGCTAACATCATCACAATGATAACAATCTTTTTTTATAGGAGTTAGATGTTCTATATCTATTTTATAACACCCGTCTGGTGTTATATTATTAAGTAGATAAAACCAGGTTATATCTAAATATTCTTGTAGATATTGTTTTTCTCTATTTCTTTTTAGATCCTTTATAAGTACTAATTCTGAAGTATAATAATCTCGTTGTTCAACATATCTTATATCGGTATTTAGTTTTTCGTCTATATTAATGATTTTGAACTTTCCTAAATCTATACGTTCTTTAGGTTTATATTCTAGTTCTTTTGAAGCATCGTATACATAGTGATAGTAATAATTGAACCTTATAAATACAACATTCGATTCTCTGTTAATGGCTTTTAAGTAAATATATTTTATTTCTCCTTTGTTCTCAAACCAGTTTACACACCTTATATCCATTTTTTTAAATACGTTAAATTTCAGTTATGGATCCTAGATACTGGGGACGTAGCTTTTGGCTAGTTATATTTATTATAATTACTAAGTTTAAACACGATATAGAAACTTGCAAACGTCACTTGTATAATATATGCAAAGCATTACCGTGCTCTGAATGTAAGGAACACGCTCTACAGGCAATGCAGAAGAACAATATTATGTCAAGTAACGATATTAACTATATATATTTCTTTTTCATAAACCTTCATAACAACCTAGTATTTAATCCAGAAAGATGTATAGATGTAAAAAAAGTAAAAAAACTAGTTTAATAATATCTAGAATTATCGGATCTAACTTTAACAACGTAACCCGTTTTTGGTTTTACAGAAATACTCATATCGTCAGTAATAGTAAAACAAATAGATGTTATTTCTGAAGAACTATAGTCTGTGCTAGCAAGTTCTTTACTAAATGTATAATAAGTATTATCTACTGGAGTTATCACTCCTTTATCATATTTATATGTAAATAATGTTGTGTCCTTAACTACTACATAGAATGTAGATTCTTTTAGTTTTATGTATTTTTTTATAACTGATATGAAATATTTAATAGCTCTTTCTACTTCGCACTTAGTTCTTAAAGATTTTTTTGGAGGAACATTATAATAGAGTTTTACTCTTTCTGAATCTGATTCTAAAAGGATGTTTACTAACTCCATTTAGGTTAGTAAAAATGGTTATTAATAGTTTCATCAATATACCATACGTTTTGAAAGGTACAACATCGTTATTGATTAACTTTTCTAACTCATAACAAATATTCATTTCATTAACATACACATTCTTATAAAGTTTTGGTGATATACCAAATCCTTTTAAGCATCTATATAATAACATTTCTAAAAACGATCTGAAATTATAGCTAGTTTTTTGATATCTAATAATTATTAATGTAAAAATGTATTCGAAAATAACATTAGCTAGTATTATTTTTTTAATGAAGTTTATTCCATACAATCTTATTCTACTGTAGTCTAATAAATTGTATATATCTATATTATCTATATGTTCAAAATTATTATTAATATTTTCATCCTTACTTTTAAGATAATTTATGTTGTCGGCTTTTATATTCTTAACAGCCATCATAAATTTCGTGAAATCTACTTTACACGAATCATCTATAAGATACATAAGAGGACTCCATAACGAGTTTGTATTTAGAAACTTTATATCTATAATGCCTTTCTTAGCGGTAGAAAATAGGAAGCTCGCTAGAGTTAATAATCCTATGTCAGTATTCTCAAAAGTACTATTTTTAGAAATATAATCAAACATTTCATCACTATACATTACGTAATCTACAGGATGATAACGAAATTTTACTAATATAGAATATAACTTACCTAGGTCAAAACAATTAGAATGTTCTAAGCAAATTACTTGTTTCTTTAACATGTTTATAGCTTCTATCTTTACTATGTTTGATGACGATGATTCAAGTATGTATTTCCCTATAGCATAGTTATACTTAAAGTCATTCAATAGTACTTTCATAGTTTGCTTATTATCTAAATACTTGAATGATTCTTTTACAATGTATTTTCCTTTAGAATTTTTTTTATATGCAATAACAGGAAATACTTTTTGAGGGTACATGCTATTACAATAATATAGATGCCATCTAAACGCATTCACAAATAACTCGGACTTTTTTTGGTATATATCTATATAGCGGCATATAAATTTCGTTTCTTCTTCTGTTATGTTTAAAAACGAGTACTTGTCTATATATAGTGGTATATCTATCCATTCAAACAATGCATAAAAGTATATCCCAAATTCATTTATAAGTTTATTAGACGGTAACTGTGTTGAGATCCATTTATTCAAGCAAGGTGACATGTCGGGCAATCTATCCTTAATGATAGCAATTATTGATTCTATAAAATCATTTCTTGATTTTACTATTCCACTAACATAATCAATAATTGCATCGTCAGGATATTTTTTTATTAAATATATGATTTTATCAACATCAGTTACTTGATATAGAGATGAATGAATTGGTGATATAGAAAATTTTTCTTCCATATAGAGTATATTGTAAATGGATGTTTCTATTCTCTTGTATAGCTCTTTCACGTTTTCTATACTAGTGTTTTCAAAGACATATTTTATTTCATCGAGAGAAAATGGAGTACCTGGTATAATTAAAGCACTGTTAAGCAATGCTATTTCAACAGGTGTTTTTATTTTATTATCTATTATATTACTTATATCTGAAAGAGATACCATATTAGAGTTAATAAGTTTACTCACAATAGCAGCATCAAGTAATAGGTATTTTTTATGAAACAGTATTACATCAGTAAAACAGTCTGGCAAACGAGGTAGTCTCATAATCAGTTTTTTTAAGTCATTAAGTTGTACTATTTCGCTATCAAAAGCTAATATATTATTTAGATCCAGACTTTTAGCAAAGTTATAATATTTTTGGGGTAATTTTACAAATATATTATTAATTATTAATCGGCGTCCATGTTTCTCATGTAATAAGTCAAAGTTTAAACCTGAACGTATAAATTCGTGTATCGATTTTCTAACTTTCTTAGAATAGAGATACGTCATTTCAGTAGTAGACTAGATAACAAGTAGTGATTATATAATTCTAAATTTATATTTCCATTTCCGTATCTACGTGATTTCACGCTCAACATAAAATATCCATGGTTTCAAATAGTGATAGCTATATACCGTGCAAATGAAGAACATGATTAAAAAAAGTATTGTTACTATCATTTATTCTACAGTATTTTCTATTTTCACAGTAGAAATTGTTAAGTATTCTATTACCTTAGATAAATTAATTTTTTCGTTATCTTTAATATATTCTGATATAGAACTATAAAACTGGTCATTAAACTTTTTAGAATATTTATCTATTTGATTAGAAATCGACGATACCAAAAGACTGTGCTTCGTATAGATAAAATGGTCTATAACTATAGTTTCTATGTTCAATATTTTAGCAATATTTTCATCTTTTAGAATAACGTATATTTTTGAATCGTCGGGTTTAGTAGCTTTAATAAAATACTCGTATAATCGAGCACGGGATATAATATTATCTTTAACTTGAGGGCATTTAAATAGTCTATTTTTAAATACATCCAGAAGATCATCAGATATCATATAAAATGTATCTTTAATAGTATTTTTCATATCCATAGATATAGCTGAATTTTTAATAAGTTGGTTAATAATATCCTCTGTTTTATTTTGTTCTAGGTAATAAGTGTGACCTTTAAACTCAAACCTATCAGCATTTGTTCTCAATCTATTTGCTAGAACTTTAACATCTAGTACGTCTATATTAAGACTAGAGTTTTCATCTATTTTAGACAATATTTCTTTTTCTATATCTAGCAAAACTAGTTCATCATGTTTACCCCTTTTAAGTTTACCATTTTCAAAGTAATTATTTTCTACTAAGCTACATATTAAACTATTCAATACACCATCTTTATATCCTTTTAGACCGAACTTAGACACAAAGTTCTTATTTATGAGATCTAGAGGAATTCTGTTCTCAGGTTTTTTAGTTTGAGTCTTCTTTTTAGGAGAATTCTTTTTAGCAGCTAGTTCATCTATAGCTTCAGCTATTTTTGTAGTCAAGTATGACTTTAAAGCTTTAGCGCTAATACTATTAAGAACAAGTTGATCAAATTGCTCCATTTAATCTTAACACATTAACTTTAAATAAAGAAACGTAAAGACCACTATGCATACTACTAATATAATAAAAATTGTTAGCCATGATAATTTTTTACTTTCTTTTTTACCAGTTAGTACTGTCATAATTGTATTGATAAAATCTTCGAAATCAGAATCATTTGACTCTAAGAAAACACCGTATGTACCTGTAAATAGCTTTTCCATTTAGTTTACGTTAAATAATGATCGTTCATCATATCCATCTGTTTCTTTTATTTTGCAACCGCCTCTCCTGTTGCTATCATGTCTTTCTTCTAAGATTCCTGATACACCATCTGGTTCATATTCAAACTCTCCTGATTCATCTTCAATATCATCATCTCCGGAGGTTACTACACTAATCACTTCTCCATTAGTATCTATCAGTGTTTTCCTACAAACTTTTTCCATAATAAGCTTTTTTAGGTTAAAGCTTATTTTGCACATTACTGCATTTTCAAAAAATATAGAAGCAACTAGTACAGCTTTAACCATTTGTGGATCTTTCTTTGATAATTGTTCTACTTCGCTGGATAGTGTTTTTCTACCAGTTACTTCCTTATTGTTTCGCGTATATTCTATTATAGTAGATGACATTTTATTTTTATTAATGTATATATAACCATCTTTAAATGTTTTTTCATCCATAGTATTTTCCGGATCTAGATAACCCAAGTCACTATAAATACATTCCATTATCTGATGTAAAATAGGGCTAATTACACTCGGACGTATTTTAAGAAAGAAGGATTCCTCACGACTGAAGTTATCACTTCTAGTTTGATATATTTTTCCTTCTCCTTCTACCAAAATAAACGGAGATACAAGCTTTTCATTATATATAGGTTCTAATGTCACAGAAATATTACTGCATAAATTATGATGAGAAGGAGTTAGTTTCACTGATTTAACTATTTTAGTATCTTTAGTGCATAAAGCTTTAGCATATTTCACCGCATCCAGACATGTAAATCTAGATGCGTTATTATTAGATTTGCTTTGTGTTTTCACTTGTTTCTTACTCATATTCATTTTTTCTTCATACAAGTTATTTTTCATTTTATTTATATTTTAATTTTTTGATAAAAATTAGGTTATGATTATTTGTTGTCTACCTTTTGGTATATCTATAGCCTCTATACTAATTTTGTAAAGGTTTTTTCCTCTAAATTTATTAATTATGTATCTTACAAACTGAATTTCAGAAACAAACCTGTAAGGATATCTCTTGATTATAGAATCTTTTAAACAGTATAATACAATTCTGAATTTTTGATTACGATTATTATAACGATTGTCTGTAACGAAGTGATATTGTTCAAGGACTGAATATATCATTCTACAAGAACTAATATCAAACTCCATTCTGTGTATAATGTGTTTTCATGCATCCATTTAATTATTTTTTCAATGTTTTAAGTTTATTAATACGTTACTTGCTAAAAAAGCATTTCCTACACACAGCCATGTATTTATCTTTACCACCTATATCCATTACTTCTTTACTCTCTGTAATGCGTTTTGAAAACGAAGCTTCGCGATAGCATTTCACACAAATAGCTGTTAAACTGGAAACTGTCTCTGCTAATGGTAATAGCTTACACACGTTTCCAAATAATTCGCGTTTAAAATCACCATTAAGCGCGGCTATAATAACTATTTTACCTAAATTAGCCATAGATTCACTAAATTCTACTATATCTAGGAAGAATTGACCTTCGTCTATACCTATTACTTCAATTCCATCCTTTAATATCTTAGGTACCAATACAGATAGATTAGAAGATGCTATAGCTTCCATAAACAATCTATCGTGTGTACATACTTTATTTATATCATCTTCGTTATATCTATTATCTCCACAATGTTTAATAATAATACATTTAAAGTTAGATAGCATAAATCTTTTTATTCTTCTTACTAGTTCTGATGTTTTACCTGAAAACATAGGACCTGTAATAACATGGATACTTCCGGAAGCCATTTTTAGAATCTAGTTATTTTTCATTTTAGTTTTTCTTATATAAGCCGCATATAATATGATTATTCCAGGAATAAACATAACAGTAGAAAATATTTCCATAAAACGAAGTACTTTTCCTGCTGTAAAAGATGATCTTGATGCGGCGCTATAAACACCTGGTATTAACCTTAACACCAACGAGAATCCCGTTATTACCAATACCACTACTAGTATAGTAAGTCCTATCGTTATTAGCGTTTCTCTAGCTATTTCCATTTATATTGTAACATTAAAAGTTTTTGTAACGTATCTACGCCCGTCCAATATAGCTTTATTGCACGTACTTGGAGAAGAAGACTTGGTATTTTCTAGTTTAGGACAATCGAATGAAGAATATGTTATCGTATATGTATACTTCTTATGTCTTACGAGATTTACTTTCTTAAAAGTACCTTGCATGATAGTATCCTTTAGAAATTTGTCTTTTATTATAATAAGTATTCTTTTTAGTTTTTTATTATCAATATGTGTTATATATTCTATATTATTTGATGCGGTACATGTTATAGGAATATCATCCGGTAAATTGATAATGGATACAAACTGTTTAGGTACAAAAGGCATAAACACCGGAATAGACATAACACCTTGATCAAACTTCAAATATTCAAAATCATATATTATTTCACATAGAGTATTGCAGTGATTAACTGGAAGAGGCTTAATATTTCTTGTATGATTAGCTACGGGAGTAGTATGAAAATTTATTATACCATCTGATACAAGATAAAAACAACTAACGTAAGGATATATTCTATTAATAACTTTGTACATATCTTCTCTATCAGCTACGTAGGAAATTCCACAATACTTATCTTTATACCTACCTACATATATAACGAAAAAAACTTTATGTTCTGGATCAAAAGGATAAAATGATACCACACATACGGGCTGTAATTGTCTAGCTCCTATAATAGAGTGTCTGTTTATACTAACTTCATTAGAAGAATCTACAGAAATTAATAAGTTATCTCCTTGTATTCCATATTGGGATAATTGTCTACGTACAATTCCATCTATTATTTCTTGCGTGTTGCTCCTTATTAATTTTATCGACGCGTGATATTTAGGCGATTCACCATTTCCTACTAACCAACCAATAGGTAGAAAATAAACATCGTACACATGACCGTAACGACGGATGACTCTCAATAGATCTTGTAATATAAAACACTCGTGTGAAAATGAGTTAAGCATCAATAGAGATTTTGATATATCTAATAGGCTGTTTTCGGGTTTGTCAAACAAATTATTATTACAATAATATAGGTCCGGGAAATTAAAAGATATATTCATATAATAGAATTTTATTACTGCATCAGGATCTTCAAGTTCTGCTATAGGTTTTTTCACGTTAGAAGAAATTTGTTTTAAAAAGTTATCCATTATCAATTTATAATATCTTCTACTCTTGAGGTTATCTTATTAGCTAATATGTTTATAGTGTTAGCACACCATTTTTCCATTTTTTTATACTGTTCCATACCTTCTCCATCTACGTCTTTTATAGTAAAATCCATTTTTCCAACGTTAAACAATATAGATTTTAGCATTGTTACTTTCTTATCAGCTAAGAATTTGAAGTAAGTATATATTTTCCTTATTCCTTTGAATCCCTTTGGTGGGTTTAAACAACATATAGCCATAAATAAACACGTGAACATACCACATTCTGATTCCATTAACTGATTGACTTCTACGTTTATACAACCAGCTGTTACATTATAATTATCTATAAAGAAATTAAACAATGTATCGATATCAGCATTTTCATTTGCCAAACTAGATAAGTATGAATTTCTGTTAAGTCCTTCTGAATTACTATAAAAGAAGAAGTTTCTATAATGGTTAAATTCGTTAGGATTATTACCTCCAGAATCATAAAAACATATAAAGTCTCTATTCTTATCGTATATAGCACATTTCCAATGATGTAAATAACAGAATCCAAACATAATAAATCTTGAAGATCTGTTATCCCTTATCCTCTCCTTTAGTTTAAACACTTCTATATTTTTGTTAAATACGAATGCTTTTTCGTAAATAGCGTGTCTATTCATGAAATTAAAATTAAACTGACCTATATAAGCTACTTCCGTACCGTAACACATAGGGATAAGAAACTGATGGATGCTAGTATTTGTCATCCAGGCATCACGTTCTGGAGCTATTTTAATTTTAACAACTTTATCATTTTCTCCATAACGTATACCCATTCTGCTGACATCATCTCCTTTAATATCCATTACTGAAAAATCTATAGCTTTAGATACCTTCTCTTTAAGAACAGGCTTAAAAAAATATTTCATCGGAATAGTGGTAGGAATAGTCATTATATCTTCAAATCCGTTATTCTTACTCATTAATTCGTTTACTAATTCTGTTTTAACTTCGAGTTGTGACTTACTATTATCAGGCTTGGATAGCATTCCCCTTTCTACTAATTCCATTAGTATGGATATTGGAACGCATGATACTTTTCCTGCCGTTTCTGACTTATCAAATCTTTCTACTACATAACCATTACAGTTAGTTTTAAATTTTGATATATCTATAGATGAACATAATCCCACGGTTTGATAAATATGAGAAAGTAAATTAACGAATCCCAATTCTGGTATTTTATTGATAACGAGTTCTGTGTACTTGTCCATTTATTACTAACTAAATATATAACTTTAGTGTCATGACAACAAACGATCTGTTTTCTATTTATGCGTTTTCTAATATGTATGATATATTTCCTAGGAAGTATACTCAAAAAGAACTAGAAGAATATCACCGGAAAAATCCTTTATTTTTCTCGCATACTATATTTCCAGTTATAAAACATAGATGGTCCAAAGCTTATATATGCTTTCAGAAAAATGTATACATGTTAAATGTTGAGTTAGATATGTCAAAATCTTACGATAGAGTACCTATACAAAAGCTTATCAACATACATCCTATAAGTACCGATATAAAAAAAGAAATACACAAGATTTCTGATAAAACATTTATTACATTCGAATGTTATAGCTATCTAAAGTGTAAAGGATATAACAGTATTTACGATATAACTTTAGATGATAAAAGAGGTCTAATATCTGCTGGAAATAAATTATCTATCTTTTCTTCTACTAAACAGATGCCAGAAAAATCTTCAATAGGAATACTAAAAAATCCAAAACCATTCTCCGTCATTAAATTCAAGTCTCTAAGCTTAATTACACAATTACAGATTTTCGAATTACTTAGAAAGCGCAAACAAATTGTCGTTACTGGAAGTACAGGAATAGGAAAAACATCTCAGTTACCAAAGGTAATTATGTGGTATAACTACTTATTCGGAGGATGGGATAACTTAGATCGCGTAAGATTTGATTATTTTTCCAAACCAATAGTTTTATCGTTACCTAGGGTAGCTTTAGTTAAAAGTAACGGTGCTAATTTTTTACAATCATTAGGATTTTCGGATTTCGAAGGATCACCTGTAGAACTAAGGTACGGAGGAAAAACAGAACATAGTACACGACAACAAGACGGTATAGTATTATCTACGAACAAACTTACCAGCTATTCTTTATCCAATTATAATATCATCATAGTTGATGAAATCCACGAACATGATAGAATAGCAGACATTATTATATCCGTTCTAAGAAAAAACATCGATACCATACATTCTCTAGTATTAATGTCGGCTACCTTAGAAGACGATAGAGATAGATTACAAGAATTCTTACCAGATGTAGAATTTTACCATATAGAAGGTCCTGTGCTTTACTCCATCAAAGAAATATATGTCAAAAACAAATATTCATACGATTCCAAAGCGTATATAGAAGAAGAAAAAAAAAATATATCGAATACTCTTAACTGGTGTAAACCTAGAAATGGTATGTGTGGAATATTATTTTTAGCATCTGTTTCTCAGTGTGTAAGCTATAAAAAATATCTAGAAAAAAGTAATGCTGATATAGATTTTATAATAATACACGGTAAAATACCTGACATTACAGATATCCTTAACGATGTTCAGAAACCCGGTAGAGAACGTCCTTGTATCTTGGTGTCTACCCCTTACCTTGAATCTAGTATTACTATTCGTACGGCTACTCACGTATACGATACTGGTCGTGTATACGTTCCAAAACCCTTCGGAGGTGATCAACTATTTATATCCAAGTCTATGATGACACAAAGGAAAGGCCGTGTAGGTAGGGTAGCAAAAGGTATTTATGTATACTTTTATGACATGAGTCTTCTAAAACCTATTAAAAACATAGACCATGAATTTTTATACGAGTATATAGTATATGCTAGAAAATTTAAATTATCATTACCTAATGACCTATTGGTAATTCCTAGTGATAAAGATATGTTAAAAAAATCAGAAGATTATATTAAGTCTTTCAACATATCATTTGATAAGCTATTCGAAATTTATGTTAATCATTTCGTTAATATGGTGGAATATGTTAAAATTTATAATAAGGGTGGTAAGAAAGCCGAAAAACTGGATATGTTTGAAAGGAATGATATTTTGACCGGAGAAACTCTTAAGGACATAAAGAGTCTCCAGCTTTTAGTTAAAATCAATACAACTACCAGACGCAAAAAGATCTATTGTTACAAAGGAGAAATTTTATTCGGACCCTATATGAACACAGTTATAATGTTATCTAGTAAACAACTGTATAGGAATTACGTTTACATGTTAACCGAAAGAAGTTTTACTTTATATCGATAACTATCTGCTTGTTTAAAGAAGAATAGTCATCTTCTTCTGTTTTAGTATTTTTATTCGAAACTATAAGACAACGATTAGTTATTTCTTTTAATCCAACAAAAAATTTATATACTTTTTCTGGAAATATAGTAAAGGTAAAAATATAAAAAGTGTTTGATATTCCAAGTTTAACACAAGTAAGATAATATATTAATCCTAAACTTTTTAACTTCCACATGTAATTGGTAATAACTTTTTCACTTAATTTACGTCCTTTGATTAATCCACATACAAACATTGATTTGGTACGTATATCATATCTAGTATTCTTTCCAAAAAGTATTTTATTTTTACTATAATATTTCATGTCTAATTCTATAGCATCTTTATGATCTACTAATTCTTTTATATCTCGTTCGGTAACAAAGTATGCTAAAAGTATATATTGGTATAATACTGCAGGTTTAGAACTATTATATCGTATAAATGTATCTGAATTTATTAATTCATTAAGATCATCGTTATCAAAACAGTGTTTATAACACATACCTGTTGAAGTCTTAAGTCTTGAAAATAGATTTGTCTTTTCATATTTTGATTTCATAACGTGGTAAAAAGTTGCATAATCAAAAAAACTATTGTCCGTATAATCAATAACTATATTATTAGTCGTCGGTGTCTTTCTGTACAGAACATATTTACTCTTTTTGATTCCAGCTTTAGAATATTTATTATTTTCTTTGTTAGAATGATGAATATTTGGATCTGTTTCTGGTGTAAAATTAACATCTCCTACAACTAATATACCATGATTTTGTTTATCAGTTATATTATATAACAGCTTCGTAAAGCTAGGATATATAATCATAAACTTATGTTCTAGTATACTATTATGCATATTTTTCTTTAAATCGTCTAACAATACAGTACTTTTTGTATTCATGGTATGTATATATTCAAATATATCATTCTTCAACCAAGGAAAATTGATATATAGGTTCATAATATAATCCTCTCCGAGATCTAGTTCTATTCTATTTATGTTAAAATCCATATCCTTTATGTTATACAAAAGATATTCGTATTGATCTTCGTTAGCAAATGAAATACATACATATAATTTATCGCTTATCGTTTCATAATCTACAAGATTATAGTTTTCTACTAAACAGATAATAGCTAGTAAATTATTTATTGTATTATCTACTTGGATAAGAAGAGTATAAAACGGGCATGGCATCATAATAATTTTTTTTCTAGCATCCTGAATCTGAGGATCCAGAGGTATTATAATAGGATACTTTGGTATAGTACCGAATGTATTTGTTAATAACGTTAGTATGTTATTAGTTAGTTTTTTGACAAAAATAACTATATTCTTACCGGATAGAAACTTCATTCTGTTACTCAACATATTACGTATTTCGGGTAACCTTTCTAACATAGTGATACGACCTCCGTTATACAGATCCCCTCCGTATAGATACGCTAATACATCCATACAATGATACATTTCCGTACGGTAATAATATTCATTTTCCAGTTCGGTAATATAATTTTCTAATACAACTCTAGAAAAATCTGTTTTTAGTATGCCCTTCTTATCAAAAAACCAGCTTATAGCTGTTCTAATAGCATCTTCGTAATGACGCTTTTGTAAAGCAACACACCAGAAACTCATATACGTACGTGAAGTACTAGCATTAGCGTTAAAATACTTATTATCGAAGGATATGAGTATATGTTCTAGCAAATGCGCTATACCTAAAATATCATCGTTTATATCTTTTTCAAAACCAAAATCTGAAATACCTATATAGATATCTTTTTTCATAGAATGATTAACAAATATACGTATACCATTATTTAGTTGAATCATTTAAGTACAGGTAAAATAAGACGTAATTTTCTTTCATTCATTCGAGTTTTGTATATACGTAGCGTTATAATGATACGTTATCATCTAATACTTGTTATAGGTTTATGTTTAATATATTCTGCAATAGGACATGATAAATTATCTTCTGTAAAAGATTTAATACTTTCTATGATAGGTGAGAGTGAAGAAGAAATGTTGTATGATGGTCATTATGATACTATAGTAGAAGTTCCTGAAAACTATAAGAACAAACCATCTATAGATTTACACGGTATATACGGAAGTGGTAAATACATGAATACTGTGTATTTTGACACGCGTGATATATATTTTGTTAACAGAATACTAAACGTTAGTATTTGTGTATATCTTAATGCACAACATGAAGAAATAATTTTAAAAGTTATTTGTAACTGCAGTAACAATAAAATATGTGGAACTAGAGATTATCATATACTGCCTAATGATAAATGGTATTGTATCTTACTTACTAAAAACATGTCTAAACAAGCTATCCATAATAAAAATTGCAATTATACGGTAATAGCTTCAGATAACATTATTAACAGAGACAGACATGTTTTTCTAGAATACTATGTGAATGAACCAGAAATTGAAGATGATAGACACTATTTAGTTACTGCTAATAATGACAAATATAGAGATATGTCTGTTGCTGAATTAATAAAGAAGCTTTTAGGTGTTAGTGATATAGAAGAAGAGCTCTATTCTGATGATAATGTAGATTATTCATTCGATATAAAAAAAAGAAGTATTCAAGATTCTAATTACTGTAAAATATATAGAAAATATATAAATTTTAGGGATATAGGCCTTAAATGGATATTACACCCCCCAGGTATAGATTATGGATATTGTGTGGGTGAATGCACGTCGTTTGCATATACTGATAGTTTCTTATATAGTTTACTAGCATTCCATTATATAGATGGTATAGAATTAAAACAGTGTTGTAGTATTCAAGACATGGATGATTTGATAGTACATTATAGAGTAGGAAGAACACCTAAAACCTCTGTTCTTTATAAGGTTTCTGTAAAAAGCTGTAAATGTGTTTAAAAATAAATCAAGTATTATTAAATATACTATTTACTCAGTAGTAAAGTAGGTAATAATTTCCTAACATCATCAAAATTATCTAGATGATAAGTATAGTTAGTACCTTTAAAATTCAAAACCGCAGTTTTACTATCTGGTTTATAAGTTAATCTCATAGGACCTGTTAGATATTTGTCCTTATTAGTAAATAAAGATGATACAAATACATGTTCGTTATCACTCCATGGAATTTTCTTAATAGGATTTATCCCAATTTCCATTTTATTAGTTCGTTTAAAACTAAAAAAATAACATAATAACAAGAATAGTAAAAAGAATATAACTAAAAATAATGTCATTTAGAACTCTGATATCTTATAATCTATTAAAGTATTTAGTCAGTGGTGATGAAGAATATATGGAAAAATTTATATCGTTATGTAATTCGTTCAACGTAGACAGAGTAAAAGTACTAACTAAGTACTATACTTCTAAAAATACAAAGCTTATAAGTAAAGCATTAAACTGTAATACGTATTTAAAAGAAATAGAATTATCTTATCCTGACAACATACTTAAGGAACTTGTAACTATAAAATTAAGTAAATTCACTAAAACAATTAAACGCAGTTACAAACTTCCTAACGAAGGTATAGGCATAATAGTTATTAGTGGAAATGAAATAAAATACAACGCCGATAATAGTACAGTTTCTTATTGCAAACTCAAGTATATTCCATCTATATATAGATATACAGAATACCCAGATGATATTAAAACAGAAGATATACCAAAAGAATCTATCGTTCTAATTTTTGGCAAAGATTACTTAGACTACTTTACTTACATGCTAGCTAAAAAAGTGTTATCTAATAAGGACATAAAAATAAAAGTAACAGAACAATGTATTGATCATCTTTTGAAGGAATCCAATACTGATATGTTGGATACGGTGTTTAGTAATAAAACTAATAATATCATATCCAACACTCTAAACGATATTTACTTATCCTTAAGAAGTATATTGTAAGGTATTGTCTCTAATTCATTAAGTAATTTATCGAAATCTATAGCATCTTGTGATATTTGTCCTATCACTATGTATTTCTTAAATGGAATATACGCCATTTGCTTACTAGCATCATCATACCTAAATACTAGAACATATTCGTTTCCTAGTTTTTCTCCAATAGAATTTAATAATTCGTAGGACTTATCCATACCAAGTATCTCTACAACCTTTGATTTATCAAAGAATGTAGCGATGTTTATTCTAATAATCTCATATTTACTAGCTATCTTTTGATTCGAAAGTATTTCGTTTGAAAATTTGCATAAAGGACAATTTGGTTTACCGAACAATATAATAGTTCCTTTCATTTAATGCGATCAAAAATAATATAACCACATAGTGTTTTATTTGTAATTAAGTTAGTTTTATAGTTTTACTCATAATGTAAAAATAAGGTACAAATTATACTTTATTATGTAATTTATACTTATACTTTTATTACTAATATGTTTTTCATCGCTATTATACAGCCGTATCATACAGCAACCAATATACGCTATCATCGAGTAGATAATAGGAATGTTTCTTTATTTGAACCCGCTTGTGAAACCATAACTACATAGGTAGATATTAAGAAATTAGAATCTGTTAATGGCACTGATGGTAGTAAAGTAGAATTTTTGATCAAAGGAGATGAATATATCCAATATATGAAAACAGTTAGCTATACAGGCTTCCCTAATTCTACATCTCCTTGTAAGGGTATTGATGAGTCAAGATGGGAATCTTACTGTTCTATAGTTACAGAACCCAAAAAATCATGTATCTTGGTGAAAGTAATGCAGTACTATCTAAACATGTATTAGCTCCTGTAGATTGTGTGTATATGATTAAAAGAAAATGAATAAACTAGTTTTTCTTTATAATAAAAAATGTAAAAAACAATACTATTCTGAACGAAAGTATTATAATATGGAGTTTGTATATAATACCGTTAAAGATATAGATGAGAACTTTTGTTTCATCAACTATGCTAACATAGAAGTAATCATGTTAAAATACAACGGATATATAAATGCTACTAAAATATGTACTCTAGGAAATAAGAACTTTAGGCATTGGTGTAAACTAGAACCATCTAAAAAACTCATAAAAACATTGAATTATAAAAACGGTATCTATAATAAAACCGTTTTAGAAATTGGATTAATATCAAATAGTGCCTATAAATACGATCTTGTAGGAACATATGTTCATATCGATCTCGTACCTCATATTATCTGTTGGGTTTTTCCTAGCATTGCGCTTAACTTTTCCAAGATACTGAACTCCTATCTTTCTAACTCCTTTTGTATGAGGCTTAGAAAAGATTCTGAAGGTATAAGTAAAATACTATACGATATTCATGATAATGAGATATTAAATTTAAAGAAGAATAGCAAAAAATTGGAAGAAAAGTACGAAAAAAGCAATAGTTTAATAAAACAAAAACTAAGTGATTTAGAAGTTGCCATTAAAGGTTTATCCATAAAATAAGATATGGTAGATACTTCAATATTTGCAGCTATATTATCTTCTTTTATAGCAACTATCATAAATAATGTTGGTTTACCATTAACAGCTATATTTATCATCACTATGTCTATTATTCATATTCGATTAGCAGTTAATATAATGTTCCTCTATATATTATCATGGATAATAGATATTAATATATTAGTAATAATATTTTTAGGAGTTATATTTATGCGAAAAACAGGTAAATACCTAAATAACTATATTAGATCACGTAAGTCACACAAGACCGTTACCTATACGTTTTTCTTATTAGATAAGAAAAAAATAGTTAGATGAGAAAATTGATAAGTTATATATAAATAACATTAAAACAATGTATATTAATATATTTGACGTTTTATCTAGGGATGGTAGAATATCCATGTTAGATGATGAAACAATATCTATTGTTGTAGATAAAGATAACTACTATTCTTTAATTAAGTCACTTTACGATAGAAGAATGTTAGATAAAGAATTAACAGAAAGATATGAAAATAATATAGATGAATTATATAAATACTTTTTTGATATTAGTGAAAGCTCAAAATACCATAGTATTCCTGAAATAATATTAAAATCATACAAAACAGAAAGTGATATAAATATGAAGTTAAAAGAAATAAAAAATTTAGAACCCAATGAACAACATACATACGTATATAACTTGGTCAATGAATTTAGAAATACTGGTAGTTACTACATGTATAGATTATTGATAAAATAAATAATAATTCACTTACTACTAATAAGATAGATATTATGTTTAAAGAGGCTATCTTATTCAGAAGAAATATCTAAATCAATATACTATGTAAAGCTATATAATGTGTTTATTAGTACCTGTAATATAAAATCCTATAGGCGGTAATCAAGAAGATGGCTATGATATTAATGATGAAACTAAATCTCTAGACTTAGAAAAATATCTACCGACAAACGTTAAAGTAAATTCTGATGGTGTGCGAGAATGCTGTCCTGTAACGCATGACTATTATACCTACGTTAATATTACTATAATGCCAGAAGATGTAAATACTACTAGTTTAATATGCGTAGGATGTGGTAGAAAATCTTTATCAGCAATAATATTTTAGGCTGGCCTCGAGGGTAAACCCCATTAGCGAAATAGAATCTATAACTCATAAAAGCCCTGTAACAATTACGCTACAAGAATCTAGATTTTTTTATGAGAACTATTAGTAGACATAAATATAATGATAAGGAATTTATGTGTTTACTAGTAGAATCGAACACTACAATTTACCGTCAACTGTTACTGAGACATAACCTATTACTTAATTAGTTAGTAAGTTCCTATACAAATAATAATGGCATGCTGTACATGTATCTGTAATTTTAGCTAACCCTTATTGTATAAACAGTAAATTAGATACATATAAAGTTGTTTTTAGTACTCATGCTCCTAATATAGAACATAGTAGTAAACGAAGCACAAATGAATTATTGTCTTTAGGTAATACTAGCGAAGGAATATACTTGTCTTGTGAAGGTAGTTCTACATGGGTAGCTAAAAAACTACAGTTATTGATCGTCGAGGCAATAAACTAGAACTATTGGAACAAATAGTACATAACAAACAAGTTTACCAACAGTACCTATTAGAAACCAAGTGTAAGGAATATCCTGCAGTTAGTGGATGTCTAGGAATAGATGCACGATTTTGGTAATATTATTATTCTACTTCGTATTCATTTGTTAACTCTATAGTTCTTAAAATGGAATGCCTTATTGGTAATATATAAGAATAGGTACTTCGTGCGTATGTGTAATATAACTTAAATCTAAAAATAATGTTACTTTAATATGAATATACTTTATTCGTGATATCACAAAATGGAACTGGATATTTTAATAGAAATATTGTTACTACATTACGATAATCTTATCATGGAATCAAGAATTAACAATTTAAGAAACTATAATCGTTATTTAGAACAACGAATTAACGAATTAAAAGTATTAATTTCCTATAAATTAAAATAATATAAATTGTTATTAAAAATGGATGCGACCAAAATTAACTATTGGGTAAAACTACAACAAGAGAAAAACAGACGTATAGCTTTAGTCACATCTGGAGGGACTAGAGTATCTTTGGAAAAAAAACCAGTCAGATTTTTGGAGAATTTTAGTACAGGTATGAGAGGAGCTGTTTCTGTTGAAAAGCTAATAGAAAATGGTTATTCGGTGTGTTTCTTATACCGGGAATCTTCTATTTTTCCTTGGTCAAGATTATTACCTTCAGGAAATATGTTATTAAATTCACTAAAGGTAGAACAAAATACCGTTTACTTTAACGATAATCTAAATAAACAACTTGTATCTGCTTTAAAAAAATATAATGAAGCTATAGAACAAAATAAGTTACTCGTTATTAGTTATACTTGTATATATCAGTATCTAAACTTATTAGAAACTGTTTCTAAATCTTTATCTATCCTCGGTAGTCATGCCATCGTATATCTTGCAGCTGCTGTTTCTGATTTCTATATTCCAGAAGATGAAATGTCTGAACATAAAATAGATTCATCTACAGATATTACTTTAGAACTAAAAACAGTACCTAAAATGTTATTTCATTTAGTAGATGAATGGTGTCCAAATGCTTTTGTAGTATCATTCAAATTAGAAACCGATAAAAATATGTTAGTAACTAAAGCTAGACAAGCTCTACATAAATATAAACACCATGTTGTGATAGCTAATTCTTTAGATAATAGAAGGACTAATGTATTACTAATTACTAATCATTCTGAATTAAATTTAGTACTTAGTAATAAGGATAGCAAAGAAGGACTAGTAATAGAAGATAAGATAATCAAGTATATAAAAGAAATGCATGATGAATATATAAGTAAAAAGTAGTTAAAATCATAGTAATTTAAGCGTTTGATAAACACAGGGTATATAAAAAACATAATTATTATTCGTATAAATAGTGTATAACATTAATACACGTGTTTAGTAGAAAAATATAATAATGCAGATATTTGTAAAGACGTTGACAGGCAAGACGATAACTTTGGAAGTAGAACCTAATGATACGATTGAAAATGTAAAAGCAAAGATTCAAGATAAGGAAGGAATACCTCCAGATCAACAAAGACTAATCTTTGCTGGAAAACAACTAGAAGACGGTAGAATTCTATCTGATTATAATATACAGAAAGAATCTACTCTGCACTTAGTTCTGCGTTTGAGAGGAGGTAGGTGATAAATGGAGAGATTAAGTATAATAGTAATGATACTGTTAATGATAAATCTAATGGTTAGTATTATTTTAACCTATAAGATAATAAATATATTAAATAAAGTAACAGTATGTTACAATATAAATAAAGAACTTTGATAATTCTATTTTTATTAAGATGATAAACTAAATGTATATTTAGATATTTCAGTCTCTTTTGTATCCGTACCTGTTACGGTATTTTCAATAAAATTAACTCTATAATTATTATCTATAGTTACTATTGTATTTGTTTTTGTACCGTAACCATCTGCTCTAACGCATATAGATGAAAATTCTTTTATCATTGGTCTTACGAAGTCTTGACCTTGTTCCTCGATTCTAGGATCTATCGGTAGCTGGCTGGTATCATTTAACATTTCTAGTAATTCTGTAGTTAACAATTCCTGATTTATATCATTTTTATGAGTATGAATTATATCGGTGAATAGTCTCTTACCGACACAGACTTTAGGCCATGATATATCTAACAAAGAATTAGATAAACCGTATATACCGGTTTCTAATCTTTCTGGTACCATACTTGATCTGTTAGAGTAATAATATAACTCATCAGATTCGTTAGAAAAAGACGCTGTAAGAAGATTAAACCCGTTATATAGATGGCCTTTTTCTGATAAATAACATAGATATTCATGAGCAGATATATTAGATGTTAAATAATCAGATACCAATTTTCCTCTACTTATAAAACTAGGATCCTCGTAAGGTTGTAAGTAATTAGTGACTACAGAAAACTTACCGTCAGTATTTATACCTAGCCAGGTACCTCCAGATTTTACATCTAAACCACTGAGTACATTATAACCTTTAGAATTCCAAAATTTAGCAGGTATTGATTCACGAGAATAAATTTCATCTCTATTAGATGCTAGTACGAATTTAAATCTCCCGTATATGTTGTAGGGATCGAAGAATAAAAATAATATACACATTATATAAATATTTGAATTATATATAATATAAAAATTATACACTCTATTATAATATTATAAAAAATCTCTTTTATAGTACTATTTTATATGTAAATTAAATATTAGTATTCAGATGGAAATACATAAGTTGAGTAGTTATACAACAGTAGACTATTTATATAATAGTAGTAATAGTGTATACATTTTATTAGGTGATACGGATGAATTTATAAATAAAAGAATAATATTATTGATGAACAACATAGAACTTTATTATGTTTATGAAATAAATGTTAACGATGAAGACGAGTTATATCATTCTTTTATTACATCCAACGTTGTTTGTCCTATCAAACAAAGAATCAATTTAATGTTATATAAAGAATATAAAAAAGTAATAGGTTCGTGTGTAATCAACAACGATGGAAATATAAAGATGTATTCTCAACCGGATAAACTCCATGTTTATGTATTATGTTACAGATGTAAAGGAGATATCAAAACTATAACGATGATCAAATGTCATCAATTATTAAAACCCGAAAAAGATATAGTTATAGATGGTTACCAAGTCAACGATAGTTCATTTTTTTATACATCTCCTAATCTTATAAAACAAATAAATATGGATAAATCAGATTTGTTTTATAAAAATATTTTATTGAGAAAAGAGATAAATTGCTTGATAAGAAACCAGTCATCTAATCTTTACGATATGTTAAATAAATACATAGTATCTCTTAACGATACTGACATTTGGAAAGTAATTGTTTCAGATGAATTATTCGATAGCGGTGATATAGAAAAATTAATAAAATTCGACTATGATAGAGATAAGTTTCATGCATTTGTTAGAGCTTGGTATAGTGGACAATTAAGTAATTGTAAAGAAGAAAACGAAAAGATTAAATCCGTTTATGAAATGATAGAAAAAAGAATATAAACAAGCCTGTATTTTAGTTTAAATAACAGTAAAATAATAAGTAGAAAATACTATTTTTTCTAGCCTATAAATCATGGAAAAGAAGCTTCTTCAAGAGTATGAAAAACTCAAAGGCCAAGAGGCTAAAGATGCCTTCACCAGGCAGCTACTTATCTGCCACGAAGACATGCGTGGCAGAATGGATAATATGTCTAAACTAATTGGTGACGTGCTTAGGGAATTGGCCGGAGGTGCTAGTAGTAGTAAAACTCCCACAGACGATTCAGATAATATTTTTGGAAGAGGACCAGATATTGAGTCTAATTCTAATAGTGCTGGTTCAGAGTCTCAGCCTCCATCTAGTGGAAGTAAACCATCCGAACCTAAGAATTCAGAGCAACCAACTCCCGAACCCGAAAAGACACTTCTAGTAGACCCCGTACAGATATCTTTAGTGGTCTACGTAATAAAGAAAATTTTTGAAAGAAATGTTATATCATTTCTTCAGCATTGTTATTTAATTTAAATTAGTTGAGTTAACATAGTAATGTTAAATATGTTTTGCGGTAGTCCTGAATAGGAAATTAGCAAAAATAATAATTATTATATATATTAATGTTTAACTTGATAATTAATTTTATAAATATTTATTATTACATTCTTGCCTTACCACGTTTAATACGTGGTGGGTATTATGGATGTTTATCATTACTTTTGTAGTGATAGTAAATAGTATCACAGTAGAATTTAAATACTTCTGTGATATATAATGTATATGTCTTAAGGGTTACCCGCACCCAAAAATAGTATTGTATTCTATCCTCGGTAATATATAAAAATAAATACTATATGTATACTACTTACTAATCATGGTAAAAATAGTGTTTGCTATGAATTCAAGAAAGGACATAGATGTAATATTATATCGGTTTCATGAAATGACTAATTATGCATTTAAATCAGTTTATCAACGCTTCTGTTATAGATTACAATGTAGCAGAATGGGTAAATATTATAAAACTGTAACATTTAGAAATACTATAGAACCTAAAATCAAGGAATTGATAAAAAAGATAAGAGGATTTACTGTTTACAAGATAACTATTCAACCAGAAGAAATATACTAACGTTAATACTGTATTCGCTTTTTAGGTTATTATATAAAAAAAATTAAAACATAAATTTAACTATACATTAAGAACGAAACCTGAAGAAAAACATATCAAAAATGGAAAAATCTTGCCAATGCAATAGCGTACAAGAATATCAAGAAATGAGTATATATGAAGTAAATGATATTCTTAAGCACGATGGTATCAGCCCGTGTTACTTCGGAGAATGTAAAGAAGATATCTTGAAGTGTGATGTTTCTGAATATAACATTTATAACATATACGAAATAAGCGGATTATATACTAAGTTTCTAGAGGGAAACTATCTCAATTTTATAGATACTTTTAAACTAGACGATGATGTATTGGACCATATAATGTATCACTTTATAGAATATCTATCTATACTAAAGAATACAGTGCTGAGTAGAAAGGCAATATGTAAGAGAATATTGAACAAAGATATGTATAAAAAAAATAAAATTCGTAAACCTAGAAATGAATTTACTTATAGTAATCGAAAATACTAAGATCTAATCTTCTCGATCTATATTCTTCGTAACAACCTTTAGATTTAAAACTATTTATTATATCCTTTTTACTAATTCTCAAAGAATCTTTATTTCCTTGTAATTTTTTATACGATATTCGTGGATTTATATTTTCTACAATCGAACAAGGTATACCACTTTTTAACTCTAGGTATCCATACATCGTTCTAGGAGAACTATCTGGATCTTTGTCAAGTATTAGATAATAGTAATCTAAAGATTTTATTTTTTTATAATCGTCAGAAGAATAATCACTTAACGTGAATACAATACAATTAGATTCCATTTATTGTACGTCATTTAACACATCATTAGAAAGAGATTTTTCCTCAGAACAATGCGTGTCAGGCATGACCCATCTATTTACAGTCAATTCTTCATTAGCGCGTTGTTCTATAACATGTTCTATATCTTTTTGTATAGACATAGGATTTACTTCAGGATCAAATCTCTTAATAACATAACCAAAAGGACTTATTAAAAACTTACAAAAATTCCATTTTATAGGACCAGGTACATCTCCCAGTATAGACCTTGTTTGTAACCACTTCCACAAAGGATGTGCGTATATAGTATTTACTACTACCTTTTCGGATACATCAAATAATACTGAATACTTTTTTATGGTATCCATTATTTCTTTAACACCTCCGGGTTCTTGTCCACCAAACTGGTTACAAGGAAATGCCATTATACGCAATCCATCACAGAAATACTTATCATATAGTTTTGTAAGTTCCTTATAATTCCTGTCAGTGAGTCGTCATTCTGATGCCACATTTACAAATATACATATTTTATCTTTATAGGTTTTAAAATCAAATCTCTGTCCATTTAAGAGATTGATATTAAAATCATAAATGTTGCGATGCAATATCCAATCATCATTCATTTAATTTATGATGAAAAGATAAATATTATAGTTGATAAAAAAGTATATGTTATTCAATTTTAAAACTAGTTACTGATTAAATATTGAAAAAAATTATAATCGTAGAACTATACCATATTATACATCAATTATGATTTCTACATACTTTAATATATTAAGAAAAGATTACTCACTGGATAGGTTTATGGTAGATAGAAAAAAACTAAATGCTAATCGATTTAGATTTGATAAGTTCCTGTCAAAATTTGGTAATATTATTAATATTAGAATGCTTAGTGGAATAATGGTAAATCAATATACGGTATCTTTAAAATTGTATAATTCGCATTTGTTAATACTGGTTTTGGATTTACCTGATGATGTAAAACTGAAAGTAGGAATATATGGATTAAATCTATTTTTGAAAAGACTATCTACTAGACACTATATGGTTATAAATTCTTCAGAACCTACCAATAATGTAGTTATTACAACTGTTAAAATAAACAACAATGAAGAACAACAACGCCAATCAACTCTTAGTAAAAAATATAGGATATTACTATGCTATTATAACTCTAACATGTTAAGATATAGATCCATAGAACAGGATGTTAATAGAAAAGTATTACTAGTTAGTTGTGGGTTTATCAATAAATGGTATATAGAAAAAAAGAAAACACGAGTTGTATATCACAGTATACCCAGAATAACTAAAAGATGTATTACCGATGAGTATTTTCTAGATAGAACTAATACAAAAGTTACTGATATTAGCTCTATAAATATTTACTGGATTCATAATCCGATATATCTTCATAAATACAAGATTTCCGATATTCTAAAAAGTAAAAATAAAAGTTTGATACAGGCCTTAAGATGGCCTCTTGGAAAGCCCAGTATAACATTTTTTAGATTATGGATTATAGGAGAATACGGTATACACAACATCAACATAGATTCTATAGTACGTATTCTAAAACTAATGACCGGTAAAAAAATAACTAATAATTGTAGTTTAGGAGATATGTTAATATCTGCTTTTGGTATAGTAAGGAAGCAAGCTAATAAGCTAGGATTAAATTGTAGTCATATCACATTTAGAAATTTTTGGAAAGAAGTAGCATCGATACAACTTATTAGGTATAATAAGTATAAGTATAAGTATAAGTATTCAATTGATTATAATGATAATTATAAAACAATATTATCGAATGATAATCAATATAAATATCTTCCATTCAATCCCTGGATGCTGGATATCAGTAAAGAAGTCGAGCTATGGGATGATTTGAAATTAAACTTACTAGATAAAAATAAGTGGTATAATGACTGGCCTGTTCTAGCACGCACATGATGATTTCTTGAAATTGAAAACAGAATAATTATGAATAATTGTAATCTATAATGAAAACATTAAAATTAAATAACTGGCCGTATCCTATAGAATACCATGAGGATTGGGAAAATATTATCTGTCATATATCTGATGTTATAGAAGAAACAGGACCTTGGTTACTTGAAGAAAACACATCACCGTCTCATGAAAACATCTTTAAACAGCTTAAACAATCATTGAAAGATAAAAGAGTATGTATAGTAGGTATAGATCCGTATCCTACGGATGCTACAGGAGTGCCTTTTGAATCCCCAGATTTCTCAAAGAAGACTATTAAAGCTATAGCAGAAAATATTTCTAGAAGGTATAACATTAGACTCTTCAAGAATTACAATTTTCTATTTGTAGAAGGTGTACTAGCTTGGAATTATTACTTAAGCTGTAGAGAAGGTGAAACAAAAAGCCACAAGATTTTCTGGGAAAGATTAGCTGATGTTTTCATTAACCATATAGCCGCTTACGTATCTGTGTTTTACTTCTTAGGTAAAAGTGATTTTTCGAATTTTAGATCTATTTTAAACTCACCAACTACAGTAGTGGTAGGTTATCATCCTGCAGCTAGGAATCGTCAATTCGATACTGACGAAACATTCGAAATTGTTAACACGTTATTAGAAATTAAAAACGAATCCAGAATCAATTGGGTACAAGGATTTGAAGTATAGCAGAAAAACTGAATTAAAACCAGCAGTTTATGATTATATGTTTACACACCAACGATGATGTGGGACCTGGAAAATACAATATAATTCTCATAAACATGCTTTATGTAATTATGAATCATCAAAAATAACGCAATAGCTAACATATAGAATTTCTAATTCACATTTTACCTAATACCTTAAAAACAGCTATGCAGAATCTTGTTTCTATATATGTGTTATCTATAGTAGTAGGATGCTGTTTTTACAATTTCATATTAACATATGAGTGTAGAGATGATTGTTGCAATGGTAGATACGGGCCAGTTCCTGATCCTTGGAATGTTTTAAACTGTACTAAAACTGGTCCCGGATGCCCGGACGATGGTTATTTATTAACAACTACTGATAATAAAACATATTGTATAACAGGTAAAGAAACTAATAAAGGTAATCATCCACAAACAATTGGTGCTATATTCCCAAATTGTAGCGGTATGAATGTCGGCAAAGATAGGCTCATAACAAGATATATTAGAAATTTCATGTAAAATAACATATAATAACGACGTTTTTACTATACGCGTATCGTATAGCTAGTGATTATGATACACTTAAAATAGTTAAAATGGATATAATAATATATTTTGATCACTATTAATTAGGAGATAGTGATATAGAAGATGGTAAATAAGTGACAGCTTATGGATATACTGATAAAACTAAGATATAGATAAATTTAAAGAAAAATATGTTCATAATAGAATGCGCTTAGTATCTCATTATACTGGTATTAATAAAATTAAGTACATACTCATATCAAATGGTATCGTATACTAATATTATACGTTTACCATCTCTATTATAAAAAGAAATCTCTTATAATCTGCGCGATAAAACTTTAAAGTGAGGTATAGCTGCGCAGAGCTTTCCTCACTATCTCTTAAGTATCAAGACTATTACATGATATATTTTTTTTAATATAAATAAGTGTTAAATATTTATAAAATGTATATACGTTACAAGTTAGATTTATTATTTTGTAATAATTTCTAAAATATACTCTGTATACCGTTATTGATAGAGACCTATATATGTATTACTATGTAATCTTCAATATCTGATAAGAAATGAAACGGATATAGGTAAAACTTTAAAACAGTATTGCTTATCCAGTAACAAACGAAGACCTTCGTGAATGACTTACAAGTACCTGCCTCTATCGGATCGAGGATGTACCGGAGAGTGCTGTTATCTAAGGGAAAATGTAGATAATCTTAGAGCTAACAATCCGCTAGGATGCTGAGATAATCACACAAAAGTTTCATCTAGTTCACTTAACGAAGATGATATTATAGACTGTAGGAAATCAAATAATACTTCCTGTGAAGATAGAGGTTACTCACTAGTAAGAAATAATGGTTCTGTAGTTTGTGTACCAGAAAACAGTAAAAACGATAATATAGGATTCTATTTTGTTAATGATTGTTAAGATTTATCAAGAAGATGTAAACGCTATTATCTATATGACGTTTAGCATAATCTTTTATATGGATTTTATAAATTCTGTAACTTTGTTTATTATTTTTTTCTTACAACATGGATCGAATATAAAATCTTCTTCTCCGTCCAGTATTAATACGGGAACTTTTTTGCATTGCATCAACCATGATTCGTGTTTTTCGTGAAGTGCCTTTAAATAGTCTATACTTATATTTGGATAGTCTTTCTCTGTTTCACATTTTTTATTAATACGTTCCTTACACGATTCTGGTATAGTTCTTAAATAAATAATACCATCAAATTGTATTTCTAATTTATCTGTATACCAATCGTGTTGTTTGCAATAGAGTACCCATTCTGAATCATCCATATATCCCATAGCTGCAGCCGCTTCTACAAAAACATATCTATCGCTAAATATAGATCTTTCTAATATATTTATGTTATTAGGTACAAAACATTCCAAATGCATACTGGCTCTCTTCATACAGTAATGTGTTTGTAATGCGTAGCTCCACCTTGAAGGATTTTCATTGAATTTTTTTATTAATTCTTTTTCTATAGGAGTATATCTATCTTCTACGTCGTGGAAAGTAACAACGTTATTAATGAGTCTTATTAGATTTAGAACGTCTGTCTTTCCAGAAGATATATTTCCTTCTATAGATAGTTTTTTAGATATAACCTCATTTATACTATCCATTGTCTATATTTTATATAAATACCGTAACTTAGTATTTATTTATTACGAATCGTATTTTATTAAACCAAAATATACATGCATGTTTATGTTGACTACGGTGATTAAATATATTATACTATCTACATTAGAAAATAAACACCTTAAGTACTTGTATCCCAATAGAAGTTTAAAGTAACTTATTTTGCATTTCTATGTAATATTCTAGATTTAGTAGATAGCAAGACGTCGCTAGATGATTGTCTAGATAAATACCATAAATCTCCACCACGTGGTTGTGATAAGGAGTGCTGTAGTCAGAGATATGATAATTCAACTCAGGAAATCAGATCATAAAACTTGTTGCGGGGGGGGGGGTGTCATATATGTGTTAATATAAATAATGTATCTGCTGATGATATTATGGTATAGACTGTAGAACATCACATAGTTAGTGTAAAAAAGAAATTTCTGTTGTTATTTTCTAATAATACAGTTTGAGTTAATTCAAACAGTAGAAGTGACTTAGGATTAGACTTTAAGTTCAGCGAGGAGTGTTAGAGTTTATAAGATTTACAAGATACAAGAAAAAATACTGTAAGTATCTGGTTAATAGTATCTAATAAATGCAAAGAGTTATATAATATTTAAATCGTATAATAATGCGATTAAAAATAGAAAATCAATTTTATATTAATGTAAAGAGTTATAGTTGTCTATACTGTATGTTTATTCTTGTTACGTTACTTTATCATTAACAAAAAATAATTATATTATATCTAACTTTAAAAACAGTAAATACTTATAGAAGAAACTAAATCCTTTTAGTGAAATTTTAATTAATATTTAAATGGCCCTTTCTGTGATAAGAAACAATCACATTATTTTTGTACTTAAACAGATAGGTGTACGTACAAAGCATAGAGAAAGTAATAATAGCAAATATGTAGAATCATTTACATGCGATGAACTAGAAAGATATATCTATAGCAATCCGGATTGTACGTTATTCGAAACTCTAAAAGATGAAGAGTATTATTCTAATGTCAGGGTATTTTTTGATGTGGATATGGACGGAACGTTAGATGATAGGTATCAGGCTACTCACAATTTTGTAAATATCATTACAAAGTTCGTAGCAGATTACGCCTATAATGATTGTAGGATGATAAGCAATCGTAGAGATAAGGATAAAATGATAAACGATATGAAATCGAATTTTTCAATAACTGAATCTACTGATAAAGAAAAAACAAGCTTTCATCTCATATTTTTCAACTGTTACACTACTCTAGATACTCTTATAAATATGCGTAAAAAATTAATTGTATTAACAAAAGAATCAAATAACCGTTTAATAAAAGCTATAGATACATCAGTTTATAGACATAAGCCATCGCTTAGAATAGTGGGAACGAAAAAGGATTCGATTAACGTTCACGTTCATAAAAAGACTAAACAAAATGCTCATTTTAAAAATTATCTATTCACTTATGTAGATTATAATGAAGAAGACTGTTATTATTTTGTTAGTGAACAACAACATCAATCTCCGGATCTATTAAACTGGAAAGAAGAATATATACCTTTTCATGATGCCATAAAAAAAATATGTAAAGCTATAGGTAATAGCATAATTAATTTGAAGGATATTACCCCTGAAAACTTTACGGTAACTCCTTTAGATATTTATTATGCTACACCATGTAATCTATGTAAAAAAGTATCTCATAAACATCCGCATCATTTACTAATTAGTAATGATTGTGTAAGAATATATAAATCCGGAAATCCAAATAGTTGTAAAATTAAGACTATTTCCTTAGAAGGTAATAAGCTATTTAGTATCTCACAGCAAATAATAGATCTCAATGTAATTAATGTTTCAGATAGAGGAGAGTATCTAGTTTGGCTTAAAAACGTGTGGAGAATGTGTGAAGATGATAATAATATTACTAAATTAATATTATATATGAGAGATCATTTATCTTCAGATTGTACTGATTTACTGCTATGTCCTAGAAACAGGAAAGTAATAGAACATAACCTTAAAGATATGTTGATAGATGCTATAGAAACCGATACTTATCCAGAAAAACTACAATTTCTTAATGGCGTATACGATATTAAAGATTCTATATTCTATCAAGGTAATGAAGCAAAAAAATTTGTTTGTACAGTATCAACTGGATATAAATACGAAGAAGACATAAATGTAGATGATATAACTACAGAACTAATGTCTATATTAGACGATATCCAACCAAAGACAAAAGAAAACTTTGAAAATAGAGAACTCTACGAACAGATACTATCGAGTTGTCTTATAGGTACTACAAAACAATGCATATTCTTCTTTTATGGAGAAACAGCTACTGGAAAATCAACAACAAAAAAATTACTGAAATCTGTCATGCATAACATGTTTCTAGAAACCGGTCAAGTTATTTTAACCGAACAAATGGATAAAGGTCCTAATCCCTTTATCGCTAACATGCACTTGAAAAGAGTAGTGTTTTGTAGCGAACTTCCTGATTTTAGTTGTAATACTTCTAAAAAAATAAGATCTGATAATATCAAGAAGTTAACAGAACCTTGCGTGGTAGGAAGATCTTGTTATTCTAATAAAATCAATAACAGGAATCACGCTACTATTATAATAGATACCAACTATAAACCTGTATTCGATAAAGTAGATAACGCTATCATGAGAAGGATAGCTTTAGTGAATTTTAAAACTCACTTTACTAATACAAAAAAGAAGGTACATAACTCAAAGTATGATTTTATTAAACCATTAAACGAAAGTCTTGATTCAAAAATTCAATCTAATTATTTCAGGTATGCATTTCTGAAAATACTTTTAGGGTGGTTTAATAAATATCATGTTCCTAACTTAAGAATATTACCAACGCCAGATAAAATACCAGACTTTAAGTTCCGACTGAAAGTAGAATCTCTCATTATTCCTAGTAATTCTACGCATGTGAAATACGTAGACAAATTAATGAAATTAGGATACATAACAGACGACGACGGAATACCAGTACTACAATTAAACATATTCCAACAAAAATTAAGTCTCCATTTTAATGTAAAACTATACGGACAAGATATCGATAGTTTTATTATGAAGAATAAAAAATATATGAACTTGGCCGACGAATATATGTCTTTTATATTCATAGAAGATTTGAATACTATAAATGAACCTAGAAATACTTGAACTCTTTAATGGACATATAGATAACATTCCTAATATCTTACCTCATCAATTAGCTACCTTAGATTATCTTTTAAGGACTATACTAGATCAGAATGAAAGTGTTCTGTTGTTTCACATTATGGGATCAGGGAAAACTATCATAGCACTGTTATTTGCACTTATTGTGTCAAAGTTTAAAAAGGTTTACATATTGGTACCTAATATTAATATACTTAATATATTTACGTATAATTTAGATTTGGCAACTAATCTCATAAATACAGAATATGTTATTGAAAATATTCATATTTATTCGACTATTAATTTTTACAGTCTCAACTATAACGATAATGTAGTAAACTATAATGCTTTGTCAAAATATAACGACTCTATTTTCATCATAGATGAGGCTCATAACATATTCGGAAACAATACCGGTGAATTAATGACTATTATTAAGAATAAGAATAAGGTACCTTTTCTTTTACTATCAGGTTCTCCTATCACTAATACTCCTATTACACTATCAAACATTATTAGTATTATGTCGGATGAAGGTATAAACTTTAACGATATTATAATTCAGGGAAAGAAAGTATTTCAGATAATACTAAACGAAAAAGGTGTAAGCGTATTAAAAAATATTTTGAAAAATAAGATATCCTATTATGAATTATGCGATACAGAACTACCGAGTATCATCTTTCACGGTAAAGAGTTTTTAGACACAAAAGTAGTCTATTGTAAAATGTCTAAGCTACAAGAAACTGACTATATAAACGTGCGGAAGCTATGCAATAATGAAATGTTTGAAAAAAACATGACTAATGTTTCTTTGGCTGTATTAGGACCTTTGAATTTGGCTAATAGTTTAGAGCTGTTATTCGTAGAACAAGATAAAGAACTTTATCCTAATTTGAAAATAAACGACGGTGTCCTATACGGAGATGAATTAACTAAGCTTAATATAAGCTCAAAATTTAGATATTTTATAGATACCATCGGTAATCTTACGGGTAAAAACTTTATCTATTTTTCTAATTCTACATACGGTGGATTAGTTATCAAGTATATCATGCTTAACAACGGATACTCTGAATATGCAGGATCACAAGGTACCAATCCAAAGATGATAAACGGAAATCTTAAAACTTTTGCTATAGTCACGAGTAAAATGAAGGCGTCATTAGAAGATTTATTGGAAGTCTATAATTCCCCAGGGAATGATAACGGAGAAAGAATTATGTTTTTGTTTTCCTCTAATATTATGTCGGAATCCTATACCCTAAAAGAAGTAAGGAATATTTGGTTTATGACTATACCAGATACTTTTTCACAGTACAATCAGATTTTGGGTAGATCTATTAGAAAGTTCTCGTATAAAGATGTTTCTAAACCTGTTAACGTATATCTATTGGCTACAGTTTATTCAGATTTTAATGATACAATAACTTCTTTAGATGATTATAGTATAGATGATATAAACACTTTACCTTTCGATATCAAAAAATTACTTTATCTAAAGTTTAAAACAAAAGAAACGAAAAGAATTTATTCTATACTAAAAGATATATCTATAAACTACAGATCATCACCCCATCCTTATATAACTGATGTTGTATTAGGAGAACTGGTTAGACAATTTTTTTACCACAATTCTAGAGTGAGTATAAATGATGCTAAACTTTTTAAAATGGTAAATAGAATTTTTAAATCTAAAGAAAAAACACAAAAATATATAGAGAAGATAACAGAAGATCATTTCTTTGTTACTAATAAAGTATTTGAAAAATCATTGTTATATAAACATAAAAATGATATTATAGTAGTACCTTTTAATCTATTGTTTACAGATTATTCTTGGATGATTAATTTTAGAAAGGAACTAAATGTCGTTGTTTAATACAAACGCGTATTTACCCGTAGTCCTACAACCTCATGAATTAAATCTAGATCTAATGGATAATATAAAGAAGGCAGTTATTAACAAGTACTTACATAAAGAAACATCTGGCTTTATGGCCAAAAAGATAAAGGTAGTAGAAGATACTCCTATGCCATTAGCAGAATTAGTTAATAATGAAATAGTTGTTCATGCGACGTGTAATATAGATTATAAATACTATAAGGTAGGTGATATAGTTTCTGGTATACTAACTATTACAGACGAATCTGATATTTCTGTGGTTTGTAGCGATCTAATTTGTAGAATTAGGAGTGACTCTGGTACTGTTTCATACGATAATTCAAAATATTGTTTTATCAAGAACGGTAAAGTATACGCTAATGAAAGTACAGTTACCGTTATGTTGAAAGAAGCTCAATCTGGAACAGAATCATCTTTTGTTTTCTTAGGTAATATAATTGAAAAATAGTTAATTAACATTTAATCAATATAAGTTCACATATAACTTATTAAACATTACTATGGGTAGTATATAGTAATATTTGTAAAACAATAACTTTATACACTTTCTTGATTAGTATAATTGATATTTGAGTTCGTTATCATGTAAAAATAACATTAGCATTATACACAATGATCAGTAAAAATGATGTTCATAGAAAGGGATTAACACGGATAGTATTTCTATGTTTGATAAATATATCAAAAGCTTTTGTAGAAGTAGATGCGCCTCCCTATGTGCTCGCACCTGAAGGTAGTGACGTAAACCTTACTTGTTTTATTAAAGATAACCAGGGTGCTGATTCAGATAAAGTAAAGGTAGCGTGGCAACTGGGTAGGAACGAAGTTACTCAAGAAATAAAAACAATTTGGGATAAGAATAAGCAAGTGGGTCAAACCACCTTACATATACCTACAGTATCTACAGAAACCAAAGGTTCGTATATATGTATAGTATGGATAGATGGTAGTGCTGACTATAAAAGAATCAATCTAGAAATGTTTAATATTGAAGAGAGAACTAAGATGCATAATGAAGTAAATATAATTCCACACAGTTCAAAGGTGAATATGTTGAATGGTCATCCTCTGAAAATTAATTGTACTTTTAGTACTCGAAAGATATATGGTAGACAAGTTACAGTAAAATGGTGGAAGATTAACACTGCTAAACGAAAGTGGGAACAACAGATTGGAGTCAGTTTACAGTTGGATACTTATGGAGGAATAGGATCACTAAATATCCCAAATCCTATAACTGGAAAATCAACCGGTAAGTATGCATGTGTCGTTACATGTGGGTATGTTGGAAATTTTGGACTTAGAGTAGTAAAATCAGTACCACGTCATGAAACGGATATAGATTCTGGTTATAGCTACAGTGAAGAAGAAGGATCAGATCTTATGGAACGATGTATGGTTAGAAAAAATCTATATAACGGATGGATGGTGGAATAGATCATCAGAAAGATGTTATATATTAACGTTACTAGGAAGCAAAAGTGAGTTCCTAATACATTTTTATACTTTAACTCGTAACAAATCTTCATTAAAAACTAATTAGTAGATGAAAGTATTATAAACATTATTTTAACCTTATTATTAAAGTAATAACATCATATATTCCTTTATATCTTAATTAAAAAAATACTATTCATAAATGAGACATACTAATAACATTTTATATAGTTACAATATGTTATTTTATTATATATCGTTTATAAAACATAAGTGAAAAATAAACAACCATAAAAACTAGGACCATGTTCGATATATCCAGAGAACAAAATATGTTGGAAAAAAACAAAGATTGTGTTATTACTTTCGAAACAAATAGAGAAAGGATAACTATCGGAAATGCTAATATAGAAGATATACTTAATGATAAACGAATTCATATATTCGCGTTATGTATTACATCTGATAACATACCCATAATAGGTGTAAGAAGAACGTCTTTTATGTACCAATCGGTTATATCAAAAAGAAGAAGCTTTTCAGAAATATTAGCGGTCGATATAAACCATCTAAAGTATATGTATAATAACGAAATTAAAGAGATATGTATTAGGTCAATAGCACCATTCACATATAGCGGGTTTAATAACTTTGAAGAATTAGTATTATTAGGAGGAAGAGTTAAAAATAAAGAATCGATATATCAATGTCTAAGTAGAGAACTATCGGAAGAAAGTGACGGAATACTCACGATAAAAACGTTCGGTAATAAGATATTAAAACTTACTATAGAAGATAAGATACTTTGTAGAAAATTTTACGGATATTGTATAATATGTTTTATAGACCAACTTTATTCAGAAATCATTAAACCTTTATATAATATAGAAATCAAAGAATTAGGATCATTATTTGATAGATCAAGTAATGAAAAATACGAATATTTGAATTTTATTTATAATACCTTATTAACATATAAATATGGGGGAGTATTACAAAAACAAATTGCTCCTTAGACCATCTGTATATTCTGATAATATACAAAAAATTAAACTAGTAGCATATGAATATGGAAAACTACACGCTACATACCCAATATCTGTAATAGGTATAATGAAAACAATAGATGATAAGTTTATTTTATGTCACAGATATAATAGTTTCTTATTTTCAGAAATAGCTTTTACGAAAGATAAACAACGAAAAATAAAACTCTTTAAGAAACACTCCAAGTATATGAGTAATATCGAACGTGATATACTAAGTTATAAACTATCACTCCCTAATAACTATAATACAAATCATATAGATATAATCTTTCCAGGTGGTAAAATAAAAGACTTGGAAAGTATAACTAATTGTCTAGTAAGAGAAATAAAAGAAGAACTAAATATTGATTCCTCTTATCTCGCTATCTGCAAGAACTGTTTTGTATACGGTTCTATATATGATAGATTGATTGATAAAGATTTTGAAGTTATAGCTCTTTACGTAGAAACAGATCTTACGAGTAGACAAGTATTGAATAAATTCATACCTAATAGAGAAATTAAAGGAATATCATTTATAGACGCTACAGATATCAACAAAGATTATTTGTATACTAATGTAATTAAATACATAATAAACGCTGTAAGAACATCTACTAGCAATAGATAAGAACTATCTAACTGTTAATATATAAATTAATTTTCCTTCATGTATTTTTATAATAGGCTTATCTGGTAATACTGTAATAAAAAATCCATCTGCATCGTATATTTTATTATCCACGGACTTGAAACCTTTGTAAATGGATACTAAAGAAGAAGAAAACGAATACCATATATTTTCTCCCATAGTTAGTTTTTTTTATTTGTTATTGTATTTTCGTCTAATATAATATTCCTAGAAATTAATTTTTTAAACCCTTTTTCATCATCTACTGTCTGAAAATCTGTATAATTAGAATAGATCCATTCTATAGATGAATGTTTTAGCACTTTATAGAGCTGTGAAAATTCTTTTGACTTAGATTGAATAATATCTAACAGAATATCGTCTACGCTCGATCTACCAGACGATAGTTTAGCTACTACGAAATACACGTTTACATACCTACGTTCTGGAGGGTTATTAACGTGACTGTTAAGGCGTATAGCACGTCCTATGATTTGCTTTAAAGATGCTTCGTTCCAAGTCATATCTAGTATAAAAATGTCGTTTATAGAAAGAAAACTTATACCTTCGTTTCCACTTTGAGAAAATACGCATACCTTTGTTATTTCACCATCAGTATTATCTACGTTATTGAACTCGGCTACGCTCTTGGATCTAATGTCTTTCGTCCTAGAAGAGAATTCTATATACGTTATACCAAATACGTTAAAGTATTGTAGTAGTATTTCTATTCCAGAAGATCTTATAAAAGGTTCAAATACGAGACACTTTCCTTTAGATTGTAGTATAGAAACACATACAAACGTAAACTTACAACTATGTTCGTACAAATAGTTATATAATTCTATATCCTTAACGTCTTTGATATCACTAATTGTACCTCCGTTTGATAATATATCTAACGACTGTTTAGATATTTTTTTACCGTATAAAATATCTTTAAAATCTATAGATAATGAATCTACGAATTTTTCATATTCTTCTTCCGTTAATTTTTTTTTATCTGGAATATCATCGAACACAAAAGTAGATGCCATCCTTTGGTATATTTTGAAAACAGATATACCAAGTTTCCTTTCTAAGTATCTCGCCTTTAAGTATAACTCTTCCTGTTTTTTAGACATAAATACATGTTTGATATGTACAGTTTTCCTAGCAAAAAGAGCAGTGTTTTCTACATCCTCGAATATAGATGCTTCGTTATTAACAATATAGGAACATATACATCCTAGTTTTGAAATTATCTCTCTTTCGTCTATTAGTTTTTTATTATAAAACACCGACTTAGTAGAATTTAATATTCCTGGTCTGAGTAGATTAACGAGCATCTGAAATTCCCTAACATCGTTAACAATAGGCGTAGCCGACAAACATATCAGTTTATTATTTTTTTGCATAAGATTTTTTGCTATATAATTATATACGAGTTTAGTATTACGCTTTCTATTATCTTCTTTGGTTAGTGATTTAGATATAAAGTTGTGACATTCATCTATAATGATAAAAATTCTACTTTTTATGTTTATAGATTTTATATTTGTAAAGAACTTATTATGAAAATTTTGATCATCGTAATTCATAATAATACAGTCTTTCATTACTTCCGGTGCATAATCTAAAATAGTATGTGTCCATGGATCGTCTATTAAGGCTTTCTTCACCAATATAATAATAATCCATTCACTGTATATCTTTTTAAGATTCTTAAGCATATATACCGTAGTAATTGTTTTTCCAACACCTGTTTCCTGGAATAATAGTATAGAATTCATACTATTAAGTCCTAAAAAAACTTTCGCAACAAATAATTGGTAGTCCTTCAATGAAATAGTATCACCGTTACCACCTGTCATATCTACAGGAAAAGTATCTAATTTCTTAAGAGCATAATCAATATACGCAGCGTATGTGTCCATTTAACTATACATAATTTGTTTAACAAATTATTCTTAATAAAGTAAATAGTATATAGCTGTGATGTTATTAATGTACTTAACCACGTAATAACTTGATCAACTTTTTTTGATATTCATTATCTAAAGATTGAAGATCAGATGTCATACTACTGTAAAGTAACGAATGCACGTAATATAAGGATTCATATATTTTATATGAAAAAGATAAGAACTTTTCTATAAATTCTTTTTCTACAGAATCATGGATCAATATGAAATTTATGTTGTTACTGTCTACCCAAGTTTGTGATTTAGTAACTTTTCTAATATAGGTTATAAATTTATTTATGTTAGTGGTATGGGGTTGTTGGCACACTATAATGGCACTATCTTTTAACCAACTATCTGCCGATAGTTTGTAAAGCTTAACGTATTTAAAGAGACTACAGTAAACACGTACAGCGTTTATTATGTTTTTTCCAAAAAGAGTAGGTACTTTAATAATACACGTCTTCTCAGTAGATAGTTCAAATATCGGACGATATATTTCAAAAGTTATCATAGTATAGTCACATATATATAGATTATTTTCTTTTAAATAGTTATTAGATTTGTAGTATGGATGTTCGTTTTTATACAGCGAGTTGCTAGGTCTCAAGTCCACGAATACAGCATCCGCTTGAATAGATCTTCCATAAGATTTTATAGTCTTTATGTTATACGAATCAAAAAGTTTACTTATGTCAGATTCTTTATTAAGGTCATGTGTATATAAAGCTAGCATTTCAGTAGATAGACGATTAATATCATTAATTTTTGAAAGCTGGAGAAAATAATTAGCACCGTATTCTAAACTAGGTAAATGATTTTTACCAAATACAAGATCCATTTCCGGTAAAGTATCATAAAAAGGCATTCTTACTGAAATACCATTTTTGATGAAAGCTGTTATTCTATCTATATTCATTTTACTAGTCACTTATTTATAAAATCATTTTTTATTCAGTAATTTTAGTTATATTAATGTTTCCATCATAATCTATCCTATACAGATCGGTACATATAACCACTAGTTGTTTAGCTACATAGTGTATGGGATTATTAGGATCTGTATCGATATAAGATATTCTAATTGTAAGTTTATCTTTCCCTCTCTTAGTATTAGCGTTAAGAGTCGTAGGTCTAAATATATTAGCCGGATTCATGTTGAAAATGATCTTTCTCATATTTATACTGCTCCCGGTAAGTAACATATTAAATACTTTTGTAATAGGAGAAATTTCTGAATATATGGGATCATTTCCAAAACGTACTTCTAATCTAGAAATTACGTCAGTTTTATTAACCATATCTATCCCTTTCCTGAATGGATCGTTTACTACCAAGTCTTTGGATTTTGAGTAGTTAGATCTATTATCTCCCTGATAGACGTTCTTTTGTGACACCCAGAAACTAACAGGTATAGAAGCATCCGTGATACTTATGGAGTGGTTTACTTTAGAGAAGTTGATACTATCTGTATTAGGAGAATATGTACCTATTATAGATGAAAACTTCTTAGATATATTATACACAAAAGAATTTTTCCTAGTTCCGAATATTAAAAGATTGGTATGGTAGTATATGTCTTTATCATCCGGTACGTTATCAATCTTAACTATTACATCAACATCTTGTAGATTTATCTGTCCATCTACCGGCACTTTTACAAATGTTGCTGTATTCGGAAAGTCTTGTGGTACGGTATCTGCTACAACAACGAGGTCGTCTAGCAAGCGATTTACCATACATCTTACATAGTCAGATTCGGTTTGTCTATATCCAGGATAAGAAATAAACTTGTTTTCCATCATTCCATAATAAGGCTTAACATAGACAGACATAGCAGTACACGCGTACACATCTGAAATAACGGGTATAGGAGTGGGTGTGCTCGAACACGAAACTACTCTACGATCCAACTCTATATACGCAGACTTAGGTTTTATATCACTAACTGCATACGCGATTAGATGTAATTCAGTCGAATATACAAAGTCTCTAACAAATCTTTCTACTTGAAACTTAGAATCATAAACTATTACATCGTTAATACTTCTAAATGTTATTGTAACAGTTATCTTATTATTAACTAGTTTCAAACTACTAATAGTTTTATCCGCGTCAAAAGGAGTTTTTATATACACATACAGAGTTGTAGAATCTTTTATCGTATCATTAGGTGTATATCCTGTAGATATATCGTTTAATTCCGGAGAATATCCTGATAAAACTGCTATTTTATCATCTACACACTTATCGAAAAGTTCTTCTCCATCCGTTTCCCATATAGTAATATCTCCACAGGTGATAGCGACGTGTTGAATGCATTTGTAGCCTACGTATGGTACGTAGGCAAACTTACCTTCTCCCGATACTTCTGGTAATTCTATAGATATAAAGAAATAGTTTACAGCCGCTATATGCTGATCTCTAATATCGAATGATACGCTATATACCTGATTAGCGTCATTGTGTTTTTTATTATGATATCCGTTAATGGATATATATTGGGGCATATAAGCCGTAGGATGTTGTACATCGAAGCTAAATATGTTAGTTCGTTTACTGCTAGAATCTATAGAGTTAATTACCGAACTTATTATGGAATTATTCATTTATAGTACGTGAAAATTATTTAATTAGTATTACAATGACATCTTAGTGTTAATTTAATGATATTTTGTTCGGATTCTAGTATACAACTTCCATATATTCCTTCTTTGTGTCTTAGATCATTAATTACTTCTAATACTTCTTCTGGTTTCTCGTATAGTTCCAACGGCAGAAGAGCTATTTTAGGTTCTTCTCTTAAAGCTATTACACTTTTTATCATATTAGCGAAAGAATCCCTACAAATTTTGGAACAAAATACTCCTATATGATCACCATATAGAGTCTCTATAAAAAAGGGGTTATATATACTCATATCTTGTTTACAGAACCAGCAATTATCTTTATCTTTACGTATTTCTAGCCTTTTGTCGGCAATAGTATGATAGTATTCTGGCAAGACATTAATGATAGAATCTTTTGTTTTGAATTTTTTTACCGATTTTGGTTCTGATATAACTATACCAGAAAGGTTAACTTTTTTATACATTATTATTTATATTACCAATTTGCTATTTATATAAATTTCTATTCTCGATAACTGTATATCTATTTTAGACATATATTTATTTAACTTTCTTACTGGATTTCTTGTATGTTCTAAAATAGAAGTTACCAAACAGTAATATAAAAGTAATAGAATAAATGATAACTGACCATTGTGTCCATTTTGGAAACGGACAATCTATGTAAATGGACATAGCGGTATGTCCTATAGCTATATGGAATTGTAACAATTGCATTATAGTAAGATAACGCTTCCACCATAAATACTTTTTAAACATAGGTCCACACGCCGCCATACCATAATAAGTATACATAATAACATGGATTAAGGAATTCAACTGAGCTCCGAAAAATGCTTGACCTCCGGCAAACCATTTAATGCCTACCCATCCTAAAGTAAACATAGTAAAATGATGATATACGTGTAAAAAACTAACCTGATTAAACTTTTTCCTAAGTATGAAAAACACCGTATCTAAGTATTCTATACCTTTAGATATATAGTACCACCATAATGCTCTGGCTATCCTAACCTCGTAAACGTTATCTGAGTAATCTATAGGTTGACAAACATAACTATAGCCTTTGGCTGTGGATGATACAAATAGTTCTTTTAGTATATAAAAGTTTAGAAATACCATAGAAAAATTATATAAGACCAACAACCATCTGATATTAAACGCGTTTCTAGTTTTCATCCATTTAGGTCCTAACCAGACAATAATTAGATACAAAGTACTTATACATATTGTAGGAATAGGTGAATTCATTAACAGCCAATTGTCTACACGTTTATCCCGTATGGTCAGAGACCAATTATAGAATTCTACAAAACTCATAGACATGTTCTATATATTACGGTAGCTTAGACTATTCTTTTACTTCAATATTTATAATATCTAAAGTATCGTGATTTATATAAACACTATTACAAATAGAATGTACATTAAAAATGAAAAATAAACATTAATACTATTGAAGAACTCTAAAGCCATGGAATCTCCAACTAAAAAATCAACAACCGATCCTCTTCCCGAAGAGAATGTTCAACCTCCATCTACAGATGATAAATCTATAAATACCGAATCTAAACCTGTCGATGGGAGTTGTTGTGACCCAGAATGTCCTTACAAAACCCAAGATACTAATAAGTAATAATAAATTATTATCAATTTCTTTTTATCTATATTACAAAACATAAAACAAATATACATTAATATGATTTAATATATACATATATAATCCATATGATATACAAACTATCAATAGTATTATAAAATACAGTATAGTGATCATAATGTATTATATAACTGTCGTTATACTTTTGGTAATACCATATAATATCGCTGAAATAATATCTCCCCGTATTAAGAATAAGTTAAATAAAAATAATACAGAGTTTATGTACACAACTTACATGGAAGATGTAGTTGTATACCACACAGATTGTAATACCGAACTAATTGTAGGAGTAACAAATACCTTATACTTAATAAATATAACCGATAAAAGCAATATTACAATAGACTTTTCACCAGGTAATGGGTTAGCTCAATCTGGCGCTAATTATATTACTTTTATAGGCCAATATAATAACAAAACATTAGTATGCGGGACAAACGCTACTTCACCAGCGTGCTGGTACATTAATGGAACTACAAAAGAGCCTTCACCTTACGGTAGAGGATTCGCACCAGAAGGTTATGATATGTCAGGACTCGTATTAATCGACGGCGAAGAAGTATACTCGACTATAAAAAAATACACTCGTCTAAGTACAAGATTTCGTAGAATCGTAGGTAATCCTACGTTATATACATCTAGTTCTACAATGATAAATCCTAGATTTGTACATTTAGTTTCGTTACAAGAAACAGACAGTATGAATGATACAATATATATATTCTTAGAGGAACAAGGAATGCCAAAAGTATCTAGAGTATGTAAACACGATCAAGGAGGACCAGGATCGTTAGCGAGTTCAAAATGGTCTACCTTCCTAAAATCAATAATGATCTGTGAAGATGATCTCCATAGACGATTTAATAATCTAAAAGATGTTGTCGTAATCAAAGGTAAAAATCCAAACGAAACAGTTATATACGGCCTATTCTTTAACGAATGGAACTATTCGGCGGTATGTATGTTTAAGTTTAATAAAATACAAAATAATTTTAATACTTCTCCACTAAAAGGATATAGTGGTAAGGCTCCTTCAGTCAGACCGGGTACTTGTCTAAATACTACAACTCCCAAAGATACTTTTGACGTTATCGATTCTTATCCTGAGACATTATACAGTATAAAAGGAGATTTTATGTTTGAAGCAAAATATATGTATACGCATCTAACGGTTAATACAACTGTTATAAATTATCAACATAAAGACTATACTGTTACTACATTCTATCTTTCCACTGATAATGGTAAAATACACAAAGTAGTAGTTTATGAAGATGGTACTATAAATGTCATGGAATTAACTTTAAAACAATATGCATCTCCTGTACTCTCTCTCGTATTAGACGAATGTTTAGAAAAATTATTTGTATCTTACAACGATAGTACCATTGAACTACCTTTAGCGTTTTGTTATCTGTATGGTAATACTTGTGATGATTGCCTCCTGAGTAGAGACCCTCACTGTGGATGGACAAATACTATCTGTGATTACGGCGGAGAAAGGAAACTCCTACAAAAAGAAATATACGATGTTCCTAAAAATATATGTTCCGATAGCTTAATAAAAAAAGAAGCGTTTAACAGAACTGTGTATTTAAGTTCATCATCCTATCATGTTTTAAGTTGTCCCATAGAATCTCATCAGGCAAATTACATGTGGATAAATAAAGATAACAAAACTATTACCGATTGTGAAATAACAGATAACGACATGTGTTATTTCTTCATATATAATGTTGATGATACTAACTTTGGTAATTATACATGTATTTCTGAAGAGGGATGGAGTCAGGAAACTATTATGATAGAAGAGTTAACTAAATTAAATGATGATTATTCTAAATGACAATTACAGAAATATAGTATTACTAAAAAACCAAATACTTTATTAGTATGTTCTATATTTCTTATAATAGCCATATTTATTTGTTTTTATTATAGTATAATATATTATAAAATGAAAATATAATTTTAGTCTTATATAGATAGTAAGCAAAATGCGTACACTAGTATACGTAGTAACTGGAGGATGTGGATTTTTAGGTAGACATATTGTAAATAACCTTATATTATTCGAACCCGCTGTAAAAGAAGTTCGTGTTTATGATACTAGAATCGAACAATGGTTACTAGATCTTGCAGAACAGTATAATAATATAGTAACTATAGCTCCTATACTTGGAGATATTAGAAATAGAAATTCATTAGATGAAGCATTTAGATCCGCAGATGTAGTCATTCATACTGCTTCGATAAGTGATGTAACAGGTAAGTTCACTAAAGATTTTATTATGGATGTTAATATTAACGGAACAAAAAACGTGGTAGATTCTTGTCTGTTTAACGGTATAAGAGTTTTAGTATATACTAGTAGTTATTGTGTTGTGGGTCCTAATTTTCGTGGGGATGCGATGATAAGAGGAAATGAGCATACGTATTATCGATCCACCCATAAAGAAGCTTATCCTCTTAGTAAACAGTTAGCTGAAAAATATATACTTGAAGCTAATGGTACTATGTCGAATATAGGCCTCAGATTATGTACTTGTGCATTGCGTCCATTGGGTATTTTTGGAGAATACTGCCCCGTACTAGAAATGTTATATAAAAGATCATCTAAAAGTAGAACTATATATAAATGTGCGGGTGAGGAAGTATTTCATACCAGGGTCTACGCAGGAAACGTAGCTTGGATGCATATTTTGGCAGCAAGAAACATGTTGGAAAACGGTCACGATAGTCCTCTTTGTGAGAACGTGTATTACTGTTACGATACATCACCCATAGAGTCTTATCATAATTTTAACATGCATTTCTTTGGTCAACTAGGCATGGATCTACGGAATGTACAGCTTCCTTTATGGTGTTTAAGGTTTATTGCTAATATCAATAAAGGTTTAAGAATATTACTATCACCTATATGTTCTTACACGCCTTTACTAAATCCATATACTTTGATTATGGAATGTACAACTTTTACTATAGAAACGGACAAAGCATTTAAGGATTTTGGATACATCCCCCTTTATACATGGAACGAATCTAGATCCAAGACTCAATCATGGATACAGGAACTAGAAGCTAAAACGTTACAAAAACCTAAAAGTTAGTTAAACTTATTGTACGGGTACAACTGTTAATTAACAGAAATATGAGTAACATAAGCAGCATCAACAATAAGTTGGCTTTTATCTCTACAAAATTCTATGAACTAATTACTAAAAGAATACCCGATAGAAATATAGTAATATCACCACCTTCTATTCTGCTTATCGTAAAAATGTTATTGAGAGCAAGCACTGATAGATCAAGAAACCAACTACTGGATTTGTTGTATATGTTACCTTTAGATGATGAAGATGATGATGATAGTAATACGGATAGGATACTTAAAGAACTGCTATCTAGAACAGAATATACATCTCTGTTCTTTATAGATCACAGCAAGCGCATTAATGATAGTTACAAGAAGTATGTAAGTAAATCTAATATAACATCATTGGTTTCAGGAGATATTGATACGCTATATAATAAAATGAGAGAATTAAACTATAGTACGGAAGAGATATTAACTAGTATCCGAAGAACACCAGAATCGAGTATTCTATTTAGTATTAAGTATTCTGATTTATGGGAATCACCGTTTTCAGATAATGACAGTCATAAGTTTTTTGTGACTAAGTATCTGACTAAAGTCGTTCCGTATATCATCACGAGTGGAATGTTTGGGCATATGTATTGTAATGAAATTAAATCTAATATCATTAACATACCTTACTTGTATAACACTTATAGTATGTTACTTTTCTTTGCCGATACTTACAAGAATTTCAAATATTTGGAAAAACATATTACACCACGTATTTTATTATCATCTAAGTTAGGATTGAATAACATGAAATATTCAGATATTTCTGTTAGTATTCCTAAATTTTCTATACAAACTCAACATAACATCAAGTCTGTCTTTGTAGAACTAGGCATAACTGATATTTTTGACGAAAATTCTTCCATGAAATCAGTTAGTCCAGACAAGTTTTCTATTACTAATTTGTATGTTAAATCACAAGTAGATTTTATAAATAATAAGGTTGTGCTAGGTGACCAGAAGAAATGGGAAGAAATATCTAATAACAACTACCATATAAATAGACCTTTTATATTCGTAATAAAGTATAATAAAACAGGTTCTGTAGTTTTCATGGGTAAAGTAAAAGACCCTGAATAAAACGTAAAAAATACTTAGTTTACTATAAAAACATGGAAGTAACATTAAAAGAATTTAGAGAACTATGTATATCTGTATCTATAGAACCAAGTTATATAACGAAAACAAAACTTATATCTGAATTTATACATTGCAGGCGTGATTATTCTGATGTATACATTATTATAAAGTTATTACTACCTGGAACAGGTAAACTAGTTTATAATATAAACGATAAACAGTTAGTAAAGTTATTCAGTAAAATATTTTGTCATGATGCTGATGAAATGTATAGTCATGTAGTTAATATAGGAGATGTAGCTTACGTGATAGGGTCATTTCTTAAAAAAAGTAAATCTGTTGTAGATTATGCTACAGAAAGTACATTAATGCTGCACGAAGTTGACTGTTTTCTAACACGACTAGCTACAGTAACTAAAGAAAGTGATCAGATCAAAGAAATAAAAAAAATAATACCTAGATGTACGCCTAATGATCTTCGCCATATTATAAGATTAATAAAACATGATTTGAGAATGAATATTGGTCCAAAACATGTGTTATCCGGACTCCATAAAGATGCTTATGAAATATTCAAATTATGTAACAATTTAGAACAAGTGGTAAAAAGATCTTTAGAAGATAATATTAAACCAATAATAGAATTGATGGTACCTTTACAGCCGATGTTAGCATCTGCGTGTAAAACATTTTCAGAAGCGGTAAAAAAATGTCCTAATGGGATAATTGCAGATTTTAAGTACGATGGAGAAAGAATACAAATACATAAACACAATAAACAATTTAAATATTTTAGCAGAAGCCTTAAACCTATTACACCTCACAAGGTTGCTGATTTTGAAGAATTACTCGATAAGGCATTTCCTTCAGTTAAGAACATGATTCTAGATGGTGAAATTATATTGATAGATACAAAAACTAATCAACTTCTTCCATTTGGTACTCTAGGTATTAACAAGAAAAGTATGTATGATAATGCTTGTGTATGCATCTTTATATTCGACTGTCTATATCTTAACGATACGGTACTTATAGATAAACCATTCATTGAAAGACGCAATATTATTCATGTTAATATAAAGGAAATACCTAATAGAATTTTACTTTCAGAAGTAAAGAATATTGAGAATGATGAAGAGCTATCTAAACTATTACACATAGTATTAAGTAAAAATATAGAAGGGTTTGTACTCAAAGATGCAAAAGGTGTATACGAACCTGGTATGCGTAGATGGTTGAAAATAAAAAAAGACTACTTAGATGGTTGTATTATGGCAGATAAAGCTGATCTAGTAGTTCTGGGTGCTTATTACGGAAAAGGTAATAAATCTGGTATTCTATCCAGTTTTCTTATGGGCTGCTACGATACAAAATCTAAAAAATGGTGCACGGTTACAAAGTGTTCGGGTGGGCACACCGATATAGAGCTTAAGGAAATTAACGATAATCTTTCTGTAATTCCTTTCGATAGAAATGCAATTCCTGATTGGTTATCTATTAATAAAATACACTATCCTGATGTAATAATTTCAGATATTTCATTATCACCTGTATGGGAAATAGTTGGATCTGAATTTACTAGATCTCCCACTCACACAGCTTCCAATATATCTATAAGATTTCCTAGATGTGTTAGGATAAGAGAAGATAAAACGTATGAAACCGCTAATAATCTAGACGATATTAAACGGTTATACAAAACTTCTATGTCTCCTCCTGAAGAGTGATACCTTTTTATACGTGCATTAATAAATAGAAAAATAATTTCATAATACGGTAGAACACTATACGCAGTCAATTAATAGTAATAATCATGCGTACACTAATTATTACGGTTACGGTTATATTCTATATATTGTACCATGTAGATTCTAAACCTATTCCTCGGAATACTATATGTCGTTTTGGTAGGATAACTAACATAGGTGAGTATACGTGGAAATATGGAAGTATACCTAGACATATAATACCCGGTAAAAAAGTATGGAAAGTGATTAAACTAGGAGGAGATGTATCTAATAAATTACTAGATACCGATAGTTACAACTGCTATGTATGTGATCTAAATAAACAGAAAGAAAAATTACCTTATCTGAGTAACTGCGGACACTCTGTAAATAATGGTACTATCCATAACAATATCGATAACGTACTTAAAGTCATAGTATGTAATAAACCTACTAATAAACAACATAAAAAAGTTATATACTCAAAGTCAGAATACTACAATATAACATACGGTATAAAGAAGGTATATAGCACTAGTGTGGTAGTGTGCTTAATAGAAAAAGAGTATACTTGGAAGTTTACGATAGGTTATATAATACTTTATATTTTAGTACTACTAGTAATATTTATATCTCTTATACCTTTGACAGTACTATACAAACTTTTTAAATCGGATGATATTAAAGATTATGAATCGTTGGATGAAGAAAATTCTATATATGAAGCATCAAACGATGAAAAATCATAAAAAATAGCATTACATCATATATAGATGATTATAAATATATAAACTGAAATAATATCTATTAATACAAATTATTATCAGTATGGATATTATAAAAATACAGTTAGATATAGCTATCAAGATATATAAGTATATAAAATCTATAGGTAATGAAAATATAATAATAGCGCCATGTAGTATAGTTTCTTCTTTATGCGCGTTGAGTAAGTTAACTGATCACTCAACAGCTGATAAAATATATGATATACTAAACATAGAATGTCAAAATATAGATCTATATATAAAAAAAATAAATGATAGTATGAATAGTTCTGATATAGATTATTTCGGTAAATTAGGATTAAAGAATATCTGTATCAATAATCGTACCAAAAATATACTTTATAATTGTTATAAAACGTGTACTGTAGATGAAACAGATGGATGTAGTATTAAATTCAAGAACGTGTTAGAGTTAGAAGCTTTATGGAATAGACCTTTTACCGCACCTACAGAAGAACAAATAAGGAAACGTCATAATTCAGTAGAAATTGTTTCTATTCTCGTTGATGCAAAGAGACGTCTCCATATGTTAAGAAGATTAGACAATTTGGGATGTAGCGTCGTAAGAACTTCATTAGCTAGTAATAGATATATCCTTACTACGATATCACCTAATGAAGATAAAGAAGAGATATTCGATTTATTGGAAAATAGCATTAACGTAGATAACTTGTTAGATTGGATAGATAATAGTAAGATGAAAAAAGCTCAACATAGGTTTAAAATTCCTAAAATAAAGATGTCATCATCTTATGATATGGTAGAATTACTTAAATCCTTAGGTCTAGATCTTATGGAAAGTAAGTTTTCAAACGTATTTCCAGAAACTACTTTATTTGTTGAAAGAATAGTACAATCATCTATCATGGAAATTAAAGCTGAATCTATTAGCTTAAATACAGATACAGAAATTGAATTTACCAATAACGAATATACAAAAATAAACAGTTCTTCATGTAGTGAAACTGTAGTTGGAAAACCATTTATTTTCATATTACAATGTAGGATAACCGGAAATTGTATATACTTTGGAGTACTTAGAGATTCGTTCTAAAAAATTGAAGCTATAACTATATAATAAGATATAGTATCAATTATAATAATACATAATGGCTAGTAGTACTATGAAAGATGAAACTTATTATATCGCTCTGAATATGATACAGAACTATATTATAGAATATAGCACAGATAAACCAAGAAAAGATTTTGTAATAGATTCAGTATCCTATGATATTCTTAAGACAGCTTGTGAAATGGTAATAAAAAATAAATATAATGAATTTGATAAATTTATTTCTAAGAATATAGATTTTAATGCTATAATAACTCAAGCAATAGAAGATAAAATTAATTGGGGTAGAATAATAACTATTATTGCCTTTTGCGCATATTATTCTAAAAAATTTAATCAAGACACGCCTTCATCGTACTACGATGAAATAATATCAGAAACTATAACTGATGCTATACTATCTAGACATAGATCTTGGTTTATAAAACAAGATTATTGGAATGGAATTCATATATATAAAAACTATACGTACATCTTTAATAAAGCTACATATTGTATTTTTACAGCTTCGTTAGTTATTAGTTCACTAGCAGTTTTTAAAATATGCTCTTTTTATATCTAATAAACCTTTTATACTTTATTACAAAACTGAAAGTATAAGTTTTTGCTGTAAATGGAAGAAGTAACAGTATTTAAAATTTCTGAAAGGGCTAAGTTACCATATAAACAGACTCGTTATTCAGCTGGTTATGACTTATATAGCGCGTATGATTATGTAATAGAACCTATGGATAAGGAATTAATAAAAACAGATATAATTATAAAAATACCTAATGGATACTACGGTAGAATAGCTCCTAGATCAGGGCTTGCTTATAATTATTTTATAGACGTAGGTGCTGGTGTAATTGACTCAGACTATAGAGGTAACGTAAGTGTTCTATTATTTAATTTCGGTTCTACACAATTTAATGTATCCAAGGGTGATAGAATAGCTCAAATCATATTCGAAAAAATAGCATATCCAGAAATAAGAGAAGTACTTTCTTTGGAAGAAATTAATACAACAGATAGAGGTAATTCGGGATTTGGATCTACAGGGTTAAAATGACGGTATTCGAATATATATGTAATCATTCTTATTCTTTAATATCATTGGCATCATGGTTAATAGTTTTAAAGATAATAGAAAAATATAATTTTTATAATTACATAGGATATAATAAGTACCATCTAATACAATCACACGCTTTTAGATATGTACTATCAGCTATAAGTTATGTCTATATGGGACATGGGATGTATTCGATAGCGATCGAAGGAAAAGACAGGCAACATATCATTATTGCGTATTTCTTGCAATTATTTTTAGAAATGTCATGGTTTATAGTACTTTACACCATGAATATGCTAAGGACAAGCGCCATCATTTCCGTGTTTAATGTTTTGTTATCCATATATAATTTTCTAACTTGGTATAGTATGGGTACTGTAATAGGTACTTGCATATTACCTTATATAATTGTTTCGTTTCTAAACTTATTGTTTAATTATAACATAATAAACGCTACCTATGTGTACAAATCTGAAAAATCACAACAATAATGTAAAATGAAATTTAATAAGTATTATATATGAATTATCATATGATATAGATCTATTATAGAATGTTCTCAAATAACCGATTTTACAGATAATAGAAAATACTAAAGTTATTAATAGTGTATCGCAGTGTCTTCAAAATGAATGTTTAACACATATCATGCTAGTAATTTGCATGGATAAATATACTTTTGAAGTAGGTAACAATCCACATTTTATAATACTATGTATATATTCTGAAGACTATTGCTACATAACGATGGAAAATGTATAGTATTTTTTGTGGTTTTCATTTCTCTTATAATTAATGAAAATACAATTTAAAATCTTATATAAAGTACAATGGATATAATTATAAAACAATTAGAACATGATAAGGATGTGATTAACTATATAAATGAAATAAAAGATTTATGTTCTTGTCATACTATGTTCCCAAATTCCATTAATTTTATAATGAGAAAACTATTAAACTTAAGAGATACTAGTAACATTATAGGAATGTTTAGACTAAATAAAAAAAATAATTGTATTCATCATATCAAATCTGGAGATGAGATAATAATCTATGGATCTTATATAGATTCCAGTGGACTTACTATAAGAGTATCTACGTCTACAAGTACTAGATTTACCTACATCGACATGCTTTCTATTATAGCTATAAAGTGTAATACAGACTACCTTATAGAATGTATAACTAACAATGATTTTGAAGTCGTTATATTCGGAATACGTAAGATTATATGAAGGATATTAACAAAGCAATATGAGTGGTACTATTTAATTTGTTAGATTGGTGTTGGCTGCATACTTTTTGTCTGATAAGCTATTAATGTGACTGTGAGTGAAAATATTAATACCTATAAACATTTTAAGAAATGTTGTTTTAATCATGATCACAGTTTAGTAAACATCTTTATAGAAGGATTTAACATAAACATAGTTGATTCTATAGGATATACTTTATTAAGATACGATGTAGAAATATATGACATTATTAGATGCTGGATCAATATAGATTATTACATAGTGCTATAATACACGAAAATAAAAATGGTAGAATTACTATGCTATACGGATTAAAATAAATGTAGAAGATGATAGAGGACATACCATATGTAACGATAATTATGACATAGTATGTTACATTTTCTAGCTACTTCTAATAAGTACCAAAAGCCATGTCAGTGGCCATAAAGAAGTTATAAAAATACTTTACCTATATAATTTAGTTAAATGTTGATAATATACAACTTAATTACTTTTGTGCATATAAACAAAATATGAATTTAATACATATGATAAAATATGGACTGTCGAGATTCTAAATGAAATACATAGGATATGAATATCATCTACCATCATACTCGGTTTTAATTGATGATAAACCTATAAATTATAGTAAATTACAATCGACGATATTTCGTAACAAGTCTAAGTTTCTTCCGTATAAGAAACGGTATAATAAATATACGGTATTAATTTTAACATGGAAAAAGAAGCTTATAAACTGCTATCAGAAGCCGATCGTAAACTAAAAGGTATAGGATTTTTATTTTCTTGGAAGTTCTTGAGAAACATGAATAACATTAAAGAAGTTGGGAATTTATTGATTCGTTCAGCTATACTTTTTAAAGCAATTAAGAACTGGGAATTAGCTGGATATTCATTTCTTAAAGCTGCTGTATTACAATCTCAAGAATCTGATTTCGTATTAGATACGGCTATAAATTTTGTGAATGCGAGTAATATGTACATAAAAATAGATCCTAAAAAGGCTATACAATGTCTGTTACAAGCGATAGAAGTATATAAATCGATAAATAATTTTATCACTGCGGCAAAACACCAAATGACAGTAGCTGAAATATACGAATCGCGTATTATGGATTTAGAAAAAGCATGTATTCATTACGAACATGCTACTGAATATTATAGAGAAGAAGGATCTGTAAAATTAGCTAATGATTGTATGATAAAAGTAGCTGATTGTTTTATACAAATGAAACAATTCGATAAAGCTGCGTCTATGTACGAACAAATAGGTATCATATGCATGGGACTACCTATTCTTAAACATCGTATTAAAGATCAATTTCTCAAAGCTATACTTTGCCATTTCTGTATAGGAGATAGGGATATAAGATTGATAGTAAGATACTATACAGAACTTTATGCTCAATTCACTGATTATAGAGAGTACAAGTTAATAATGAAAGTCGTAGAATCTCATGATAAATACAATTTAGATATATTAGTGGATGCGTTAAAAGAATACGATTCAGTTACTAGATTAGATTCTAGTTTAACGATCATGATATTAGAAATTAAGAAGAATATACAAACACGATGGTATAATAAATAACATAAAAATAATACAATAATACAATATTACCATATGGTAAAATAAGTTTAAAATGTTTACTAATTTTAGAAATTATAAAAATATAAAAAAAGAAATTACTAAATTTATGGATCCATATATTTTAATAGTTGTTGTAATATTTATGGCTATTGTAGTGACTATTCCTGTTATCTTGTTAGTTCCGAAATACAATAATATTAAAACTAATTCTAGCTGTCCTTATTATAATTTGTTGTTAGGGAATAAAGCCCACATGATATATTTTTATAGGTACTTAACTAAGACTACTATAGCTCATATTATTAATTTATATGTTTATAGTAGAAAGATATCGCTATATGATACTATATACAGGTCATGTACTATTGAATATAAATAAGTATAATAAATGATATCACCTACTTCAATAACACTTTCTATATGCCTATGTATTACATATTATATCGGTAATAATATAGATCTCTCTAAGATACTAAATTCCATTGGGTCAAAATCTAATCACTATGATAAAATAAATTGCGTAAATGAAGAAGGTGAAGTAGTAGACTGGTATTTCGTATATAAGCTCCCTAAGCTCCAAAATTCAGACACTAAAGGCAATGAATATTTATACATAGATAGTAATAATCCTACATGGAAACGAGGTAAAGTACCTATAAACTCTAGATACAGTATAATAGGGAAAACACTAGATCCGATTTATGAACTATATGATAGTAAATATATAGAATACATTTTTTATAATGATGCCATCCCAGGAACCAAAAATTATTCATCGAAGGTTGGACACACTAAAGGTGTTGTGGCATGGAATAGTGATAGTGTAAGAGGATTTTGGTTGATACATTCTGTACCTAGATTTCCACCTTCTCCTGTATTCGGATACAGGTATCCTTATTCTGGTTACGTATACGGACAATCTATGTTATGTATTAACTTGAATTACGAAGGAAGTCTTGAAGCCTTAGATAATACACTACCGGTTAATGATCCAAACGTGTATGACTGTTCGGTAACAAATAAGAATCTGAATAATCTATACCATCTATGTAACGATAAAAACTATACAACTATACATAAAAATGTTCTTCAGTGGATATCATCTAGAAAAGGAGAAAAGTTTTTAACATTTGCTAAGTCAAAATATTTCCGCTATGATATAATGAGTGCATGGATAGGTCCAACTTTGGAATCTGACCTACTATCAGAAACATGGCAACGTAGCGGAGAAAGTATGAGATCCAATTGCTCGTCAAAATATTACGTATATAACATAAAATCGGTAAATGTAAATGGAACATCATTCATTAATTATTATGATCATTCTAAATGGATTGTTTCAATTTACAATAAAAATGGATGGGTGTGTATAGGTGATATTAATAGGAGTCCTACTCAACGTCATAGAGGAGGTGGATACGCATGTACCAAGAATGAATATCTGTTTAAATTACTAAACGAAACAGTCGTTGAGTACGAGGGTTGTATTATATAAAACCTAGCTAAATTGATTTTAAAGTTTTATAATTTTGATTATATAACCAACGCTATGCATTTTCTAATAGAGTTATTACGTATTACTGGAATAGTAACTTTATGTCCAAAATACAAACTTGATAGAAACAGTTTGCTATTAGTAGCTACTAAACGTAATTATATAGAGGTTGTAAGATATCTTATTAAAAAAGGTGTTGATATTAACTTTCAAGAAACTGTAAGAGATAATCTCACACCTTTGATGATAGCTTCTAGATTTAATAGTCACCAACTAGTAGAATTACTATTGAATAACGGAGCTATCATAAATCAACGTACCCTTACGTGTGGAAATACAGCTCTTCATTTAGCTGTAAAAAACGATAACCGTATAACAGTTGATATATTACTATTCCGCGGTGCTAATACTAATATTACTAATAACGACGGATTTACACCATTACATAAAGCAGTAATCTATAACGCTAGTACATATATCATTAAAAAACTATTACGTTATAAAGCGGACGTGAATATAAGAGATAATGAAGCAGAAAATACAGGGTTAACTCCTTTAGATACTGCTATAAATTGTAATAACTACGAAATAATATCGTTGTTAGTGTCACATGTTATTAGACTAGATTATTCGGCTTGTATAAGTAAGAAAACTAAAGGGTTCGAACATAATAAGAAACTACTTAACGATAATAAAAGATTACAGCGTATCGTAATACATTGTTTAAAAGATATTGAGAAAATGGAACAGGTACGTATAAACTCAAGATTTACACTTTTTGAGTTATTCGTTAATAATAATATTGATTTATTACTAAGATGCATAAATAAGGATTATAGGTTTATAGTAAATTTTGATAAGAAACTTACTGTATTCAATATTTTATATAAAGATTTTATAGATACTTTTATATCAAGATATGTACTTCTTGATAAAGCAAGTAAAATATTAGAAGATTTATTTCTAGATAATGAAAGTAATACATCCTCTTGGAATAATTTACCCAGAGAAATTAAGGATCATATCTTTACTTATATAAATAATGATGAATTAAAGATAATGACAGGAAGTAAAGCTTAATATTGTTGAAAAATAAGAATTCAGATCGTATATAAGTATAATAATTGTTATTTTAGCACGTGTTTTTTCTTTTAAACAATAAGATATATAATAAAAAAGTGATGAATTAAGTAAATATTTTATACGAAATGTATCTGGGAAATAGCACCGATATGGATCATGGATATCAGTCCGATGAAGAAAGATCTATACACAGCGACGATTATACATTATATACTATAAAAGAAGAATCCAAAGAATGTATAAGCGATGCTGATAATAGTTCTATTATAGATAGAGATAAAAAGGTAGATATATTTTACAATATTCCAATCAAAAAGCGTAAGTGTGAAACTAGAGATATCTTATTGTATTCATTATCTATTATTGCCGCGATATCCGTAATAATGATACCTTTGTGTTTGTTATTCGGATATAGAGATTCACGATTCGGAGGCTGTATATCGTTCTCAGTAACCTGTCCTCCTGAGTTTGAAAGACCTCCACTTATCCTTATAGCGATGAATGGATTTAGATATGACTATCTTGATAAATGGGAGACATATATTCCTACAATAAAAGATTTAATGGACCATGGAGTTAGTGCACCTATGAGGCCCGTATATCCAACAAATACGTTCCCCAACTTGTATACTATAGTTACCGGATTGTATCCTGTATTTCATGGTATAACAGATAATAAATTCATAGATAGGGGAACAGATATCGAGTTTACTACAAAATCAGAAGAAACGGAAGAAGTGGAATGGTTTAAAGGAGAGCCTATATGGATTACTATCATGAAGAACGGATTTAAATCAGCAACTTTCTTTTGGCCAGGATCTGACAAAGTTATTCCTAGAAAACGTCCTACAATGTATAGAAACTATAATAAATCAGTACCTTACGAAGAAAGAGTAAATACCGTACTGAAGTGGTTAAAAATGGATACTGGGTATAGACCTTACTTCTACGCGCTGTACTTTGAAGAACCAGGATCTTCTGGTTACGAATACGGTCCTGATGATGAACGAGTAGGTAAAGCTTTAGAAAAAGTTGATAAGGCGATTGCTTTACTGATGAAAGGCTTAGAAGAAATGAAATTAATAGGATGCGCTAATGTAATGCTGGTATCGGATCACGGTATGTCTAATGTAGATTCCAAAAAGATAGTAAATCTAAAAGATTACATAAAAAACTACGATGTAGTTATACAACCAGGAGCCGCTCCAGTAATAAGACCCAAAGATATAACACAAACAGGAGTATTCGATTACGAAGGCATTATATCTTCTACTAGCTGTGTAATGGATGATCAACCTTTCATCATGAGTTATAGAAGTAAGCTACCTAAAAGATTGCATTACGGAAGCGGATTCAGAACGGAGATATTGGGAGTATACTTAGATGAAGGATGGCAATTAACAGATGAAAACGGTAACCTAGAACATCGATCAGGGGGATTCCATGGATCTGATAATAATTTCCAAGATATGACAGCGGTATTTGTAGGTTACGGACCAGCTTTTCTCGATGACGTGAAAGTACCGATCTTCGATAACATCGAACTGTATAATGTAATGTGTGAAATACTAGGTATAAAACCCTCTAACAACAATGGTACTATAGGATCTTTGAATAATATTCTTAGGAATAGCAGATATACTCATAGCTCTTCTCTGGATATAACAAAAGAATCTACATGTGATAGGCACGCTTATGTCGGAGATCATCTTAAAGGATGTACTTGTAATAACGTAGACAGATTCTCATCTAAAGGAAATAAAGAAGAACGTTCTAGAACACGTTCATCATCTTATATATATAATCTGCCTTTTGGTAAGCCTGCTATTCTACTCAGTAATCATCATCATTGTGTCATTAAAAACGATCACTACGTTACCGCCTACAGCAAGATACATAGACTTCCTCTTTGGACATCTTTTAGTCTAGATAGTAGCTATAATGGTACAAATATCTATAACGAAACTTGCTATCTTCGAGATATGAGAATCATGTATTCTAGAGAAGCGTGTAGATACTATAGTAATCAAAATGTTGTGACTTACGGATATCTTTATCCGGCAAATAATCTTGACTTTCAAAGTCTATTAGAGACAAATATCGTGCCTATGTATCCTAATTTCAAAAAGATATGGGAAGTATTTATATCATCTATCCTTAGCAGATACGTACAAAAATATGGTATTGTTAATGTTATAACTGGTCCTGTGTTCGATAACGACAGCAACGGTATAAGAGATCATGATAGGTTAATATCTATGTTAAGCGGTTATAACAAAGTTTATGTACCTACAGATTATTTTATTATACTAACATATTGTAATGATAAAGATTCTTCCTTAAATGATTGTTCTACTAATCTTAAAGCAGAGGCATTTGTAGTACCTAATAGTGATAGTTATTATAATGAATGGTGTTCTAGAAAGAATATAACTTCTATAAGTTATGTAAGTAAAATACTTAACTTACATAGAGTAAGAGTAAAAGACATAGAAACATTAACAGGTATGAGTTTCTATCGCAATATTTATAAGACATCTTCTAATATAGCTTATTTGAAAACTTATATATAATAAGTATATATTGTACCGGCCAGGATATTTTTATGTAACTTGGATTAAGTAAATACTAAAAATATGAATAAATAACACAGATTATATACTGTACTAACAATGACTAATACTAATGTTTTTGATAATTCGTCTTATTCAGATATGTTAAAAATGGTATTTGTTATTAGAGAGGATCTAAAAATGACTAAAGGTGAAATAGTTTCTCAATGCGGTCATGGAGCTATAAGTGCTTATGAAAGATCTAAAAAATATTCTCCAGATTACCTTAAAAGATGGTTAAAAAACGGACAGGTTAAAGAAGCTGTAAAAGTAGAGAACGAAAATAAAATGATGGATATAAGAGAAAACGCTACAGCTATAGGCGTTAATTATTGTATTGTACAAAATGATAAAAGGCAAAAATGTAATACTGTTTTAGTTATAGGACCAGCCCCCAATTATATGTTTGAATCTTTAACAAGATCATTAAAACCACTGTAATTTTTATAAGATAATTGATTATATATGCTTATACAAAAATAATCTTGATACTTCATAGAATTACGAACTACTGTATTACTAGAAAATATCCTTTATACTTTTCTATTATATCACAAGATGTAACATATACTAGATGGTTACTGAAACAAGGTGAAAATCCCAACGATATACCTTCGACATTTAAATTAAGACCTTTATACTATGTTGTAGCAAGAATAAAAAATAAAGGTTTTATTAGAATACGAGCTGATATTAACGAGTTTAGTTACCTACCTGGTAAATATGTAGTTCTCCATCAAAGTATAGACGATATTGATATAACGAAATTATTATTGATTATAGTAGTAACCCTAATACCATAGATATTAAAAATGGAATGAATGTATTATACATAGCTGTGAAAAACGGATATTATCTAGAGGAGCAAATGTTAATATAAAAGCGAAGCTAACGGGATATACACCCGTACATCTAGCTGCAAAATATGGAAAATTAGAGATATTAGAACTACTTCTGGAGTATAACGCTGACATAGATATAAGGACTTCTATATACGGTCATACAGCTTTACACCTTGCTGTAAGAAGTAATAATGAATCGATTATAAGTATAATTAATTACCTTATATTAACCATTCTGATGTAAACGCTATTAATAATCACGGAAAAACAACATTACACTATGCTATTTTTAATAGAAGAGGGTATATATCTAAAATATCTAGATTACTTGTTTCCCATATCTTACTAACTACTTATAAAAATCCTAAAATAAAAACATCTACAGGATTTGAAATTAATATAGGTACTATTCATAGAATAAGTATCCTTAACAGCTATAGACTTATGGCAGGAATAGATATTCATTATATGCGTAAAGTTAAATTATCAGAAAAATATAATCTATTAGATTTACTAAACTATAATACCGCTAGTACTAATCGTAAGTTAATGCATAAATTTTAAGAAACAATTTCCAAGTTATTATCCTTTCATCAAAAAAGATATTAAAGAGGCTATGGAAAGAAACTTTTTAGTTTGCAGTATATGTAAGTGCATTGATTCTTTGATACAACCTAATCAATTGTTTGTATCTTGGTATAGCCAATTGAAACTAAGTATATGATATTGTCTAACTTAGATAATGATTCTATGCGAGATCTATTAGAAAAATACAATAAACTTTATAATGAAAAATAGTATTTAGATATCTTATACTTACAAAACTTATTAGGAAACTGTCTAGGTCCTATAGTAGTAAGCTTCCAATCACCATAACTTTCAAGAAAATAGTCCAATTTTTCTAACAAACTATTATCTTTAATTATATTAATTAATGAAGCATCTCTTTTTTTATCGTGGTTAGTAGACACCTTGTATTTGTCTTCGTAATGTTTAGTAGATAGATCTTTAGCGTTTACTCCCATAGATGCGATTTCAAAATCCGATAACAGTTTATCAAGCGAAACGAGTTCACGATTTTCTACAGGTTTTCCCATATAGTTTAAAGTAACGTACATAACTCCGTTAGTTATATATACAACTTTAGCTATGGAATAACAAGAATCGTAAATAGGATTAATGTATTCTATTATAGAATAACACAAATTACTTCCTTTAACCTTTTTTTTATGAAAAGTAATGCGTTTATCATTATGATAGATCTCATTCACGAATCTATTTTTGTATAATTCGTCAAAAGTTTTTACTATAATATTTTCTTCCATAGTAGTTTTTAAAAAGCATATACTTTTTTTATGTTTACAAAAAAATCTACCTAGATATATCACTAATTTCTATATCGCTATAATCTTCTATAGACGTAGTATCTTCATCTAATAATGCAATTCTTAGTTCATTCATAGTATCGAAATCATGATTACTCGTTAACTTAATAACAAATATATAGATAATAGGATTTACAGCGCTACAAACAAACGCGATAGCGGTTACGAAAGGAATAGATTCTTTTATATAATTATACATAGATCTAGATTTTAATACATATAGTGATATAATGTTCAATAAATGATGCGGGGTCCAACAAACAAGAAATACAAATATAGATGCCGTTGTTATTATGAAACTTCTATTCGATATTTTGTTTATAAGTTTTATCTTATATACTATTAAGGCATAACATAGTAATATTACGGCCATTGGAAACATGTATCCTATAATAAATCTAACATATACCATGGTTCTATAGATGGTAAGAGCGGTACGTTTATCATCGCTGTAATAACTAATACACCGTGTTTCGTTTCTAGATGATGATATAACTCTTTTATAGTATAATGTCGGAATACCTAAAGCTATCGAAATACACCAAATAGCTCCTATGAACACACAGTAGTTTCTATATTTTCGGTATTTATACACCAAACTGGAACTAGATAAAGTTAAGTATTTATCTATAGATATAAACGTAAGTAAAAACATACTGGCATACATATTAGTAGTAAAGAAGAAAGAACTAACTCTACAAAAGCATTCTCCAAGATACCAATGAAAGTTAGATAATACATAAACTATGTGTACTGGAATGAATATTAAAAATAACAAGTCTGCTAAAGCTAGGTTGAGAAACAATAATGTAGAAATAGTTTTTGTCCATTTGAATCCTATGAACCAAATAATAATAGCATTACCTATTATACCCACCAAAAATACTAGTGTAAACATAACAGATAATGATAGACATGTAAAATCGCTTATATGAAAAGAACCACGGCCTTGATTCATTTTATTCGTAATATTAGTCATTGACATTATTACTCTAATAATACTTGTATATTTTATTTTCAGTTATGTATCTGTTTTCAAAACAACAATATTATATATCGAAAAATGAAAACTTATTAACACGTTTAATATTGAATATTATTTGAATATTACAACTATGTTTTTAGATAATACACGATATGAAGAATCAACACTACAGCCTTATAGTACAAACTTAGTAAGAAGATTGATGGAAGGTAATACAAAAGATGAAGGAATACGGGTACTAAGAATGGCTATAAAGTTTGAACGAATAGATATCATAAAGATATTATTGGAATATGATATAGACATTAATGAAAAGGATTACTACGAAGAAGATTTAACAGGTTATTCTGTATTACACCTTGCTGTAGATACCGGTAACAAAGAAATCGTAAGTATACTATTGTACGCGGGAGCCGATGTTAACAATACTAGATGTTATTTACGTAATACTCCTTTACATTTAGCGATTCAACAAAAAAATACTGATATAGCAAAAATGTTACTGGATTATGGAGCTGATCAAAACATTATTAACGAAAATCATAATACCCCGATTCACATAGCTGTGACATGCAATGATCAGAAAATGATAAACATTTTACTACAATATTCTCCAAATCTCGAGATAGGTGATCATTACGGACGTACCGTATTACATAATGCTGTTTTAGACAAGAATGTAAATATCGTATCGTTATTGATAGAAAATGGAGCTCTAGTAGATTCAAAATGTAGAGAAGGATATACTATTCTTCTATCTAGCATCAACAGAACCGACCCTGTTATAATAAAAATGCTACTCTATAGAGGAGCTAATCCTGTATTCTTTAATAAAAAACTCAATCACATACCATTAACGTGGTATTGTTACTGCCATGGAAATTCTCTATCTATAACTACCAAGGATCTTATATCATCAGCTGTTATGATATCACATATTAGTAATAACATTAAACTATCACCAGGATTTAAAATAAACGAAGACTTTACTAATAGTATATATCAGTTTAAAAATTATAAAAATTTATGCGAAGAAGAAATTAGAAATATGAAAATTCGTAGAGCCGGATATAAAATGACAGTATTTGATTTTATAAAAGCTGGAAAACGAGATGATCATAATACGCTAGCAAGATGTATAGAACTATTGCTTATAGGAGTTAATAAAAACGAATTTCAGATATATGGTAATATTATAGATCAATATATAAAAATTGGCTTAAACAGAAAAGAACAATTGGATCTTGCTGTTAACAGCTTGAAGAATAGCATCATTAGCCTACCTTATGAAGTTATATATATTATTGTAGAAAAGATGACTAATAAAGAATTATGCGATATAAAAGAATAATTCTGATAAATGATATTTAAATGTTTCTATATGATAAGTAATATATACAAACTCAGATATCATTTCTTACATACAGCGATAATTAAAAATGATATTCAGATATCTAAGATGTTAATAAATTATGGTGCTGACCTAGAAGAACTATACAAAAACATTACACCATTATATCTAGCGGTTACACAAAAAAGGTATGAAATACTCAGGTATTTATTAGAAAAAAAAGCAGATCCTAATAGCTTACTAACTAATTTTGCTACAGATATATTTAACTATGTAGATGTCGAAATATGTAAACTCTTAATAGAGTTCAAAGCAGATTTTAATATTGAAGATAGTTATCAGCATAAGCTTATATTTTATGCTATAAAAAAATCAAATTACGAACTAGTAAAACTACTGGTAGAATATGGGATAGATTTAACTCTAAAAGACAATATATACCATTCATACCTTAACGTAGCGGCTCTACATAGCGATAATATATCTATATTGGAGTTACTAGTTAACAACGGAATTGATATTAACACTTGTAACTGGATAGGTAGAACTCCTTTACACTTGTTCGTGATAGAATGTAATACCAAAGCGGTTAATATACTTCTTAGTAACGGAGCTTGTATAGATGTAGAAGATAATTATGGCAAAGAACCTATATACTATGCAGTATCTAAACATAATGAAGTTATATCAGAATTATTATTACAGTACGGTGCTAATCCCAATAGCGGAAATGAAAGAGGTAGTTCATTATTGAACATGGCAGTAACATCGAATAATTTATCGTTAGTAGATAGTTTATTATATCACGGTGCTAGAGTTAATGAAATAAGCTTAGAAGTCACTCCCCTGATCATAGCCGTAAACTGTTATAATAGCAATATGGTAAATTTGTTAATACGATACGGAGCGGATGTAAACCAATCTGCTTCCGACGGAAGAATTCCCCTACATGTTGCATCTTTATGGAACAAAATTGGAATTGTTAAGATATTACTAGATAACGGAAGTGATATTAATAATATAGATCATTATGATAAAACTCCCCTTTGTATAAGCCATGTATCAAAAGAAGTAGCTACCCTTATCATCTCTAGGTTAGTATTATTAAAGATATATAATGATTCTTGTGTTAATACGAGAGGATTTATAATTAACATGAATACTATAGAACATAGTAGTTTTTTAACGAATATAATGTATAGATGCATTAAAGAAATAAACATTCTAAAAAGAATACCATTATCTAAGTCACAGTCATTAGATATTTTGTTAATGAAAAATCCTAAAATTGATTTTCTAATTAGATTCTTATATAATCCCAAAGTAAAAACTATAGAAAAAAGGCTTAATATATATCATTCTATAGTATGCGAAATAAAAACAAAGTGTTATATTAGAAACACAAAACTGAGGAAAGCTATATCATTATTACGTTATAAAGGGTACTTTTCGTATATGCCTATAGAATTAATAAAATACGTACTTGAACTACTTAACAATAATGATATCAATACTATTATAAAAGCATATTCAAAATAATTGAAATTTTAATCTTTTTATTATTGGGGCGCTATTGACACTCTTAACCAAAAATGGCTACTACTATACAGAAAGAGTTGGAAAACATTGTGGTAAAAGAAAGACAAAACAAAAAAGATACTATATTAATGGGTTTAAAGGTGGAAGTTCCTTGGAATTACTGTGATTGGGCATCTATTTCATTTTACGACGTTAGATTAGAAAGTGGAATATTAGACATGGAAAGCATAGCAGTCAAATACATGACTGGGTGTGACATACCTCCTCACGTAACATTGGGAATAACAAACAAGGATCAGGAAGCAAATTTCCAAAGGTTTAAAGAATTAACAAGAAATATAGATCTGACATCACTTTCCTTTACGTGTAAGGAAGTTATCTGCTTTCCTCAGAGTCGCGCGTCTAAAGAATTGGGAGCTAACGGTAGAGCGGTGGTTATGAAGCTGGAAGCATCGGACGATGTGAAAGCCTTGAGGAATGTGCTCTTTAACGTCGTACCGACACCCAGAGATATTTTCGGTCCTGTGTTATCAGATCCTGTATGGTGTCCTCATGTTACCATAGGCTATGTGAGAGCGGATGATGAAGACAACAAAAACAGTTTTATAGAATTGGCAGAAGCATTCAGGGGTTCAAAAATTAAAGTAATTGGTTGGTGTGAATAATTTTTTTATCAATATAAGTAATATAACAAAAAAGAAGAAAACTTATATTTATTAATGTTCATACGGTTACATATTATGTTAGAATAAATACTGTTTATGATAGATAGTCGACAAATAATGATTATATAACATGGGTAATGAAAAACTTAGAAAAGATTTACATAGAAATATTAGAACTAGAGATTTGAATGCGGTAAAACATATTATCCTTAAGAAGTATACATTTTCTAATAAAAATGGATTATCAACACCATTATACTTAGCTGTAAGTAATTCTGATATAGATATTGTTAAATTTTTACTAGATAATGGAGCGGATATAGATAAATGTAAATCTCCACCTCTTCATAGAGCTATTAGCTTAGGTAATATAGAAATAGTAAAAGTATTAATAGACCACGGTGCCGATATAGAACAAATATATTTAGGTAATAGCCCATTATACCTAGCTTTGTGTAAGCGTAATATACCTATTATTAAATATCTTTTGGAAAAAGGCGCGAATCCTAATACTTTATTCATAAACTATTGTGATTCTATATATAATAAAATACCTATAGATATTTTCAAAATACTGATAAGGTATAAAGTAAGTCTAAATATCCAAAATAGTCATTTTAAAACGCCTATATATTATGCCATAAAATGCACAAATTATATACTTATTAAGCTTCTTTTGGAAAATAACGCTTCATTAACAACACCGGAAGGATCCAACAATCATTATTTAATTACTGCTATAAAACATAACTGCGATATTTCTATTTTACTTTTATTAATAAAGTATGGTGTACCTGTAAACGAACAAGATGATTTAGAAAGGACTTCGTTACATTATTGTGTTAATTCTGGAAAACACGATATACTTAAATTATTATTAGATTATGGTGCAAATCCTAATATAACAGATTCGTATTTAGGTACTCCCTTACATTATGCCGTATCGAAGAATGATATAATAGCTACTACATTACTTATAGAAAAAGGTGCTAACGTAAACATACATAATGATACTATAGATACAGTTCTTAATATAGCGGTAGGTAATAGAAACAAGATTTTAATAAACTTACTACTAAAGCACGGAGCAGACACTCGCCTAAAAAGTTGTAGGGATCCTTTGATACATAAAGCTTTAGAAACCAAAGATATAAATATACTTTCTGAAATCCTGAATCATGATGCGGAGGTAAATATATATAACAGAGAAGGTTACACTCCTTTATACACAGCTGTTATGTTTATGAAAATAAAGTTTGCTAAGTTACTATTACGATACGGATCTGATCCTAATATGAAAAATGAAAGCAACGAAAATACACCTCTACATGGCGCCATCTTATCGAATAGATTAGATAGTGTAGAATTACTTATGTCTTACAACGTCGATGTAAACTCTATTAACAAATTAGGTCACACACCATTATCCTGTATTAATTACATATCCGATAAGATAGCTACAATCATAATTTCTAAGATAGTATTAGATTTAGAAAAAGATAGTAATATATTTTTATTGGATGGGTTCAAAGCGAATATAGAATGTATAAACAAAAATGATCGATTTAAATTTATTAGACAAACTTGTGAAGATGAATTAAATAGTATAAGGAACATAAAGTTGAATCATAGATATTCGTTATCGATATTCCTTCACCCAGATAACAATAACATTCTAATTAGATTCTTGAACCATCCTAAAGTCAAGAAACTATCTTCTTGTATTAATATATATAAGAAATACATTCAAAAAAATAAATTATCTTCAAGTATACGATATAAACTGATCCACGATGCTGTAGAATGCAGTAACAATATAAACATAATAGATTCAGTACCTATTAACGTAAAATACATGATAATGGAAATGTTAGATAATGAAGACTTAAAATCTGTAATTGATTCAATTAATAAATAAATATAACCAATTTTTTTATCTTATTCAATTACGGTATTAAACATAAATTATTAATCATCTGTATAATGGACTATATTGAAATAACTAGAAATACTAGTGGAATAGATTGTATACTGTATAAACTAATAGAGAACTGTATAGATTTAAAACCTACAACTTATAGATTAAAGATTCTTCTTCATAAGGCCGTTGAACTGAGAAACATAGAAGCTCTAAAACTATTACTGAATAACGACGTAGATCCAGTAGCACTAGATACACATGGTATTACCTCACTGCATACTTTAACTATGCCTCCTAATTCATCATTTATCGAACCTGATAATTGGTGTTCAAAAACATATACAGAGTTACTAGAAGTTATTAATAGATTGAATAAATCAAAAACTAGTTACGCATTTCAACGAGTTGAACTTATGAGAATGGTAATGGATTATTGCAAAGACAGTGACATCAGTAAATGCTTAACTATATCACGCATGGATCCGAGTAGACAAATAGAGGAAATTCAAATTATGGATATACTATTGTCTAAAGGGGTAGATCCTAATATCAAAGACGATCTCGGTAATACGGCTTTACACTACGCTTGTGATTATAGGAACGGATTAAATATGGTAAGGAATTTGATTAAAAACGGTGCTGATATAAATGTAGAAAACGATTATGGAGCTACACCTCTAGCGTGTGCTGTTAATACTTGTAATATAGAATTAGTAAGTATACTATTAGATAGCGGAGCTGATCCAAATTCTTCATCGTCTTCTTCTATAGGTACTAAAGTACTTCATACGGCCGTAGGTTCCGGAAACTTAAATATAGTTAAAGAACTAATAGAGTCTGGAGCTGATCCTAATATAGGTGATAAAGCAGGTGTTACACCGTTGCACGTAGCGGCTATAGATAAAGACAGTTACGCTCTACTAGAACTATTATTAGATAATGGTGCAAACCCTAATATTAAATGTTCTAACGGAACAACCCCTCTATTCCAAGCGATGCATAACTACAATAGAGTCAAACTACTTTTTATGTATGGTGCTGATATAAATATAACTGATAACTATGGAAATACACCTTTCACTAATCTAGTATCGTATGATGATGAAAAGTTGAACTCAATAATAATATTACAAATTATGTTAATTAGAAAAGTGTTTAACGACAAGATGTATTATCCAACTGGTCTCGTGAAAAATCTTGAATGTATAGAATCACATGAAAATCTCATGAACATGGCTAAAAGATGTGAAAAACTTATAAAGAATAAAAAGAGTAAGGATATAGTTCCTGATAGAATATCGTCGGAATTGTTAGATGAAGAATACGATTTAGATGGGTGGAGATCTACATCTTGTTCTATTAGTTGAATAAATAAGATATTTAATAATCATTGAAAATATATAGCATAGATTCATGTGCATAGGCTAATTATACAATAGATAATGGCCTATAGAAGGAGGATAGCGTTCAAACGTGCTATAGATAATGATGATGTTGATATAATCAGGAAATTAATTTCTCACAAACACATAGATGTTAATAAACTAAATAGTAAAAATCGTACTGTATTATGTAGAGCGGTAAGTATAAAATCCCATAAAGTAGCAGAATTTCTTCTTAATAACGGCTCAAAAATGTCCGCTTGTAAAGTACCTCCTCTAATAGTATCTGTTAGAAACAAAGATCTTATAATGGCAAAAATACTAGTTTCTCACGGCGCTTGTGTAGATGTTTGTTATAAAGGAGAAACACCGCTATTAACGGCTATAAAGACGGGTTATATCAAAATGATTGATTACTTACTGTCTTTAGAACCTAGCGGCCCGTATCCAGGACATTATACGGTATATAATAAATTAACATTAGAATCATGTTCAGTATTAATAAAAAATAATATTAGATTAGACATACCGGATCGCTACGGGCATACCGCATTGTATTATGCCGTTAAAAAAGGTAACTTGTCATTAATAAAATTATTAGTCAAAAAAAAAGTAAATACAAATAACAATATAGAAAAACTAAAAATATTACGTAGATGTATAATAACTCATTATAACATAGAAGTATTGAGGATATTATCGTTAGATATAGATATATTGGATACCGTAGGAACTACAGCGTTGCACTACGCTGTACAAGCGAATAGATTGGAAGCTGCAAAATATTTACTGGATATAGGATGCGATCCTAAAGTATTAGATGAATACGGTTTATCTCCTTTGTATTATGCTATTAAGAGAAAGAATAAAACTATGGTAAATGAACTTATAAAATTTTATACAGCAGAGTTTATGGTTACTATGGATAAAAGAACATTACCTTTGGCCGTATACTATTGTAGTATAGACGAGTTAAAAAATGTAATGCATGGTATAAAAGATATTGCATTATCAGAAGATTACTTATCGGAGTTACTGTATGAATCTATAAAAACAAACAATACACAAATTGTGTCGCTCATCCTCGATCTAGGAGCGAATATAAACAAGCGTGATTTTTACGGTAATATACCGTTAAAAACGTCTATCATTTATCAAACTAATGACGTATTTACTTTATTATTAAAAAGAGGAGCTGATGTAAACGCCAAAAGTTCTAGCGGGAATACCATATTGCATACTTTGGCAGCGTGTTGTGAATTTAAGAAAATAAAAATCGTGCTAAATTTAGGATCTGATATCAATAGCGTTAATGTAAATGGAAGAACTCCTATAGAAGAAGCGTATCCATGTAAAAAAACTTTAAGAGTATTAATATCTCACCTAGTTATGATGATTAAGAAGAATAAAGAATTAGTAAAAGATCCATTTGTGGCAAGAAACTTATCTTTTATTAACGGAATAGAATCTTATAAAAATATAATGTCACGATGTGAAAATGAACTAAACAAATTAATTAACCAAAAACTAGTTAGAGAATATAGTTTATTCGATTTTATGATAGAAAAAGATTATAATGTAATATCCAGATTTGTAAAACATCCAAAGTTAAAGTTACTAAAACAAACAGCTAATGTATACAAAGAACTAGCTGATAAAAACATAGGCATGTCACTACTTAGATATACTCTACTAGAAAGAGCTATCCTAACTACAGAACCATATCTGTATGTGCTACCTTTAGAAATAAGATCAATTATATGCTGTTTTTTATCAAATGATGAACTAGAAAATTTATAGATATGTTGTTTTTGTTAATTAATATTAATATCTTCCATTTTAATCTCGTTTTCATCATTTGTTTGGTTTTCTCCTTCTTCGGACAATATTAATTTAAGTGATTCGTACATAGAATAGTTTTCAAAAGATACGTACCTACCAACCAGCATATAAATCATGGGATTAATTGAACTACTTAAAAATGTCAAAGCAATAGATATAGGAATAGCATCCATTATTATAATATTAGCGTTGTAGTAATAATTACCAACAACATCTATAAAATATAATATATTGTAAGGGGTCCACAAAACCATAAATGAAGTTATCATAATCACTATGGTATAAACCTGACCCCTAGATAGAAGCAAACTATGTTTGAAGAATAATGAACAGTAACATAATAACATGACTATGAAAGGTACCAAATATCTCATTACTAAAGATATACAGAATACTACACGACGTAGTAAATATGCCATATTATTATCAGGATGGTAATCTTTTAAGCAGTCCCTATTATTACCTTTTTCTTTGATACTTTTGAAATACACATAAGAAGTGGATAGCAGTACAGATATTATCCAAATAATAATTATCATAATTACTACATTAATCCTGTAACGGTATTTGTCGCATATATCTCTACGAAAAGAAAGACAATATCGGTCTACGCTTATAAACATAAGGAAAAATATACTAGCGTACGCACCGGTATTAAACATAAGAGATCCTATTCTGCACATGAATAAACCAAATGGCCAATGATGTCCCATTAATATATAAGTAATCTCGAAAGGAATAAATATTACAAATAATATATCAGCTATTGCCAGATTGAGAAACCACGTAGTTGTAACAGATTTTTCCCATCTATATCCTGTAAACCATATAACTGTACAATTACCAGGAAATCCTATTATAAACGATATAAAATAAATCGAAAGAATAAGAATATTTCCGGTTACAGAAGGTCGTATATGAACAGGTGAGTAATCATCACCGTAATCATATATACTAGAATTGTAATCGGTATCCATTTTTCTATACTATACTAGTTGATAACTTTAATTTCATTTATTACATTCATAGAGATAGTACATAAAACATAAATAATAGATATTTTTTGTAAATATGTCTTTCACGTATATAAAAGATGGTATTCCAAAAATCCATATATTTTCAGATGATTACTTTTCTGATTTTAAGAAATCTTTAATAGAAGAAATAGAAACCAACTATATGGATTATGACTTTAGAGAATCAAGAATTTTAGATGAACATACTGGATACGAAGTACTTGACTTACAAAATTGTAAATCTAAGCAAATTGTTTATGAATCCCTCTGTAAAAACTTAACTAATAAACTCGAGAACCTTATAGCATCGCAGTTAAAATATATAATTAGCGAAGTACATGTAGAAAACAAGGTAACCTTTATTATTTATGGTGTAGGAGACTACTTAAAAAAAACAAATAATAACCCTGGTAAAAAAAAATCAAAAAATACACTATGTATGTACATATTATTATTGCTTCAGAAAGCTACAGAAGGAGGAAAGACAAAATTCTATCTGAAAGAAATAAATTCATCTATAGATACTTCATCTGATGCACTATTTGATAAATCCGTATATCATGAAACAACTACGGTTGAATCCGGTGTAACTTACGTAGCGTTATTTGACGTTACGATAAAATTAAAAACCGAAAAAGGTATATTGGATACAATAGAATACTTGGATGTTTCTATTAATTTATACGATCGTGAAAACAATAATACATTATGTTATTGCGAAGTTATATATATAGCACCATCCTGTAATAAGAAACTCGTACGTGCTGGTATTTTGATAAATAGAAAAGGGAAATGTATATTAACGCATGTAAATAACAAGATACATAGTGTAGAACATCCTATCGTATTTTCTTCTTTTCAGGATATTAGCATTTCCAAATTTAATAAAGAATATACAGTAGCGTATCTAGAGAAAAATACGATTAACGATATAGCTTGGTCTAGTATAGATAGTAACGAAGAAGACAACTACTTACCTAATGATAAAGAACTATTCGATAAATTAATGAAAATATCTAGTAAAGAACATGCTAAATGTTACGAAATAGAGTGTATTGATAAAAATAATGAAGAAAGTGATCCGTGTTATATATACTGTATGGTAAGTAAGTATTATTTCAATCTACCAGATAAAGACCATCTCACTGATTATATTTTAGAACATAGTGATACTATTGAAAGTCCTTCTGATGATTGGCAAGACCTAGAAGATTCTAAAAAACGTGATTTACTTTCTAGTTATGAATACGACCAACTATTTAAAATAGTATTAAGTAAACAAGAATATGACCGTCAGTCTGATGAAAGCGATAACGACAGCGATATTACAATAGATAACGATTAGCATATAGAAGAAGGTTCATTCTTCCGGTACAGTATAGCTTTTTGTATAACTTTGGATACATCGCTATAAATACCTTTGGCTAAAAAATATTTTTCTGCATATTTCATAAGTAGATAAGATTCATATTTACCTGTTCTCATAAAGTTACTAGTAATAACAGATATAAATCTTATTTTATACATGTCACTTATCTTGTCAAAGTCATCTGTACTATTATCGAAGTAATTTATTGTTTTTATTGCATCACGTAGTTCTTCACACGTATTACCCTTTTTATAGTCGGTTTCTAACTTGTCTATGAAATCAGATTTAGTAATGTTTATAACATCTTTATAAGAATCGTGTTTATCCAATACAGTTTTAATAACAATATCTAGATTCATGTATTTAGATTTTAAAGATCGTAAAAATATTATAGGTATGGGATCATTACCGGTTATGGACAGAAACATCATAACACATACCATAGATCTTCTTCCTTCTACGGATAAGATATTAAATATATCCATGTATTCTGAAATCTGCTTATCCATATAGTAACTAGTTATATACTTACCATCGCCCATGACTACAAATATTTTTATATGAATAAAAATGGAAGACTCTATAAAAGAGACATACGTGAAAGGAAAAAAAGTCTATAAAAGAAGAAAAAGGAGAAATACATGCTGTAAAGTTTTTCTAAAGTACGTAAATACTATAACTTTAAACATATATAACGCTTATGAAAATAATAAAGACACGATATTTGATTATTTAACTAACTGTAAAACATCAATTTGTAAATATCGATCGTATATAAACGGAAAATGCCTTACAGGTCTAATACAAAAAATTACAGATATGGTGGTTAGAAGTATAATTAGTACAGGTATGTCGTCTTTTATTCCAGATCCTTTAAATATAGGTAAAAAGTTAATAAATAAAATAAAATAACAAGAATTGTGTTTCTAAAGAATTTTATTTTTAGCTTAGTTATAAAATAAATGAATTCATATATTAAAATAGCTGTTATCTTTGTATAACCCCAGAAAAATGAAGCTAATTTACAGAAACAACGCTACAGGTCGTTTACTATCATTACATAATATCTTAAAAGAAAATAATGTAGACAGACTTCGCGTATTGATAGAAGAAGATAAAGACATAATAAATATGTACGACAGCAATAGACTACTTGCTTTACATATTGCTATAGAACATTCGGATATAGACATAATAAAAATGTTACTAGGTAACGGCGCGGTTATTAACGGCGGAGAAACTGTAAAGTCTCATCCCATTAACATAGCTATAGTGTTAGCAGGGGGCAGGATGATGTTATATAATGATAATAAAACGGTTAAACCCGAAAAAAGAATAAGGCGTTTACTAACATCTGCAAATAATACAGAAAAATATACAGAAATAGTAAAACTTTTGATAAAACATGGAGCTGATTTGAAAATGGCGTGTAGATCTTACGTATTAGATTTTTACAAGGGTAGTTCATATTGTGTTAAAAACGGTTATGCTATAGGATATTCATATTTTAGTACTATACCTCTATGTCAAATTCTATGGGAAGAAACTAAACATCCAAGTTTATATTATATGCGAAACATTACTATTAAGTGCGCTATTAGAGCTAGAAATACAGAACTAGTAGAATATTTTATAACCAATAATTTATTAGTAGATACAGATACAATGTTAGAAGATTATTTCTTAGAAGCCGTTAAAACTAATAGCCCTAAAATAGTAAAGTTATTCATTGATGCGGGAGTTGATGTTAACACAGTTATATGCGAAAACTCGCATACTGCGTTATATCATGCTGTAGAACAAGAAAATGTTACTCTGGTAAAATTATTATTAAACCACGGAGCAGATCCGGATATAGGAGATGTATATACAATGTTAAAATACGCTATAATGTATAGTAAACACGGTGTAAGATTATTCAATATTCTAGTTAAACACGGAGCTCAAATAAGATGTTGTAACGATATACTTATAGAAGCGATATGTAAGAAGTATTATAGTATTATCTCATATATTCTTAGTTTACCTATTCATCATCTACCTATTTCTATACTCTGCATGTGTATATACGAATTAAGGAATTTACCTATTATAAGAAAACTGCTAAAGAAGACAAAAGATATAAACATATCGTGCGATGCTTGTAATATGTACCCTATACACGCGGCTGTTTCTATAAATACTTCTAGGCTTACTAGACTACTCGTTAATAAAGGTGCTGATGTTAATGTAAGAAACAGATACGGTAAAACACCTATACATTTAGCCTGTATGTACTCTAAGATTAGTAATATAAATATATTACTAAAAAACGGAGCCAATGTTAACGAAACAGATAATTACGGTATAACACCTTTAATGATTTGTTCTAGAGAGAATAAAGTGAGTAATATGAAATACTTATTAGCTAACGGAGCTAACGTTAATCAATCAGATTATGATAAAAATACAGCATTAACTTACGCTATACGTAATAAGTGTGAAGAATGTACTCGCATACTGTTAGAACACGGAGCAGATATGTGTTTTATGAATAGATTTCATACTCCCATTACTATTCACAAAACCCATAATAATCCAGCTGTGTTCATTGCTGTAATATATTTATACTTTTCTGCAATAAACGACTCTTCTATAAAGAATAAACAAGGTTTTGTACGTAATATGAGATTTGTAAACAACCATAAAGAAACCAAAGCATTAAAAGATGAAATAGAGCACGAACTGTCAATTATGAAAGACGATGTATTTTATACGGGTGATAAGAAAATATCCTTGTACGATGTTCTGATATTAGATAAACTGGATGATCTAACTAACGTTATAAAACGTATACGAAGGATAGATCTTAAACATATAAGGATATTTCGTTGTTTTATTAAGAAACATATAAAATACATGGAAAAAGGAAGACAGCTATAGACTCGACGTTATCTATCATCAATGAATACGCTAGTAAAGATCATAGCAGTAGATGGTGGCTACTATCTCCTGAGATACATAGAGTAATATTGTCTAATTTATCTATGGAAGATCTTAAAATGATTTCTGGATATTATTAGGGAAAAAAACATAAAATATAACATTAACGCTATTGTAGCATCGTTAGTAGTTGGTAAAAAATTAATAAAGATAGATATGGGTGTAAAAGTGTACTTCGTTTCTCTATTCTTATTGACTACCTTCCCACAATGTCGATCTTATACTATGGTAATACATGACGATATAATGGTTAATTTGACTTGTCTTCTACCACCAGACAGACACGCTAATAAACTGGTTGTAGTAAAAGGAAACCTGAAAAATAACACGTTTAAGGCAATTATTGACATACATGATGCCGGAGAAGACAGTATATGCTATTGTAATGACCCAGTTAAAGAATATAATGTTGAACTTCCTAAAAGGTCATCCAGAAATGACGAAGGTCGCTATAGATGTATCTTTTATTACAACGGAACAGAGAGTTACAGACACGGTATAGAACTCAGAGTAATGCCTCACGTAGATGTTTATGCCATAGATAATATAGATAAAGGTTTGATTGATTTTATAATAAATAGGACTAGAACTATGGAAGATCACGAAGTAAAAGTAGACGCTAGAGCTGGTGGTGTGAAGTTGAGCGAAGATATTCAAGTATTTGTAGAATACAAGAAAGATCATGAATGTAAAAAAATAGTAGCAAATACAAATTATACTGATTGTACTACTACAGTAATATTTACTGTAAGTTACTTGGGACTAAGTAGAGATTATATAGCATCTATGAATTCTTACGATGAAAAATCACCATATCTTTCTGTGGTTCTGATATCTGGATCATCTTTGATGGAACCTGGACAGAAATCCCGTTATAAGAGGTGGTTGGTTTAATTTTTGATATTTTTTTCCGATTAATACATTTTTAATTTAAAAAGTGAATAAGTATAGTAACTAGTATGTGATCCTAGTATATTATCCAGTGTTTAATATAAAACAAGCAAGATGAAGGCTAATTATATAGTTATAGCAATTGCTGCTATAATAGTATTTAGCTTGAAAAATATCTATGGAGAAGAAGGTGTACCTGGTATCCCTGTAAAACTACAATGCAGAACCGAAGACGGAGAAAGAATATCAAGAGCTAATTGGAGAGGCAGCGATGGTATTACGGTAGCCCAAGAGCAGGTAGGAGTTAACGGACGTAACGCTTTCAATTATGTTCCTGGACCTTATAAAGATATGTATGAAGTAGCTGTTAGTGGAAATACTTCTACTTTTACAGTTAAAAGAGCAGGTCCACAAAGTTTGTGTTTTACCTGCGTACTAATTACAGCTTCTGGTAAAGAGGAAACATCTAAAAGATGTATCGAAATCAAAAAAGAAGGTATAATGTATGTATTAGAAAGACACGAAAACGAAACTAAAATAACCTGCTTCGTAGGAAGTAAACACGGAGATCCTAGATGGAGAGTAGCTGGTATAGTAACAGGAGGTGTTATGTCATACGAAAGACCGCAGGGTTTCACACAAAATGTGGCGGATTACAGATACACGAGTATAAAGGTAAATGAAAGTGTCATCGGTCATGTTGAAACTCCATATTGCAGGTATTGGCTTAATGATACACATGCCAGAGAATTTCCTGTAAGATATGTGGGAAAAGAATCGGGAAAAGAATACATAGTAACAGAATACAAAGATGTTTACGGAAGATGGTAGATACTTATTTTATAAGTATTTTGAATTTATTCTTTCTATAATGTTTATACAGTCAAACATGGTAATTTCTTCCTAGTAATATATAAAAGTGAATTATTAATAGATTTATTTAGAACGTTTTATAATCCAACTAGTAAATTAATTCCTTCAGAATAGTATATAACTACTATACTTTACAATAATGGTTATACTACATGAAATAAGTAGTGAAATCAAATCATGCTTTAATACAGTAACTCCGATTACTAATAGCATGGTATTCATGCAGGTAAATGGAACCAAAACTACTCCGGAATCGATATTAAAGGTTTTCGATTACGATACTAAATGTAGGTTTATGACGTCATGTATGATAATCAATATATTCATAGGATGTTTAAATCCTGCTAGCGAATGCGTTTCTGCATGTATTCAATATACTACAAGAAATGAAATTCTTGGTATGGTAGACAGTGATGGTAAATTTTATGTAGAAGGACTATCCCCTATGACAGAGTTCTGTTTGGTAATGGCACCTTTAGTATATACTAAAGATTTGAAATCTAACATGAACGATACTAATAAATGTAAGTATGTCAATAAAGAAGAAATGTTTAAGGCTACTGATAATCATAATAGAGGTTATGAAACTGAATATCCAGGTAAATGTATAAATCCTAATGATGTATATGAAATTAAAAAGACATTATTCTATTAGATTTTTATTTTGGTATAAATTAAAATACAATTACTATTTGTATAACATTTTATATTATTTGAAACAATATTGATACTATAGTAGATTTTATTTAATCGTGTTTACTTTTCTAGAAAGTAAAAATATTTAACTTCATAATAGATACCTATAAAATAAATGAATAAATAAGCATTGTAAATGAATTGGTTGTGTCATTTCATTATTTCCATGGCTGAGGACTTTATAAACAATTTCATTATGGGTATAACTTGTACATCAGCAGTTTTATTTTTTATCTTATTAGTGGTAATATGGTACTTGCTAACTACTAACTACTAATAACTAATAACGAGATTATGAAATACATATACTAACTTTAAATAAAAAATTGAAATTTTAATTATTTTTTATATCGCTTGGTACATCCAGTGTATCTACACGGATACTACCAATATTACACAACATGGAGTTATTTGAGGCTATCGAATCTGGCTGTGTTTCTGATGTTATTAAAGCTTTAAAAGACAACGACTCGGACCCGAATATGGTTAATGAATATGGATGTTCCCTTTTGCACTGTGCTATAGAAAATGGCAATACTGAAATAGCTAGAATTCTGTTACTTGAAGGTGCAAATCCAGATCTATACACTGAGTATACACCTACTGCATTACACAGAGCTGTTCTATTACGTCATTATGATATCATTAATTTGTTAATGGAATTTGGTGTTGATCCTGACAATTATGAAAATCATGAAGGTCGTACCCCCCTGGAGTATGCTGTTAGGCTCAATGATGTAAAGATGACTAAAGCACTATTAGATTATGGTGCTGATGCAGAAGAAATCTATAGGTTTGATTGTCCGATAAATGATGCAGCTGCTAATGGAAATATGGAAATCTGTGAGCTTCTAATAGACGCAGGAGCCAGGGTTAATTCAAGGAGTATGGGATCTATTTACACCATTCATCATGCTATAAGATCTGGTAATTATGAATTAGTAGTTGAATTGCTTTCCAGGGGTGCATTACCTAATGTTGAGGATAACCTTTCATTCAGTTCTCTTCATCACGCAGTGATGGAAAGTTCCCCAGATATGGTGCTTACACTACTGGAATACGGTGCCATCGTAGATGCTGAAGACTTTTGCGGAAGAACCCCTTTGTTCCTCGCAGCTAGCTCATCTGAACTTGCTATCGTAAAAGTTTTGTTAGATTTCTGGGCAGATACTTCAATTTCATCAGGGAAGAATACGCCTCTTTCAGTTTGTGATACAAATTCTGACACAGGAATGGAAGTAGCCAAACAAATAATAGCTACAATAATCATAAACACAGAATGTAGGCACTGCATAGTGTCTAATAAGGAAGCCAGAGATAACGATCTCAAACTAATAGAATCAAACAATGAAATGAAGAATTGGAAAGATTCCTGTGTAGAAGAAGTAGAGAGAATGAGGAAAACTGTTCTAGGTTCTGATAGACATTCTCTATTAGACTTGTGTCTCAACTGTGATGACAATGCAATAGCAAAATGTTTAAATTGTATATCTTCTGAAGGATTCTTCATTTACAGACAACTAATAGAATACACAATTGAAAGGGGATTGCTGAGACACGAGTCTCTTGATAAGGCACTTGAGGCCATGGAAAAGGCATTCGAGAAAGACCTGGATGTACATGATAATGGATTAAAAGATTGGTCAGATCTTCCACTAGGGATTAAGTATAACATCTTGGAAAATATTGATGCAGAAGATCTCCCTTATTGTTGAATGTTTTTATACTAATTAGGAAAAATGAAAAATAATAATTCTTTTTATCGAACGGTTGTTGAAAACACCGTAATTATACAATCATGTTAGGATTATATATCCGTGAAGCTGTTATGGATGGTGATTGTCTTACTTTGAAAAGGCTTTTGGAATCAGGACATGATCCTAATCAAGAGTATGGAGATCTTCCTTCTCCTATGGATTTGGCTATAATGTTCAAAAACAATGAAGCTATAGAGTTACTGAAATTCTATTCAGTTAAAAATAACACATCCTGGAAAAAGGAATTACACGATGCTATAACTCTGGATGATCATACTAAAATGATTAGTGTATTAGATGAGAATATCTACTTAGATGAAAACTTTAACGGAGTTACACCCCTATGTTTAGCTGTGACGTTAAATAACGTTAAAGCAGCGAAGGTACTACTACAACACGGTGCAGATCCTGATATTCGTAACACTGAATCTCTAGCTCCTTTACATCTGGCTGTAAAAAACAACAACTCAAAGATAGTAGAAGAACTTATAAAATATAAAGCTAACCTGAATATAGAAGATGAGAACGGTAATACACCTTTAGTATTAGCTATTAAATCTAGAAATCTGGAAATGTGTAAGATCCTGTTAAAGAAAGGAGCTTCTGCAAATTATTCATCCTCTCACGAATTAGTACCGCTTTTTTGCGCAGTTCAATCAGATGATAGTGATAAGATGATTAGACTACTCATACTTCACGGAGCAGAAATCAATTATATATACAACAATTTTACTATAATGGAATCCATATCAAAAATCTGTCCTTTGAAATGCACATCTTCTGCCGCGATTGCTTTAGTATCAGAAATAGTTCTTTCTAAAACTATAAGTATGTTACCAGAACAAGAAAAAGGATTTAATAGAAACGCAGAAATAATAAAAGGGTCTGAAACACTTCTGAGAATAGCTGTGGAATGTAGTAAAGAGCTTATCCACATGGAAAGTATAATAATAGGTAAATCAAATCTGTATAACATCTGTATACTAAAACAACAATACGATAAAAATGAACTTGCAAGATCGTATAATAGGATAGTAGAAACACAAAATCATCTAAACATATATAAATATAAGATTATTCGTATTCTTAAAATAGCATCAGTGAGAAGAATGAACCTACAAAAAGCAATATCAGTAACTGATGAGTATTTAGATTCAGAAGACTGCGGATGGAATAAATTATCCTATGAGATAAAATATCACATATTCTCAATACTAGAAAATACTGACATGAAAAGTCTTGTTATGTAAATAACTCTTATATTTTTTATAACTTTATTAGAAAATAGAAATAGTATATAATTGTTATATACTTCATTCCTATATCACATTGAATTATAATTAAGATAAATTCATGGATACAGAAATGTGTGGCGTAGATAACGATGGATATACCTATCTGTATAAAGAAACCGCTAAAGGAAATATAAAAAAGGTAGTTGAGTTATTATGTAAAGGTGTAAATCCTAATACACCTAACGTAGATTCGTACGCTCCTTTACATATTGCTACAAAAACGGGTAATCTAAAAATAATAAGGCGATTAATTAAGTATGGAGCTAATGTAAATAAAGAGACTAAAGATGGATTCACACCTCTATTAATAGCTATATATACGGGAGATATTAAAACTTGCGATGTATTGTTAGATAGAGGAGCTAATCCAAACTACGTTAACAAATACGGTATTACTCCTCTCATAAGAACAATTATTTACGATAGACCTACCATTCTTAATTTATTAATGTACAAGGGAGCTAACTGTAACCAGATTATTAATATAGGTCAGGTAAGTTATACAATTATGGAATATCTAATGAACTTCTTTGAATATAATATGGCAACTATATTTAATCTTATACCTCATATAATTATCTCAAAATTTAAAGAGTCTATAACGTTTAATGCAGAAGGTTTTAATAGAAATATATCAGTTATTACAAAAAACAGTAGACTACTAGACGTTGCCCTTAAATGTAAATCTGAAATAACTTATATGAATACTAGAGGTATAGGCGATAAAAGCCTTTTTGCAATGTGTATCTTGGAAGATATTAAAGACATAAATCCTAACAGTTTTGTTAACTTTCTAGATAATCTTATAGAATCACAAAGCAACTTAAGCATTTACGGTTATACGATGAATAAGGTTATAGAAATGGGTAGATATAGGAAAGAGCTACTGTGTACAGCGGCAAATATTAATAGTTATAAGTTGAGATCGTTAGATACAGAATGGCAACTACTTCCAATCAAGAGTAAATTAAGTATATTAAGTAAACTTAACAATGATAATGTGAAAAAATTAATCTTGAATGATGCTATGAATATTGATAGACAGTAATATGCCACATCATAAAAATAGAAAAAAACATTATATATTTACAAAGTACTACCGTATAAATACACATCATGGAGTGTCTTAGATTTATAGTATTGATAGTAGCTATATTTCCTATTAATATTCTTGCTAACAAGATTTCTTCAGATACTAATTCCTGTGATCATAAAAAACGTCATAGGATACCGAGTTTAATTAAAGAGTTAGATGGTAAATTTAAAGAAGTAAAAGATTATTTTCAATCTAGGGATCACGATTTATCTACTATGTTATTAATAGATTTGACAAGTACTCTAAAAGGACCTTGTGGTTGTCGTACTCTAGATAAATTACTAACTAGATACATGTTAGTAACATCCAATACTATACCCTATATTCCACAAGATATGGAATCCAAAGTTCATGATATTGTTAACTGTCTTAATAGTTTACAGCATATAATGGAAGAATGTTATTATATATGCAGGGGTTATGATACGCCTATTAATAATATCAATAACTATTATAGCAAAATGGGTGTAAATGCTACTAATAAAGTAATGGGGGAATTTGATATTCTCTTAGATGGTATAAGAGATTTACTAGCAAATGTATAAATGAAAAATTTTAAATAAACCCTAACATATATACTAAAAATTTTTCTTATACTAAAGGATATGTATAATTAACAACTCTTATACAAAATATTGAAAAAATAAGTAACTTAATACCGACCTCACAGGTATAATTTTACAATGGATCTTGCTAATATCTATCGTTCTATGTTCACTGAATCTGATGATGAGGTTATTAAAAAGGTTACTTACTATGAAATGAACTATAACGGTGAGGAACACTATGATTGTTACAGATACAAGTACATAAACGTTGACGAACTAGATGAAGAAGACCATGCTTATAAATACGACATGGTTTCCAGATGCAAAACGACTATACATTTGGCAGTGCAAGCTAGAAGGTTTAACGTCGTAAAGGCTTTACTAGATTATAGATATTATACACCTAATGAACTAGAAAGTTCTTTGGCAAGGTCTCCCCTGCATCTTATTGCTTCTATCCCTAACTTGGATTATATGACTGTATACTTGTTTACCAGTAATGATGAAGATGACTTGGAAATCATAAGGGAACATGTTCTTTCTGCTGAAAGGATGAACCTGAGTAAATCAGTGATAATACCCATCATCATGGAGGTATTCAAAGGAAATAAAGATTTGTCTAATCAGGATATTAAGAATCTGGCTAATGAAGTAAATAATGAGGAATTGAAAATAGCCAAACTATTGCTGGATGAAGGAGCTAGAATAGATGAAGCTGATATCTACAAAACAACAGCGCTTCATAGAGCTGCGATGAGTGGAAAAACAGACATGGTTAAACTCCTGATAGATTACGGAGCATGTACTTCCCTGGAAGCTATCAATGAAATCACATTTTCGGATTATGTTTTGGAATCAGACAATATAGAAATGTGTAAATACATTTTAGACGATAATAAAGATAGTGATATTCTCTGCAAAGCTATAGAAAAGAATAGTGTAAACATTGCAAACTATCTTATCAGCTTAGGCTACAAAGTTACTTCCAAAGACGAATATGATAATACTCCTCTTCATTATGCTTGCAAAATAGGAAATCATGATCTTGTAAAAACTATATTAAAACTAGGTGCTGACGTTAATGCGACTAACCTGTTCAGAAGGAATCCAATATATGAATCTACTGATCTTAAAATTACAAATACAATGTTAGAACATGGTGCAGAAGTAAATCTATTGGATAAATACGGTATCAGCATATTACGCAGAACAGAAAAATACAAGAAATCTACTGGAGCGATTATATCTTACATGGCTATGAAATGTTTCAAGAATCCGGAAGAATATAAGTACAAGGGTTTTGAACTCAATATTAACAAGATAAATTCTTCTACCCTGCTAAGAAATTTCATGACATCCTGTGAGGAAGAGCTGCAAGCTATAGACAACATAAAACTTAATTCAAGGCATAGCTTACTAATTTTCATTAATGGAGATTTTAAAACATTATCTAAACTGGTGAAGAATCCTGTAATAACCAGACTAGACACATCAGAATTTAAGATATATGGAGATAAGATAAAAAACAATATTCGGTATTCAATCGAGAGACTAAATTCCATAGAAACATCAGTATATAAAATTGATGATATTCTACAATGCAGTAATTGGAAATATCTTCCTGTAGAAGTTCAGTACTCTATAGTATCGTTACTTGATGACAAAGATTTATCTATTATTACTGACATGTAAATTATTTTTATATATTAGTATAGTATTGTAGATAATATGTAAATATAAATAAGGTTATTTAGTAGTTAGTATAGATGAATCCCCAAGAGATAGAACAAAAGGCAAATAGGCTTTTGGAAGATGCAGAAAATAAAATTAATGGTAAGTCATTTTTTAAGAATCTATTTGGACCACCTATAGAAATAGAAGAAGCTTCTGAAATGATAACTCGTGCTGCTAATCTTTTTGCATCCATACAGTTATGGGAGTTTGCGGGTAGAGCATTTTTTAAATCAGGTAATATGCTATTACAAAGGAATAAACATTCTATGGCCGCTGCTTCGAGTTTTATAGATGCTGCTAACGCATTTAAGAAAATAGATAGTTATGAAGCTATAAACTGTCTATATAGAGCTATAGAGGTATATTCTTGTTTAGGAAAGTTTTATACTGCAGCGAGATGTCATATGAATATAGCTGAAATTTATGAGAATGACCTATTAGAACCAGATAAAGCAATAACTCACTATGAAAATGCTTCTAGCTATTATAGCGGTGAAGGATATAATAAGCTATCTGATGATTGTATGCTGCTAGTTGCCAGATTATCTATACAAAAAGAGGACTTTGTTAGAGCTGGTGAAATTTTTGAACAAGTAGGATATAATCGAATGACCAATATGATGTTAAAATATGCATCTAGACATCAATTACTTTATGCTATTATATGTTATCTGTGTTCTAATGCTTCACGTGCTAAACTCTCTCTAAATAAATATAAGGATATTTTTCCTGAATTTGTAGATTTTAAAGAATGTAAGTTTATAGAAAAGATATTAGAAGCGTGTGAAAATAAAGATATTGAAACTTTCACTAGTACTATTGAGGAGTATAATCACGAAAATAATATAGATGAACCATTAACATCTATGTTATTAACGATAAAGAAATCTACATTTTAAAAATAACGTAAAATAATATTTTTATTGATGTGTTAAACAAATATAACATAAATAGTGTAAGTATTATATAGAAATAGAAATATAAGTATATGTTTATTAGATCAGTAAATTGATAACAGCAATGGGTTCTTTAGTAAAAATACTAAACAAGGTTTATATCCCCGGGAAGAATATATGTATTTCTCCTAGGGGGGTATATACTGTATTGATGAATATTATGATAGGATGTAAAAAAGATACAAGGGATAAAATAAAAGATCTGTTAGGAATATTTGGTAATTACATTCCTATACCTGATAAGTCTGAGTATTATGTAGAATCCTACGATAACAAGGACGAACTCATAAATAAAAGTATTATATTAATAGAAGAAGGATATCCTATCAAAAGAGATTTTATAAACTCTAGTTGTGATATATTTAATGCAAAAGTAGTCAATTTTACAGATGATAATGTATTAGAAATTATAAATAAATGGATAGAATCATCTACAAGAGGACTTATAAAGGGTTTTAACATTTTACTAGGAGATGATATCAGACTATTAATCATAAACGTACTATACTTTAAATCTAAGTGGAAATATCCTTTTGAACCAGAATTAACTTCTAAACGTCCTTTTAAAAAATATAATGGAACAGATATTATGGTAGATACGATGATGATGCAAAATATTGCAGTTTATTACAAGCATGATGAAGATTTAAAAAGTCAAGTAGTTATGTTAGAATACGAGGATTATAGATTTGTGATGTTTATAGTTATACCTGATTCAGTTACAGGTATAGACCATGTAGTTTCTTATCTTAATAACGGTAAGAACATCAATAAAATAATATCTAAGAAGGATATGTCCTTTAAAGAAATAATTCTTTACCTACCTAAATTCGAAATAGAAGATGAAGTAGATTTAAAAGATGCGTTAATCCATATGGGATGTAATGATATATTCAAGTCTGGTGAATTAGTAGGAATATCTGATACAAAAACTTTGAGTATAGGCAACATTAGACAAAAATCTGTTATAAAAGTAGATGAATATGGGACTGAAGCAGCTAGTGTTACTGAATTATACGCTACAGATGGTGTAAGGAAAATCCCCGTAGTAAACGCAAACGTACCCTTCATGTTCTTAGTAGCCGATGTGCAAACAAAAATTCCATTATTTTAGGAATATTCCAAGGATAGTTACATAATCTGTCTAAAACTGAAGTTTAATTTTTATATAAATAGCGTTGATGTGTACGTAGATTACAGCACGTTTAAATAACAATTTATAATACTATTTTCAATATGAAACCTTATGAATTGTATATCATTATGTGTACCAAGTCCGATGAAGAAATAATTAACGCTATAAAAAAATATAATATTCCTGAGGAAGAAAATACAACATATGGTAGTATTGTTTTGCATCCTTTTCACCAAGCTCTCCAAATTGGAAAAGTCGCTTTAGTAGATATTCTATCTAAAGATAAAAACTCATTAAGTTTGATAGATAGATACGGATACCATCCCTTACATACAGCATGTTCAAAACCTAGAGTTAATAGTATATTATTAGATTTATTATTATACAATCGTATAACCGGAGTAGATGAATTAAAACATAAATTACGTAATCTAACTAGAGCAGAATGCATATACGTAATAAGAGAATTAGCTTCTGGAAATCCTATAAAAGATGTAAGTATTTTATTACCAGAAGTTAAAAAGATTATGGAAGATGAAGTACATATAGTTAAAATGTTACTAGACAAGGATGCTGATATAAATTGCGTGGACGCGTATAAAGAAAAGCCTTTACATAATGCTATAAAATCTTGTAATGTAGAAATAGTGAAATTGTTATTAGATTACGGAGCTAACCCGAACGAAATATCTCTCAACGGATATACGATTTTAGATCATGCTATTTTATACGGAAACAAAGAAATATTTAAACTATTAATCGACAAATGTGATGATACAACTAAAAAAAGAACATCCTATATCAACGCATTTATTTATAAAAAGGTAGAAATATCTGAGTGTATACTAGATTTGCAGAGTAAAATAATTACCGATAATAAAGATATCCTTGAGAACATTTTTACAACATCTTATTATGATCATCCCCTTCATTATGCTTGTTATAATATTTCTTTTAAGAGAATAATTAAAAGACTAATAGATAACTGTTCTAATATAAATACTAAAAACAGGAACGGTAATACACCCTTACATATTATATGTAAATCTGACTACGAAATATGTTATGTTAAAATGATTATAGATTCAGGAGCCGACATTAATTCTAGAAATATCTGCGGTATTACACCTTTATACAACGCAACCGAATCCAAGTCGTTAGAAAAAGTTTCATTACTGTTAAGTTTAGGCGCGGATGCAAACATAGAAGATTGTTGTGGTAAAACTCCGTTATATATTGCTTCCAAATATGGATATACTTCTATAGTATCTATTCTTATAGATCATGGTGCTGATGTTAATCATGCAGACTTCTATGGTAATTCTGTGTTACAGGCGGCTTTTAATAATTCTAATTCATTGGATATAGCAACTAAGTTATTAGAAAAAGGAGCGAACGTAAATTCCGTAAACTCTCTTTCACTTACTCCGTTATATAGAGCATGTGTAAATAGTAAAGAAAGAATAGAGAATCGGTTAAAGACTATAAAACTATTAATTGATTACGGTGCCGAAATAAACTATTATTCATCTAATAATAGTTGTCTTTTGTGCCGCGTAAACAAGATTCCACAAGTGGTCGAACTATTATTAGAAAACGGTTTGGACGCTAATAAACTTTATAATACCAGCATGGGTATAACCGCTGTATTAAACGACGATATCTTTGATAATTTAAATTCTATACATTATGTTATAGTACATATTGCTCTTCAGTCTTATACAAATCCGTGTATAACAAAAACCCGGGTTTTATAAATAACTTAGAGGGCATCGAGAAAAGTAGTATCAAGAAAGAAATATGGTTAAAGTGTGAAAACGAAATACGTACAATATTTAATACTAGAATTAACAAATCTTATTATTTATCTATCTTCCTTACTAGTAATAATGTAAGGCTGTTATCTAGATTAGTGAATAATACCTTGTTGAATGAAATAGATTTTTCAAATTTTAATATTTATGGATTAAGACTAAAAAAATCTATCGAGATAGCTAGAAACAGATTAGAATTAGTTTATAATTCTAAAGAAAAGTTAGATTCATTATCATCATCTGATTCAGAGTGGAATTTGTTACCTACAGAAATTAAGTTATCGATATTAGATTTACTAAGTGATAAAGATTTATATTCTCTAATTTAATTAACGTATGATTTTACTTGATCATCTCTACTAGTTTTTCTAATTCATTGTTAGATATATTTTACAATATTATATCCTAAATTTCATGTGATTAATAAATTATTGGCGTTAACAGCATAATGAAAGAGTGAATACCTTGCTATCTATCTACAAAGTCTGGATTTATATCGTACTTTAATAGACATAAACAATGTTTTTACATTATTTGGCTTTATATAGTGACTTTCTAAAAAGCGGAATCGGTGTAAACGAACGTGATTGTTACGGTTCTCAAGATATATACATCATGCTGTTAACGCCAATAATTTATTAATCACATGAAATTTAGGATATAATATTGTAAAATATATCTAACAATGAATTAGAAAAACTATATAGTTGTTATTATCTTAAGGAGCTAATATAAATAGACGATCACCATTATACATAGTATCGAAAAGTGTAAATATGTATTATACAATAAAAACTAATATATCACGGCACTAACGTGTATAGTAAAGATATATACGGAACATACCTTTACATAAAGCCTGTAATTCTAAATACAAAATAAAAGAGGTAAATGTACTTTTAGATACCGGAGCAGATGTTAACGCTACAGATAATAGTAACATAATACCTTTACATAATGCATCTTGTGATGATGTATTCGATAATATCATGTGTTTTAATAAATCACGGTACAAGAGTTAACGCAAAAGATATTCATGGTAAAACACCTTTACACTACACAGCTGAATATCAATTAGTTCTTTAAAAGTGAAATACAAACATTTTTGATATATGAAGCAGAATGTATCATATTTTACAATCAGGTATATATTCTTGTAATAACGAGATACTTATAGAAAAGTTACGTGAAGGATATAATCCTAACACTACTTACAAATTAAAAACTCTATTACATATAGCTGCTGAAATAAAAAATGTAGAAGCGGTAAAAATATTACTAGATAACGGAGCAGATCCATCTATACGTGAAGGAATGTTTAATCAGTCCCCTATTCATACAGCGTGTATGTTAATACCATTACACAGTATATATAGTATAAGTAGACGCTATAACATGAGAAGACAATTCTGCAACTATGTTTACGCTCCTTTAGAAAAAGGTACAGAAGAAAAAAGTTTAGAAATAGTTAGGATATTAATAGATAAAAATCCAGAACTTATCAATTCTGTAGATGACGAAAACTGTACTCCTCTACACATAGCATGTGAATCAAATCACATCGATATGGTAAAGTTACTTATAAGAGCCGGTGCTGATATTAATGCTGTAGACAGTAGAGGAAAAACACCCCTCGCGTGCGCAGCCATGGGAGAAAGAATAGAAATCATGAAAGAACTTTTACAGAGTGGTGCAGATGTGGAAAAGGAAGACGTAAACGGTATGACACCTATATTTCATGCATTGCAATTCGCTAGTGATATTACTTCTATAGAACTATTGATAAACTATAAGGCCAATGTTAACGTTGTTGATAAAATTGGATGGTACCCTATTCATATAGCTAACGGAAGGTATGAAAATATATTTCTAGAAGTTTTAATACGTAACGGTGCCAATATTAGAGTAAAAGACAGAGGTGGACGTACACTCTTGCATAGATCAGTATGGATAAACAACTCTAGGTTAAAGATGTTAATTGACGCTGGATTAGATATAAATGAAAAAGATAATACAGGAAAAACACCGTTACATCACGCAGCTGCGCACCCTATGAGTAATAGCGTGGAAATACTATTAAGACACGGTGCTGATGTTAACGCTATAGATCTTGAAGGCAATACGCCACTATTATCCACGAGAGTGTGTGCTATATCCCAGAGATGGATAGAAAGACAAAAATATAAATGTATAGTTGAACTTGTATCACAAATTGTTCTATTAAATATATTCTATAATGATAATTCAGTAGGTTTAAAGAAAAATATATATATTATAGAAGATGTTCCTAAATACAAAATTATAAAATTATTGTGTGAATCAGAAATAGAAAAATTATACAATATACGACTTTGTCCAGGAATTACTGCTGAAATTATACTAACAGCGAATCCTACTTTTTTAGCGAGATTTATATATAATCCGGCTTTACGTACTTTACAAAACAGGTTTAAGATATACGGTAAGCGCATTAATAATTCTATTGTACTCGCTAAGGATAGAGCATTACTTCAATCCACGGCCGTAAGTTCTATTAACAGGATATCTTGTTTCGATAAACTACCAGAACCTATAATATATATGATTAGTGAATATCTTGAATACGATGATATCATGGCTTTAAAAGTATCATCTAATCAATTACTATAAGATATATTGTATAGTATAATAAAAATATTCTATTTTTATAACACCTAATTAATGTTAATATAACTGGTTTCTATATTAGTAGTAATATAAATCATGATTCAATAATAGTAATGTTTGTATAGTATCCTTTTCTAATCATACATTATTTAGCGTAATTTATGCTTTTCCTAACGAGTATAGTATCTTCTACTACGTTTTGCTATTTTCTTCCTAACTCTTCACCACATTTACTAAATATTGTCTAATTTTTTATATTATAACATAACTCCCAGTAACTACCGATACGAGCAATTTACCTATATAACTTTTTTGTCATTATATCCCATGATACTTTATCTTTAATTTTAGATTCCACTGCTTAATACATATTAATAATCTGTATATATTTCAGGTTTGGTTAATCCTTCATCAGTATCACTAAGGTTCTTTAATACAGAAAAATATTCATAACATGTACTTGAATTTTTATCGTATATTTCTACTAAATGCATCAAGTTTCCCGGAAGTATATAGTGTTTTTAAAACAAGCGAGGTTCATAATAATTGTATTTTTGATATAGCTATATTTACATCATTTATCATAGTCTTTTTTCCCTTCTCTACACAAGCAGTTAAAAACTCCTACTTGTCTACTATTATTATTTTTGATAGACTGTGTTAGACGATACATGATTCTTTTGGTATATCTGCGATTGAATCATTGACTACTATGATAATATCTCACATGAATAACAATATACTAATTACTATAGAAGTTTCTATCCATGATATTTACAAACATATCAAAAATTACATATTAGGATTTTCTAAAATTAGGTGTATATATATTCATTACTCTCTTCAAGATAGATCTATCTTACCCCTTACTAGATGAAATAACTCTTCGTATGACATGTTATCTAGAATAGTTTGTTTAACTTCTATTGGTAGAGTACACCAGTTAGGTATATCTGTAGGTTTGATATCAGAATTAATAGAATTAATTACTTCGTATATTAAATCTGTTTTTGTGGGTAAGTTGAAATAGTATTTTGATACCGAACAACACATATACTCAGTTCTGCTATTACAAAACCCTCTCAAATCTTTGTGTTCTTTATGCTCTTTAGAGGAAATAGCTTTTAACTTTTCGTAAAGTACAGGATCTATAGGTATAAAAGACGTTCCTGTTTCTTCATCGATAGTAGACCATATAATATGTTTCTTATCACCCGTCCAAATATCATCCACTTCATTCATGTTGTATATACATAAAGCATCGAAAGATCCATATTCTTCTTTACGGTATCTAACAATACTACCGTTATGATGAGATTTTATACATCTACCTGATCTATCAGATATCATTCCTAGGCTATATTCTTCATCTTCTGTCATTCTTTCTATTACCATATCACAATAACACAATTGAAGATCGTTTTCTCTATCATACAAATTTATTTTTTTACCTAAGTATTCTATGCTACCTATTACATTTGTTGAAGTAGATAATTTTTTTTCTAGGAAAACATCGAATAGCACTACACACTTTCTTCCGCTTTCAACAATAAGGCTTTCATGTTCTATAGTTTTATCAAATAGATGATCAGTTTTTAATTTCATGGATGTGTTGTTATCTATATATATGACTGTTTCACCTCCTATTTCTGGTTGTTCCAAATATAGAAGTAGGTGAACACATATTATGTTTTTAGAAAAGATAGTACTAAAGTCTCTATGCTTAGCAAAGTAATCTCCTTCTTCATACATAATCAATGTAACAGTATTATCTATAGTAACAGAATCTACTAGTGTACTTAAATCATTATATACCAAGGTATGCAATTTTTTAAGCAAGTCATCATCTAGAGATTTTTCAAAAACTATTTGTTTGGACTTACGATCTTTAATACTTAAGAGTTCCATTCCCTTTTCTGGAAAGAATATTTTAGAATCCTCACTTATATTTTTTATATCATCTAAGTTGCTTATTCCCAAGCTAACTAAAAGTTCTTTCTTGAACGATGTAAAATATGTTTCTGTAAATCTGTGAACAGCCAGCTGGCTATTAACCCCCACACAAGTAAATCCCATCATGTAAACACGATAGTATCCTAACAAATATAATTATTTTTTATATTTTTATATATCTTGTGATAAAATGTTTAAAATACAGGTTAATAGCACTTTATAAAACTAGAATAGATAATATACCATATTAATACTTAGCTATATATTTCTATGAGTACAAATATATAACTTAGCACATATGTAAATTATAATAAACATAATTAGATTTTTTTTTAAAATGATAAAGCACTTGGAAGTGTCATGAGTTATTTCATAAAACAATAAATGAAGAAGAGATAAAAGGCATGGTATCCGGAGGATGCATTTACACACCGCCTGGCCAAAAGAGTTATTAATAAAAAAACTTGATAAACGCAGTGGGTAAAAAAATCTAGGACGCTATTTTCCAGCATATCTACTTAACTCCAAATAAAGATTCATAATTTCACAAACATAATTATTATTATTTTTTCCGATAACGGCTATTTACCTAGATTGTTTATTCTCCAAAGAATCTAGAATAGCCTCAAAATCTTTTTTGTTACTATCTATAAACTGCCTTGTTTTTTCTCTTATCCTCATTATATGCTCATCTTTCTTCCTATCCTCTTCGGAGAGAGGTTTTATATCCTCCCTACAATGATAAACTTCATTTCCAAGATTAATAAGTCCTATTTCAGAGAACTCTTCCATAGTATCAGCTACCTTACATAGAACGTCATCATCGTAAGCGTAAATATTACCATCTTCTGACATTAGAATGATGAGTTTTTCACTACAAGAAGATTCATCATCGTTCATAACACCTATTATATCCATTCTCTTCGGCTGGGGTAAATAAAGAACTTCGCAACATTCTTTAATAAATTTAAGTTCATCTTCTGGTAAGTTAATGTTTCTATTCATTTTAATTACTTATCTAAGGTGTATAGTTATGTGTCTATTTTTATTTCCAAATAAAATTAAATTAAGATAACCATATTTTCTTTACGATATGCTTATATACCAAACAAATATATTTAAGTAATTTCATAATACTTTTTCTATTTTTATGATAGTGTTATAACAAATACTTTAGTTTTTTATTTTCGGATATATTAAAGATTGTTTGTGAGTAATTATTCGCGATAATATGCATAGATTAATAATATTTAATATTTGTATGGGGAGTACAAATATATAATTTAAAAATTAATATTAATATGTTGATAAATACATAGATTAATAAAGTAAAGTAATTATGGATATAAAAACATCATTATATATTTTGTTTCATTATTTAAAGGTTTTAATTCATCCTCAGTACAAGTGTAAAAAAATTAATGTACTTTTTTCGGCCATATACGATAACGATGTAAGAGCAGTGAAATACTTACTAGATAGAAATCTCAATCCTGACGATGAAATAGATATAATAAATTCTACATTCAATCATATATATCCTTTAATAACAGCAGTGTCTTTAAGACATACTGAAATTGTAAGATTGTTGATAAGTTATAAATCTAATGTTAATAAACAAGACAGATTATATAAAAAAGCAGCCCTTCACATGGCCGTACAGAATAACGATTGTAACATCGCTAAGATACTATTAGAAAATAGAGCAAATCCTAACGTAGTAGATTTTGAGATGTGTACACCTATGCATATAGCATTATTATTTAATCCAACAAACAGCAAATTAGTTTCTATGCTTTTAAAATATGGATCAGATATACATTTAAAAGATAAATATGGTAAAAGCTCTATAGACCTAGCATCTAACAAACGTGTATCGGAAGAGATAAAAATGTTGATTCGCGTTGCTAAATGAAGATATGTTAGTAATAACGATTAAAAAAATTTTATATTATAAACGGTTACTTATTATCGATTATCATAAATATTAAAACTAAGTCCTTTTCGTATAAATTTAAAATAACGATTACTTACATCAAGATATATGAAAACCTAATACATCCGGTACTTCAAGAAGATAAAACTGTATAGAAAGGCAAATTTCTAAAAAGGTATCGGATCTCCGACACTATTAACAACTTTTTTAATGAAGTACGGTTTCGTATGCATAGATTAATAATATTTAAAATGTAAATATATTGTTAGTTTTTATTAGGCCGAACAGCAGCTTTCTTCATGAGATATAGAAAAGCGAACTTCCAAAAATTTTTCCTTGCGTAATAAAACGGGACGAGATCCCTAACGATCGGAAGTCTATAGGTCACCAGTCTATGAAAGATCATAAGAGCGGCTTTAGCATAAAGTTTTTCTCCTATCGTTTTGATCACCGTCCTCAAGAATCTCAGTCTATCTCTTATTCTGATGAAAAAGATTAAGGTAGACGCCGTTTTAGAAACCGTATTACGTAGAGTCGACGTTTCGTTTTGTATCTCATTATGTCCTTGTAAAGAGTCTTCTTTCTTATTTTCGAGGCGCGTCGACGACGTCTCCTTTTTAATCGGTATCGTCGTCGACGATCTCGAGTTGTAATACGAGCGTATACCTTTTGGCGTCCAATCTCTTTCATCGTAACGCCGTGACGCTTCACGACGAAAAGATCTTTTTTGCGAGCGTGGAAGGTTCCTCGGGCATTCTCGGCGATCCTGCGGGGGCGATGAACCAGTAGAAAATTTTTTTAGTAAAGGTATCGCACAGCGTGCGAATATATCTCTTGACGTAACAACAGGGAGACCATATCCACATGCATAGATCGTCGCACCAGTCGTTGACCCAGGTTCCGCGTCTGGCCGGATCTCTGGAATCCTTGAACGCGCCAGGTTCTCTGACGCGAGTCAGTCTGCCTCTGTACATTCTTCTCAGCATCCTACAAGGACAGAAGAGGCATCTCAAGAAAAGCTCGCAAGGACAACAGAAACAACGACACCAGGACTTGGTTAACGGGCAGATGGTTCTTTTACAGAATCTTCTTGTCAGTATACAGGGTAATCGTATACAATCGCACGTTGCTTTTAAAGTGGGTAAGATCACGCGTCTCCAGAACTCTCTAATAATCAATAGAGGAAGCACGCAGATATAGCAACAGCTGTGCTCTAGAGAGTCTAACGTCTCGCTCATACATTCGCAGCATACCTCGAACGGGTACAAAAGACAGTGGATGCATTTGCAAGTAGCTGGTCTTACAGAGTTACAGAGAAAACATCGTAGGAGACATAACGGATACAATAACCACGCCGCTATTTTCTCTACGATCATATCGGCGTCTCGATTTAACTTCAAATAAAAATGAGTTAGTTTATACGGGCCCTCGCTCGTGTTTTGTATTCTATCGAGCCGATAGTATCAAGTTTCGTTAGTAGCTAACGTGGGTGTTCCGGGACGTAGCGTAGTTAGATATCTTCTATCAACGTGTAAACAAAGATGTATAGAAATCATCTGGAAATAAATACTTATATCCACATGATTATAATATGTTTGTTTTAACAGTGCCATCATATCTTAGTGAAAAGACACTATGCATCTGAGTGCTTTGTCCAGATTACCATGATATTAAATAATACCAACTGCGGTCCTGTAAACGCTCCAAATATCTTCGATAGAGGATGTAATATTAATGGTAGAATGTGTCTAACCGGAGCTATAATGAAAAATATAACTACTCCGTCTTGTCCCGATACTAGAGATATAGGTATTAACTTATCAGCTATGGGTGGAAACAACGATAAAAACCGCTCTATGCAGTCTCAATCACCAAATATGAATAAAGAAGAAATCTATGATAGATTATACAGAAAAATTAAAGAATAATTCAAAACTACTGATTGATGGTAACATCGTGTTAATGTAAAATATAAAACTTATCATCGATATTGACAGATACAAAAACACTCCCAGTTTGAACACGGATTTTTTATCATAGTAGATGGATTTATATAGATTATATCTTAGCACTTATGTAGAGAAGGACGAACAAGTGATACAAGACATAAAGATTATATGAGTTGAATCAAGATATAGATAAAGAGAGTAAGATAAGAAACTGTATTAAACGTTTAAATTGCATTCATGGTGTAGATAGTACAGATATTAAGTTTTCGTTCAACATATTACATCAGATTATAGAAACAAGACGACTAAATGTATTTAAAGCTCTGTTCAGAGAATATTCGAAAGATATTAAATATAAAGACGAATTTAATCGTACTTATCTGCATCTATTAACACATGTTCAAGCTTATTATTATACATTGTACTTTTTGAGTGATAACCATACAACATGTTTTCTACAAGAAAATATTAGAAGAGCCGAGCATCTACAATTATGCAGCTTCGTAGAAATAGCTATAATTAAGTAATCATTCAATGGAACTCGGCTGTACAATGATAACGAATTAAAAGCGATGGAGGAAAGAATAACGAACGATGAATTGGAAATAGCAAAAATACTAATATATAGTGGTGTAGGAATAAACGATATTGATAATGATCAAAGAACCGCACTTACTAATGCTGTCCGTAATAAAAACGTTAAATTAGTTAAATTATTACTAGAGAATGGCGCGAGTGATAAAATTGATTACTTAGATCCCGTGGGTTTATCTCTAATTGAGTTATCTGCATTGTTTGGAAATCTAGAAATAGTTAAAACAGTTATTAACTACTGTGATTGCGATAAGGATAGTGATATATTATGCCGCGTTGTTGGAACTAAGAATATTGATATGGCTGAATTCTTACTGGATCTATGATTCAATGTTAACTGCAGGAATATAGTTCTACAAACTCCTTTATCTATAGCTGTTGAGTCTGGATGCATCGAGATGACACATCTGTTATTAGATTACGGTGCCGAAGTAAATACTCAAGACAAGTTCGGATACACGCCTTTAATGCGCGCGTGCCTCCGTTCTACTGAAATAACAGAGTTATTACTAGAAAACGGGGCTGACACTAGTTATGTAAACGACGAAAGAGAAACTGTAGTATCTATGATTGTATATAAACCTTATATGTTAGATATTATGCTTCCTTATATAGTAACGCAGATGTATAAATCGACTAATGGGGGACATAATATCAATAGCGAGCTAGTAAATAAACATGGATATCTATTGAACAATAAATTAGAATATGAGGCGGAAATACAAAGAATGAAAGCTATAAAACTTACTCCTAAGTACTCGTTAGACGTATTCTTACTACATGACGATGTAAGACTCTTATCGAGACTGGTCAAAAATGAGAATATTATAGGATTAGATGTATTGACTTTTAGAAAATATGGTAATATGCTAAAAAAAATCTATGAGTAAGTCTCTAAAATTTCGAGAAGACTTTGATAAATACTTTATCGGAATAAATGATATACTTACCAGTAATAGATACTGGTATTACATACCACATGAGATAAAGGAGCGTATTCTATATTTAGCGTACGAAACATCGAGTGAGGAACAAGTTTGCTAGTTCCTGATTAGAAGATACGGGTATAAATGAGGTTACCTCACGCGTGTTTTGTATGTAAGTATCCCGTAATACAAAATACAACAATTATATCTTTTATTTACGTAGACGGTAGAAGATCTAATTATTTTGATAAATAAATACATAAAATATAACTAACAGGAAAATGACCTACACGGTTGAATATTACAAGGAAAAAATGAAGTTCCTACGAGATAATAGCGAAAGGTATATTTTACCTATTACCTGTATGTGTTTAACGAGTGTAGTGATAACATCCTGTTTGTTTGTGGCTCTCTTAATAACGGTACGCGATTGTAAACGGGATTCTTTTTCGGAAGATGATACTACCACCGCTATCACTACGTCTTCCTCTATCGTGACTGCAGATAGTGATAATCTAGTCGTTCATTGTCCTAAGGAGTGGATAAGTCATAACGGAATCTGCTTCTTGATAACTGGAGAAAGAGTAGGATTTAGACAAGGTATCTTAAGATGTGAGAAGTTGGGATATGATATGATAGGTAAGTCAGAAAAAGAAATGGGAGCTCTTAAAAATATCTGGATCGGAGATGATAGAGTAAGTTTCTGGGTGGATAACCGTACGGATGCTTCGACTTTTGATCCGGAGAACGAGTGTGCTTATGGAAGCAGAAGTAAAATAACCGAGGTTCCTAAAGTAATATCTTCAGTATGCGCTGTAAGAAGGTATCTTGTATGTAAAAAAACGGATAATAGTTATCTAACAACGCAAAGCACTTTTTATAATCACTACGAGTAAAAAATATTTTTATTTTCTTAGAACACAAACTAGCGATCTTTGTAGCAGGGACCTTCTTGTACCTAGTAGCGTAGATATAAATGTAGTTACATAAAGGAGATGTAGGATTAAACGTTAGTTATCCAGAAACTCCGTAGTTTCCTTATGAGTTAATTTCATTAGCGACGAAAATCACAGACCTTTCCCCCCCTCCGTGTGTGTGGTTGGTTAGCATCCTTCACGAGAATTCTCCTGTAATATTTATAGTAACAGAACCGAAACCTCGAAAGATCGTGATCACACGAAGGAGGGTCTCTATAACTAGCTCTCAGATTAAGTAGAATGCTAATAACAGAGATACAAATCAGCTTCGTAATTAACACATTGTTATTAATTTTAACAATGATACTAATATAAAAGTTATTTTCGTAAATGTATAAAATATTTTTTAAGAACTTGTAATATTTCTATAACATACTACGTGTGCTCTATAGGTGCACGGAGTAGGATATATACCGAAAGATGTAGTACCCATCTTGGTTAATCCGCACTTATTGTCATGATAATATACAATTCCTTTCATCCAGAAGCCGTCAAATTCTCTCGAATAGAGTAATCTATCTATATGCGCCATATCCTTATCGTTAGGTATTCTTAAACCTTTAGATTCACAAGAATATTTTGAGTAGTTAAATTCAGCTGTGAGATATTGTAGACTTCTAACACACATTCCGTCAAAACATATTTCTCCTGTAGATTGGTAATATCTTCTACGATACTCAAATAATACTCCTAGAGAGAATGAAATAATTGAAACAGTTACACAAGATATGAATAAGATAATAAGCATAGGTCTATATTTATCATACTGATTAGATGATGATACTTCTTCCCCTTCGGGTATGAGATCTACTCTCGCACTCATATCCCGATCTATAATACCTATTATTTTTTCTCACATGTTTGTAACATAACTATATCTCGAGTAAAATCAATTTCTGTTACCTCGATTAAAAATATTTTTCGAAAGGAGTAAAATCAATTTCTGTTACCTCGATTAAAAATATTTTTCGAAAGGAGTAAAATCAATTTCTGTTACCTCGATTAAAAATATTTTTCGAAAGGAGTAAAATCAATTTCTGTTACCTCTGTTGATCTTTATAAACGATACAATTGTAAATCGTATACAAATACGGTTATATTTTTATTAAAACAATATTACGTATTTTAATAGGGGAAGTATTTACACCTTTATCATATTAAAGAATAGTAAAAAAGTGTATATTAGGGTTTTTGGAAGGTACTGTTTATACATTTTTTTTACTATATAAATACTCATCGTAAGATGAGTGGGGTAGGCTTATAATATGTTATAATATATATTCTTTATTCTATAAATAGATAAAGATAATATTTAAATATTTAAGCCTACCCCACTCATCTTACGATGAGTATTTATATAGTAAAAAAAATGTATAAACAGTACCTTCCAAAAACCCTAATATACACTTTTTTACTATTCTTTAATATGATAAAGGTGTAAATACTTCCCCTATTAAAATACGTAATATTGTTTTAATAAAAATATAACCGTATTTGTATACGATTTACAA